CCGTTATACAACAGTTTAATAGCTGTCATACAATTTATTTGCTAATTCTATATTTACTGATTCGATTGTATCTATTCTTCTCGTAAATCCAGTAGAGTGAATATTACTTTCGAAAGCAATTGAAGTACCACCCATATAATCTAAACTCCATAAATGATGTACTTCCGTACAATTATATGCAGTATCTTCTTTGGTTGGATACCAACTTTCATCAGTATATTTAATATCAACCTTAAATCCAAACTCATTATTTGAATTGAGTTCGTGTTCTTTAGTTATATCTAATTCTTTTCCTAAATATGTGATTTTCATATAAATTGATTTTAAAATGTTTTTATCTGTGTCCGTTAGTGTAAATATAACAAAATTTTCTGACAACTAAAAACTTTTTGAGGACTATTTTTTACTACGGAGTAGGCTCAGCCAGCTCTGCCAAGGCGGCCTCATCCCAGTTGGCGGGTAGGTTTGCCTCTACCTTATATGCCCACTCAGCAGCCTCTTCTACGGAGTCGTCGAACTGGACCTCCACATCGAGGTAGGTGCCGAAGTCATGCGGGTTCTGGGTAATCTTGAGGCGAGCGCCGCTGGGCGGCTCTCCAAACTCGCGAGTTAGCTGGTTGATGAATGCACGGCACTCCTTGCGAGCGCGAGTCGGGTAGTCCGGGTCTCCAAGCTGGGCACACGGCTCATCGATTGGCACTGGGGCCAGGCTAAGTTCTTCTCTCATGGTTGGGAATTAGTGGTTAATAAAGATTTCTGAATTAACGCTTGCTGCTCGCCACTCGCGTTTTTCGATGTCAAAAAAGCAGACCACCTTTTCAGAAGCCGGTCGGGCTCCCTTTGGGTGACTCTGCACAGGTATGCTCGAGAGGTTGGTGGTTCCGACTGCGGTGCGAAGCTCGCCGCCGAGCTTTTTGAAAGCGAATTGCACGACTCCTCTGGCGAGCGCACGTTTAAGGTCCGATGCGGTGATTGGTCTTAAGTTCATGTCTTTTGTTTTATAGAGTAAATATAACAAAAATTCGCGACAACTAAAAACTTTTTGGCAACTTTTTTTTTGCTAAAATTGGATAAATTCGATGATCGCTTGGCCAGTGGGTTGGCCGTCTCTGAGGACTTCGCAGTTGGGGTCCATGCCGTTGTTGATGACGTCGTCGATCAGCGCCTCTAGCGTTGAGAATGACTTAGTGTAGTAATTGCAGTTTAGTGTATACATGTTATTTGTTTTAGATGGCTAATATAACAAAAAAAGCTGACACTAAAAAACTTTTGCGCTACTTTATTTTTGCAGCAGAGGGCTACCACCTGCCATCCATGTCCTTGAAGGAGCAGACGTTTCGCTCCCACCACTGACGAAACTTGTTGTCAGACGAGAGCTTCTCCGCTCGGTTACTGATCAACACCAGAGCCACAAAGAGCAGGGCGACGCTAAGATATGAGATTATTAACCATTTCATGTTGTTGAGTTTAGAGTCACGTTAAGCCGGATCACCGAAGAGCTCGTCCCAGCCGTCGGGCGAGATGCCGCTCTTCACGAATTCTCTGTCCCCAGCAGAGACGCCGTTCATGGCCAGCTGAATCTTCTCGCCGCGCTGCCAAGCTTCCAAGCCGATGGTCGGCACCCAGCACTCGTGGATTTTGTTAGTTATTTTACAGCGGCCCCAGACTCTAGTCTGGCCGTCTGGATAGTCCTCTGCATTCACTAGTTTGTGTAATGGATATGTCATAATGTATCTTGTTTTTATATTCCTATTAGGCTCGTCGGGTCGACACCGTTCTTTATCTCTTGGGCGATGAATGTCAGCTTTGCAGAGAGCCAAGCCTGCGCTTGCTGGACCAGTGCACAGCACTCATACTCCTCGCGCAACTCAAACCAGGTAAGTAAGCAAGCTAGGTCCTGTTCCAGCTCTCTAAAGTCGGCCCAGAGCAGGACTTCGCTCCAGCCCATCAGGTCCAGCGCGGTGTAGAGACTATCGTTAAGCTCTTCTTCCAGCTCCCAACTGAACTTGAGCAGCGATTCCTCTGACCTGTCCAGACCAGAGAGCAGCTTGTTTCCGATGGATTCCAATCGGTGTGCCCTTGACTCGGTGATGATGTCGTCGATTTCTTCCGGTGTCATTGCAGCAGAGTCGGTGGATTATAGCCGACTATCTTGATGGTCTGAGTGATGCTCACCGGTTCTGCATGCACTTGATAACGAATGGTACTCAACGCAGAGTCACTGTGTAAGACTTGGATGTCACTGATCTTTGGTGTCGGCTGGTCGATCGACTTATAATATTCTTCGATAAAGGACATTGCCTCTTCTTTGGTCTCTATCTTCATATGAATAATGTACTCCATCTTTGGACGAAGTTTCCATAAACGGCGCAGGGAGCCGCTAATGGGCTCCCTGCTGGACTACGGAGTAAACGATCTTGGTCAGGAAACGAGTGACCTCATTTCTGGGCTGACTAGGTGAAGGAATATTGCGGTCGGTCTTTTCTGTCGAAAGATCTCCAGGGCCTGCAGCTCGTCCTTGGCTTCGAGGCTGATTCCAGTAGAAATGCGGTCTGCTTTGCTTTCAAAGAATACGATGTGATATTTTTTCATGGCGATTTATCTAGTCTTTCTTGGTGTGTTATGCTTGTGTTACAAGTTAATGATGAAATGACTGATCAAAAAGATGAGTGTTATCCAAAAGATGCCGATGCTAAATCCATCCTTCTTTATCCTAAACCTGAACGGGTCTGCGAACACTGTCTCAAGGACGATGAAAGGAATTGCAGGTAAAAAGATAATCCATCTAACTATTTTTCTCATGTTCTTTTTGTTTTATAAAGTAAATATAACAAAATTTTCTGACAACTAAAAACTTTTTTGACAACTATTTTTCGGCTCTGATCAGAGACCGCCGGAATCCTAGATTCAAGGAATAGATAATATCTTAACTGGACGAATACGTTCCGGTGCCAGAGATCGCTGGATACACCAAGCACTGGCCCAAATCTTTTTAGCATGGACCCAGATGAAAAGAACCACCAGAGACAAGCTTGCCGGTGTCTGCCTAGTGCTCGGCACCTTTTTCAACCCGCTCGGCTTCGACGCTTTATACGCCCTGACGGTGCGGCTCACTGGCTCCTACTGGGGCGCCTCTCTTTGTTTTTACCTGCTGTCCGCCGTCTTCTTCGCCGGCTGGTGGGTGCTGAGTCGTAAAGCTAGGGGTCAACGTTGAAATAACACCGCAGTGACCGTGTCTCCTGGCTGCCAGTCATCGGTGATGCATGCACACCAGTCTCGAGTCCACAACTCCTTGCCGTCATGCAGAGTCTGCACTAGCACGGCCCTAGCAGTTAGGTCGCGAATCGGCCACTCGGCCTGAGAGCCGGGTTCCAGCATCTTGAGCAGCACAACACGTTGGTGTTGGTTTGGATCTAGGGCAAGCCTCAGCGGACGGCAGGCTGCCAGGCTCAGGAGGAGCAGAGAGAGGAGGATAAGCTTCTTCATTAGGTTAATTTCTGGTTTTATTTTTATTTAACGGGCAGGCCGGCGCAAGAGTTAAAATAAAGGCACAAAAAAGTTTTTTATAGCGTCGCGAGTTTTTGTGTCCAGTCCTTGACCCAAGGGCGAGCTTAACCAAGCTTCTCTGTAGAGACCATGCTCAGGCTAGCAGCTGCAGTCCGCGGTTAATTCTTCTAGGCAAAAGAGTTTCTGCTCGGGATATGTAACTTTCCAAGCCAATAAATCCAGCCTAGACCAAGGTCTCTGGCCAACTAGTTAAGACTTCTTCCTGACATCTAAAGACATCTTTTTGGTCTCTGGCCCTACTCTGAGCCAGCATTAACCCTGGCGCCCCCTGTCCGGCCTGGCACCAGAGACCCAAAAGATGGCTGGTCTAATTAGACAACTGCTTAGGCCAGAGATCCAGTATAGGGGCCTGATTCCTGCACAGCTTAGACAACTACTTAGGCCAGAGACTAGATATAATGGGTCTGATCACAGATTTAATTCTTCCTATTTTCCTAATCCTGGACAAGCGACCGGCCAGAGACCCACAGTAATTCCGGATTCAAGCGGCAACGGGTTGGGATTCTTTAGGCAGAGACCCAGCGGATCGGGTAGACTAGCACAACAAGGAGAACTTAGAGACCCCGGTCGGATTAATCGGATTCCAGCTAGGAAGTAAGGTTTTTAGACCAGAGACCGATTTGCCTGATCGTAGCCGAGCACATAACCTACCGCCAGCTATGATTAGCGGAGTAGAGACCCGGTCGGATTAACCATGTCTTCTTCTTGGTATTACTCGACAGGGAGCAGAGACTCGGGTGGATCCAAGCTGGACTAGCTTAGACTGGTCAAGAATCCAGTAGAGACCCAGCTGATCGGGCAGACTAGCACAACAAGGAGAACTTAGAGACCTGCTAGACCGGTTAATACCTAAGCTTGGCCAGCTGCAGGCCGAAAAAAGTGCCTCCAGGGGCAGTAGCCTGCCCGGCTGCTGGACTGCTAGCCTCCAGGGGCCTGCCTGGCTACTGCCAGGGCCTGCCAGGCGCCTCCTGGAGGCCTGCCTGGAGCGCCTGCTGGACAGGCTATCCAGGGCTAGCTAGACAGGCTAGCTGGAAGACGAGTTAAATTTTGTAACTATAGGCAGCCCGCTCCAGTAATCCCTTCTCTCCCCTGGCATGGGAAACCTTGGGGCCCCCGCGCGTTTGGTTTTTGGTCCCCTCTCCTGGGTAAAAAAACCCCCATGGCCGGCTAGGGTGATTTCTGGCTTTTTTTGGGTCTATCTCTTATCGTCTTATGTCTACGTGCAAGAGACCTCTACCCGTTGCGAGTGCGGTGGGGTCAGTTTACTTAAGTCAAGGTGGTTTCCCCTAGAAAGTGATCCCTCTGCATTGACGAAAAATCCCCCATGGCCGCTGGTGCTTCTCCTGGCTTTTTTGGGATAAATAATCCAGATGATAGTGCCAGGCCCATTTTCCGGTAAGCTGATCCGCCGTGACACCAGTGCACAGGAACCGGTGCAAAGGGGTCCGCTGACACCTGTACGGGTGCCCGACCCACGCGACGCGCTAATAAAAAAGAGCGTCGGCAGCTTTCCGTACGAGGCCAGTGGCATGGTGCAGCTCTGCCCGCAAAAGATAGAGTACCTTAAGAGCTGATGATAAAGATAGAGAGATATAGATTACACGAGTCCGCCGATGAGCTGGGGCTGGAGGAGATGGCCCTCTCACGGCTGGACGGCTATCGTTGGCAGGCCGCCCAGCACCCAAGCCTGCCCCTGTGGCTCATGAAGCGACTTGCCCAGGACCCCAAAGCGCATGTACGCTTTCAGTTGGCCATCAACCCTAGCACCCCAGTCGAGATCCTATTCATGCTGGCCCAGGACTCCTCGCCGCTGGTCGCCGAGCAGGCAGCTCTGCACCCCAACTGGCCAGAGGACCTCACTAGCTGGGCTCTTGGCGACGAGTGGATCGATAAATAAACTAAACTAACCCAATACGATGATCCTAGATTTTAAAGGCTGGACCCGGCTCAACGAGCAGAGCGAAGAGGCCAAACGCACCATGCAGGTGCAGCGCTTCCTCAACAAAAAGGGCATCACTGACCAGGCAGGCCAACGGCTAAAGGAGGACGGGCTCGCCGGTAAGAGCACTGAGGAGGCCATCACCAAGTACCAGGCACAGCTCGGCGTGTGGCCGACTGATGGGGTCTGGGGACCGGACACCGTCGATGCGATGCGAAAAAAGTCACCAAAGGACGCCGAACTCTTCGACGACCAGTTGGGATTTTTTGAAAAGTGGTTCTAAGATGCTGCGCTCCTCTCTAACCCTAGCACTGCTGCTCGTCTGCACTGCATTCGGCGGCTCACAACAGCTTAAGGTCGTCGACAAGGGCCACTACAAGGTGGGCTACTCTGAGCAGTTCAGGGCACCCGTTTGGGTGGAATATGTGGTAATGTGCACTGAGGGGAAGTACTCACGCAAGGGCCTCGATTTTTATCCAGAGGCGGGCGTGCAGACCTCTATCGATGCTGACTACTACAACAACGAGTGGGACAAGGGCCACATGGCCCCAGCTGCAGACTTTGCTTGTGATTCACTGGCCCTGCGCTCCACCTTTTCCTACGTCAATTGTGCACTCCAACAGGAAGGACTCAACCGCGGACCCTGGCGACTGTTAGAATCTAGGGAAAGGGCACTGGCCGACTCCTTCCCAGTGCTGGTACGCATCGACGTCGAGTTCAAGGGCGAGCCACGGGTGATGCCTTCTGGAGCTCGCGTGCCAAGCGGCTTTAAAAAGACCCTATGGTACACAAGTCACGAGGAGGTGTATGCGTTTGAAAACTCTCGACCCTCAAGCAACGACATTAAAAGGTATCTTATTTTTAAAAAATGATCCCTGGGTGCCGTGCCTTTTGTAGAATCATTGCCTGCCGGTAATCGACTGAGAAGATTCCTAGGCATAATAAATAAATAAACAATATGCAACTAATTCAACTATACGAAGATTTTTTATTTGAAGCCGAGTCCACCGACTCCTTTGAAGACTTTGCACAAAAGCGTCATGACGGCGCGAGCAAAATCGTCGATGCTGCAAAGAGCAAGGGCGGGATTGCGATGCTGACCTATCACCACTTTGTGGTCAAGCTGCCGTACTACAAGAAGGCAGCAGCCGGTAAGTTCAAGACAGACGCGGCCAAGCAGGAGGTGAAAGGCCTACAGGCAGAATTAGATTCCATCCTGGCCAAGTTCGACCACGGCGCACAGGTTCGATTTCAAAAGGTGATGGGTAAGATCGAGGTGTTGGGCGAGCTCCTAATCAGGCTCGATCACTGAAGCAGCGACACAATGGTGTCAAAGTCCTGCTCGTCCTCAAAGGTCGACATTCTTAGCTCCCAATTCAACGCATAAATCCAGGCTAACTCCTCGCTCTGGCTTAACACCGTGAGCATGTAAGCTTGGCCTGCATCCTTTAGCAATTTGATGAAGTGCTCAGTGTCGCCTTGTCCAAAGCCTATGATGCATCGCACGCCTCGAACAGCACACCACTCCTGAAACTTACGCACCATCTCAAGCTGACCCGAGTCGGCGATGGCCAGGATGACTTCCGCTTTGGGTTCGCCTGTAACGACGTAATAGTCGCGGTTGGGATTTTCACAGTCATGGTGTGAGAGGGCGGCTTGTATGCACTTGGCATCGAGCTCAAAATCGCAAGCGCACATCTGGACCACTTGCGAGAGCAGACCTGTGTCGGGGTCCACGTCCTTAAAGAATACTCTAAAACTATTCATATCTTTTTCATTTTGTTGTAAGTTACCTGCATTTTACGAATCGCCCGCAGATAGACTGCCCTGGCCCATTCATTCGACTTGCCGTGCTCCCTGCACAGGGTCACTAGGCCTATTTTGATACAGTCGGTCAGTCCCAAGTGTTTTTCTACTATCTCGCGTTCAATAGGATTTAGCGTGCTCAATAGAGTCTCCACCTGGCTGCCATGCCTTCGCTCAAACTCTGCAAAATCCGAGTCGGCAGTCGTTAGCCAGTCAACCGGCTGCCAGTCATCTTCATTTTTTTTAGAGTCGAATGGAGTCAGCTCGATCTCACCGCGCTTAAGGATCTCTAGTCGATCCTCGTCCATCTTCTTGCCGGTGGCTGCGAGCTCAATGCAAACCTCTTCGAGTGTCGGCTTGCGTTCAAGCCTCATCTCAAGACGCTCTTCAGCCTTTTTGGCTCGGCACAAGTCAAGCTTGACCTTGATAGGCTGCTTGATAGTCTTGGTCGAGGACTCATAATACGCCAGTATCTCCTTGCGAATGAACCACACTGCATAGGTGATGAACCTAAATCCCAGGCTAGGATCGTATTTTTTGGCGGCTTCGATGAGCCCAATGTTTCCTTGTGAAATAAAATCAAGCAACATTGAGCTGTTCTGGGTGTATTGCTTTGCCACCGAGATGACGAATCTCAGGTTGGCCTTTACCAGCCGATCTAGCGCTTTTGAATCGCCGGCCCGAATGCGTGTGGCCAGCTCGATTTCTTCTGACTCTGAGACCCTTTGATAGTGACTCACGTCATTAAAGTAAAGGTTCACTGCTTGGGTGCGATTGGTGTACCTTTCCTCAATCTTTAACCTTCTCATGTAGTAATAATACATGATTCGACTGCAACCAAAAAACTTCAGGCCAGCTAAGGGTATAAATAAACATATAGCACCTCAAAATAACCAGTGCCTCTATGATAGTTAGAGAATCCGAAAAGTGGTTTGACCTCAGCCTCGACCAGTCAACTCGAACCCTTTACATGGGCAGCACAAACTCAGACTGGGAAGGCAATGAGACTGGCGTCGATAACTTCATGGCCGAGTACTTTGTCAAGGGCATGCACGTTTTAGAATCCAAGAACAGTAAGCCGATAACTGTCATCATGAATAATCCAGGAGGAGACTGGTATCACGGCATGGCCATCTATGATGCAATCAATTGTTCTCCATGTGAGGTCACGATTAAGGTCTATGGCTACGCAATGAGCATGGGCAGCGTCATCCTACAGTCGGCCGACCACCGCGTGATGATGCCTAATTCAAGATTCATGATCCATTACGGATACGACGGCAAGACCGGTCACGCAAAGATCGTTTACAAGTGGGCCGATGAGGGCAAGCGCATCAATCACCAGATGGAGAACATCTACTTGGACTCGATGATGGTGAAGGAGAGCGCGATGGGTGACGGTCACCTGGCCAAGGTACTGACTTCCATCTTACAAAAGCAGAACGAGCTTGAATATCCGCAAAGGGCTCGCAAGAAGGTCACCCTGACCGGCGATCTTGACCAAAAGCGCGAACATGTCAGAGGCTACCTACAGGAAATGCTAAACTATGACACCATCCTCACTCCTCAGGAAACGATTGACTTGGGATTGGCTGATGAAATTTACTCCATTAAGTAAATTCTTCAAAGTCGGCAGATAAATAATAAAAAACTTAGAGAAAAATGATCTTAGATTTTTCAAAATGGAAAAAATTAAACGAGCAACAAGCGGCTGCGCCAGCTTCAACTAACCCGACTGAACCTAAACCAATTATAAAGACGTGGACAAACGATCCAGAGTCTATGAAAATCATGAAAATATTTAACTCTGAGTTTATTCCTAGCCTTTTAGGAAATGTTGATGAGCTGACTCTTGCTGAATATGGACAAAAGCTCGAGGCTTTAACTACAGATCAGTTTGATAAAGCAATTCAATTCTTCAAAAACAAAGGATATGCTCAGCCAAACGATAAGATCAAGAAATTCCAAGAGGATCTAATGAATAACTCAGACTATAAAACTTTCACTACTACTGAAGACAAGACAAAACCTTTTAATGATGGCATCTTTGGTCGAGCAACTGCTTCCGCTCTTGTAAGATTTTCAATCCAAAAGTTAAAAAGAACAACTGATCAGACTATGAAAGTAAAAGACACCAAAGGAAGGGCTTCTGGCGGAGGTAACACACAAGCTGCAGCTAAGGTCGGAACTACTGGAGATGTAAAAACAGGAACTGGCACACAGACTCTTAAGTAATCAATCGTGCGCGTCCAATGCGATGTAATATGCCTTACCTGTAACAGCTATTGAGTATTCTACCATCTCAATGAAGTCAAATCCGGTTTTTACATAGCTATTGCTAATTACGTGTGCGATCGATGCAAATTTCAAATCTTTCATTAGCATCATTGCATTATGGTTCGGAGAAGTTTTCCAACCTATCAAAGTTCGGTCAGCAATTGCTTCAAAACTCTCATCTTGTTTATCAGTAGTATCGACACAAACTAACAAGTTCTCAGCAATGGTGTGAACTGTTGAGTCTCCACCAATTCCACACTTTGTGAATCTCCTTGCAAAATCTGGTTCAATCTGAAAGGTTGAGTCGTTTACTGTGCTGTCTATTTGATCATGTAGCACATATTTTACCCTAGAGCAGTATTCAGCTTGGTTCTTAGCAACACAGTGTGCAGCTGTGGACCACTGTATTTTTGATAAGTTATTTTCAGCGCGATATTCGTTTACCTTATTGAAGATCAAGGTATCTAGCCTCGTTTGAGCTTGACTCGAGAAGGCTACTGCAAAGAATGCTATTGCAATTAACTTTTTCATGGCTTTTGTTTTTTGGTTAAACAGTGATTGTATAGTTAAGATACTAAAACTCAGACAAAACGTAAAGATAAATAACAAAAAAGACTTTTCTAATGAGTATTATTTTAGACTATAAAAGTTGGGGTTCAGTTAACGAAGGACTCCTTTGGGACGTGGTTGAACGCGAGCCGGTAAACGGCACCACCCATAAAGTAAAGGTGAAATACGTTGACTCCAACAACATCAAGGTAAAAGCTGTCAATGACTATGACATGGTCAAGCAGGACGGCACGATCGATCCAAACCTACCAGCCGCTCTCGTCACTTTCTTAAAGACCCATGACGGCACTGACTTTGCCAGAGAATATCCCCAACTGCAGGACATCAACTCTTTCTATAAGGACAACTTCTTTACTTACAACGTGAAGAAAGAATCTGATCGTCGTCAAGTAGTGATATTTTCTCTACAGAAAAGAACAGATTTTAAAGGAGTCACTCCCGATACCAAGCTTCTATCTGACGCCCAAGCAACTCAAGCGGCTCAGACACCTGCTGCAAAGACTATCTTAGGTGCTTCTGATGCTTCTCTTTCGCAAAGCACGGCTCAAGCGCAAGCTCAGCCGACAGGTCCAGTAAAACTGGAGCAGCCAGTCGCGATCGCTAACTTAGGCGCTTTAGGAGCTGACACTCCTCTATTTAAGATGATCGATAGCACAGTTGCTGGACTTTCGATCGCAAACCCATTCACCGACGCTAAAGCCAAAGAAATCCTAGGCAAGGCTGCTGATGAGCTCTCTGCAAAAAAGATCGGAGATAATGCTAGTGCCCTAATTAAGGGACTAATGGCTGGCGTCGGAGTCAACCAATTCACTGACAAGTACGGTAGAAAGAAGGATCGCACACTAATCAATCAATTCGTTGTAGATAAACTAGCGACACTAACTGCAGCAACAGCAACCCCTGCAACTACTGCTCAAAACTCATCTAAGTTCTATTTAGGGCTGGACGGAAGGGCAATATTCGAACAAGAAGAAGACACCGACACCTCAAAGGCAGCTAAGGTGACTCTTCCTGCTGATTTTAAGATGGACGAGTTCCTAAAGGCTATCGGCGGAGGAGCGACAGCTGCTCCGACTACTGGCGACATCAAGGTTCCAGACGGAGGTTTCGTTAAGGGTAAGGTCGCAAAGGGCGATGCTGAACTAAAGAAAGTCCAACAGTTAATCATTGACAAGTTCGCTAAGAAGCTTGCAAATAGCCCAGTATACAAGAAATTCGCAGGTTTTGGAGCGGACGGTGCATATGGGCCTACTACTGAAAAACTAATCGCAGGCCTTAAAGCAGGCTTTGGTTTATCAGATAAGAGCGGTTCAACGATCACTGCAGAACTGATCACCAAGATCCAGACTGAAAAGATCGATGAGAGCTACTTAACTCTCACAGGTTCATTAGTTGAAGGTTTCGACATGGACGCATACTCTTCAACTATTAAAGCATACTCTGCGACGCCTAGCTCAGGAGAAACACAAGCTTCAAATAAATCAGCGGAAGGTTCTACCAATAACGCGCAACGTATTTCAGATGCTCTTTTAGATTTTTGGAAAGGAGTTAGTGAAGACCGTGACGAACAAAAAAAGATGTTCGCCAAATATAAGGGAAGCCTAGATGACGATGAGACTCTGGCACTAACCAACGTTTACATTCCTTGGCTACAAAAGAACATCGATCCATATGTTGCAAAACTTAGCGGCCCAGACAAAGAGCAGATAACTGCAGCAATTGATAAAACCAAGAAAGCGTTAGAAGCTGGAAAGTTGGCTAGTGGAGTTTTTTGGAAAATTGCTACGCCTGACAAGAAAGGAAAAAATTATTTAATACCAGCTACTTGGTTCGACATCTAATATGCCAGCACAAACTATATCTCAACAAAAACTCTTCGGCATGGCCCTTGCTCAAAAGCGTGGCAAAGCAAAGGGTGCAAGCAAGAAAGTAAAGGAGCTCGCAAAGAGCATGTCAGCCGAGAAGCTAAAAGACTTTGCTGCAACTAAACATAAGGACATTAAGGAAGGCTTTGTGCTCAAGTTTAATGACTTTGTTAACGAACAACACGATGAGCTAGGCAAGGCCCAGGTTACTCCTGAAGGAGAGCTAAAAGGACTTGAATTCACGCAAGAAGAGCAGCTCGAGATAACTTCGCAACAAGACATTCAAAACATCAAGAATTTTTTTGAAGGTGCTGGCGCACAGGACGTCAAATATATGATTAATGGCGGAACCTTAGGTTTCACCTTTGAGTATCGTCATCACAAATTATTAGCGTTATTCGACCTGGATTCAGATCGTTGTGCTATGATTGATCGTGAAACTAAGACTCCAATATATGAAGGCATCGGATCTTCTATGATTGACTTAATCTCTGCAAAAGGTTTTGATTTCATCTATTATGGTCAATAAACAATCAATTGAACTACTCGGCTACTCAGACTGGCTCTATGAGAGCGAGTCGAGTAAAATTGATGCTGTGTACTTTACCGTCAAGTTTAAGGATCAACTCGACTTGAATGAGCTTGTCATAAAGGCAATCGAGCGAGCAATCGATTCTATCTCGACCGTGTGTAAGCTAGAGGCAGCATATCCAGATAAGTTCACCATCGTCTTGAACGAAGAAGAGTCTTTCGACATTTTTTCAGAGGTTGGCGCGACCGAGCCCTTAACTATTCAGACAAAATACAGTCAATCCTCAGTCATAACCTATCCTAACCTAATAGCCTTGATAAGCAACGTCTTTTCTCAAGTGTCTTCAGTCGGAAACAAGAAAGCGACATTCATACTTAAAGAAGGAGACTTTGAGCTGGAAGATCCAGACATCGTCGATGAGATCGTTAGGTCCGCTCCATACATAAGAAAGATAGACTCTATCATGGTTTCAAGGACGTCGCTCGAATCGGCTGAAGCATTCTTACGCAATGAGCAAAACATCGAAAAGGCTTTTCTTTCACCCAATAAGGAGGATAAAACGCGATTCGCTAATGAACTTTCTGAGGCTTTACGTAAAAAAATAGTGTATGAGCTTAATGTGCTCGTGCTAGAGAGTGCAGTGCCGTTCGATCGAAAGTCACTCAGCCTTGCTGAGTTTAGCGAGCGTGTCAATTCGATCATCGACGGATTCAAACAAAGAGCTCAATCAAACTCCTCACGTGAAGACATCAAGTCATTCATCTCAGACCTAATCAATTTTCAAAAAGAAATGGTGGGTTACAACTATCCTAATGACATACGGCGTCGCCTTGCGGCACGTGCAATCGTCACTACTTACGATCTTTTTGGAAAGGTTGGAATATCTCCAGACGAGGCATTGGCCATTGTTGGAAGCTAAATAAGTGGGAGTCTAACGAGAATCGAACTCGTAACGAGAGAACCACAATCTCCTATTTTACCATTAAACTATAGACTCCATGTGTGCGGAGAATGTAGGATTCGAACCTACGCATCGATCGCTCGACCTGCCGCCTTTCCAAGACGGTCTCTTCGGCCACTTGAGTAATTCTCCTAGTGCGGAAGCGGTGGGTGCCGACCCCACTCGCCGGTTTTTAGCCGACCTACAAGCTTAGCAAGCTCGCCCCTTTGCCATCATTGGGTACGCTTCCAGTGGCATCGTTCTTTTCGAACTGCTCTCTCGTTGCTATTGCAATCGGAACGAATAGAGAGAATCTGTCGTCGTCTTCAAAATGGTTGCACTCATCCTCAAAGACATGACTAAATTTACTGCGCATGTACACGAACTTATTTTTCTCAGCGCGCCACTGTGCAACTTGAGCTCGACGATGATCTCCTATATAGTATTCCTGATCCTTTAGGAGGCTCTTGGGAATCGCTCCAGCCTCGATAAGTTTCACTACATAGAAGCTCTTCCAAACCTCAGGATCCTCTACTTGAGGCAGCTGAGGAACCTGCCATATCGACTCAAACTTAGGTAGGTTATTCCACAACTTGAGATGACCTTCTTGTCGCTTGAGTTTAGCCTCTTGCTTTTGCTGATCAGCGAAGGCTTTAAACTCTTCCTCTGACATTTCGGTAATTTTCTTTTCCATGCTTTTATTATACTATGGAGGAAGGAGTGGGATTCGAACCCACGGATCCCGGAGGACCTTCAGTTTTCAAGACTGACGCGATAGACCAACTCTGCCATCCTTCCTTATGTTGAGTAGGCAATCCCGGAGTCGAACCGGGCACCTCCGACGTATCAGATCGGCGCTCTAACCAAATGAGCTAAATGCCTAAGTTTGTGGAGAATATCGGACTCGAACCGATGACCCTCTGCTTGCAAAGCAGATGCTCTAGCCAACTGAGCTAATTCCCCATTATAGTTGTCTCCCAAGGATTCGAACCTCAATTATCTGAGCCAAAATCAGATGTCCTGCCATTAGACGAGGAGACAGTTAAAATATGGCGGGCACAGCAGGAGTCGAACCTACGACCAATCGGTTAACAGCCGATTGCTCTACCTCTGAGCTATGTGCCCATATTCATGCACGGAAGGAGGGATTCGAACCCGATCGACCTTCGGTTTTGGAGACCGCTGCTCTACCATCTGAGCTACTCCCGTGTGTATGTTTGAGGTCGCTACTGGATTTGAACCAGTGTATACAGATTTTGCAGATCTGCGCCTCGCCTCTCGGCCAAGCGACCTTATTGTGACTTTGGAGGGATTCGAACCCTCATGCATGTTAGCACCACCCCCTCAAGATGGCGAGTCTACCCGTTTCTCCACAAAGCCGTCGTACCCAGGGTCGGACTCGAACCGACACGACTTTCGTCACTAGTTCCTAAGACTAGCGTGGCTACCGTTACACCACCTGGGCAAATTTATTTTTCAATATAGTTTTTTATGAATCGCCTAACTGAGGTGTGACTTATTCCCCAAGATTCAGACAATTTTTTAATGTATCCTATTTTTCTTTCAATCAAATTATATTGAGCTATTCTTTCATTAATTATTTCTTCAGAAAGTCTTTGAGCACTATTTTCAGATATTTTATTACGAGTTTCAAGAGAATGCGATTTTCCAGTAAAACCTGAACAGTAATTATTCCATCCTATTAATTTTCCGGTCCTATGTAATTCTCTAAGTTTCTCAGAATGTTTTTCACCATATCTTATTTTTTTCCAGTCTTGATCATTTTTTGCTTTGTTTGAAATATGGTCCCATCCTCCCTGTCCTCCTAATTTTAAATTATACGACTCACTATTTTCAACCACTTCATCATTAACTAATTCAAACTCCTTAGCTAATGCTTCCTCTTTAGTTGGAAAAACATAAAGAATCTCCCTTTTAAAATTTTGTGCTCCGTACTTTTCTATCGCTTTATGCAAATTTTTTCCAGAACCTAAATATTGATCGCATAAATCACTAGTTGCATGATAACCAATATACCATTTACCATTGATTAAATTAGTTGTTTTATATACTATATGATACATGAACCTAAGACTACATTTTAATTATTTATATGAGTCTTAGGTTCAAAGTCGAGTAGGCAGGATTCGAACCTGCGAGTTCTCCACATCCCAAATGTGGCGGGGTAACCGGACTCCCCAACTACTCGATAATCAATTCCCAACATGTCAAAGAGCCTCTGTACTCAGGGTGGGACTCGAACCCACACGACTTGCATCACTGGTGTTTGAGACCAGCGCGGCTACCGTTACGCCACCTGAGCGTGTAGTGATCGCGAAGGGATTCGAACCCCTGACCGACAGATTAGAAATCTGTTGCTCTATCCAGCTGAGCTACGCGACCAGTTTGTACTCGAGGCGGGAATCGAACCCGCACGGACTAAGTCCAAGAGATTTTAAGTCTCTCATGTGCTACCAGTTTCATCACCCGAGCATCTTTCCAAAGAACTTTAGTGACCCCGTCAGGATTCAAACCTGAAACCTTCTGATCCGTAGTCAGATGCTCTATTCAATTAAGCTACGGGGCCTTCTGTGGAAAGGGTGGGAATCGAACCCACATCGCCGGATTTTCAGTCCGGTGCGAACTGACCAACTGCGCTACCTTTCCATGGCACGAGGTTGAGGTACCCGTCTCGCCTCAATCTTAACGGCTTCATCTGAGTTTTGCAGCGCGCCGGCCGAGGGTGCTGACTCCGCATGGAGACCTGGCCAGGTCTTTTACCCATGTTTCTGTCCATCGTGTGGTGGAAGTAGAAGGACTCGAACCTTCGAACTCTTAAGAGGGCGGATTTACAGTCCACTGCAATTGCCGCTATGCGATACTTCCATTATGTGTGGTCCCTACCGGATTTGAACCAGTGACCCTCTGATTATGAGTCAGACGCTCTAACCAGCTGAGCTAAGGGACCTTATCAAAGAACAAACACTTAACCTTCCCCTATCTGAGACCAGCGTTCCTACAAAACCTTTTTACGTAAAATTTATTGGGTTAGAGTCACTGGCCAGTGGATTAGATGCGGCTCAGTGGATTATGAATCGACAAGCCTAGCTGCCATGCTGATTGTAAGCACGGTCTATAAAATCGTATGTAGGCTTGTGTTCTCATTTTTATTTTGACTATTCGTCTTTGTTATTTATACTCTATTTCATAAAAAGTTTCACTTTTTATGAAACTATTTTTGGAGCCGACAGAGGGATTTGAACCCACGACCCGCTGTTTACAAAACAGCCGCTCTGACCAACTGAGCTACATCGGCATTTTTGTGATCCCAACTGGATTTGAACCAGTGACCTCTTCCATGTCAAGGAAGCGCTCTCCCGCTGAGCTATAGGACCGTTGAGCTCCGTTATCATAAGGGTTTAGTTTGATTAGCAGGGCACGGAGCAACGCTCTGCAAACTACTTCCTTACTTGGAGCGGATGATCGGGCTTGAACCGACCGCCTCCACGTTGGCAACGTGGCGCTCTACCAAATGAGCTACATCCGCATTAGAGCCTTCGATGGGAGTTGAACCCATGACCTCTTCATTACCAATGAAGTGCTCTACCACTGAGCTACGAGGGCATCAGCTAGATTGGTCTCCTTGAAACCAATCAGGCTCTTAAAGGTTGGAGCGTACGGCTCCACTCTTAGTTTCATACCAGCCTCAGCCGGAGTACGATTATCCTTTTTACCGTTGCACCTAGCGCAGCAAGTAACGAGGTTTTCCCAAGAGTTGGTTCCTCCTCTCGACTTTGGGATGATGTGGTCGAGAGTAAGGTTTTCTCGAGACTCGCAATACCCGCAGCGGTGACCGTCCCTCTTCAGGATGTTCTGCTTAGTCAGGGTCAACCTACGGTAAGGCAGGTAGATGTACTTTAAGAGTCTGATCACCTTAGGCCTGGCCTCCATCAGGTTCGCTGAGACGAGGTTCTTTTCCTCATCCAACACCAAGATTTCTGCCTTGCCCTTGTAAACCAACTTGCAACCCTTCTTAAAAGAAGTTGTGTTGACTGGCTGGTAGTCTGCATTTAGCACCAAGATTTTAAAATCGCTCAGTTTCATAACTTCTTTTTTACTTTGGTCCTCCCACCAGGATTCGAACCTGGGATCCTCGCCTTAAGAGGGCGCAGCTTTACCAACTCAGCTATAGGAGGTTTTTAGTGACCCTGGCTGGATTCGAACCAGCGACCCCCATATTAAAAGTATGGTGCTGCTAACCAACTGAGCTACAGAGTCATTTTACCCACATAGCTCAAAGGCTATGTGAGTTTACCGTTTATATTTGTGTTTTCGTTTCATTTTTATTTTTTAATCTTCTTCAGTAGTCCCTGACGGAATCGAACCGCCCACATCCTGCATGTAAGGCAGGCGCTCTACCGACTGAGCTAAAGGACTATAAACAAAAAACCTCGAACTTTTTTGGTTCGAGGTTCTCAATATAGTTATGTTTTTAAGTTTAACTTATTCGAACCTCGCTTTGCCCTGCACCTGTTGATTTTAGCGTAGACACAAATTTCACCCCTGTAGGAATCTGATTCCAGCTGCATGAGTGATCTAATATGTTGCGATAGTTTTTCATAGTCTTGATTATTTATACACCAAACTGGTGCAAAGTTTAACTTTTTCTGTTTTTTATTTTTTGGCAGTCAAGGTGGGATTTGAACCCACACAGTAGAGCAATCGCTCATAGCGTTTAACCAGTTTCGCCACCTGACTATGTTCCCCACCATGAGATTGCTAGTGAGTAGTCATATCGGTTTTTACTATTTGAAAAACCTGCTGGGCATCCCCGATGAAAAAGTCAACCGTTACTGGGAGCAAGGACGATCTTCCAGCTTTATTCCCACGAGACTGGCGTTTAAGGATGTCCAGTCCAATACCCTATCCATTGTTAAAGTCTTGGATTAAAGACTACTGAGTATCTCTTACCCATTGTACTCCCGAGCAGAATTGAACTGCCGTTTTATCAGTGAAAGTGATATGTCCTAACCACTAGACGACGGGAGCATTTAAAAAATCAGAGAAAGTTGCGAGAGTGTCTTGTTTTTATGCTGCCATTACACCATACAAGAATTGCTTCCTGCACTGGGATTCGAACCCAGACCTTCTGAGTAAAAGTCAAATATTGAAGTAACTCTCACGTTACTACTGATCTATGCCTTTGAACAAACCACTTCTTTGTTAGAAGGTTTACGCTTGCTCTCCGTTTTATTATTTTCTACCATATGACCAACCATTAGGTAAATCATCAGTTTTCTTTATTTTTTGATTTGATGAACCGTTAGTTATCCAACGAGTTCCCAGTTGCGAGAGCAGGACTTGAACCTGCGACCTTCGGGTTATGAGCCCGACGAGCTGACCAACTGCTCCACCTCGCGGTGTTTGAGCGGAATGCCGGGCTCGAACCGACCGCCTATAGCTTGGAAGGCTATCGCTCTACCAAATGAGCTAATTCCGCAAGTGGGTAGGATCGGACGCGTTCCGCCTACCGAGACCTCGTCGTTGATTTTCACCAGAGCGTACCGAGACACTAGAAGTTTAAAGCGAGAAATTGAATAGAGTGTTGTTTTCAAAAACAGTTTATGAGACCGTCGACTTAACCATTTGTCTAATTTGGCAGGTGCCAAATATTGGATTCGAACCAATATGCGAAGTAACTCTAGTCTTGCTACGCTTTAATTTAAGTTATCAGGAGAAAGTTGCAAGGGTGTACGGCTTTCGCCGCTTCGTGGGGATCGAACCCACAACCCATTTTTTTGCAGAAAATTGCTCGACCAATTGAGCTAGAAGTAACCCTTACGTTGCTACCTGATTTTTATTTTTCAAAGAACTTTAAAAATTTACCGAGGTAATGTTGCTAAGAGTGTGCTTGTGTAGTCATTTCAAATTGATGTTAGAAGTAACTCTTAACTTGCCACTCGGTTTTTTAGCGGCTAGGAAGAGGTCACCCTCTTCCTAGCCAGTGCCGTGACTGATTAGATCACGATCTTCTTCACCTTTTCGAGGTGGTAGTTCGGGTTGAACTCGCTCTTCGCGATGTCATCGAACATTGAGTAACCATAGCCGTAGTAGAAGCGAACCTTGTCTCCTGCGAGTTGGGTCGTTCCGTACGCTGCCAGGTCAACTGAGTAAACGTATGGGCTTCCGCATGCCTTGGTGTAGCTTTCGTACGCCTTGTAGCTTGAGCCACTGTTACATTCGTTGTCTGATAGAATGAACACTCGATCGTACTTACGTCCAGATCTTTGTGCCGCCATCCATGCAGAGGCTAGGCTGGTACCTCCCATGTCACGCTTCATTGCCTTTGCGATTGAGAACACATCGGAATTTGCATTCCAGCTGACGTATTCTGCAGAGGAGCCGAAGCGGATGATGTCTGCGTTGGTTGCCTTTGCGACTGTTGCTGCGATCAGGGCTGCCTTATCCATGCAAGAGCTGCGGTAGCTGGTCTTGCGGTTAGGGTCAACAACCATGGTCGACATTGAGCCAGAGAAGTCAACCATCACGAGAGTTCTGCCTGGTAGGGCTTCAGCGAGGTTAGGCACTGCAGCTTCGTAACCCTTTAAGAGAGCTTGCGCAATCTTACGAGAGTCGACGTTGCTGAACTCAGCATTGACCACTTCGTGAGCCATGTCAATTTGATACGGCATGATCTTACCCTTACGGATAGCCTCGCCGTCTGAGAGCAATGCGCAGAGCTTGTCTACCGTTGTTCCCTTTGACGCGGTCTTCACGATGTTACGGATGTTTCGTAGAGCGGCCAGAACTCCGAGCTTGCCTTCGGTTAAGAGGGCGTCCCAGTTTTCAGCCTTTGCTTCCTTGAGGACTTCCGCAGCCTGAGTCTCGGTCAGCTTGCCTTCCTTCACTGCCTTTGCAACCTCTTGGCCTGCATCGGATTGTGCTACCTCCCAGGTGTCAGCTGACGCTGATAGACCCAGCATGATCGCATCCAGTGCAGAAACCTTGACGGTTCCGCTGGCACTTTCGTTGAGCTTAATCTTTTCGAGTAGAGCCTTGCTCTTTGTCTTGTCCTTAGTTGCCTTTTCAAGTTCACGTAGCTTGGCCAAGTACGAGTCAGCTGAGATCTCAACCTTTGCCTTCGCTGTCTTAGCGTCAGGGTGAACGAGGTTGATCACGTCAACGAGAGAGCTCTTGTACTTGAGGAGCGAGTACGCGTCCATCTTTTCGAGAGCTTCCTTGAAGCCCTTCTTCATCGCGTTGGTCACTGCAGTCTTATTCATTGCTGAAAAGCATGCAACGATCTCTGACATGTCGTCAGGTCTGAAGAGGGTACCGCCAGATTGGGTCTTCTTGTTCCACAGTGAGTAGAAACGCTTTGCCCATTCTTGACCAGCGCAGTGTGGCGCTAGGTAGCTTGCAGCCAAGTGGTTTACTGAACGCATTCCTTCACCTACGCAACGTGAGTACACGATTGCTTGAGCAACAAAGTAAGCGTCCTCCTTAGCACACTCATCGACTAACGCTTTGAGCTCGCGCATCGTCTCGTTCTCAGAACGATAGAACTGGCTCTCAAGCTTGAGAGTGTTGAGCATTGTCAAGAGACGGAGCCACTTGTCGAGTGAGTACGCGTCGTTTCCTTGACGATTCTTGGTGTCTGGCTTCGGCAGCTTTGCTGCTTCAACCAACTTCGCATCAGGCTGCATACCAGCTAGCGTGCTACGAAGATTTTGGTTTCTGAACTTTGCCATAATTTTAGTACAAGGTTTTTATTTTTTTAAACTTACTTGTGTTTGATTAACTTACTTGGTTTATCGTAACATTTTCAGTTTATTGAAAACTTTTTATTCGCTCTTTCCGGCAAGAAAATATAACGTTGCACGGATGTTTCGCTGTTCGTTGCTAAGCTTTTCATACTCGATCTTTAGCAACTGAAGGCTCTTCTCCTTCTTGTCACGAGCGTCCTTAAGCTCAATGAGCTCAAAGTCGTCAGCAGCAGCTTCTGCAAAGGCAGCTTCCCTTGCGTCGGCATTCGAGTAAACTTTCTTGCCAGCATCATCTACTTTTGCGGCAATAGAAAGTTTTATCTTGGTCTCAATCTCAACGATGTTGTTTGAGACCAGTTGCAGGTCACCGCTCAAATCTAAGATCTGACGTTGATTTTCTGCGATTGTGGCTGGCAGTTCCAGCAGACGGTCGGTTAGTGCATTCATGTTGATACAGTACTACACGTGATCGAACTTTTAAAATTTTGTCAGAGAAAAGTGCAAAAGTGTTTTTCTTTAAAGTGCTCTAGACCACTGAGCTATCTCGGCATGAGTTTTTAATATAGTGCCGAGAGATGGATTCGAACCACCGACCCCTTCCTTATGATGGATTTCGAAGTAACTTTTACGTTGCTACTGACTTAGTTGCGTGAGGGAGGATTCGAACCTCCGATCTGAAGCTTATGAGACTTCCGAGATGACCGCTTCTCTACCCCGCAATTTTATCTTTCGTACCGAGAAGCAGGATCGAACTGCTGACCTTGAGTTTATGAGTCTCATGCTCTCCCAACTGAGCTACCTCGGCATTTTTTCAAAGAACAAAATGTTTCTGCGGTCCATGCGAGAATCGAACTCGCGGCGCATCCGTGACAGGGATGAATGTTAGCCACTACACCAATGGACCGAGTTATTAAAAACAAAAAAACCTCAACTTTATGGGTTGAGGTTTTCAATATCTTATGCTGATAAATCTCAACTCCTAAATAAACACTCACGATCTGTCCCCACCTCAACTGGAAGGCTGAAATCTAACGTAATCATATTTTTGTGAGCTTTCATTGAAGGTTGTTTCAATTTTTAGTTATTTATACTAACTTTTGGAAAAAGTTTTAAGTTTTGTAAAAAATAATTATGGAGCTAATGTACTACTTTTTCTTGAACCTAGATAATTGTTGGCGAAAAAACTGTCTAAACGATTGATCTTTATTTGCTTGTGCGCCGTATTTTTTCTCTAAGTATCTCTGCCATGCTTCGCGCTTATTACCGTTCACAAAAAACCAACCGAACTTCAATTCGAACGCTCTATATAGAGCGTGTAGACAAAATAAGAGGAGTGCGGTCAACATCGTAGCTAGGTTTTTTATAGACATTTTGTTAAGTTTATTTATTGAGTTAGGTGATGAAACTTCAAGATTCACATACAGTATAACTATATACTCTCGCCTCTAAAAAAGTTTAACTTACATGATAATTCACTTGATTGGCCAGCCTGGCTCAGGCAAGACTACAATCGCACGAGAACTTGAAAAACTGATACCTAACTCCATCAGAATAGACGGTGACGAGCTCCGAGAAATCTTTAAGAACAAGGACTATAGTGAGGAAGGTCGTCGTCGCAACCTAACCAATGCATATAACATAGCGCGATTCCTTTCTGCAAAAAACCATGTCGCCATACTAGCAATGGTCAGTCCATACGAAGACTTACGCGAAGAGCTAAAGAGTTCGGCAAGAGTGTTTGAGATCTTCCTCAACACCAATCAAATTAGAGGTCGCGAAGACTTCTTTGTGAAAGACTATGCAGTGCCTCAACACGACTACTTAGCAGTCAACACTGACTTTAAGTTGGACGAGTGCATTCAAAAAATAGTAGATTACCTTACTAATGAATAGTCAACTATCTTCTAACCATGACACATGGATTAGCCATAAACGCCATCTACTAAAGTCTATTACTTATCGACTATATTCGTCAAGTATCACCTCTCTAATTGCAACATTAGTCACCCATGATATAAACTTAGGATTATCAATAGGAACAGCCGATTTTTTCGTTAAGATTATCACATATTACATACACGAACGAATTTGGTACGCTATACCCTTTGGTGTCAAGAAAATAAAAACTTAAATAATTATGGTATACAACCTTTTTATCGGTCGCTATCAGTCTCCGCACAAAGGCCACCAGACAATCTTTAAAGAATACCTAGACCGGGGGCTGCCAGTGCTAATTGCAGTTCGCGACGTTGAACCAGACGACAAGAACCCGCTATCTGCAGAGGAAGTCAAGCGGCTATGGGAAGAGATTTATCGAGGAAACCCTCTCGTCAAGGTGATAATCATACCTGACATAGCCAGCGTGAATTACGGTAGAGGGGTCGGTTATGAAGTAAAGGAGATCCAGGTAGACCAAGTAACCGCTAATATCTCTGCGACAGAAATTCGTAGACAGGTGCTATCTGGAGAAACTGAATGGAAATCCTTAGTAGATATAAATGCTCACAATCTATTGATTGAGCTGCTAAAAAATAAAGCTAACCCATGAACAAATACTGCTTGTTTCACATCGAGGGAGGACTCGGTAAGCATGTAGCGGCAACTGCCGTTGCCCAGTGCATCAAAAATAACCACCCCGATCGTAAGCTCATTGTGGTGTGTGCCTATCCAGAGATCTTTTTGAATCTGGGATTCATTGATCGAGTGTATCGCATCGGTGCCACTCCATACTTTTATCAGGACTACATTAAGGATCAGGACACCTTGATCTTTAAGCACGAGCCCTATTTTACCACCGAGCACGTGCACAAACAGTTATCTCTTGTCGAGAACTGGTGTAAGCTATACGACTTAAAATACGAAGGCGAGAGCCCAGATCTGGTGTTCAACATTCGGCAGCGTCAGTATGGCTACACTAAATGGACTCGCAATCGACCGATCATGGTCATCCAATCCAATGGCGGCCCGATCAAAGACCAACCATATCCATATTCATGGACTCGAGACATGCCGTTTTCTCTAGTCGAAGAGATAGTGAAGGCTTTTTCAGGTCAGTATCACATCATCCAAGTGTGTAGAGAGCAGGGACAAGCCGTTCCTGGAGCAGAAGCGATATTTGCACCAATGTCTAATATGGAGCTATTTTCTTTGCTGCTTTACTCTAGCAAGAGAGTGCTCATTGACTCATGCTTGCAGCACGCAGCCGCTGCCTTAAAGCTACCTTCTACAGTATTATGGATCGGTACCTCACCGAAGATATTTGGTTACTCGATACACAACAACGTCTGCGCGAACCTACCAGAGGACTTTAAGCTGCCCGACAGCTACTTGTTCGACTATGGATTCCACGGCAACTTGCATGAGTGTCCGCTCACCGACCTTAACATCTTTGACAGCTCAGAGGTGCTCAACTCAATAAATCAAATCTAATGGTACAAAAGATCTTTTTTCAAGCGAGCCTGCCACGTGCAGGTTCCACCCTTTTCCAGAACGTGATGGGTCAGAACCCAAAATTCTATGTGACGCCTACTTCAGGCCTCCTAGAGTTAGTCTACGCTGCACGTAATAATTACACTAACTCGCCTGAATTTAAGGCCCAGGATTCATCCCTGATGCGCAAGGGATTTGCAGGATTCTGCAATGCTGGATTAACTGGTTTCTTCAATGAGATAACTGATAAACCATACGTCTTGGACAAGAGCCGCGGTTGGGGCATTCACTATGGCTTCCTTAATTCCTTCTATCCGGATCCCAAGATAGTGTGCATGGTACGAGACCTACGCGGAGTCTTTGCATCTATGGAGAAGAACTTTAGAAAGAACCAGGATAAGGACTCAGGAATAGTGAACCACGCAGCGATGCAAGGCACCACCACCGAGAAACGCATCGACATTTGGGCACAGAGTCAGCCTGTTGGGCTTGCCGTCGAACGATTGCAGCAGATCTTTAAGGAGGGAATCAACAAGAAGATGCTATTCATTAAGTTTGAGGAATTTACTAGCAACCCTGCCAAAGAAATGGCTAGAGTATACGAGTATTTAGGCGTGCCTTATTATGAGCATGACTTCGATCGAGTTGAGCAGATAACTCAAGAGGATGATGAGGTGTATGGCATCTATGGCGATCACCAGATTCGTACGAAAATCGAACCTCTAAAGGAAAATTACAAGGAAGTGTTAGGAACATATGCTAGTAACTGGATTAAGACCAATTACAAGTGGTTCTACGACGAGTTTAAGTACTATTAAGCCGGTAACATGGAAATTACCTCGTTCACGAAGTTATTGTAGATAGTTGCGTCTACGTCGCTAAGCTTTACGCTAAATTGATTCTTTACCTTGAAATTACCATCATTCTTACCCAAGTACTTGATGTCAAAATTATTGAAAATGTGGATCACGTGATAGTCGCTTAGTGTGACGTCAGCTGGTTTAAATCCCTTGATGTGGTCAACAAAAGTAGCTAAGGAAGTTACTGCAGAAGAGTCTAGCGTTCCGCCGTTTTCTTTTACCACCTGGATCTTTCCAAATCCAAATACGTGTATTGTGTTGAATGTGCTCATCGCTATCGTGATTGTTTTTATTATTTATCTGATAATTTAGGCGATTCTTAGCGTCCCATCACCTGTGCAAAGATAGATCACTCCGCTAGGTAAAGGCAGATCAGATTCAGTCGGCATGTTCTTTACTGATAATGTGTTAACAAACGTTGTACATGTACGGTCAGCACATATATTGCTACCAACGATGAAGCTACAGTTACAACCACAAATATTGTTACCTTGACCACCTAATATGCCGGAATAACTACCCGATGCCGTGTTTCTACATCCGCCACTAACTGTGGAATAATAACCCGATGCTGTGTTGCTAAATCCGCCACTTACTGTGGAAGAATCACATGATGACGTGTTGCATTTACCGCCACCCACTGTGGAAGAATAACTCGATGCCGTGTTGCAAAAACCGCCACTAACTGTGGAATAACAACATAATGCCGTGTTTTGTCTACCACCACTAACTGTGGAATATTGATTTGATGCCGTGTTGCTTCCGCCGCCACTAACTGTGGAATAATAACCCGATGCCGTGTTGGCACCTCCGCCACCTACTGTTGAAAAACAACACGATGCGGTATTGCTCTCACCGCCACCTACTGTTGAAAAAAAACCCGATGACGTGTTGTTAACCCCGCCACCTACGGTTGAACCTGTTTCAGAAGTAGTGTTAAATGCTCCACCAACTATTGACGATCCTACGTTAGTCGATACGTTATTAAGCCCGCCTGCGACAGTTCCATACGGAGCACACACTAAGTTATCGTTACCACCTCCAATGAACGAACCATAACCGCCTTGGTCGATTGTGTTACCCACTCCACCAACGATTGACGATCCCAAGCCAGCGATTGAGTTTGAGCAGCCGGATCCAATAAACGAACTGCCTGAAAATACTGAATCGACTTGCAGGATGACGTCATCTACTCCGTCTGAGCCGCCGACTTGCGAGCCTAATATCGTGATGAGATCTCCTACCTGATAGCCTTGGCCTGGATTGAACGTTAGATTTACTGATGTTGTACCGGCAACAATGTCGATGAGGATAGCTGCGCCTACACCGGCTCCAGTGGTCGAGTCTTGGGTGACCGCGTCACTATAATCGATTGGATTCGCCGGGTTCTGAGTCACTAGCCAGCTAGTAGCTCCGCCGCTTGGAGCCGTGATTAGGTTGCACTGACCGCCGCTCACCGTCGCATAGTCACTCGGAACCGAACCTGCACCCGTACGCAGGGCTGAGCTAACACCAGAGTCCTCTTCATAGATCGAAGAGCCGGCTCCCTCGATCACGGTGATGATGCCGTTACAGTCCATCTTTGAGAGCTTACCGCTGTTTCCAAGGTTGAAACCGATAAAGTAGCTGCCAGCCGCAATCCGGTTACAGCTGATGATTGAAAAGTCTACTTTTGGAATTTCTATGCCTGATTTGTACATTTATTATTACACTATTTTTAGAACACAACTATCACTATAGATCGCGCCTGCAGGTAAACCAGCAGATGAAGTTGGAATATTCATGATGGATAAGTTGTTGACGAAAGTTGCACAAGCACGGTTTGCAGTGATATTGCTACCAACAATCATTGCACAGCTACATGAGTTAGTATTATTGGTAGTTCCGCCTAAGATCGATGAATTACAACCCGATGCCGTGTTGCAAAAACCGCCACTAACTGTGGAACAGCAACCCGATGCCGTGTTTTGTCTACCGCCACCTACTGTGGAAATAGAACCCGATGCCGTGTTGCCTAAACCGCCACCGACTGTGGAAATAGAACCCGATGCCGTGTTGCCTAAACCGCCACCGACTGTGGAACAACCACCCGATACCGTGTTAAGCTGACCGCCACCGACTGTGGAAAAATTACTCGATGCCGTGTTGACATATCCTCCACTAACTGTGGAATAACTACCCGATGCCGTGTTTTGTCTACCGCCGCCTACTGTTGAAAAGTTAGCCGATGCGATATTATTACAACCGCCACCTATGGTATTAAACCCATAAAAACCTGAACATGTTGTATTGTTAAAACCACCAGCTATTGTAACGCCACCAGCATTTCCGTAACAAGCACTATTTGAATTTATTGTATTTTGTTGACCACCACCTATGGTATTTCCATATACACTGTAACCTGAACATGTTGTAAAAGCATTAATAGTATTACCATAACCACCACTTACTGTTGAACTACAACCTGACGCAGTATTATTATAACCACCACTTACTGTTGTATTATAACCAGATGAAGTATTATTTCTACCACCACCTACTGTTGAATAATCACATGATGCTGTATTACCAGCCCCACCACTTACTGTTGAACCATTACTTGATGCATTATTACCATAACCACCACTTACTGTTGAAGTACAATTTGATGCCGTATTGCTATCTCCGCCACCAACTGTGGAAGAATTACATGATGCTGTGTTGCCTATACCGCCACCAACTGTGGAATGATAACCCGATGCGGTATTGCTCTCACCGCCACCGATTGTGGAATAATTACTTAATGCCGTGTTTTCTCTACCGCCACCCACTGTGGAAATAGAACCCGATGCCGTGTTGTTTCTACCGCCACTTACGGTTGAATTATCGCATGATGCGGCATTACAATATCCACCACTTACTGTGGAAAAACAATAACCCGATGCTGTGTTGTTATATCCGCCACCAACTGTGGAACAAGCACTCGATGCCGTGTTGTTTAAACCGCCACCCACTGTGGAAGCATCACCCGATGCCGTGTTGTTAACCCCGCCACCCACTGTGGAAATAGAACCCGATGCCGTGTTGTTAACCCCGCCACCCACTGTGGAAGCATCACCCGATGCCGGGTTGTTAACCCCGCCACCCACTGTGGAAGCATCACCCGATGCCGTGTTGTTACAACCGCCACCTATGGTATTAAACCCATAATAGTTTGAACATGTTGTATTGTTAAAACCACCTGCTATTGTAACACCACCAGCATTTCCATAATAAGCACTATTTGAATTTATTGTATTACATTGACCACCACCGATTGTATTTCCAAATACGATATAGCCTGAACATGTTGTAAAAGCATTAATAGTATTACAGCAACCTCCACTGACTGTTGAAAAGCAGTCGCTTGCCGAATTACAGTTATTGATACGAACAGTTGAGCCTAACCCACTGTCCTCAATCATAATTGAGCTGCCTCCGCCGGCTCCCTCGATCGCGGTGATGTTACCAAACTCGTCGATCTTTGAGAGCTTGCCCAAGTTATCGAGGTCGAACCCAATAAAGAACGCGTTGGAATTTATTTGGGTGTAATCTATGTCTGAAAATGAGACCTTTGGGATCTCTACGCCTGATCTATACTGCATGTCGGCACTTTTATTTTATTTATCTAATTGGGCTAGCCCTACCTCGAGCTTAACCTAAACAAAAAAAAGGGCCCATTCGAGTCCCTTCTTGATTAAGATTGAGTAGCACACGATCTTTACTGTACATGTGTCTGCATCATAATATTATGATCCTTCTTTGAAGACTTTTCGCCCCATTCAATATAGATCATTTTGTTCGGTTTTAGGTAAGATTATGCCTCGTCAGGGATCGCTGCAAGCAGCTCAGCTGTAAAATCGTTTAGGGAAGTTGAGTCAACTTCTGAGATCTTAACTGAAAAAGAAGTCTTGTCCTTCTTGTCATCAGTGCCTTTACCTAGGTAACGAACGTCCATTCCGTTGAAGATGTGGATTACGTGATAGTCAGTAAGAACTACGTCTTCTGGCTTAAAGGTTTTGATGTGGTCAACGAAAGCCGCTAATTTGGTCAGGGTGTCTGCTTTTACGGTTCCGTTTTTTTCTCCTATTGCTTGAACATCACCAAAGCCAAATACGTGAATTGTGTTAAATGCTGCCATTGTACTAGTTTTTTAGTTATTTATCTTAATAATTATGCTCAACTTAGCAATTGACTTAGTTGCTAAGAGGGAAATGAATTGTATCACCTGATTTGTAATTTTCGACTCTAAAATCGTTAGTATCTAAATGACCAAATAGACTAACATCAAATGATCTCCAAAAGTCATCAGTTTTTGAATGAACTAATGTAGGTAGATCAAACACTTCTCGTGTTAATTGTTCTTTACACCCATCAATTTGATTTGAATAAATGTGCGTATCACCTAAATTACCGATTAATTCATCAGGAACCATATTCACAATCTTAGCAATGATTTCTAATAGCAAACCATAAGATGCTATATTGAATGGTAAACCAAGTGGTGTATCCACACTTCTCTGATTCCACATTAAAGAGATTGCTCTAGTTGGGGTAGACGGTTTGGCTATTTCTTCTACTATATAAAGATTTTCCCATTCAACGTTAGTGTTCTTCATAACCCATTGAACTTGTTCTTCCCACGTTAGCTCTCTTGTATAAACTTGAAACCCATAATGACAAGGTGGCAAAACACAACTTTCAACTTCTGACGGGTTCCAAGCGGTGACCATCATTCTTCTATCATCAGGATTGTTTTTTAACTTGTTAATTAAGTTTTGGATTTGGTCTATACCAATAACGTACTCGTTATCGATTGAATCGTGCCTTCTTTCGCCCCAACTTCTCCATTGATGTCCATATATCTTTCCGAGTGACCCCCACTTCTTAGCAAACTCATCATCTGTTTTGATTTTGTTGATGAATTCTTCTTTCGTAAGAGGTATGAGTTCATTTGTGTTACTAAACAATGCTTCAATATGTGGTTGCGTTCCTAAAATATCGCCGCTCCTATATCCATCAATAATATAATTAACTTCATTAGTGAAATGCTTATATGCGTCTCCGACCCAAATAGTATTACCATTATCCAACAACCATTTCAAATCTGTTCTACCTTGTAGAAACCAAAGCAGTTCAGTTACTACTGATTTAAAGTGAATTTTCTTGGTGGTAAGTAATGGAAATCCTTGCTTCATGTTGTGTCGAATGGTGTAACCGAAAATGGAGGTAGTTCCAGTTCCAGTGCGATCCTTCTTGGTCACGCCATGTTCTAAAATAGTAGCAAGTAGGTCTTGATATTGTTTGTCTAGTGTGTTCATTTTTTTCGAAATAGTTTTATCTCATAGCTAGGTCGAACTGATCGCTCGATCGTGTATGCAAGGTTTGAATAAGCTGTCTGTATTTTTGCCATTGTCCTGGCATCGGGAATTCCATTTAAGGTCTTGGTTGAGAGCGCCTCGTCAAAGACTGTACCTCCTCGCTCTTCGATCTGCGATATTGGCTTTGAGTACTCGACCCTGATCTTATTGACAAGGCCGCCGCCCTTAGTGGGATTGAATGTCGTCATGTCCCAACTGAGTTCGGTTAGGTGGTCAAATAGCTCTTCGCCCAAAGGACCGCAAAAAAGAATCGTATTAGGCCACTTTCCGTTCTCAAGCTTGAGGTCGGTCAGACCTTCGGATATCGCTTGAAAAAAGATGGTTCCGAATGTAGGATCCTTTTCCTTTGGCACTTCAAGTCTCATGCGGTGACTATGTTAAACTCGCCGAGCTGTTGGGCTTCTACCAGCTCCTTATGCATGTGTCGTAAGATTGAGTTGACCTGCTCTGTTCCTGGGCCGGTGACCCACATCTGCTTCTTTTCGTTGCAGTAGAACGTACGGTCGACTCCATCTCTACACTTTAACTTGTGATCCTTTGGTGCATCGTTAATGACTCCATAATGGAATATGAATGCTTCACTCTCGTAGTGATCAGAATTGGCTCCAAGTTTACTCTGGAGCAGCTTATACACCTTTTCAGCAGTAGAAGTTGGCAAGTATTTCATTTAGATTACTTTATTACGCCCATGAATTTAGACTCCTGTACAGAAACGACTGCAGAGTCTGCGATTGAGTCCTTAAACTTGACTTTTAGTTTTTCTTCAGCTTCAGAAACCGAGTTGGCTTCCACTAAGTATTGTTCGTAAGTCTTTCTTACTCGTCCAGTCTTTTCGTCGAACGTTTCAAATTTGATTTTTGCGATGTAATACATTTTTCTTGTTCTTTTTTAAGTAATTGGTTAATGAAATCTATTGAATCTGTGGGTCCAATGAATGCGTCCCTACGATATGCAAGCTTGATAAACTCTGAGTGTCCCATATCTTCATACATTTCTTTAAGATCAGGCAAAGCAGGCACGTACCATTTATTAAATCCCATTGTATTGTTGTACTATTTAAACTTCTCTAGTTTTGCCATGATTGGCTTTAAATACTGGAAATCTCAGTGAATTTTTACCCTCTTGATCGACAGTTTCCTCAAAATACTGTACGTTGATTGAGCATCCGACTATTTCTTCAGGGTTGTGATAGTAACGTCGTCTTTCCTCTAGTGAGAACCCGCTTCCGACCTGCACACTGCCTCCCTTATGCTCAATAATCACGGCGCTGAGCATCTGCTCCTCTACCTCGCGACCCTCAACTATTACCCTTTGCGGTCCCATGACTGCCTCTAAGACCACGTACTCAGCATCATGCATCTCCTTTAGCTTCAACATGTTTTTAGTACGGTCTCCTTCATATCCAACATCACGTCTCGCGATCAGTCCTTCCCAGCACTTGTCCCTAGACTGTTTTTTTAGAGAGTCCAGCGATTCTTTAGAAAGTATTTTGTATTGAGGTAGTGCTTCAATAACTTCACCTTCAAATTGCATGCGTTTCAAGCGAGCAGAAAGAGGTACTTGACCCACGCAAGAGTCGAATTCGTTAAGGCTTAATTGGTCGAACACCCAAAACTTTGGGTTTTGAATAGTATGGTCTTTACGCTGAATCTCCTTCAGGATTCCCTGGAAGTCATCAGATCCGTCTTCTTTCATGAGGCATATTTCTCCATCTAATACACAGTCATCGATCCCCAGGCGCGCGATTTCCTTCTCTACATTGGCTAGTGTTTCAAAGGGCTTGCCATTTCTGGAGAAGAATTGAACTGCTCCATTTCGTACGATTGCAATGCACCTTACTCCATCGAGCTTGCGAGAAACATACCACGTACCGTCGAACAGGTCGATCTTCTTTACTTTATTGATGTCGTGAGCCAGTGCGACGCTAAATGTAGGAATGAGTCCGGGCATCACGCGATTGATTATTGCGGTAGTCGCCCTGGTCTCAAGATTTCGGTCGATTACTTGAAAAATAAGATCAGCATATTCCTGCCACTCACGGATGAATGTGTTGGTCGCCTCAATTGCATGGTGGCCAGTAATGTTTCGATCGTTAAGATCGTCGAGCAGTTGAAAAAGGTTAGGATATAGATTAGATGGGGCGATAAGCTCGCGGCGCTTCTTTAAGTTATCAGCCGAGACTCCAAATTGTTTGTAGGGATGATATGTATAAAGTAAGACCTGTCGAATGAACTGATGATCCTTATACCGAGTCAGCACTTCGACTTTATGATTGGTGGAGTTTGACTCATTCATCAAGGTGACAAACTCTCTTAGACTTACAAAATCGTTTAACATATTATTAGCGTTTAGTTTCAAATTCATTAGATCTATGTGTTACTTGCCAAGTCAGATCATGTAGTTGCTTAACGGTTGCAAGGTATTTAACATTAGATCTATTCCACTCGGTGGGAGCGATTAGCGTAAGAAAAACAGAAGTGTCTTCTCTAGCATAAAGATAATAATTGTGGCCTGGATCAGGTTTAAATTTAATTTCAGCTGAATATATTAGGTTTGAAATGATTCGTCTCTCCTCTAGATCAGCATACTGTTTCTTAAGTAATTCAAGTTGTTGTATGATCTGTTCTTTTTGAATCTCTAGCTGCTCATTCATGGCCTGTACCGACTTGCTTACGATCACTCCCATTTCAGTGGGCTTAAATGCTGGTGCGCCAACTGTGTGTCCATAAGGCAAGAGCCCAGGATATAGAGGCATTAATTTTTCGTTTTTTTCAGTTGGATCCAGCATTATAGCTATTATACAAAAAAATATCTTAGCTTAAAAGTTTAGTGTAGCTCCATCTTTGAGGTGTTTATCACACCACCCTTTGCATACTTCAACTGCGAATTGAGCTGGCTTTTTACTGGAGTATCTAGGCAGCACATGATCGGCTTCTCCTGCGTGTGGAGCCATCGTCTGGTGGCCGGTGTACTTACGATCTGAGTCAAAAAAAATGATGTCGAGCGGAAACTTGACGTTCTTCATCCAAAAGTTGAGAGGCATGGGTTTGTCGTAAACGAAAAGCAGACCCTCACTTTCAGTAGGTTCATTCTCTGCTCCCATGTAACCTTTTGCTTGGCTAGCAGGAGTAGTCAGAGCCTTTAGATTGAGCGGGACTCCACCGATCTTGGCTTCGACTGGCAGCTCGTCCATTTGCACCTTTTTACAGAATGCCTCAAATAAGGGCAGGTGTTTGGGAGATTGTGTGTGACTCATATTGATTATTTATTAAAATAAAAATGGGCAGTCGATTAACGTCCGCCCATTTTAAATTTTCTATAGGATCTTATTACTTTGCAGCTTCTTCGCCTTCGGCTCCTTCTTCTCCCTCTGCAGCTTCTCCTTCAGCTCCCTCTTCGCCTTCTCCTTCAGCTCCCTCTTCGCCTTCTTCCTCTTCACCACCTCCTTCAAGTTTTTCAACTCTTTCGGTTAGCTCATCGATCATGGCTTTTAGGTCTTCAAGAGTCACTTCCTCTTGCTCATCTTCACCTTCAGCTCCTTCCTCTCCTTCTGGAGTCTCATCAAGTTCCGGTGTTTCTTCTTCCTCTGGATTAGCTCCAAAGTCTACTGCGTTTCGGTCGGCATCATATTCGTTTGCAAAACCGTTAGGTGTTCCACCATACATTGTTTCGCTAGTCATATTATCGAATGCTGGAAAGTTATCCTCTTCGTTAACTTTTCCGGTTGCACGAGTTTTCATGAAGCCTGCAAAATTTTGAACTTTCATTTTCGTTTAATTTTTTATTATTTATCTAAACTCTTAAGATTTTTCCTCAGTTTTTAGCTCCTCTTTAAGTGTGTCAATCTCGGCATCAAGCTTTTTGATTGCTTCGATAGTAGGACGCAGGATCATGGTGGCAGAAAAAAGACGTTGCGCAGAGTCGAGACCAGTGCCGCTTATCTTATTTAGGAAGTAGTTTAACGACTCAAACGTGGACGAAGGTAACTTGACAGTGACTGCTTCTGTCGCCTTTGGATTCATTTCATCTAACGCATTCGACAGGGTTAGAATGGTCATTATTGTGAGATATGCCTCGTTTGGGCCCTTCCATTCAACTTTTGACTGCATCGTGTTCTTGAGATACTTTAGGTCAGCATGGGTGATCTTTAAGTCAAATGTTCCAGTGCGACTGGTCAAAAGATCGCTAAGAATCTCTTTTTTGGTCTTGGGTTGTTCTGGTGATTGAGTTTCAGCCTGAGGCTCTAGAGGTTCAGTTTGCGGGGTAGTTTCTTCTACGATAGTAATTTCTTCCATTTGTAAATGTTTATGCTTTTTTACTAGGAAGAAGGTCAAGGTTTACGCCATGCCAAACATTTTTTCAATCTTTTTACCGCCTTGAGCGATTAACTGGTTTGGAGCAGATCCGTCAGATAGCCCCTCCTTTGTTCTAGAGTCTATTGCAATCTTCGCTAATATCGCAGGATCAGTTGTTCCATTTGACACGGCTGTGCTGACGTCCCGAGCGAATTTTTTAAACCAACCTGAGCCGTTCCATGCAGCATACACGAAGTGATACATTAGCCGAGGGTCGTGTTTCACGATCTCTTGTGCTGGACGAGAAAGGTATTGACCGAATAATGACTCAAACTCAGGACGCATGATCTTACCTGCCAACTCTTCTAACTTGTTTTCATATTGACCTCCGCGATAGTTCCAAGGCCAGCTATCTTTTGCGTTAGCTGAATCAATGGTTTCCCAAAACTCCTTTGCGTCATTAGACTTATATTGGTACTTATCGCTTTCAATGTTCTCAAGGTCACTTACTGGATCCTTACCTATCCTTGGAGTGGAATAAAAAAGACCATGTCCAGCAAAGCGATCGAGGCCGAACAAGGTCTCGCCAGATCGTCCATATGCTGAGAACTTACCTGGATCTTTTTGCCTCATGTTAGGGTGATAATACCCTCCCTCTAAGTTATCGATCACCGACTTGACGATTGACTCATAGTCTGAACCGCTAAGGTCGACTATTGGCTTTAATTTGATGCCATAGAGCTGAGAGTAGGTGATGGGTCCGACTATTCCGTCGACTCCAATGTCTTTGGATTTTTGAAATTCACGAACGGCAGCATCGGTCTCGTTGTCAAACGAACCAGTAGGCTCAGAGTCCATGAAACCTAGATCATATAGCTTTTGCTGTATCGTCCTTACGTCTTCTCCAGTAGAGCCGAGCTTAAGCATTTTCTGGCCAGCAGCAATGTCGGCAAGCTGTGTGACTGGATCAGCTGATTTTAGTGCTTGTTTGAGACCTTGCCTAGAAGATCCTTGTTGGAGTAGGTTTTGAGCGATCGATCTGATAAACTCTGAGTCATCACGTCGACCGGCTATCCAGTCGTTTAGGGTGTTAGCATCGATGCTAAGATTTTGAGCTAGTTTTTCAAGCTCAGTAGGATCGACGGTAGGCAGCTCGTCCTTTCTATCGATTAGATCCGAGATTGAGTCGTCGTTTTCTATTTTTCTAATGAACCTGTTTACTAACCGTTGTTCATGATTGGAAAGCTGCGAAATATCCTTCTGTTCGTTTAATTTTGCCCAATTTTGATATGATAGTAAATAGCTCATCCTAGCTTCTTTTAGTTATTTATTTGAGCTAAGGGTAAGATGTCTGTCCAAGATGATTAGTTGGGCTTGAGTGACTAGTGGATATGCTTCCTCGGCAGAGACGAATTTTGCCCAGTCCACCTCTTCCAATTGTAATTGATCTTTAGGTATCTTCTCTGAAGCGAGGCCTATCTGCGAAAGGTCTTCGATCTTGCATAAAAAGTAGGTGAGCAGTCGAGTGGTGTGTCGGCGTTTGCTGTAGATCTCGACGATATATGGAGACTTTTCGAGTTGATCTGGGGTCAGGGAGATTCCGGTCTCCTCAGCAAGCTCACGAATGGCGCTCTCTACTGGATCCTCATCCTCTTTCATGCTACCCTTTGGGATTCCACATGTGCCTCTTTTCCAGGAGGCACCAGTCGGGTGCACAAGTAAGATCTTGTTGTTCCAAACGATCGCTACTCCTGCAGCAAGGTTACTAAGGTCTTCGGATTCGTTAACGAAATCACTGAACTTCTTGATTAACATGCTTTGCTCTATATTTTGCGGATAATATTTGCGCTCTCCTCTTTTCAGAAGGTTTAGTAAAGGTCTTACGTTTTATCATCTCTTTGTGTGTGCCGCTTGCTTCCATGCGCTTGCGATACTCCTTTAGGACCATTTCTATTTTCTTGTTTTCGCAGTTGATTGTTAACACAATTATGTGTATTTTTTAAAGTCGATCGCGCTCTTAGGTTTAAGCAGAGCTGCATCTAAGTACCTAGAAACGTAATATGGTTTTATGTGTTTTTCAAAAAGTTGTTGTTTGAACCAGTGTGGTAGTCTAGTCTCGTAGTGACTTTCATATGCCTTTTCATACATCTTTGTTAGCTGAGAAGGCGACAGTTTAGCTGATGTCGAGACTGACTCTAGGTACAACTTCTGACTGTCATCGATTAGTGTTGCTTGGTAAAAGTCCGGTGAGTACTTTTCATGGATTGACTTTGCGATCTTCTTTACTTGATCCATTCGATAGAACCTCTTCTCGTCAACATCGAAGCCCATCTGGTTAACCCTTTCTTGTAAGTGTATTGGTTCTTCTCTAAAGATTATGACGTCAAATCGGGTCACTGGAGTGACCTTCTCGCTAAACCGATCGAACTGTTGTTCTGACTTCTTGTATTTGCCATATGTTCTAAAGTCGATGGGCTCGTCTCCTTGCCAGCCAACTATTGGGAACTTTAGCGAGTGGACGTTTGCTCTTTCCTTGGTGCTCTTTGGTAAAAACTCTGAGCCTTCTAGATCAAGCACTATCTGTTTGCTAGTCGGTAGCGGCCTTTGATTGAAGACATGATTTTTATTCTCGTTGATTAGGGTAGGTTTGAGGTGCATGCCTCCCCATAGGACGATCGGTCTATCTGGATAGTTGACAAGGCTTTCAGCTGAGTCTACCTCTTCAAACATGGTGACAGCATACTTGTCAGGCGAGGCAAATATTACTCTTTTCTCAAAGGTCTTTGGATCCTTTGAGTGCAGGTCAGTATATTCTAGGAATTTCTTAAGCCTCATTAGTCGTTGATAAATTTACTGAATGATAGTATGCGTGATTCATTGGGTACCTGAGGAAAAGCTTCCCGATACCAGTCAGTCGAGCGTAGATTAGGAACCTCTTTTACGACTTTATTTACTGGAGCTGGCTCACCTTTGATTAAGTTGCCTGAGGCATCTCTTTTTATCTCACCTTTTCCTACTTTGCTCCAAAAGTCATTGAATTCTTGTTTTAACTCAGCGTCTCCAAATTTATCATACATGACTGGGATGACTTCAGGTCCGCCTACTATTTTCGCCCAATCGTTTTGATACTTAGTGATAGTTTGATAGTCTTCGTCGTTTGCTGAGTCAAAGGTCACTACTGCTGGATAGTTTACGCCTTTTTTTCTTTCTTCATCTATCTTTTTTTGTACTGCATTGTTTAAAAAGTCAGCACCGTAAAACTCTGACTGTTCGTCTGGGATTCCAAGTTCTTCAGCAGTTTGACCAGTTGCCATCTTAATTATCTGTTTTCCGACAAATATCGTAAATTTAGAACTGCCAACTGCTCCTTTATGAATAACTGAAAATATCTTGGCAACTGACGAAAACAGGGATGGAGTAACCTTTGCGATTCCATTATAATACTTAACTAGGTCCTCAGCAGTAGACACGTTTCTCACAATAGGATTTTTGCCGAGTGTGCTCCAAAACTTAGACTTCTTTAGGAATTCTTCTGAAAATTCTCTGATCACTTTGCCTTCAGCGTTATAGAGACGAATTAGCCCGCTAGCTGAGTCTATTTCCATCTTAGCACCACGTTTAGCTGCCTTGGCAAGGTCAGCAGTAGCATCAGCCGCTTTAATTAGGGTTCCTTGAGCGTACTTGAGGTCTTTTACGAGATCGTCCATTTTCTTAGCATAGCCAGAAAATCTTTTTGCGATTCCATTAAAAAAGTTTTCCATTCCTGGAATCCATTTAGTATACCTTGCTAAGTACTTGCCAAAAAACGAAGAGATTGCTGCACTGGCTTTTGACATAGCCGATGGAAGGACGCGAGCGATATATGATAACGCTTTCATCACTGCTCCTCGGTCTTTTACTGGAATTCTTTGTAGTGCCTTTTGAGCAGCTCCACGACCGCCTTTGATTGTGTACATCACGACTTCTTCGGCATACTTGCCAGTCTTGCCAAGCTTTAGTAATTTAAGAGCATCACCGCCGTATGGAATAAGAGCAGAGACTACTGATATTGCTCCAAGCAACCACCTTCCTCTCTTAAAGTAAATCATCGCGTTGATACCATCTGCGACCCCAAATGGATCAAAGATTCCAACTATGTCCAGCAAAAGTTGAGAGACTGATAACCAATCGCCATCATCAGTTAGACCATTCCATAGGTCCTTAAGCATTGATATGACTTTGCTCTTATCTGCAGTGGTTTCTGGGGCTCCCTTTAGTGCAGCATCGATTACTGCATCATTGGTTATGTCTCCAAACTTACTGTCAAAGTCAATCGCTGCCTGCTCAATGAGATGAGAGTATTTTTCCTTAAGCACGGTGTGTAGGCTTTTAAGAGACTCGTTAATCTTTTCAAAGTCAGAAGAATTAACCGATTCTCTAATCTTTTCAAACATTTTTTCTTTGCCACTAGCGAGATCATGGTAGTATTGAGAGACTAGAGTAGACCCTCCAGTAAGGATCATGTCTAAGTGCAAGTCAAATGAATTGGGAAGTAGATTCTCGAACTCGTTGATTGCATTGACCTCAAAGTCAAAGTTTTCTAGAGTCAAGCGAGATGAAAAGACTGGACCTGCTGTTTCAAATAGCTTAGTGATTTGAGGTTCAGGAGAAGTGTGATGTAAATATTCAGAAAAACTATGCATTAATTAGCCTTTCTTATTATTTATTTAGAACGGCAGTTCATGTTTGCCGTCTACATATTCTTGATAGTCTTTTACGAATCGTAAGTAGGCTTTCTTTAGGTCTTCTGGCTCGCACTCGTTTAAGTATTGCACTATCTCATTGAGATCTTCGATAGTGTTAAAAGAAAATGTCTCGCATAGGAAGTTAAACTTATATGAGACTGGAATCATGCCGAAGATCATTGCCTCATATATCCTGGCTGGAATAAACTTCTTCTCGTTGTACTTGTCCTTGGTCACATTGAGCATGATGAGGTTTTTCTCTAGTGCATGCCAGATTGCAGATCGAGAGTTTCGATAGATTCCGGAGACTCCACTAGTAGTGATCTCGTCAAAGTCGCTGCTCTTTCCGATTATCGTAAAGTCGTCGCTAAAGTAATCGACTCTCGAAAAGAAATAGCATAGAGCTTCGCTTAGCATCTCGCTCTTAGAGTTGCCGCTCTTATAATTAGAAGTGTTGATGTTACCGTAAAACACTGAAGAAACGGCACGAGTAGAATAATCTGCGGCTTTGTGGATTGCAACACAGTCATTTAGGAACCTATCTGAGATTCCCTTAAAATCGATTGATGGAATTTTAACTGTGACTTTGTCGCTGTATTTTGTGTAAAAAGATGGAGGCAGGGAAAGGTCGGTGTCTAGGATGATTATTTCGTCCGCAGAGTAGCCGGCATCGATTGCCATGCTAATCAGCTTTTCAAAGGCAGCAGCATCCTTCCACTTCTTAGTAAGAGTGGAGATGTTTCTGAACCTGGCCTTGAGAAAGACGTGAGAGTATTCCTTGTTTTTGATGCGAAGTAGAGATTCTTCCAGCATCAGTCCATACGTATCGATCATCGATTCTCGATAGCCAGTAAAAAGGTGGCCCAGCGCATTATCTGGATATTTTTCGTGGCGCAATAATTCAGCCGCTTGTAAGTCTTCCGGATAGTAAGAAAAGAAATCGAATTTTTCGACTCCAAATTCCAAGCGAATGGAGTCCATCAAGCCTAACTGATAAAGTGAATGGCCTGGAGAGTCAATTGTGTGTAGGTCAAGCAGACCAAAATACGCGTAAAATGCTTTCATGCTATCTTATATCTGGTTTTGAGGTTGAGTTCTAGCCCAAGCCAAGTATTTGTTAAGGACGCCGTCAGTTGGCTCCACATCCAGGTTTCCCTTTTGGAATATCTCCCATGAATCCTGTCCGTACTTACCTATTCCATATAATTCGCTGGGTTCGGACCAATCCAGGGTCATCCAGTCACTCGAGAAGCGTATTATGGTCTTAGTTCGCCTGTTCTTGAAACCAAGCGGAGCGATTAACTCGGCCATTTCGGTAGGATCTGCGCGTTCAGCTTCTAATGGATCTGGGTACATACGAAAAAACTCATCGCGAACCCGATCTACTTGCTTACGAGAAGTGCAGTTTAGCATAATACAACACACGAGCGTCCGCCATGGATGCTCGTGGTATATTTCTTGGAGTAGGCCATATGGACTGTTATGCACCGGTCTTGATGGCTACAAAGTGAGTGATGAAGTTCTTACCGTACTCAACGTTAGGTAGTGTGCGAATAGTATCGAAACCGTTCTGCTTGAAGATGTCGATGATCTCTTGGAACAAGGTAACTCGATAATTCTTGTCCTTGGTCAAGGTTCGCATTGCATTAAAGTGCCACTCGACTACGGCAACTCTGATCTGTGACCAGTCAGTTACCGCCTTAATAAGATGATATTCGGCACCTTCTACATCCATCTTGATGGCGGTCGCTCCACTTTGCTTGATGGCATCATTGATGTTGATAGCAGGCACGGTGATGTTCTCACGACCCTTTACCGGCAGGATTGAGTGCTTGCCAGAATCGCTGGAAATAAAGAAACTGATTGTCGGTGAGTCGTTTGGAACGATGGCCTTTTGGATGACCTCACACTGAGCCTCCATTCCATTGAGCTTCACGTTCTCTAATTCAAAGCTAACGTTATGCGGCAGAGCTTCATATGACACGACCTTACGAATCTTTGGAAACTGTTTTAGCATGCGAATAGCAAAGAATCCCAGGTGGCCACCGATGTCCAACCACACGTCCTCTTTATTGAGAGCTTCATTGACGTTTAGTGGGCTTCCGATCTTTTTTGACACAAATGGCGCGATGTATTCGCCACCGTTTGCTTTCTTAGTGAAGTTTTGACCAACGTTGTATTTTACCTCGTTAAGTCCTTTGCGTACATAAAGTTTTACAGTACCGTAATCTGTCTGGCGGTCAATTAAGTCGATCTGGTCGTACTTTTTTGCGGTTTCAAAGTCTATTCTTGTGTCCATCAAATGGTGTTTAGTTATTATACTGTATTCTGGGTGGTCAGTTTTGATTACAATACTAAAAACTGGCTAAAATAAAAAAGGGAGCTAGTGCTCCCTTTAAATATTTTTCGTTTCGGCTGGTTTCTTCTTGCGAGTAAGGTCTTTTTTCTTGGCTTTCTTTTGAATCGCTTTAGCTAGTTGGGCTTCCTTAAATCTGTGGTTCTTTGAACCTATCATGACCAAGTATTCTCCGCTAAGGTTATTGATTGATGTTACTTTGCCTAACCTTTCACCTACCTCTACTGTTTCGCCGATCTTGAACTTGTTCTTGCTTTGATAACCGTCTGCTTGTTCGTTTAGGCTAATTCTTTTTTTTTGTAAAGATCGATTGCAATGTAGCTTTGTTTGAGTTCGTGAATCTTCCTTTCGATGTCTTCTTTAATTGCTTCAAGTTCGCTTACTTCAGATGGGTCCAATCCCTTTGATGTGCAGGTTTCGTTTAACTTAGCAACAGATGTCTCAAGTTTTTCGATGTTCGCTAGTATGTTCTTCTTTGTCTCCTCGATCTTTTGGATCTCAGCGACTGTTTCTTCGATCTTGGTTTTGAATACTGAGCTAATGTCGTAGCCAAAGTTACGTGCAAAAAATTCATATAATTGGTATTCGTCTACTCCAAACCACTTGCGATCTGCTGTGTTTAATTTTTCACAAACGAAATATGTGTCGTTTAGGTTTAAGACAATTGCGTCCTTAAGCAAGCGATCGTTGGTCGCTTCTTTAATGAACTCAAAGTTACAGATCTCGCTAGACTTTTCGATGAGGCGTGAAACTCTTTCTTTTATTCCGGTGTTTTCAAAAACTAGGGACTCAGAAACGTTTACCTTGTCGAGAGACTCAACTTTATTGTCATTGATATAAACGTCCAGTTCATGGCTTTCGTTCATCTTGAATGCGAGCTTAAAGCTACGAATAGCAGTGCTCTCAACTCCTAATTGATCAGATGTCTTGCTGAAACCGAGAGTTGCAAATGCTTCGCATAGAGCATAAAAATCAGGGTGAGTTGACTTTACGTATTCTGGGTTAAAGTCAGCGATCTTGTAGTTCTCGTCCAGGTGAACTTTGATCTCGTTTCCAGTTAAGCCTTTGGCTTCTCTGATCGAAAGAAATCGATTATCTGCATAGACAATCACTCCGTCTTCAGTCTTAACTGCTGGAGCAATTAGGTTGCTAATCTTAGTCTCAACTGTTCCTTCACCTAGGGTAAAAGCTCCAGTTGACTTAGATTCAACCACACGTAGAGACTGGATCAAAGGAGTTAATGCTGGAACCATGGTGCCATACTTTAGCTTGAGGATGTCTGCTGTATAATTCTCATTGACCAACATTTCCTTTAAGTCAGAGATCAATCCTGTGTAAAGAGGAGTTCTTAGTGACTCAAAGTAATTGATCGCGTGTAGCATGTGAATCTTAGCTTCGTTTTCTACCAGGTAATCGTTAACTTTTGTGATTTCGGCCTTTACTTCTGGATTGTATGAGTACTTTTCAAATACTCTAATAAAATCAGAGCAGCCTAAGAAATCTGGAGCTCCGCTCGCGATAGCCTTTTCAAAAGATTCAACGATGGACTTTACAGTCGGATCAGAGTATGCTTTAGTTGCTTTTACTGCACCTATTCGGGCAGCCAAGTTTACCTCTTTTGCAAGAGCAGCATACTTAGAATCAGTGGTGACCTCGTTTTTGCTAAATTGTTCTAGGATCGCAGATAAGCTTGCATCCTTTACTTGCTCGTTAACAGCAGCAAGCCCGGTCTTTAGGTTATGATAAACGCTGGCTTCGCTTTCTCCCAGCACGATCGACTTTTCTATCGATTGTGTGAGAATCTTAACCAATGGTTGCGTTTTAAGTGTTTCGTTAGTTTTTAGTTCAGTTAGAACGTTTTTTACGAAGTTAGTCATTTCGTAGAGCTTATTTTTTTTATTTATCTCTATTTCTGGTTAAATAGTGACGAGATTATTTAAGGTTTGACGAAGTTACTTGAATTCCTTTAGAGTAAACTACTCCAAACTTGTTAACAGTCGGCACGATTGCCTCAGCTTTCGTCCTAGTCGCTACTTCTTTGATCGCAGTCGAGATGCTTGTCGCATCCAGATTATCTGTGTTCTTTTTTAAGATCTCGTTGAGCGTGTCTTGGACGAGTTGATTAGTTTTACTGTTTTCGACTGCCTCAGCGATTGCTGCATCGACATCTGCTTGCTCGCTAGACTTTCTCCATTCACCAGAATAGATTAGCGTCTGTTTACGGTCCTGTGAGACTGAGACTAAGCTAACTGTTCGGATAGTTGATGAAAGCACGGCCTTGGCATCTTTTTTAGCCAAGTTAAAGACTAGTGTACCAGTGGATAGGTTTTCTAGCTTTGCGTCTCCGCTATTATTCACTGTAACCTGTCCAGAGTTAGTCTCAAACACCAGTTGATACGTAGACGAATTGATGTTTAGGTCTAGTTGCACGAGCTTAGTTGAACTTGAACTAGAGTTTGAGGTGAATACTTTTAATTTAATGACATTGTCAAATGGAGACAACACAAATCTTAACTTTCCAGGTCCAAACACAGGTTCCTCATTTGAGTCTGAAACCTTTATTAGTGAACTTACGTTAGCTATTGAGATGTTGTTATTGTTAAAGAATATTGGCACGTATTGGGTGACAGTAGTCGTAGTGTTGGTCGAGCTAGTCGTTGAACTTCCAGTCAAGTTGGCAAAAGCATTTGCTAAAGGCGGTTCAATGAATAGCTTAGTCGCTTCAAAGTCTTTCTTGATGATCTTATTATAGATCCTTTGTGACTGTGGTTTATCTAATAGAGGAATGGTGATTAGCTTTCTACCGTATTTCTTGGGAGAAATCAAGGAGAAAGAAGCCTCCCGAATGATCTGCTCGCCGTTTCGACGATTCACTAACCTGCCCAAGTAGTCGATTGACATGCTGACCGCCTCGTTAGCGTTTCTCAGTACAGGTCTAAAGACATTAGGCTCATCATATCTGTCCTCTTGGAAGAAGACGAACCTTGCAGTATTATTGAAGGAGCTACCGATCTGCTCAAACACGCTCAATTGGTGGATGATGATCCAATCATCTGCTGGGTTACGAGCATTTAGAGTCGAGATTATTTCCTCTGGGAAGCCAGAATAGTAGGTCATGTAGAATTCAAGATAATCGCCGTTAACTGCCTCGTTGATATAGGCACCAACGTTATCAAACTCATTGGTTTGAGAAAGAGAAGCCTCAAAGTATTCAGTTACTTCAAACGCATCGTATGTGACACCGACGTTAGTGAATATTGACTTACGAGTACCACACTCTGCCAACCCGATATAGAGCGGATTGTTATAGATAAACCCTTTGTACCCCGTGTTAGTTGGAGTTATCTTTGCTGCAAAAGTGTTTGCCTGCACAGGAGCAGTCTTATACTCGTCATTGATGTTTTTAATGGACGGCACCAGGATGTCGATGTAACGATCATAGAGCGCATTGCCTAAGAACAGAGGCTTAGGATTAAAGCTAATCATTTCAGCTGAAGTCTCAGGCGCCAATAGAATGTTTGCAAACAGGTGGGACTTGCCGTCGTTCTCAAGGTGTTTTACGCTAAGCATTAAGGCCTCAAAGTTATCGAAGTCAAAACCCGCAACGAAGTGAAAACGCACTTGATCCATTACCACGTTATATCCGCTCAGCAGAGTCTGGGTGATGTTAGTATCGTAATTTAGATAGTTTGGAACCTTTTCGCTATCAAGATATGCGTACGTGTTCTTGCCAATAGGCACAGCAGTTAGGTCCTTGATGTTCTTCGTGATGTGATATGAAGAGTCATCATTAAATATCTGATGAGTATCTGCATTTGCATTTTCAATAAGGATAAAGTCATCTGTGTAAAAATTTAACGATCCTAACTGATCGAACATGTATTCGACAACACAATATGAACTTAAGTTTACAAAACGACTAGTTCTCATCATTATTTGTTCTTTTTAAAGGACTTAACTGTGTAGTAGTAACCTACTCCTACCTCTTGGTTGGTGGTTGCTCTTACTATCACGTTATGTTGACGTAATATATTAAGACCCACTCCGACACCTATTGATCCCCAAGCGTTTTTATTAGATAGAGGTTTTAGATAATCTACTCCTACAATCATTTGTAATTTCTTTTCAGTGTTTGAAGCATATTTGTCTGGAGGCAAGCTATTGACTTGTAGAGAATCGACGATAAACCAGTCAGGTCCAACGATTCGGTTCTTCCATAGACCTCTTTTTTCCTCAGTCAGAACGATCTGAATTGGTAGCTTATCAAAGCTCCAGTTACCATTGTATTTAGCAGTCTTAGTGTTAACATAACCGTCCCATTTTGCAAACGGTTTAGTTGCGTCCGGGTAGCGTAAGGCCATGTCGATTTGATTAGAGTCGTTTGGATTGAACTTGCCCATACCCTCCTCAAGTATTCCTTTAAAGGTGACTACAGCAGAGGTCAAACTAAGTATGCGCTCGTCTTGTTTTTTGATGTCCTTGGCCAAGTCTGAGTTCTGGCCTTTTAGCTCTTTCACTAGGTCACGCTCAGTCTTGTAATAGTCAACGAGCTTTGCATAGCTGCCATTCGATTCTTGGACTAGCTTGTCTGAAGCGATTATCGACTTCTTAAGCTCATCGGTTTGACGCTGTGCGTCATTACGCATGCCTTCCATTCTCCAGGCAAAAAAGATTAACAGCAGAATCAAGATGATGATTAGAGCTGTGAAAAATTTATCTTTATTGAACATCTTCGTTAATTATTTTCAAGATGGTCGTCTGATCGACCTTTTGACCAGTGTGTTGTTCTATGTTATTTATTAACTCCTTTTCCAGTTTACGAGTATCATCGAGTTCCTGGCTAAGCTGTGACCTACGCAGCTCTAGCAGAGCTGCTTCTTGTGTCAAGTTAGTTAGTTGGTCATGCAGGCTCGAATATTTTTGGTGTATCGCTAAGATCTGTTCTTTTTGTTCTTTAGTAATCATTATTCAACTATTTTAACTTCTAGCGTGTTTGCCAAGAGGTGCTCAATTCTCATCATTCTGTTTTCTAAGCCAGAAAGGTCTATCATTTGAGCAGGCTTTGCCTGCTCTGCAGGTTTAGATTCGCTAGCCTGAGCAGCGTTCATTCTATCGGCTGGTTTTTCTACAGCTTCGATTGGTGCTTGTGCTTGAGACTCGAGAGCAGTCGCCTGCTTTTGTGCTACTGGTTCAACGGTAGTCTCTCTCGGTAGAGTCTGTTGAGTCTTGCTTACTTCCATAGTCTGCGGTAAAGCAGACTTTTGTGCACTGACTTCCTCATTGCCCTCTGGTTCTTCTACTTGCGAAGAGGCTTTGGATTTTTCAAAGGACTCGGTGTTTATGCCATACTTCTTTGCAGTCGCGACTAAAGCATCAAATTTTTCACCACTAGCCATTGTGCTGGGTTTAGCATCATTTATGATAGATTGGTCGGTACTAGTCGCAGTTTCAGACTCTTCTTCTCCCTCATTTATTGATGAAGTCGAACTACTTAATTGGTTAGCGGTCGAAGAGGTTGCAGTCTTGCTCTGGTTCTTGGTTAAACTTTCAATCTTATTAGTTAAGGTCGACGAGTTTATGGTTGAGCCTAACGCAAGTTCCTTTAATTCTTTTTCAGAGAAACCATATTGTTTGCCTAATTCAAGAGCCTGTTGTGTAATGCTCTTTGAGCCGCCAAGAGTCGTTTGATTAGAGTTCTCTGTCTTTTTAGAAGACATGTCATTGATTTGAGTAGACGCTGGTGCACTCGTTAAGTTAGTCTGATTCTGAGTGGTTACTTCGCTATTTACTGTAGTGTTTTGGACACTTGTCGTAGATTGATTTCCTTGGTTTACGACTTGGGTTGGAGTAGTCGTAATTTCGCTTGGAACTTCAGGCTTCTCGATGTTAATATTGATTGCCTGCTTTTCCTTTTTCTCAAGTTCAGCTGGAACTTCAGGTGAGACCGATGTGACTTGACTGCTAGTCGATTCGACTTCGGTCTTTAAAGTCTCTGCAGCTTTTTCAGGATTGACTGCAGATGTTGAAGGTAACTTGGGAGCTACTTCCTCTCCCTTTTTCGGTAAGGCCTCATTTATTGCTCCTGGAGAAGACTTTGCCTCTTCTTTTTTACCGATCGGTGTGCCGTTTTCCACCACTGCGGCATAGAGTTCAGGACTACTTAGATCGACTGGCCCTTCAGGTAAGCTGTTAATTCCTTCATATAAAAAATCGACGAACCCCTTTATGTCTTTGCCTACTACATCATCAAATGAGAGGCTTGAGGAAGACATGGCATTTCCTATTTCTTGCATGAGGCTGTTAAAATATGACTCGCCTCCTTTTTCCTTGATATTTACTGCTTTATTATATGAATTAGGAGCAGATTTTAACTTAAATAAGTCAGAGACGACAGCTTTGTCTTCCTTTTCAAGCTCAGTTTTCGCGTAGACTTCGCGAAAAAGAGAGTCGTCTAGTATACCAGACTCAGGTATCATTTTTTCAATAAGAGAGCCTAGCGTTTTATACTCTTCGTTTACTGGAGCAGTAAGCTTTAGTGCAATTTCTCTAACTGCTGTGAATTTATCGAGCGTGACCTTAGATCTTTCTACAGAAGCTGCTGCATTTGTATTAAATAGCTCAATGAATTTACTGAGTTTTTCTCCCACTGCGATGATTCTTTTGTTTATTTATTTTAATCTCAGGTGAGACGGGAGATTAACTTCAATCGGTCCAGATGACGTAGCTTGGTCTGCTTCCTTAACAATAGTTTCGTTCTTGTCCTCAATGTCCTTTTTAACGATGTTGAGAAGATATGAATACTCTAAGTATTCTAGGTTATAAAGGGTTTCGATGGATTGACCAAGCTTCACCGCCAATCGAGCATTAAGCTCAAATAAGTTCATCAAGTCCAGCTGAAATAATGAAAATATCTTTGACAGTGAAGCTGTCTCCCAAAAAAATGTGACTCTCAGTCTGTGTCTTACACTTTTCACAAACGCTGGCTGCCTTATTTAGGCTTGCTTCCTCTAGCATCTTTGTGAACTTGTGTATGAACACGAATTTGTTATCTTGCCAAAGGGTAGAGTTAAATCTGAGTTCAGCTAGTTTCTGGTTATCGATCTTTCTCCACTCGTTGGTTAGATATGGACCGAATTTATAGAAGGCTTCGTCGATCTCGATGTTGGCTTGCTCGTCTGCCGTCCTGCGACTCTTGAACTTGCTGTTTATTCCGATCGTCGGTAAATACAGCTTAAATGTCTCATTTAGCTTTTCTGAACTGATAACAAAACACTTTTCTTCTGGCGAGTACCATTTCATCACCTCTTCTGGGTACCTAAAACCGATTAGGTTTTGGCTGGTGACTTGGGTCTTGGTTACGTGACCACACTTTGTATTCTCGCACTTGATGTAGGCCCATAACTTGTTTTCCTGGTGTGGAAAGGTGAGCTCGTAAATCCTAAAAAGGAGATGATAACGGTCGATCTCAAGAAAGTCATTGAGGTTTAGTGGCATGGGAACGCCCTTGATCTTGAACTTGGTGCATGCATTGAGCACAAAGTTTATTTTTTCACGAACGTCAATTGGATCGGTCTCATCGATTGTCGACCAGTGACGTATTTCTTTGGCTTTCGCAGATCTAATGAGAAGCTCTGCTCCTTCAGGATAGAATAACCCTTGGGATGGGAGAGCTTCGAAGCTTAGTAGCTTCCATGGAGACTCTTCGGCAGCAGATAATGCTAGATCCATGTGGCTTTGGGCTTTACCCAAGCTCGTCACCTTCTCTGGCTCTTTCTTTTCTACTTCGAGATTATTGACTCCATGCTTTCGATCTTCTTCATCGAGAAACCTTTTTGCTTCTTCTGGATCTATTGGCATAGTATTAACCCTATTTTTTATCTTATATGAGTCAAGTATGCGCAGGTTTTAAAGGGCCTGCATAATTAAGAATTGATGAACTGGTCAAAGCTTAGCGCTCGGTGAGATTCGTAGATTCTCTCGACGGTCTCAGGATAGATTTCCTTTACCTCAAGAGTCTTTGGGTCTGTGATCCAGACTCGAATGTTTTGATTAGAGTAGTCGGGTTGGATCTTATGTAGTCGACCCACCACCATTTTGCCATTCTCACTTTCTAGTTGAGAGTTAACTAGGATGCCTCTCACCCTATGTCCAGGCCTAAAATACGTCTTAAGCTTATTAACACTCATATCGAAGTCAGAGAAGCCAGGATCGCCTTTAACTGATAGGTCAGATAGCGGTACCTGTTTGACTGATATACCAGGAGTAAACTTGCTACGACCTACCGTGAAGTTGAAGTCTCCCTGGGTTCCATAAAAAGGAAGTCCTCTGGTAAAATCACCACGAGTAGCATATCCAGAATTTTCGTTGACTTTTTTCATTACCAAGCTAGCGGCATCGCTTTCTTTTTATAACCGACTACTGTGTAATTGGTTTCCTCTATTGGATTTCCTGCGTTATCACAAAACTCAAATTTCTTTAACCATATGGCGATCTTAGTGTTACCGTAACTTGGGTTAAAATAAGTGATCGGATAGAGCGGAGCAGCATCATCTTGATTGCCGAGTCCCCATATCTTCACGTGAGTTGCAGTAGCAATGCTTGATAGGTTTACGAACTCTATCTTGAAAACTGGACCGTGCGCAAATCCATATTGTGCAACCTCGCCGATCTGATAGTAACCAATAGTTGTCTTTTCATTTGCAGGAAGTCTTTTATCAGTACTAACGAAAGTAGGAGAATAGTTTATTCCTGCAGTCAGTTCAATTAGTTCAAAGCCAGTTTGAGTCATTATGTGATATTATTTTAGTCAGCTTTGCCGTAAATCACCAGGGCAACAACTCGAATCTTGAACTTGGTGCTAGGATTGACGACCTTTATTTTATTTATTAGCTCGCTTGTCTTATTTGACTTTGGATTGGTAAACATGGTGAAAAGGTCATACAAAGGAAGCTCGATTCCAGCAAGTGACTCGCCGTTTTCAATGTACAGTTTCATGCTCTTGTCTGCCAAGGTTAGGCTTTCACCGTTGTTATCGTAAGTAGGATAGACGATACGAATCAGTATTCCGCGAGCGTATAGCTCTCCGGAGATCAGCTCTGAACTTGGTGAAAGGGTATCAAGCTTATTATCAAATATAAGGATCTCTCCGCCATCAGTATCAACGTTTAGTCCAATACAAGAATAGCCGTCTGCTGGAAAAGCAAAGTCTTTTAAACAAAACTCTCCGTGTACGTCCTTTCCCTCGACCACTCTAAAGCAGCGATCATCAAATAACTGGAGTATCGGTTGGGATTCGGTTCCTCCACAACAATCGCATACTTCATTTAGGTTAATCATTTACCTAGGATTTTTTTCATCTTTTGGCTCAACTGCTCTACTTTCACTCCGATAGATCTGGCAGGTTCCTCTGGCTTCTGTAAGTAGTCCACCATTTCTGAGTCATCTACTGGTTCCATTGGAACTGTTCCATCATTTATCGGACTAGATTCAACAGTCTCCTCTATACTATCTATTTGAGGAGTTTGCTCAATATTCGTAGTAGAGTCTGCTTCATTTGAAACTTCTTGAGGAGAGTCAATCGGTTCTTTCTCAGGAAGGGTATCAGTCGGAGTAGAGTCAGTAGTTGGCTCGGATGGGATTGGAACCTGGCTCTCTTGACCTTCACCGTATCCAATGAAGAAGTGTAAGCAGGTCAACGATATTAGCGGCAATAGTCCGCCCTCTAATATCGCTAAGAATCTACGCTGAGCGACTATGTCTTCTGCACTGCTGCCCATGGCATCGGTGATTGGGGCAATTAAGTCCATCCAGTCTTTGAATCCCTGTGAAGTGACGTCGATCTCAACGTAACTAAAGTAGATGTTTCCAATGAACTGGATGAGAGTCACTATTCCAAACACGAACCACACAGAGAATCCCTTGATCCTGACAGATGCTGCTGCGATTGCAGACATGGCTGCGATCTCAACAGCGACTGATAGGTAGATGGCCCAAGTCGCAGGGTTTGCCAAGTCATACCAGCCAATAACATGCGAGATAGAAATCATCGCGACTGATATGATCGGGATCAGGAAGGCTAACCTAATTACAGTCTTTTTGTTATTTTTTAACCAATTAGTCATTTGATTGGATTTTATTCTTGATTTCAGATAAGCTAGTCTTTCCCTTGTCTAAGTCATCTTCATAGATGAGATAGTCAAACATGACTCTTTCCATTTCATCACGCACGTCTTTTTTACTTGGGCGAGAGCTAATGTCTGACTGTAGAGAATCGACTTTGCGTTGTAGACAAATCGTCTTTTCTTCTAGCTTGGTAAGTTTAGTGTTAGTGCAGCCCTTTGATAAAAATAAGAGCAAGAAAACAACGGTTGATACTTTCCACGCGTTGTCTTTTAAGAATGTGATGATTGTGTTCATAGTTTAATTTATTTATTTTAAAAGAGTAGAAGAGCAGTGGTAACTATGGCGCCTACTGCGAGAGCAGCAGCTACTACTAGGTGGGCGATTGACCTTTTATATTTTTGCTCAGAGTACTTCTTAAATTTGAATGAGATCCTTAAGACATAACCGTAAAACTGGTCATTCTTTACTCTATCATAATCCATTTTCACTGAGTCTAGGATTCCTTCTTTGGTCAAAAAGTCGTTATACTTTCCCATTTTCTCGCTCACGAGCCTTAACTCAACTGATTCTTGTGAGGTTTCAGAGTACATGAGCAACTCTGGATTGAGATTAATTCCTAAGTAAAGGTTTGCGTCATCATCTACTGAGAAACCTATTTCCTCAAGTCGACCTTCTTGCTGAAGATCTGAGATTATTTGCTTGTATTTTTTATAGAGCTTGAATTCATCCAAGCACTCGATAAGCTCGTGATAAGCTATTTTTGGGTTTAATTCTTTTAATTTCATATGAACTCGATTTTTTCTTCTAGATGTGGATTATTTTTCAACACCGCTGTTTTTATATCGACTCTGATCTTGCGCAGCTTAGTCTTTACTGTATTTTCATTCATTGAGTAGCGGTCGGCAATCTCTTTTACGCGGTGTAGATTTATCATCTTGTCGATCGCGATGTTCTTTAGAATAGGATCCTCGAGCTTATGGATCTCTTCGAGAGTTTTTGAATATAGCTCGGCAATATCGACATTGTTCGCAAAAGTGTCGACTGAAGTATCAGGTCTGTCAGTTGCTGAGCGACAGACATCTATGTCATGACATGCGTACTTTTTCTTGTAGAAAAGGTAATAGAGTGTCTCATTACGGGCAATGGTAAAGATCCACGTAGTAAACCTGCCCTTGTTAAAGTTGAATTGAGAGATGTTTTTAAAGATTCTTTTTAGGGCCCACTGTAGGGATTCCTCGGTGTCAAATTCGTTTTTGCAATACTTCCAAATGAAATACTTGAGTTTAGGTGAGATTAACGTGACTAGCTCATTACGTTCTTTTTCGGTAATTGCGTCAGTTAGTAGTTTTTCTGCGATTTCTTGGATGCGTGCATTGTTTCTTAGGTTAGTTTCTTCAAATCCCATTGGCGGCTTTTTCTTTATTTTTTTTAAGTTCTTGTTTAAGAGTTAGGCACATTTGACACTTCTCATATTCCTCAAGCTCCTCATAAAAAGAGATAGCTTGCGCTAAGGATCGATCAAACTTATCTCGACCCAGGTTGATGGAATATTCGACTTGATTGATAGTGATACCGATTATGGGTACATCATCTGAATTAGATGAAGATAAATTTTCTTTAATTGAGTGCACAACACTATCATAGATCAACGCCTTGTGCTCGTTGAATACTTCTTCTAGTGTGATGTCGCCGTTAAACTTGAGTGATTTCATAGTCGCTACTAGTGTTATACTATACTAAATAATTTATGACTTAAAAAATTTATTTTGAATTTTTTTCATGTGTTCTAATGAGGTTAGGTCAAAAACGTTTGGTAAGATCTTAAAGTTGCCGGTCTCTGAATCCTTTAGATGATTTAACTGTTTCAATCTATCAAAATCATACAAACTTTTTGACCCGTTTTCACGGTACACGTCAAATATCTTTTCTTTTACCTCCTTACGGTATGCTTCTGGAGAATTTTCATAGGTATCGAAAGCAATGTCCCAGAACTGCTGAGTATCGAATAGAGGTGCTAGGTTGACGCATGTCATTGCCAAGTCGTCATTACCGTTTTGACCTCGATAGACTCCGCCCTTAGACTTACCGAACGCCATTAGCTCCATGATGGTCAAGTATTCGTTTGGAATGATCTTATTGATTGTGGCTAGATACTTGAATCGTTCGCAGTACTTGATCTTATTGGTTGGCCCGAGTCGCAGACCTAATTTGACGTTTACTGCCATCTCGGTGTGCTTGGTATGAACAAACTGTCCTGTCCAACAATTTGGGTTGTCTGAGAACCTATTGTACACGATCTCTCCCTTGTGGTTCATCTCTAACACGATCCTACACTTTTCAGGATTGAAGATCTTATAAATGATGTACTCAGCTGCCGCTGAGAACTGGTTGATGTCAAGATCATTGGTACGAAAGGTACCGACCTGTACTAGCGACACAGTATCGATCTCGCTACGAATGGACTCTTTTTTCTTTATTAATTCTGACAACGGCATTGCGACTGCCTTAAATATGTTTAGCACCGAATAGTCACCACCGACTCCGTCTGCTGTGTCAATAGTGAATAGGTAGTTCGATGAGTCATTCCTAAAGTCAGTGATCGTTCGTCTGGCATACTTTGGATGTAAGGTTAGATAGTCATTGATGTAGGCACGATCTTCGTCCAGCGTGAATCTGGAGTTCTCGTAATTGGTTCGGATGTTATAGATCTTCTTTAGCTCGTTTGACCCCAGGAGCAATTGGTCAGAAGAGAAGAACTGTAGACCGTATTCTTGGTTAAAGTCTTCAACTGAGCCAAGGTCAGCAATGGTCTCCTGTTTCCACTTCTCATCCCTGCCTGGAACCTGCCACCAGTCCACTCGAATCGGCACGTAACTTGTTCTACCCTCGACAGCATCGGTCCAAATCTCCCAAAACTTGTTCTTACCGTTTGGTGTGGACGTGATGATTATCTTTGCATTAGGGTCGGCCGTGACCGTTGGAAATATCGCGCGATAGAACTCATCGAGCTTGGTTGGGTCAATGTGGGCAAACTCGTCCATGTACAGCAAGTTCACAGTGAGACCGATACCTGATTTCTTAGTGGTCGTTCTTGCAACCACACGGCTATCGTTATCGAATTTGATCGTTCCAGAGTTGATGAGCTTGATGCCTGGTTTCATGAAGAACGGAAGACCTTCAAGAGAGATCTTTAGCTTATCTAAGAGCTCCTTGGTGGTGACAAAGTTATCTGCAACGATCAGCGAAGTCTTTTCTGGATTGAATAGGCTAAACCAAAGGATGAAGATAGCAGATGTCACGGACTTACCTATTTGACGACTGGCCATTAGGATGTTTAGTCGATTCGCATCAAATGACTGCAAGATCTGCTCTTGAAAGTCGCGTAAGCCCATTGTGTCTTTAATGAGCATGATTCCGTTATTGGTCTGGATGTTGCAGTAATTATATGCAAAGTAGATGATGTCTTCTTTACACCTACGCAACTCTTCCCACTCTTCTGGAGTGTACTCAAATGGTAGGCCTGCACGCTTTAGGTTGATGTCGTTGTCCTTGAACGGCGAGTTATGTAAGCCCTTGATGTCGAGTCCATTCTCGATTTCCTCAAGCAGCTTATTGATTCGAAGGGAAGTCCACACTGAAGTATTGATGTCATCATCTCCACCGCTCATGGCTGATATTTTACGAGAGACAAAAGCCCCCCTATTTGACATTACATCTCTCATACATTATATTATTTCAGTAAGGTCGATAAAGTCTTCAGTATCGTCCTCTTGGATCTGAATGTTGCGTTCACGCATCAGATCGGCCTTGCGACTGGGATCAATTAAAGATTGATCGTATTCTTTATATGGTTTCTGGCCAGCGTTTGGAAGGCTCTTGATTGCGTTCTTGGTACCGATCGTGATAAAGTATTGACCTTCGTCTGGACTAGAGCCTACCTTAGTTGAGTCTGCGTTTGCTGGTTTTTCACGATTAAGCTTTTGATAGGTCTCTTCGAGAAAGATGATATAGTTTGCCTGCATTTTCGTGATGTCGGCCATCTTGTCTTGTAACTGACCCATCACCTCGATGAGACGTGGATGCGTGTTACCTGAGGTTATTTCCTCCATCACCTTGATAATCGTTATCTTGAGAGTCTTTAATTGGAAGAAAAGGTTTGAGATGTTGATCGTGTCGATCTCTTTTTTATGGCGAGCATAATCGTTGTCTTCAAACACGCCTATATCGACGAAGTTCTTAAAAAGAGAGTCAGTGATGTCCCTAGCTTTTTTTGTAAACTGCGCGCTTATCTCCTCAAAGTCATAAGGACTTTCCTTTTTTAACTCTTGTGATACCTCCTGGTCCACGACGAGCTCTTCGTGATTTTCTTGGCCGATTGAGCTTAGGAGAGAAGAGATCTCGTCCCTAAGATGCGCTCTATTTTCTCGGCTCATGCCTGGTTTCTGTTTTGCCATATAGTCGAATTAACGAATCTTGCTTTCGTATTTGTCAAGAGCAGGATTTGCGTTTATTTTTATTTGCTTTACTGCTTCCACCCACTCATATACTATGCTTTCGACCTTAGCAAGGTATGTGTCTAATAGATCATTGGCGCCAAACATCTGGCCAGAAAGGGTCTTTTTAAGGATCTGTCCCTTGTACTGAAAGCCTAGGTTTAGTCTCTTTTCTCGACGACTGTAAATGGGTCTGAATATGCTGTCTTTTACCATGGTTACTTGATTTTTGGACGAGGTACTATCGATTTTACCTGGATGTTTACTGCTCCGAGAGCGTCTTCAGGCAGACCGTCCGCATACGCATTTCCATATAGATCTGAGAACCCGCCTTTGATTATGGGTAGTTCATTGTTTTCTGTCACGATGTCATTGAACTCGTCAAGTCCGACTGTTGTCGCTGAAACATTTAGCTTCTTTGCATCCTCGTTCTTTTTGGAGACGATGTAAATAGAGACTGAGTCGACTCCATTCACTCCTTCGACTATCTTGATCAGGTCGCTCTTAGGAATCCTATTACGGCGAGTGTTTTGAATAAAGAATGTACCAAGAGCATTTAAGATGTCGCGTTTGATGATCTCGATGTCAATGTCATCAAATAGAATGGTCGAGATGTTAAGCACATATTGGCTTGGAATCGGATCAACGATACGTATGTCTGTTGAAATCAGCTTAGAACCTGACTTTTCGATGTAGCGTAAGAGCTCATTTTTTTGGTAATCAGTAAGTAGGAAACGGTTCAGTTCAGCCGTAAAATAGTCTTGTCCAGTATTAAAAGTCTTTCTGATGTCTGGAATCAGGAAAAGATCGAGCACACGATTATCTTCCGGGTCGAGATAGACGTTTACTGTTGAGAAGAGCTTTAGCTTTCTAAGCAGCACTTCATAGTGATCGGCATTGACTAGAGCAAAGCTCTTCGACATTCTTGGAGCAATGAGCCTAGTCAAAGCAGAGTCTTCTGGGTTAGCCCCAAAGAAAGGTGCATGAGTAGGATCGATGGTAATGTATTGGTTTAGGTCGATTTCGTCGCCTAATATGCTAAAGCCTGTGTCGACGAACTCGAATTGGATCTTAGATGGATCGTTGGTTCTGATGTTACCGTTTGCTCCCTCTGTCACCAAGTATTCGACTGCGATCTCTGCTCCCTTTGGTGGAATCAGGCCATAGTTTCCATTTCCGAAAAATAGGTCGATGCCGCTCGTGATTCCGGTCTTAACTAGGTATGCCTTTTCTCCGCGTGGCATGTCTAATATTGAGTCGTAACGAGTCCACTTTTCTCCGTTTACGTAAACGTTGACGTAGAAGTTATCAACGTAGAAGTTCTGTGGACTGCCGATCGAGAAGCTATCGGTTGGGATTCCCTGTGCAGTCACTGTCTGGGTCTCGATGATTCCCTGACGAACTGTCATCCTGATCCCATCGTTGGCTCCGTTCAATTGAAACCTGAGCTCGTCCTGTGGTAGGTCGAGTATGTATGTCAAGCCGTTGTTTAAGCATGCGAGCTTAGTTAAGTTAGCAATGATCGCAAAGTCGTATGGAGCGTCAATGACCTCAGGCTTAGTCTTTAGACTGATCTCACCGACCGCAGATACCGCTCTGCTTGGGTTATGTCCAGAAAGAGCGGCTAATGAGTACACTGAAGTCAACCTCGTTGCCTCGTTTATGTTCAACTCAGTGATGGAGTCCTCAATATAGTAAAACACTAATTGTGTCAGGTTTTCCACCACCAGTAGCAACTGACCGAATGGCGAAGCTGCCGTGAACACGGTCTTACTTTGGCTAAATCTATTAGACAGGTATGAGATGGTCTGACCCATGATGTCCTCAATATAGATGCTGAGTCGATTGAGGACCTTAAAATTGTCAATTGCACTTGCCATTAACTTTTAGTCTTTAGTTTATTTATACTCATAAAACCAATTTAGTACTTTTAGGTAAAATACTCTAAATAGATAAAAAAGATCTATTTAATTGGGCTCGACCAGGAATTGATTGGCAGCTAGGTTCTTTGAGATGATGCAGGCAGAGCTAGATGGAAGCTCTTTAATCCCCTATCGAATCATTTAAACGGCAACTCTTTTGTTGGTGCTGAAATGGCGATAGCCGCGTAAGCAATGGGTCGCACTTACCCTTCGAAAGCAAATGTGCAAGCTTGGAAGGGCTCCCTTAATAGCTGTGGCTGACCACGGGCGTTCCAGATCAACGACATATAGGGGGCGAAATCGTTGACAAAGACACTACGGATAGACGTGTAGGTATGTAGAAAGCCGTCATGAGGGTGAGAAGGAAACTCACCATAAAAACTACCCAGAAAACCAAAACGGTTGTCAGAGTCGTAAAACTGACTAAGCCTGTGAATGAGTCCTCTGGATTTGCTGAGCAAGACTCGGGTTCGATTCCCGACGGGTCCACTGGGACTATTTGTACCTTTAAAAATAACCAACACTAATGAAGAAGATCACTGTTCTTTTCGCGTTGTTTGTCGTTTTGGCTGTAGCTTCATGCACAAGCAAAACAGACGCAACTGTTGATGCTACTGCTGCTGATTCTACTGCGGTTGCTGTTGATACTGCCTCTCCGGTAGCAGTTGACACAGTTACTGTAGTCGATACTACAGCTGCCAAGTAATTCAGAAACGCACCGAATCTAAATGGGCCCTAATTGGGGCCCATTTTTCGTATAAATAGAATAAAGAACGCTTCTCATGTTTAAAGCTATCACTAGCAAAGAGATTTACGATAATTCACAACTGGCCTTCGTTTTTGAGTTTTTTACCCCAATGAACAAGCGTGAGCTTGCAGCCAAGCTCTCACGAGCCCTTGGTAAAGGCGTGAAGTGGTCGACTGACATCAACTATCAGTTCGAACCTACTCACGAGTCATTTAAGCTGGCTCCAGTCTATTCAAATAGCTATAAAGAGTCCAGCTTATCGACGGGTTTCATGCCTTATCAGGAGGCAGTTCACATGCTGCTTAAGATGATGAACCTGATCGAATCTATTGGTTACACGACTTCTCGATGTGCAGTGACGACGAAGATCCGGCTTAATACGGATGGTGTCGGTCTGCCGACGAAAGTTCACTCTCTAAACAAGTTTAAGTACTTGCTTGGGCTCAACGAAAAGCAATTATTTGAATGGTGGCCGGCCAGCTCAAACGAGAGCGGTCACGTTTACACCAACCAGATTTCTTACATTCAACCCAAGAACCTTTTTTCAACGGTCGTGACCGAGAGGTTGGTGGAACGCATGAGTCCAATTGAGTTTAGCTTCCCTACCTCTGACTTTTTTGCAAACGACTTTTCAGAGATCGACCGTGACACCATGATAATCAAGTACATTGCAGGTAAGGACTATCAAGCCAAAAAGCAAGAGGCAGTCGACTCAATCAACCTCGTGATCGAACACCTATGTGCCACTCTTTCTAACAACTATGAGTACTCGATCGAGGAAAGAAGACAGATCTATACTCTGACTGAAAACTTTAAGAACGCGATTGATGCGACTAAGAGTTATCTTAACTTTCGCTCCAAGTACCCTAACTTAGAGATCTATGTGGATCTAAGGAACGACTCACGCATCATTGAGGCAAACTATGACCTCTTGAGGGAAAAGCTCTTTAAGCTGGTCCTAGGCGGAGGAGTGACTGAGGGAGTCATCAATTATGATGGGCGTCGCAAGGCACTGCAAGTAAAGGATGCTCAAGTCTCCAGAGGCATGCTCATTGAGGGAGTGGAATTCTATCAGTGTACTGTGTCAGCTGATGCTAAGCTATGTCTTTTTGAGGGCTGCACGGTAAAGAACTCAAAACTCTCTGAGTGCACCATCTTTTCAAACAACTTTATTAAGAGCTCAAAGCTACTCGATTGTAATTATTTGGGAGACTTGAATGAGATTAGCTCAAGCTATCTTGATAATCCAGCAGAAAAGAAGATCAATGCCGAACTTCGTGAGTGCTTAGTGAACCGAGGTCAGTTTACCTTGGCATCTAGGGTAGACTCTAGCACCAAGGTGATCAGTAAGCAGTGATCGTTCGCTTTTCTAAGTTAAACTTAGCTGCGGTCTTCCTTAATAAATAATAAAAATAATTGGGTAGTGGATGCCTGTCTATAAGAATTTAAAGGCTATTCGAAAGTTAACCAACTCGAGTTTAACCTCCATCATCGACATAACGAATCTTAACTTCGGTAGCTTGTCGAGCGGAACTTTGGAGTTCTTGAATAACATCAAGTACGATGAGGTCACGAATAGCTTTCAAGCATACAAAGGAACCTTTGATTTTGTCGATATTACCGACACTCTTAGCTTAAAACTTGACGGCGTTCCTACGTTTACGATCGACTCTCTAGGTAGAGCTGAAGGCCAAGAACTCTTGGTCAAGGTCGCAGAAACCAAACGTTTACGATTTACCGATTTCAACGACTGGCCTACAGTAGGCGTACCTGGTGAGGTCATCTACACTGGCATCCAAAACCAGCGTCCAGAGTTCGGAGAAGACTTTATTGGTTACTTACAGAGCCGCGGCTGGGTAAGCTTGACCGACAATAGTAACTCGTCATACCTCACCCTAATTGAGCTCGCTGGGAGTCCTCCGATTCCAGGATGTCCGACACCTAATACTGGAATCATTTGGGTAGGTCCTCCAGGCTATGCGACCGAAACTGTACCTACGACTCAGACTCTATATTATACTGACGAAAACTGTAAGGTCTTTGACCTCACTGCTGGTGGAACCGGCGGAGGCGGAGGCACCGGCTGCTCTTTCGTCATCCTAAAGAACTTTACAGCAAACGTGCCGGAAGCGATTCCTCACAACTTAGGATCGACCAGTGTTCAAGTCCAGCTAATTGATACTGTGACCAATGAACTGATTGCAGGATACGTCAATAGCTATCAAGCAAACAGCGTAAACATCACCCTTTCGCAAAACAAGAACCTAGTAAAAGTCATTGTGCTTTCAGCAGACTGTTCTGGTGGAGGCGGCGGTGGAGGCTGTAAGGGCAATAAGAAACTAGTCAGCGTCGGCGACACTCTGACTGTTTGCGCAGACTATCAATACTTTTTATATGGCAACTTTACGGTTGAAGGAACAGTAGACAACTATGGTCAGGTGGTGATCGCAAACGGCGTGCTTGATCTGCAGCCAACTGGACAGTTCAATAACTTAGGCAGCGGGTCGGTCACAATACTTAACCTGGCAACGGGAGATAGCTTTAGGTCAATCGCAAAGACGTTCTCAGTAACCTCAGGCAACCCTGCAACAATAAACCATAACTTAGGAACCAAAAACCTTACCTTTGCGGTTCGTGATGGAAACTCATATGTCGGAGACCAAGATTACTCGTTTAACTTTGTTAATGATAACACAATAACGATCACTCCATCCATAAACATCACTGCAGGCGTGATCACATTCAACTCAAAAATATAAGCACGAATAAATGAGTCAGTCAAATGCATATAGCGACTTACGAGTCTTTGGAGAAATAAAATCAGGTAAGCTAACCATTTTTGGAGAATACTCGTTACCTACAGCAGACGGTGCAGCTAATCAGATCCTGGTGACTGATGGCTCAGGCAACGTATCCTTTCAAGATGCAAGTGCAGTTGCCTTGACTCCGCCTTCGATAATCGACGGCACGGGTATTAATTGGACTACGATTGCACCAAACACAATACAGGGAAATGTGACACTTGCTCCTTTTACTACCACTAACCTGGCTGAGGGAGTCAATCTCTATTACACTGACGAAAGGGTCGATGATCGAGTGAATGCACTGCTCATAAATGGAACAGGGATCACAAAAGCATATGATGACTCGCTAAACACGTTGACCCTTGGGGTCACCCTTGCTCCTTTTACTACCACTAACCTGGCTGAGGGAGTCAATCTCTATTACACTGACGAAAGGGTCGAGGACCGCATGGCAGCAGTCCTCTATAAGGGAGGAAGGGGCACCGGTCCAGACGCGATAACTTGGACCCATGTCGATGGATTGGATCGTATTTTCCCTACTGTTTCACTCACTCCTTTTTCAACTGATGATCTGGCAGAAGGAACAACTAATTTATATTTGACTGAGAATTCGCTATATGATTTGATGGACCAAATCATCCAGGATTCAGCATCGGTTACTTGGACACGTAACACCGTGACTAACGAGCTGACCGCGACAGCGACCGGCTCTTCACTTGAGGTGCAATTAGACGGCTCAGTAATCGCTTTAAATCCAACAATCGACTTTATCACCACTCCAACCATATCTTATGTAATCAATGATGACATAGTCAACGGTAAGACGACTATTCAGATAGATTCACCAAGTGATGCAGTCATCGTCCTGGGCACAGGAGCAGGGTCAGCTGTTCGTAAGGACAACTTAAACTCTGCGATCGGAGACTATTCTACCATTTCAGGTGGAGACGGTAACACGGTATCTGGTGACTATTCGACCATTGCTGGTGGTACCTGTAACTCGATCACTTCGCCGGGATCTTTCGTAGGTGGAGGAGCCAATCACAACGTCAGCGGAGAGGGACTGCCTATTATGATCAGCCCAATATCGACTGGACCTTTTCCAAACGCAGTCGATGGAAATTATTTTCCGACAAATACGACTAGCGGACTTGGTTTTGGAACTGGGATTGAAGTTATAATTGCGACCAATACTCTTACTGGATGGGGGTCATATACTCTCGGGGTCAACTATCAAGTAGGCGACACTATAACAATTGACGGTGCAGACGTCGGCGGAGTCAGCGGAGTCGATGACATTGTCTTCACAGTCGATGCTGTGATTGACGGCGGATCAGCTGTTGCTGGAGGCTTCAATAACGACATCTTTGGAGTGCTAAATTATATAGGCAGCGGGGGGGATAACCTGATTTGCGGGCATGCAGCAACAGTCGCCGGCGGAAACTCAAACTGTATTAACGGCCTAGCTGGTTTTAGTGATTTTTCGCTGGGTTCAGTTATAGGAGGAGGAATCGAAAATGTTGTGTGTGGTGATGCACAGGTTATTAGTGGAGGAATAGGCAATGTGATTAGCTCATCTAATGGTTCAACTATTGGTGGTGGCGACGCTAACTCGATCACTATCCCATATGGAATTAACCAAGCGGGTTTCTCAACTATTGCCGGCGGACATCTTAACACTGTGCTGGCTCAATTCGGGACGATAGGCGGCGGTTTATGCAACACGGCATCGGGTTCTATTTCCACAGTGGGTGGCGGTAGAGAAAACACGGCATTAAGTAATTATTCCACAATCGGTGGCGGTGAGAGCAATACCGCATCGGGTTATCATTCCACAGTTGGTGGCGGGGTTAACAACGCGGCATCGGATTATTATTCCACAGTTAGTGGCGGGGTTAACAACGCGGCATCGAGTAATTCTTCCACAGTCGGTGGCGGTAGACAAAACACGGCATCTAGTTATTCTTCCACAGTTAGTGGCGGATATAATAACACGGCATCTGGTAGTTATTCCGGCATATTAGGTGGTAGACAAAACACGGCGTCTGGCTATCGATCAACTATTAGTGGCGGTGAAGATAATATTGCATCTGGTGCTTGTTCCACAGTCGGTGGCGGTACGTTTAACACGACATCGGGCGATGCTTCAACAGTCGGTGGCGGAGGTACCAACACGACATCGGGTTGTTTTTCAGTAGTCAGCGGCGGCGGTTGCAATCAATCTTCTTGCGATTATTCAACAGTCGGTGGAGGTCGAGGCAATACTGCGTCAAACACATACTCTACTGTTAGTGGAGGCTATAACAATGCCGCGACTGGCATCAGCTCTACAGTCGGAGGCGGATCAGAAAATACTGCATTAGGGGTCGCGTCAACGCTCAGTGGCGGTTTATATAATGCTACACTGAGTTATAGCTCAACCGTTAGCGGAGGATCGTGTAACATCACAGACGCCGACTATTCAACAATCGGTGGTGGTTTCTGTAATTCAGCATGTGGAATTGCTACAACCATCGGTGGAGGTTATAATAATGTTGCCACTGAGTGTAATTCAACAATCAGTGGAGGCTATAGCAACACAGTTTCTTGTTGCTTTTCAACCATCGGTGGAGGTTCATGTAACGATGTGTCTAACATAGGCGCAACCATAGGTGGAGGTGCATGTAACACTGCGTCTGGCCAAGCAGCAACTGTAGGCGGAGGTGTATGTAATTTATCATCATGCAATGTGTCAACCGTTAGTGGAGGTTTTTGTAATACTGCATCATCCTATACAACGACCGTTGGTGGAGGTAATCAAAACGTCGCATCAAATAACTCATCAATAGTCGGAGGAGGTTTTCAGAACACGGCGTCTGGCTATCGATCAACTATTAGTGGCGGTGAAGATAATATTGCATCTTGTAATTATTCCACAGTCGGTGGCGGTACGTTTAACACGACATCGGGCGATGCTTCAACAGTCGGTGGCGGTAATCAGAATACTGCATCGAATTCTTGTTCAACAGTCGGTGGCGGTTTTTGCAATACTGCATCAGGTGCTCGCTCTACTATTGGAGGAGGGTGTCGCAACACGGCATCTGGTGCTTGTTCCACAATAATGGGCGGTTATTGCAATACTGTTACTCACGGAGGTGCCAGTGCAGTCGGGTGCAACATTACATCTGTCTGCCCAAATACTTTACACACCAACTACTTAAACTTATATAACTTTCCAGCTGCTGACCAATGTAACACCACATTCTTAGTCAGAGAAAGTAACGGTATGGTCAACTATCGTACTTATGGCGGGCTCTTTGCACAGACTGCACAAAGTTCCACAATTACTGCAACTGTTACTGAAAGCTCGCTCATCACAACCGGTGTTGGTTCGTTGATTGTTCCATCAAACGGTTTTGCAGTAGGCGACAGCTTTACTGCTAGGCTTGCAGGCACGCTGTCTGCGGCAAACGGCCAAACCTTACACGTACGTGTAAAATCAGGCTCAGTGTTACTCGCAGACACTGGCACTATGACTTTACCTACTATAACTACTAAGTACTGGCAACTTGAAATAGGCTTTACTATTCGAGCAATCGGAGCGGCTACTGTTGCCATCATCTCTTCAAATGGGTTGTTTTCCTATACTCAAAACTCCGGTAACTCTCACGAAGCAATAGGATTCAATACAATTAACTCCACAACTTTTGACACGACAGGTTCAAACACACTTTCGGTCACAGCAGAGTGGGGCAGCACAAATGCCGCAAATAGCATCTTCTCGAGCTCCTTCACTCTACACAAGACGTTCTAAAGGATTACTCAAAGTTAATCTTTAGGTCAAAATCAAAATAGGAGAATTTAGCCTGGAAAGTCCTAAAATCCGGGGTGTTTGCGCTATATGACAGCTTAAAGCCGTCTTGACCCTTGAGTAAAGGCTTATTAAAAACGATAGAGGAGACCATGTAACCCTGGTTGTCCATCAACACCAGTTCAATCGGGTCAAATACTTGCTGTTTATTGGAAAAGTCGAGATAATCTAGTGAATTTTCTAAGAAGATGAAGTAATTTAGGTAAGCATCAGTCATCTTAAAGGTGACAGTAAACTCCCTAGTAAAGTTATCTGGAATCGGGATCGCGTTCTTAAACTCTTGTTTCTTGCTTAGGATACGTGTCTGTTGTACCGGAGCCATGTTCCAGCCTGGAAAGTCGACGCTTTGAATCGTTGAAGCCATGAACTCGGTAATGCTATCATACGGCAGGATGAGGCTCTGAAAGTATTTTTTGTACTTTTGAGTCACCCTTTCGGTGAAAAAATTGGGTGGAAACAGGAGTATGAATCCATTTTGTCTGACGTTTAATAGCATTATTTACGTTTGGCTTTTTTTGCACGTTTGGCTGCTTCCCATTGGGCTTTATCGGCTTTTTTAGTGGTCTTGCCTCCCATGATGAAAGAGTTTACCCTGCCCATGGCCCATTGTTGTTGAGAGACTCCAGGTCGGTGTCCTGTCTTCCATGCAGCCATTCCCTTGCTGTACACAGTACGTAAGATTCCAAGCGGGATTCCGCTGTTCTTTGCTTTATTCTTTAGTGCCTGTTCGTTTTCAAACAGGGCAAACGGTAAAACATATTGTGTCATTTTCCAAACTTTTTTTGGTACGCCAAGGTGTATTTGCTAGGTTTAGTCTTATATTTCTTACCGGACTTTGAGTAGTCTGCTTTCCAGCCTCCTTTTTCGTGGCTAGTGTAAGCAGAAGCGTCGTCATCCGATTTTTTTGCGTGTTTTTTGATCTCACTGCGCATCTCCTTTGCGTCCCTGGTTAAGTACGCTGGATTGATCTTTTTCTTTTCTTCTAGCAGTTGACGATAGGTTCCGTCTATTAGCTTTCCAGCAAAGATGAGCGAACCTACTCCAAAGTGATCTAATTGTGTTTGAGTAAGGTCAATTCCATCATAGCCCATCGGTGCTAACAGTCGATTTGAGAGTAATACTCCGTCATGACGTAATAACACGTCCCTTAAGTAATCAACGAAAGTCTTACGTACTGAGTCTTCGTCTAGCTCTAAGTATTCTGAAAATGCCTCAACTGCGTCATCAAAGTTGCTTTTAAATCTAGGATCGCTTAGACTTTCTTTAGTTGCGTCATTGAAATACTTGGTAAGGTCTCTCAGGTTTTCATAGAAGGCTTTTGGGTCACTAGGCCGATATAGGTTATAGTTCTTTAAGTCAACTACTGAAAGCCCTCCGTGTCCCACCTCTGATCCTATCTCTTCAGCAGTCTGTGGACTGCCGACAAAATAATAACCTGAACCCAAGAGTCCGACTCTCGAGCTGACTATTCCTATCCCTTTGCTGCTTAACAGCTCAGCTGGTTCACTGGGATTAAATGTTCCGGAACGATAGCCTAAACTAGCTCCTTGTGATTCGAATAGCTTTTTGCCGGCTCTAATTGAGACCTTCAACTCATCTGTGCCTTTGATTAGTCTATGCCATTCGCCAGCTGGGATAAAGACTTCCTCAGTAAGGCTGACTGGCAACTGGTTATCCAGTTGAAGCTTCCAATCGCTTGCTCCAATGGCCCTCACCCAGCGGTCTTCTGCGTCGCGGTGCCACTTTAGGTCGATTGGATCCACGCTCTCAACAAAGGTGCGAACCTTTGCTCCATTTTTTTCTATGTCAAAATAAGGTTTCATTACCAGAATCCAGGATATGTTTTTCCGCCCCACAAGTGAGCGTATCGATTGATTCGACATGCCCAGTAACCTGCAGACATGCGATCGGTCTTTTCTTTACAGTTATGTCGAGCGGCAAAGGACTTGCGAGCCTTTGGGTTGCTTACTTTGGCAGTAAGTCCTCCCTTGACGTCACCGAATGCTATTTTCTTCACTCGCTTGGTGCTAGGATTCATCACATAGACATAGTACTTTTTAGTGTCTCCTCCTCGCATTGGCTTGCCGATCTCTACCTTCTTTCCATTGTACTCGGCCTCTAAGACTAGGTCGAGAGGTACTACCTGACCTGCATACTCGCTTGTCTTTCCAAGGTCAGTGTTGACGAAGAGTGCCGCATCCATCTCGTTTAAGTAGATCAAGTTGGCAAAAAACAAGTCGCGAGCCTCAGTCAAGAGCTGCACGTGTGCCTCACTGCCTGGACGAAAGACTGACTCTGTTATTGAGAGACCGTTCTCCAAGTGATACTGCAAGTTCTCAGATACTTGTGCAGATTCGTTTACGAATTGAGTAAAGCCTTTTAGTCTGGTTTCCATACTGTTATTTATTTTTACTCGCTTTGTGGGAAGTCTTGGTCTATCCATGAGTCATCGAAGACTACGTCAGAATCCTTGGCTTTTTCACGCAAGTTGAATTGTTTTATGGTGTTGCCCTTAAATAGGGTCGAGTGGTCGTCAAAACTTGGAAAGTAGGTCTCAAAGTCTAATGACATGGTGATCGTCACCTTCTGGTCAGTAGTATAATCAAAGTTATAGGTCTTTTGGAACTCGGCCGTGTCTGGGAAGGTGACTTGCCCAGGAATCCGGAGGCCTCTAAACTGGAAGTACTGTACTTGGTACTTATAGTAGAAATCAAAGATCTTTTCGATGATCTTAAAGGTCTTGTTCAGGTTATCGCTTTCTATCTTTAGCGAGTACTTTAGGCTCATTGGGATGGTGAACAACCTTGAAGAGAAAGCCTTTAGCTGTTTTTGTTCGTTGATGTCTCTTACCTCTTGAGTAAAAGTGCCTCGCACAAACTTATTGGTCACGTCTCCTGGACGAACTGCGAAACCTGTCAAGGTCAACACTCCACGTGGCATGATCTCGTAGTTGCCCTCTGCTTTGTTTGGGTACTTACAGTCAGTCGGCAACTCTAGGAAAAAGTCCTTCATGAAGCCTTCGTCTGAGGAAAAGTTATAAAATACTGGCACCTCAAACTTTTGCACCTTATCGTCTCTCTTTAAGTCGATGATGATGTTGCGATTGAGCAGGTCGAGCACCGAAATGGTGGCGTTTCTTAGGAAAATGTCATTAACGTTTTCGTTACGTATGTTCTCGTGATTTGAGCTCTTCATTAGGATTATCTATTTTTTGCGACGAACGGCAAGTTGATTTGTGGCCTGCAGTTATCGATTATGAGCAGCATCGACTCGTCTTTAACGAACTGCTGGCTCAAGATGAACTCATGCTGCTCTTCCTTGATCATCGTGTTAAAGAGTCGAAGGTTAGAGATCAGGATGTTAGATGTAGGTAGAGTATAATATTGCTGTAGGTCAAAGCTCGTCTTGGAAAAAGAGGAGGCATTAACAAATACTTTATTAAATGATGTGTGATTGATGATGTCGCTAGGGTCCTCGACTATGTTGTACACATAGACTCCGCACTGGCGATACTCATTAGAAAGGGAGACGACTAGCGCATGCCACTCACCGCTTTTAAAGTTTACAATCGTGTAATTTTTTACCTGTGAATTGACCACCACCTCTAGGTTTAGGTCACCTTCAGGCATGGAGCTAGAGTAGCGAACGAACTGACCTGAGATCTTGACCCCGGTCTGGCTCTCATTATCGAAACCGTTGATGAAGTTTACTATGTCGGTTGAACTCGGCACGTTGAACAGGCAGGTGAAGGACAGGTGCTTTGAGTCGGTCTCATTAAGCTTGGGCTGGGCTGAGTATATGACTGCTGTCTGGCGTACCTTGAATCGAGCATAGTCGATACCGCCGACAGTATCAATCAGCACATCTCGTTGGTCTTTAAACGTAAGATCTCGATAGGCTTCGACTCTAACGTATCGTCCAGGCTCAGACTCTCCTATGTGGTTTGGTAGATAATCGAATGGGCCCCTTACTCGGCAGAACATGGTGCTAGTTCCTAGATAGTTCTTATCGTTAGTTATCAATGCACCGTTCTTCCAGGCAGCAAATATGCCGCTTCCTTGATAGGCAAAGATAACGTCATTTTTTTGCACCACCTTATCGTTTAGACTAGGCAGGTTTTCAAGAGTCATTGACGTATTTAAGATAGGAGACTCGTTAAGAATCTCGTATGTGAGTTCGGTCAAAGGAATGGTGCTCAAGTCATAGTAGTTCTCGATTAGGTTCGCAAAGTTAAAAGTATACTTTAGTGGTCTAGTCGTCACGTCTGGGTGTATTGCCCTACGTGATGAATCGAAAGTTGTGGAGATGGTCTTATATTGGTCCGGCATCGTCGCGTCCCTTATGTCAGCTTTGACCTCCCCTTCAAAGAGGGCATCGGCGCTCTGGATGACGTTTTCTAGGAAGTGTCGAGTATCGTCCTTCAGTAACATGTCGATGTTTGGGCTGTACTTCTTGAGCTGGATCTTCCAAAAGGTAGGTGACATCATGAATCCCCTGTGTAGGTAGGATCCCTGGATCTCGAACATTCGATTGATGAGCGGAAAGTATAAAAAGTCTCGCTTGCGCGGTTCTGAACCCGAACCAAAAATCGATTGAAAGTATCGGTGGTCGACATGGATCTCAAATGGCACCTGAAAGTCTAAACCAAACTCTTGATACTTTGGCATGTTGGTCGGGAAGGCGTTTTTAGGCACCATCACCTTAATACACTTACGATCGATGTTCTTGTAAAGAGTCCACTCCTTAAAGATATAGTCTCCGCTTTCAGACTCAGGCAGAGTCCTAAAGTAAACCACCTGATGTCCATATAACTGGTTAGTGAAATAGGACATGTCTTGGTACATTCCAATCGCGCTATTGACCTCATAGGGTCTGAATGTAGGATCACGATTAACAATTATCGATTCACACTTTTCGTCAGAACAGGCAACAGTTGGCGTGAAAGTAGCTGGTGAAGCGGTGGCCGCCTGCTTGAACCTAAGCTTAATTTCGTTCACCTGGATCGAGCTAATCAGTTCATTGCTTGTTCCGTCATCATAAAGGTATTTTACCTCAAAATAGTAATAGTTAGTTGGGTCAAAAAATGCGGAGGCAGCATCGCCAAGGTTACCTGGAGAAACATCATACCATAGTGACCAGTCAAGCTTGTTGCTTGAATACCTAAACTGCCTGGTCAAGTTTGCCAGGTCAAGTGAGGCCGGCGAACCGGTGACTATGATGTCCTCTAAGAACTCGACAAATTCAGTGAGCCCTTTGACTGGATCAGAGGTTGAGAAGATCCTGAAATTCTTGTTAAAAGTCAGTGAGTTCTTTTGTGGATCGATTAAAAGCTTGACGGTGATGTTTGCCATTAGACAGTATTGTCGGTTTATTTTATTTATTTGAAAGTTGAGCCTAAACTGAGATTGTCACCATAGTAAAATAAATAATAAGAAAGAGAGACTTACCCAGTGAAGACCCAATACGTTTTAGATCCGCTTTGGATCACCAAAGGAAATTACTTAGACGCTGAGTATTTTACCTATGTGCTGTTAGGCGCAAGCATAAAATATCGTAATGAGATCAAGGAAGGCAATATTGATCGTTTTTATGAGGTCCTGTTCCATAGCTTAAACCTCAATAACTTAGCATGCACCGGTAAACTCTTCACCTCAAAGCTAAAGTCAATTTTTAATGAGCCTCGACTCAATCTTATTAGGGATGAGCTGGCAAAGATCTATCAACAGCCCATCGAGGTGGCCGAAATCTTTAGGAACGCGAACTTTCTCTTCTTAAACTTGTTGATCGAGTACACTGATCTGCATGTCGACATACTCGAAAAAGTGAGGGTCTTCTACATGAACAAGAAGATTCATTCCGAGAAGGAGGTCTTTGTTGTGACAAATCACTCAGGTAGCACCACATACAGGATATGGAAGCTGGCTTTCGACTCTCGTCGAGACTTTGGTTATTCGTTCTCCAAGATAAAGACCTTGGAAGTTCCAGAATTACGTGAGAACGTTATGAAGGAGGAAATTGAACGACTCAATGATCCTAAGCTCAATTCAATGATAGGCAAGACCAACGTCATCTTTGCCATCATTGAAGACAATCAAGACGAACGTAAGGTGGCGAAAGCAGTAAAGGACACCGTTTTATTAAATAGGGGCATCGCTAAGAACGTTGACTTTGAGCTCAGCATCACCCAAGACCTGCATGACCTGCTTGCCGTTGAAAAAATAATGCCGTTTACCTTAAATGATTGGGTCCAATAACAGAGCGAGCACATTTACACAGTTTGTGGCAGAAGCCCGAGGTTTTTCTGAGACCGTTGGCGAGTACTCACAACTTGCCCAAGCCAAGATACATGAAAGCCTGGACAAGTATTTGAGCTTTAAGTTTAAGAAACGTTTTACCAATTACAGTGAAGACATAGTGATCGACGATGCCCACACTCAGGTATCACAGGAGGCTGCTAGGGACTTCCCGATCTCCGAGATAATTGTTCAATTTAGAGTCGTTGCACTTAAGTCCTCGGCATACCAGAATCGCAGCGGGTGGTACCTTAGCAACTATGATAAGTATCGATTGCGTAAGACCGGTCGAGGTAAGCTAAACATTATAATCCAGTGTAAAATCATTCTACCTTACGAGGGATTAAATGCTGATCGAGATCTCGCGATCGCAAACATCAGAGAGGTGATGAATCACGAGTTGACCCATGCATACAATGATTACAAGGACCCAAACTTCATGAAAGGTTATCGAGGAGCCTTATTACACAGCGAGGTAGAAAAGTATGATTTTCTTAGAGACTCAAGCGGAATGAAAAACTTCTTACGCCTCATCTATACTCTTTCAGATTCTGAGATAATGGCACAGTTGGGCGAGGCACCAAGTTACGATAGTAAGGAAGAGCTATATCAAACTGACGCATATCGCAACGCGACTATGGGTCGAGAGTTTACAGCTGACGAGTACTTTGACGTTATTTCAGCTGAGTTAGCAAACCATAAATTCTCAGAATACATCACCAATAACTTCGGCGAGTTCTTCGTCGATCTATATAAGAAAGTATCACGCAAGCGTAGCATTGTAGTGGACCCAAAGATCCTAAACCTTAAGAAGAGCGCTGGCTTGCTCGAAGTGCTGCAGTTTTTCGAACCTTATCTTAGAGCTCAAGGCGAGGTGCTTTGGCGTAAGCTAGTTAAGAAGATAAATTAAGCGAGCCTATACATAAAAGAAAAGGTTGCTCGATCTATTCCAGTAACAGGATATAAAAATTGAATTAATTTAACTCTGAGTAATATGGAATTGACACTTACTCCATTAGCTGTGGCTATTCCTGAAGAATAAATTGGAGTACCGAGAGTCGGTGAATTTCCCAGAATGCTAGCTGTTCCAGAACAATATAGAATTGGATTTGTAGTTCTTACTGGAACAGATAACGTATACTCCCAATTGCCAGACGATTCGCTCCAAATATTTGAATCTAATTCACCGCTAACTGTAACTACGTTACCTACTCTATTCCAAAGCATAGTTGCAGTTCCTCCAGAGACGCTAAGCGTGGACAATCCACTCATAATTATGTCTGAGTTCGCAGATACAGTTAATGGGCTAGTAAGAACCGAATAGTTTTGACTAGTATTTACGACTAATTTATCTGCATTAATATTGACATTTGCTGATGTTGCCTGAATTATATTATCTGCTCCGCTAGTCGTCGTGTATAGTGTTCTATTGTTTTTTGCACCTATCTCAACATAAGTAGAAGCTGGAAAAGTCACTATTCGAAGAGCTTCGTTAGTCGCAACTGAAGAGTTTCCATCATAGATTCTAATGTTATTATTAGTAGTTCCACCTCCAGTCTCTAATATTAAATTTGAGTTTCCAACAGATTTGATTCTAACTTGCTTATTCGATGCAGTATTGATCTCTAGGTCAGATGATGAGTCAAGGTCCAGTGTCACTGCATTATCCAAACTAGAATGACCTACGCTTAAGAAATCAGTTGATGTACTTGACAATATGAGTCTAGGAGAAGCGCCAGACGTATCTTTAATATTTACGATAGGTTGGTCTCCGTTGATGTAAAAAGTAGGGATACTTTGTAGTAAATTTAAGTTTGCTCCTCCCTGATTAGTAGAAGGCGCTCCAGTAAAGTAAGCACCACCTGCGAGTCTAAGCCTAGCCCCTACTCCTAACTCACCAACGATTTCAGCTCGACCGCCGACGTTTAGCTCATTATGAATAGTCGCGTTATTTCCGACTGAGAAGTTTTGAGTAACAGTAAGCTCTTCTGATCTTAGCGATTCGATGTGAGCCGCTCCTGTGTATACTCCATCAATGTCTATTGAAGTTATGTTAGATAAAGAAATGGTGTTTGCTGGATCTATTATTCCTGTGTTGATCGCATATATGTTCTTGCCGACCATCACAAAGTTACTGTAATATTGTGGAGCTCCTCCTAGATTTTTGCTCCATACTTGAAATGGAGCTGCTGGATTTGACACATCTATTTTGAAAAGATAACTTCCATTTGATGCAGAGTTAGTCAGAACATAAAGGCTTCCTCCTACTTGATGTATCTTATTGACCTCAGTTATCTGTGCGCCTGGAGTTCCTGGATCTAGGGTGATCGTTCCTGAATAACTAAAGGACAAGTTAGCAGGTATAGGAATAAGTCCAGTTGTACCTATTCCTCCACGTATCTCGTATAAACGTATGACTGGCGTGTAATTTCCTGTTCCTGTGCTGTATATTGAGTAACCTGCATAAACGTATTTCTTGTTAGCTGCGATCGCTCCTACCTTACTTAAGCTGGTGTACTGACTCACATTAAGCGCGGATGCGTTAATCATGGTGCCATTAGTTACACTAAATGTGCTAGCCTTATACACAACTGCAGGCGGCGAGGTTGGCTCTACATCATCACCTTTGATTGAGAATGCGTCCACCTTTATCGCAACGTTAGCAGTAGTCGGTGACGCTGGTGTCTGCTCCCAAGTAAGAGTAAAGACCAAGTCATCAACTACATCCATGTCCATGAATGCAGATCGAGTCGACGCACCGCTTCCTGCTTGTTGTTTAGTAGAGACCACTGACCCTACTTCAATAACTGTACTTGGTGAAGTGATGTCGAGAAGAAGAACTCGGCCATCGTATGTGTTACCTGGAACCAAGCTTCCGCCTAGATTGGCCACAGATGGTGTGACTGGCAAGGCGTTCGATGTGACTACTGCTAAGTTACCTCTAAGCTTGATCCTATGTAAACAATCATATTGAGGTGGAGTAACGCTAGATGCGATAAGCTTAGTCGTTGCTACAGGCAACTGATCTAGTTCTTGGTTTAATTGAGTCGTCTGAAAGGTTGCTCTGCCTAGACCAATAGAACTAGTTGTGTTGTTTAGTGAAAGACATTTTACAGCATACATGTAGTCTCCTGAAACAGCTATGTCTGATATTCCTGCAAAATCTAAAACTGAAAATGGATTAATCGCTGTCGTATAGTTTCTAGATAGGTGAAACGCAGGAGCATTCACATTTTCAATGACGGTCTCACCATACGTTGAGTAAAACTGAGGAATTGTCTGTAAGTTGGTGACATCTTTTTTTCCGATAACTGAGATCACTTTGTTGCCGGAAACAGCCATTGCTGCGGTCTGCGGAACGACTGCCGCCCCGCTTAGCACAAAAATTCCAGCTTGCCCTTGAAGCCTAGCTGGAGTGGTTCCTAATTGGACTAAGTTTCCTCCGTTTTGATAGGTAAAATCGTTCAAGAATATTGATGACGATGTCCCGATCGCGTCAAGCATAAGGTGATCTTGTGGCGAAGCAAAGTTAAAGTATTGTGACTGACCGCTAACTCCTGTGATAGAATAGCCAGTTGCAAGCCCAATGTTTGCGCCGCTTCCTCCTGTCGCAATGACTATACCATCAGCTAATGTACTAGTTGAAGTTGCACTCGGCGCAACTTCATCGAGTCCATATCTGGATCCTATATAAACATTTGAGAAGCCATTGATTGAAGGATTAGGAGGAGAGGTAGGCAGATATTTAGGGCTTTGAAACGCAAACACCGAGCTAAATGTCCTAGATCCAGGGTTAATGAGACTGTTGATGTCTAACGAAAGGGTCTGCTGATTATAGTAAATTAAGCCAGGATGAATACTGCCAGTTACTCGATCATAACGCATCTTAAAGTTCTCGTCAGCTGGCGTAATGACCGGCGATAGAGTTCCATATAATGATCCAAGCTCAATGTGTGATCTACGTAATGGGTCTCCATTTCGTTGATCGACTGAGACTGTTAGTAGGGCATTATAGAACTCATCAGTGTCTGGGCTACCTATTAAAACCGGCGGATTCGTGATGAGCTTCTCATCATAGTTAGTTAAAAATAGCACGTCGTTAAGGCTTGCTGGATTCTGTTGAATGTCATCAGTGTATAGTCCATCGCGCTTACCAAACAGGATAAATCGCTGGTCATTTGGTGAGCCGTCTCCAAATCCTCTCACAAACGGAGATGGAGATGAGTTAAGATAGTTTTGAACTATCGCTGATATGTCAAAAAGAAAGTTCCATGTGCTAGTCGCTGCGTCCCATTGCCAAACAGCAAGCGCAGTTGAATCAAGGTAAAGGTCTCCATCTAGGAGTCCAGTAGTTATGGTAGGCGAGCCAGCGTCCACGATCCAAGTACTTCCGCGAGTGCCTTGGGAACCGACTCCTCCGATTGGACCGGCGGATCCTTGCGTACCAGAAAAACCAATCGGTCCTGGCTCTCCAACACCTAATGCTAACAGCTTATTGAAGTTGAAGTTTATTTTGTCGATGGTGATCTCCTGGGCATCTGCCGGAAAAAGTTCCTTGAGGTTTATTCTAATTGGCATCGTTAGATGAATTTAATTTTTATCTTTGGACTTACTCGCAACCCAGTGCTTAAGCTCTTCGGTATGCTAAAGTTAACTACTAGTCTATCTGATTTATTTATCTTGGTAGTTTTTAGGAGAGAATATCCTCCAGCAAAGCGTTGTGCGTCATCTAAGAAATCAAATTCAATTGTATTGATGTTCTGTAGAGATTGAGTAGACACAACGGCTGCGTCTGGTTTAGAATAAAACTCTGCAGTCTCTAACTCATAAAGCTTTAAAAGATTTAGCTTGATGTAATCTTTAACGTAGTTCTCAATGGAGTCATAGTTTCCTAAGTACTCGTTAGAGTTGGTTAAAAAAGCGTTGAATGACTGTAAGATTCCTTGACTAATAAAATAAGAGGTCAGCACGTTGGAGAGGTTGATGTAACCATCTACGCTAGTCGGAGTCTCTTTGACTACTATTTCGATTTGTGACAAGTCAACATCAGCTAAGTTCTGATTAGCAGCAAGGGTAGTTACTGCAAACTGTTCCAACTCAACCGAGGTAGGCACTTTAAGAATCTTACCCATAAAGCTTTCGTCCTCTTCGACTCTAAGCGAACCAGCAACGGCTAAATATTCAGTCTTATTTAAGTATTTCTTATGGAATCCCCAGTCCCAGTTACCAGCAAGCAAGAAGTAATCGGCTTGACCGATCGCTACTTCATCGATTAACGGGTATACTGGAGTGTATGCTTCATCTGCCTCTAGGATCAAGATCTTGGAATCTGCTACCTTAATGTGATTAAAGTTCTTTAGGGTTAGCAGATCATCGATCTTTGTGTTGAATCTAACGTTTGCGAGCTTGATGCTCTCAATGTCGTTCTTCACAAAGTTAAAAGATGAGTTACAAAATAGGACATCTCTTGTGATCGGTTCATAGTTTCCTTGATAACGATTAAGCCTTACTGGGTTGTTTAGCGTGGCTTGCTCATAAGTATAACCGATAACCTCATTAAATGAGAATTGAGTAGGCTTGTCCTGGTCAGAGTTTACGATGGCTTGTGTCGTCTTTATTACTTCGCTTTGATCTGGGATACTGATATAATAGTCGACGCTCGTGTCAAGGATAGGTGATCCATTTGAGTCAAGAGAATAGGTCTCAAACTCAATTATTGGGTCTAACGAATTTACGTAGCCTTTAAACCTTGCAAAAGATATTTTTTCAAATAGTTTCTCATAGTATTTTTGACCGCCTAACGCTAATTCAAATAGGTAGTTGTTTGTGATCACGTCAATAAAACCTGGTAACGGAAACGTGTTTGAAAATACTGTATATGGCGGTACTGGAATTAGGGCAGTTAATGCCAGGTTAGCTGGCGTCAGATTACTTGCGAAAGTGATGGAATTAGCGGTTGACCCGATTATTGGATTCACTTGAGTAGCGTTAGATAATGAGTCTAACGTATCAAGTAACAGATAGCTTACGCTACTTGTCTTCATCATTAATACTGTAGAGTCAGTCGGCGCTGCAACCTCATCAGAAACCAGCGCAGGATAGTTAGTAAAGTTTGGGTTTAAGATCTTAGTGATTGTCTTAGCTCCAAAGTCTACTCCCTGTGAATTAGATTCGCTATAGTTAAATTTCATCGATAGTTTAGTTGTTGAAAAGTTATCGATTTCGGTATTGAACTTTTTGTTCTTAATTGAATATAGTAGCGAGTGAGTTAGGTTAGAAATGTCTTGTCCATCAACCTGATTAATCATAAACCTGTAATCTCCCTCAACTGTCTCAAATGGGTATTTACCTAAGAATAAAGGCTCAGAGCTAACGTCTCCTAAAAATAAGGTCGGATATGAAGCCGGCGGCGGCACTGTTTGATTGTTATTGATGGCTTTATATTGGTTTGGAGACTTCCAATAGTCATCGATCATGTCAATTGTGCTTAGAGTTAGCTCAATTATCAAGACTATGAACTTATAATCTTTATGTTCGACCACTCTAAACCTTAAAGGAGGAGTATCAAGCGAAGCAAAGTCTTCTTTCACTACTTTGAGTATGCAGCTAAATTTGTAGTCTTCAAACCTAGTTGTCGAGGTATTTGCAACTGGCTTTCCATCTTCCCCTATGACACTCGTGTCAGTAACATCATTGAACTCTACCTTGAATCCTTTAAAGAAGGTCTCGTATTTGCCAGCTTGATTTTTGTAAACTGACGCATATCTGAGTTGAGTAGGCCCTACCTCTTCGTCTTTTCCGCTTTCTGAATATGCTGCATCAATTATTGGCGTGTAAGTAAAATACTCGATAAAGTAATTAGGATCAGATGTGGCTAGACCTAAGTCAAATGGTTTCTCAAAATAATAAGAATTAGCCTTAACTGTTTCTTTATCATACAGATAGTTGAATTGACTCTCAATGTAAAACCATTCGTGAGTAAAAGCGCTAGTCTTTTGAGTATATGTTGTGTGATCAGGTGCAAAGTTATTGCGACCAAAGACTATCTCAGTGTTTAAACGATATGGATTGTCTCTAGAATCTTTGCCGTTTTTTATCGCCCATTTAGTGATATACGGCAACATCTTAGATCTAAGTGCAAAGTCTTTGCTACTATTTTCTTTATAGAAATCATATTCAGTCTCAGTTAGTCCATTTAGATATTTGGTTTTCAATAGATATTCATCAGTTGTTTGAGCAGCAACGACTTTAGTTGGATCCTTTAGAATGGAAAATCCTTCAAAATCCTTAAGTTCTAAGTTTTCATCAAATATAGGCACAAATAAGCTATTAGGATTATCGTAAGTTACAAATGCACTTCCTTCTATTACAGAGTATGAACACTGACTGTTTATTGTGAAAGATGTAACGCTAGAATCAATAATTCTAAAAATTGTCCAACTTGAAAAAGTTGAGCTTCCGCTTTTGCTAATAACAGTTACGTTTAAATTACCTAGTAGGTATGAGTTAACTGTTGCAATAAAGTAATTAGAGTTATCGTGCTCTACTCTTACTTTTTGACCTGCAATAAATTGATACCCCAATCCTGTGTTTAGGTCGACTATTGATAAAATAGGTAGAGTAGTTAAATTAATAGACTCAGTCACATTTGCAAGAGTAGTAGCATCATTTATCTTTATTGTTCCACCACCTATTATTTTATATGTGTCGTTTACGTTTAATAGATTAACTTTTTCTGGCACAAAGTAGTGCTGGTATAGATCGATCAGTGGAAAGTTTAAGTATTCGCTAGAGTAGAAATCAAAGTCTAGGTCTTTGATCGGTAACATTGAGATGAATCCGAAACTTGGTCTAAATTTCTTACGCATCACAAACTCGGTATACTTAATGCTCGGTACCTCTTCGTCTTCTAAGATGAGGACGAAATGATTGAGGTATTCAGCGATTTGTTTTGAACGAAGTTCCTCAGTAAGTTGATTAACGTCGTTCACCTCATCGATATATGTTGAGTACTTTTTTATTTTTGACCAACCTATTTCGGTCCTAACTAAGATGTCATCAAAGTTATCTTTAATCTTACTTAAGTGCTTTTTATTGAGCACAAGACGATTGCCTGCAAATCGTGAACCACCGACGAAATTAAAGCTTTGACCGATTATATCAGTGTCAGTCGTGTCATTGATTTCAATAGAGGAGTATTGTGAGTAAAATGAGCTAAATGTAAGTTTATGAATCGCATCAAAATTTCCTGGAACATTACATTTAATGAAAATGTGATCATCATATGCATAAGCGGTGAAGTCTCGATTACGAACCTTATTTAGGCAGCCTTCTATCGCTTTTGCTATCTCTTTAGCTAGACCAGTAGCATTAAAGTAAAAGGTGTCATATCCTGTGACGTTGTCATAATCATTGAAAGCATAGTACTCACCAGGATTTGGGATGAGAGTATAACCGACTGTTGCTGTGAACAAGTCATATTTTCCACCAGAGTCAGACCGTGTTCCAGCTGGATGGTATAGTTTAAACTCGTCTAGGTGAGAGAGCTGTGACTTTATTTTTATGACTGCGTGTGAGTGACCTCCAATCTTGCTTGCAAAACCCGCATCTTGCAAGAAAAGGTCGTTGCTTGCGCCGATGAACTTGCCGAGGTCGATTTCACGATCGCTCAGAGTGATCTTAGCTTGGCCGACTTCCTGTGATGCGTTTCCGTTTGCAGCAGCATTAGTTGGAGTAGAGGTCAAGATATATTGAAACTGTGTGTCAGACAGCTTAGTGACAAAAAACTCACCAGCATATTCTGGATCTGGACTAACTATCTGCACTAAGTCACCTGTGTCAAATGCATGAGAACTTACTACAGTAGCTGTGATCATAGTTCCTACTGCATTTAGGCTCACTGCCACCTCATTCGATCTTTCTATTGTGTATGGAGAGGTTAGCTTTGGAAGACGTAACTTATTGTCTTTATCAGTGATATAGTTAAAGTATAAAGAGTCGGCATCAGTAAACATTGTGCTGAACTCGTTTAAGTTTAGGTCAAGGTTTTTGATTGGCAAGACGATTCCGTTTTGGTTCGATTGAAATAGTTTTACCTCATCGCTCTCAAAGTACTCCTTACGTAATTTTGGAGAGTTTGGCCAAATTGTTCTTTCGGTATAGAGTCGAGCAAGATCGATGTCTAGCTTTGAGAGCTCAACTGTGTCCACATAGATTCCCAAATATCTGTCAAACTCGTAATCATTAGAAGTCTCATCGTCAAAGATGAATTCCAAATTGACGATGTTAGGTACAATGACACCATTGCGTTCAAATCCATTTGTGATGTTTTCTTCAAAAAACTTTAAAGGAGTTGAATCAGCGTATTGGGAGTAGAGTAATTCGCCTTTGCTTCCGAACACACCAGAGTCAATCAGGATCCCATTCCAAGTGGTGTAATCATTCTCATTAAATGAAACAGTAAGTGGGCTCACAGGGAACCCAGGGCTATTTAGGTAAGTCCTAAGATACTTACCGGGATTGCTAGTTGGACTAAGATCAAATGTCTTGACGATTGTTGCAGTCTTAAATAGCTCAATCAAGTATTGGTCACGAGTTTGGCCGCTCTCAAAGTTCTGACGATCTTGCACAATCTGGTTATTAAGAGGACCCTTCATCTTAAGAATGACAAAGTAATTCGGTAGGTTCTTCTTTAGGTACAAAGGAGCAAAGTAGGTAAGCTTTTCCTCGTACTTATTGGATGGAAAATATTTGATGCCGCTAAAGTAGTTTGAAAAGTCAAACTGATCCTTAAAGTCCTTTGAGGTCTTGACCAAATCGATGCTCTCAGTTAGAGCAAAGATGATTTCCTTTGGAGTCTCGCCGTTCTTGAAAAACTGGTAAATGTTTGCAGGTAAGGACTGAGCAATGTCTATTGGAAACCTAGCATAGTCGTCCTTTGCAAGCTCAAGGTTTGCTTTAATTGCATTAAGCCACATGTCGCCGGCCTCATTAATAGTCAGCTTCACATTGCCTGTGAGCTTTGGATTGGTTCTGACTAGTTGAAAGCTAGAGTCATCGGTTAGTACTTTGGTGTATTGAATTTCACGGGTCATCGATTAGAATGTCTTAATCGTTCCCTTTCCTTGAACTAGAGGTGCATCCAATGACGTTTCTTTAAGGTATTGTGCGCTAACTTCCAGGTCGAACGAGAACGGAACATCGTTCTTAACGATTATGTCAAGACCGATCTTCTTTTGGTATTTTATATTGTTTAAAGTGCCACTGGTTCTAAATCCACCGATATATCCTAGCTTATCAGAGCATCTGAATTGGAAAAGGATCGGGATGTTTAGCGCGTTCTCAGAACCTAATTTTACTCCCTTAGCAGCTCTAGATGGTATATTACCCTGTACAGAGATAGCATCATAGTTCAGAGGGAACATGTAAAGGTAAGCTCCACATGTGTATTTTCCAATCAAGTATTCGTCGTTTGGAGTAAATCCTAACTTAATTGGATAGTTTTTCTCTTCTCCAGCAGTAGCAGTAGGCGTGATAGGTGTTATTCTAGCAGCCTGTTTATAATATTCTATTCCAAATGCATTGGTACCTTCAGCGACTGACGTCTCAAAGTGGATTGCATGGGAAAAAGGTAGCACCTTTTGAGGTTCAGTTGAGCTGGTTGTAGCAAATGCAGGTCTAAACTTGGAGGAGATCGCAGGGATTCCCCAAGAGAAGCTAGCTCCAAAAAGAGTCTTTAGGCTTGGATGGTCTTTACTGATACAAAACTCAGTAAGGCTGCCGCCTCCTACACCATTGCTTGATGAGTCAGTGGTTCCGTTCCAAACCTTAGAATTAGCATTAGGAATGGGGCCAGATGGATCTAGTGGCATATATGGTAGATAGTGTCCCCAGTTAACAGGCACAGTCGCAGTTCCTACAGTTGTTCCGGAGTATTGATAGCTTGAAAGATAGTATTGTCCATAGCCTAAAGTAATATTAGTTGGATATTGAGGAGCATAAATTTCCTCAGATAACCCATAGTTTCTGACTCTAGCATAAACGAATTGGCTCTTTACTTGACCGGACTGCTCACTGGCAATCTGCTTAAATGCATTTACGAATGGAGTAGTATTGTTGTTTACTCCTAGGGGAACGATGTCGTATCTACGATTGACGTGATAGTCGCTATCCGGATAACCGTTAGGATCTGATGGAATTCCGTCATTTGCTTCAGCTAATATGCCAGTCCCGATGTTTGCTGAGAAATATGAGATTAGTTCAAGCAAGCTTGCTGAAGTATTCTGTATTGATAATGCGTATTGCTTAGTGACTACTTTACCTTCATTGTAAATAACGGTTCCTCCAGTTGTGTCCTTGATGAGGTCCTTGTAATAGCCGGCGAATAGACTGATCGTGTCTCCATTCGCAACGTCAGTGATGTTACCGTCCGGATCGATGATTGAAATCTTAATGACTCCAGTGTCATTTGCAATAGCTTGTTGGACTGCTTCTAAAGTTGTCTTAAGAGTCGTTAATTGTTCATAGAGGTCAATCACATTACCTTCAGTGGTAAAGAATCCGCTGGCAATGTCGGTTGTCTTATGTGCAAAGAATCGATCGCCTGTTGTAAACTGGCTTGCTGTGTGGGTGTCGATTCCCTTAGAGATCAGGGTCTTTTCAAAGTCCAGCTTAGTCTTATCTGCAAATAGCTTTTGTGAGATGACTGTACCTTCTTCCTGTGAAGATATTTCTTCAGGAAAAGCCACTTGTACTGATGTAGACCAATCCGATTCAACTGGGTTGTCTGGCCAGCCTGCTTCTGAAAGAGACTTGATTTGGATTTCGACGATCTCACCCTTACGAATTGAGATCTCTAATTGGTTTGAGTTGACCGCATCAACATCGTTGACTTTTTCTTCGCTCCAGATGTAGAGACCAGTTGTAGTGTCTAGCTCTTTTGTACGAGCCTTAGCTAGCTGTTCTATCCATGGAGAAAAGGTTGCGGACTTGGTGGTGCCGTCTGTGTCTAAGAAGGTCTGTTGAGTCGCATTTGGCTGGTTTCCGGACTTACTTAAGTAGCGATAACGATACTTGAACTGGGCAACCTGTTGGTTGCCATACACAGTCGTCTGAGCCGTTGGGATTTGCCAGAAACCGCGAATTGCGTATTTCTTGTTGGTCACAAACTGTGGAGTTGTGTTTATCTGTAAAGTAGCGTTGGTTACTAGAGTCGAAAGAGTAGTCACCTTTTCGTCACGAGTAGAATAGGTCTCCTTTAGGACCTTTTCAAGGCGTTTAGATTCTTGTGGAGTCTTGGCTGAAGTAGTGATCTGTGCCTTAGTCACGTCAATCTTCTTGTTAAGCTCATCGATTTCTTTTTCGACTTGTGCTTTTTCCTTGATTGTGCTGGTGATCTTTGTGATGTTTTGATCGTCCTGTATGTGTTGGTCGATCTGGACCACCTTAAAGTTTGCAGCGTCAATCGTTGGTGCATTAGGCTTAGAGCCGATAATCGCTGGAAGCTTTCTTTCTTTAGCTAAGTTCAATAAGATTAAACCAAAGTCAGAAACGAAATTATTGTAATAGCTCTCTAGGCTAGATGTGCTGCTGTCTTGTAAAGGAATTGTTAGCTCATTAGTGTAGATCGCAATACCGTTTGAGTATTCATCGATCGTTAAGTTAGCGCTCTTGCTCACTGGACGTATAAAGATCACCTCACGCTCGTTGAATCCAACATTCACTTGTAACTCTGGAAAACGATATGGTTGTGGCTTGATACGTAATATAGACGCTCCAATGGTGATTGGATCGATGCCGAACGTTCTTTCAAGCACGACTTCAGTATCGGTCTTATTTACTGAGAGCACTTTGTACTCAGAGTCATTAGCGGTGATTAACACGTCACCCTCAGCAAGGATCTTAGAGTTTTGAATGCCAGAAAGAGAGTCAGTGTAGCTTAAAGAGTTTAGTTTATATCGATTACGAACGACGGATGCTGTCTGATTATTGTTTAACGTTTGCACACCAGTTTCTTCTAGTATACGAAGCACATCGAATGATCCTTTATATCGGTTGACTGCAGTGTCGACCTCGACTAGGTTATCATCCTCAAAAAAGTCAATTCCGTTATCGTTTAGGTCATTACGTAGAGAAGTTAAGGAAACGTTATTACGTCCCTTGTAATTAGTGTCAAAAAAGGCGGCAAAATCATCATTGTTTACTGCATTGATGATGACTCGCTTTACTGAGAACCTATCGATGTCATCGGTTAGCACACCGGAGAGGTCCAGTCCAACATAGAGCAAAGGGTTCAAAAATGACTCAAAAAACCAGTTGTTCTTTACTTTGAACTCAGTAGGTAGGGTGATTTGGGCACTAGCTACGTTCTCAAGATCAGCTAAAACCTGTGAGGTCTTTTTTAACTCAAACTTTCTGACTTCACCAGTGGAAGATTTGATTCCAATGACGTCGCTATTTGTTGAAAGTAGAGTGTCAAACCTAGAGTTAATGTCCTCAATCTTACCCTTTAGGTAACCAAAAGACGGCACATTGATGGTGGTTAGTGTTCCATCAGCCTTCGTTTGAGTCACATCAACGTTTTCTGATTTTGATTCTAGGATGTTCTCTAAGCTATATAGGAAAGAGTTCATGTTGTCGATGTCGACAACTAGTCTCTTTAGAACATCACTAAGCGTATGTTTAGTTTCCATTTACTGGGTTATCTTATTTTGTCTATTCTAAAGCTTAGGGTGTTTTCGTTCATGCAGATAATATCAAAGATAGGTTTGTTATCAGACGACGTAAACTCATCTGCGATTATAACTCCTATTTGAACTCCATATTGACCTAAGCTCTGGCGATTAGTGTAGTCTGTGTAAAACTTTAAGTTATAGTTTCCCAACACAAGTTCATCATCAAAAACTAGGCGCAGAGTCTGGCCTTTTTTCCAATATGTTGGGTAGTCTGTGATGAATACTTGCAAGTCTTTTTCTAAAACGATAGGAGCTCCGCTATTTTGGTGAACTAAGTAATTAGTAAAAGTAGATAGTGTGACCACATTATTGTTAAAGATGTTTCCGATCGAGCTATTCGCTATGTTGTATTGTTGGTTAGAGTTGACCACCCTTATCCTGCCTGGAGTACGACGATCGATCGCAATGCCCTCGCCTGGGCGAACAGCATCAATATCATATGATACCTTAGCGTTTGTGGTACCTGTCACGATGGAATCGACCTTGTCGTTCACGCTAGTGATTAGGTTTATTAGGGCAGCCGTGTTTTCAAAGATGGCAGAATTGGCAGTCAATGAAGTCTCAAGATTAGAGACGCGATTGGCTAATTCAGTTTGGTCCTCAGTGTTAAGCAATAGTCCCTTTAGGTTCTCAACGTCTTGACGAAGCTTGTCTAGTTCGAGTAGCTTATCGTTGTAACGTTGTTGTAACTGCTTAAACTCAGTCAAGACATCGGTAAAGAGCTCGAGCGAGAAAGTGGAATAGTCATTGATTGAACGCTCTACTAGAGCATCCTCGATCGAAGAGTCCAGCTTTAAGTTCAGCTTAAAGGAGAAAGCGTTACCGTTGACCTTATTCAAAGGATCTTGCTTGTACTTTAGGATAGTCGGAATCTGGAACTCTAGGCCGCTCTGTTGGATGCGATCTAAGAATAAGACGCCATATAGGTTCGTCTTAAAGTCCACTGGAACACCATTTGAGTCCAAGTTGTTTGGATCATAAGTGTCATAGTAAATAAGGATGGCATTAAACTCAAAATCACGATTTGCAACGTAATCATTAAACTGTGAAAATACTTTAATTTCAGCGTTTTCGCTCGCAAGCTTATAGTTATTAAGATCAAAATCGATGGAGATGCCATCGAGGGTAGTACGTACGTACTCAACGCTCTTTAGGTCAACTTGCTTAAAGACGAACTGGTCTTTTGCTACGTTATATCGATTGGTGTCTCCGCTGACTGGATCAGGCGAAGGAGAGCCTGTAGTAGGATCTAAGTAAACGTCAGTGTAGTATGCATTCTTGACTGTCTTATTGAACCAGTTACCAGCTGAATAAACAGCGGTAAAACTGTTCTTGATTTGAGCAAGGGCTTCTGAGCTATCTAGGTCATAAAAAGCCTTGAGAGAAAGTCCAAATGGATGAACCTCATTATATTTTCTACCGGCTAAGTATTCTATGTTTAGTGGGTCAGCACCGATGTTTGCGATAGTCATGCTCGGATAGTAATTCGCATCTTTAATTGACTTAAATAGGACATGTGGGGTAGTACCCACATTCGATGGAACGTGGATATAAATCTCAGTGTATGAGTTATTGTTGTTCTTGAGCGAGTTAACTACATCGATGTCTCCGACATATTTTACCACTCTTTTATAAGTTGAGTTAGTTTCTGGTTTTTCAACAAATCGCTCAGAGCCAGGTCCAGTTCCAAGTATCGTAAAGTTCTTTTCAAGAGTGTTTGCGTCCTGGAACCTGATCGCACCGAGTTCCTTTATCCACTTCCAAAATACTCTTTCAGAAACGGTTAACTTTTCATCCTTTTTATATTGAGGCCGACTTAATAGTAAAGCTTCAAGATTAAGCGCATAGTTTTGAAAGCTTTGTGCAAGATTAACGTTGTTGTCTGTGTTAAGTCCCTCGATTAGAGGAGTCTCACCTTGAGAATAAAATTGGATCTTATTGTCTGTTTGTAAAGTGTCAGGCTCTCCGATTTCAGGCACTCTAAGCAACACAAACTTAGAGAATCGCACGGCATTTTCGCTATTACTTAGTGTAATGTTGATGTCTTCGAGCGCGCTCTGAAAGTTATAAAAGATGCCCTTTTTGTTTTGTACGGGCTTGATTAGCGAAGTTACTGCCATTTACGCTTTTAATTTTTTACGGAACCATGAATTCCATGCCTACCATGCCGTTAATCATCAGACGATCGTCTAAGTTTTCATCGATAATGTATAGCATAGAAAGAGAGTGTCCGTATTGGGTAGGCACTAAACTCTTCAATACTTGATCGCTGACTGTCACGTTAGTGCTATTTGGATTGATTCCAACGTCATATGAAGCTGAGCCTAAACCTGCTTGTAGGATTATAGGAGTTGATGTGCTTTGGTTAGTACCTGCTCTAAACACGATCGGGATAGTAGCAGTTGCGACATCACCGATTATCGAGTTACCGTTGGTTTCAACAATGTCTACTAGGTGGATTCTAAATACTGAATTTTCTAGAGGAGGATTATTGAGGTCAAAGTCGATGTAAAGGGCAAATAGACTGATTGTGTTAAATGCGCCTCCACCATTATATATTGGGTTTAGCGTTGGAGCAGTAGTCGTTCTGATTTTAACAAAAATGTTTTGTCGGCTTGTGCTGGTCAGAGTGATAGTTCCCTCAGCATCAAGACCATTCTTCACAAAGTCTACGATAGTTGTCTCCTTTGATTCTATCACTGAGTTAGTGAAAGTGATTGGTGAGTTTATAGTGGCAGTAGCCGTAGGGTCAATCGTCACGTCATTTGCTACTGAAATCGTGTTTATTGTTAAGACATCGGTGTTGACTGATGCGTTAGCAATGAGTCGATCGACAGTAAACACAGACTCGCCAAGGATATTTTTTTCGAGCTTTGCAATGATCTGAGCCGGTGTGCCGGTCTGATAGGTAAAACCAGATCCCTGTAAGACCATGGACTGCGTCCTGATGTAGTTAATTGGATTGTCTGTACCTATTGAGATCGTGTTTGTGTCTATCTCAAAGTTATTGAGAAGGTCTTCAAGCTTATCTTTAAGCAACAGGGAGTTGGCATTGCTAAGTGTTGCAATATCCGTGATGAAGTTGGTTAACAGTATCTCTTGAATCGGTAGATCAACTGGAGTAAATGCCATCGTTATCGATTATTTTAGTTTATTTATTAGCTCAGAGAGCCGCTCTTAATTATTTTTATCTTTCTATCGTTAAGTCGTCTCTCGACACCTGTGATGTATTGTCTTTTATCAAGAACTTGAACAAAGTTTTTGACCTCATTTGTGTACTCAGTGCCTCGGTTATCGATAACTCTGCAACTTAGGCTAAACGTACCAAGATCTTTAAACTTCCATGCAAAAAACGGCACAGATCTCACTTGCATGACCACATCACCGGTTCGAGAATCAGTTAGAGTCCAATAGAACTCGTTTTTTCCGTCTAAGCTATTTACCACAAAAAAGACTATCGCATTTTCCGGAACAGCAAAGCTTTCCTCAAACAGCTTGATGTCATTAATGTTTAATGCGTTCTGGTCGATGGTTGTAGGCAGGTGGCCGATTTGCACGTCATCCACAAACTTCCAACATTTGATGTCTCGCCAAAAAGTAGGATCTTGCACCGCACCAGTGAGTACGTCGCTCGTCTTAGCTAATAAGAAAAGAGTCTCTATGTCAAATACAGGCGATATGTTAGTTAGAAAGTCAATCAGCTTTTGCGAAAAAACCTTTCTGGGTAAAAAGAAAGTGTATTTGTCGCTAGACTCAGTACCATTGATTTGGGTAAGAGGAGTATTGTTTACGCTTGAATTGATGAAATAGTTACCTACGTAACCGTTTTCAACGTAACCGTTTTCAACGTACTCGTCAAAAAATGGGCTAGGACTGAACCCTGGACTACCTGGACTAAATCCTGGACTACCTGGACTACCTGGACTAAATCCTCCATGTCCAAGGATGTGATACATTTCTTTGCTTAGGTATTCGGCTTGTGCATGGATCTTTCCTTCAATCACCTCGTAATTAAAAAGATTGATTCCTGGGTGATCGCTATCGTTTAAGATTACTGCCAACTCCTCTAGGGTAGAAAAGTTAGGGATCACGTACTCAGAAAATAGCGACATGAAGATTGAGTTTCCTGGAGCTGGGTTAATTAGGTAAAAACCTGCATTAAAATCGTCCAAGTAGATGAGGTCAGTGATTCTCATCCAATAAAGTTCACCAACCTCAACGTCACTAAAGTCCTTTAGTTGAATTGGCAGGTCGCCTTCTCCCAGTCCCCAATATCCTTTCTTTGGGTGAGATTGAGTAGTATCAGCGTATGGTACCCAGGTTCCCAAGTTTGAGTCATAAATCTCAGCGTCATATAAGCTTTGGCCCATGCCATAACGATGTTTGTAAAAAGAGATCCACTCTAATAGGTTCTTATAGGGATCTAGCTTTACAGCAGCATCTTCATTGTCTAATACATTGACCTTTGGATAATATAGATGAGATGCTCCAAAATCTTGCAGCCTCACGTTTTTTAAGTTGTCTAGGAAATAGTCGAACTTGTCTTCAAGCCTGGTGATTGCTAGTATCTCAGGTTTCTTGTCGTCCTGCACTGTGACAAATCGACTAAAGACACTGACATTTCCTGAAAAATCAAAGAGCTCAACGATGACTCGATAGGTGCCGGCAAAGGGTAATACGTGAGGTAGGGCAAATAGGTCTACTATCCTGCCTCTGATCTCAAAGTTATATGGGTTTGGTCCGGGCTTTGTGATTCTCCAGTTGACCTCGTAAAAGTTCCTAAAATCGATGTTTTGAAAAGTCCAGTGCGGATCAAGCCCTGGTGCGATCGCATCCAAGTCGTCCAGTCTAACTCCCCTAAGGTCCTGTAAAGTAAACTTGCCAGTATCAAGGGTAAAAACTGTGGGTGCACCGATCACGCGTTGTGGATCGTCGCCGAATTCCCAAGTTAGCTTCTTTCCAAGGTTAGGAATTCGTTGGTTCTTTATCTCAGTGTAAAAGGTCTCGATATTTTCGATGTAGTTCTCAGCCTCTGTCCTAGTGGAGATGACTTGAGAGTACTCAAATGGATTCTTTGAACCGTTATTGTTGATCCTAGCTACTCCAAGGTCGAGGCCCACCTCGCTGACCCTACGATACAAAGGATCCAATGCACGTAAGGTAAGGTCCGCATCTTTCCCAGGATAAACGTCAATCTCTGCGTAATCATTGACCATGTAATCAAAGATTCGGTTAGGATCGGTCCAATAGGTTAGAGTTATCTTTTGAAAGTAAATAAACTCACCGATTATGTCCTTTACCTTTACATTTATCGGTAGAAACTCATTCTTGATCTTATCATTTAGTAGGTTCAGCTTATAGAAGATCTCGTTTACAGTGAATTCAGTGGTCTCTTCAACTATTGGGATGTTATCGTCATCGAAATTATCAGTGGCGACTGTGAATTGATAAACAAGAGCCAAAAACTCAGTCTTCTTAAATTGTTTGCCAAATTTTAGGTTACGATTCTTGTCCTCCAAGTCAAGCGACTGGATGATGCCATCATCTAGGTAATCGCTGATGTCGATTAGGGTCATCTTGTTGTAGTAAGCCGACCTTTGATTGTAGTTCAACCAATATTCCTTGATCCTTAGCACATCCTTGTATCCAAGCAAATTGATAAAGTTAACGAGTCCCTTATAAGTACCGACGTATGGGTACACCTGGTCTTTGCTCACTAAGAGCTCCTTTCTGATCTGATTAAGGGCTTCCATGTCTGGAAAAGCCTCTTTGATGTCATAGTTCTTAAGGATATTTGCGTCCTCGCGTAGAAACCTAATGCCAAAGTTTTCGGCCCAATTCCTAAATCGAGTGTCCTCTTCCACTCCTTCTCCATAAAAGTATAACTCAGCGATCTTTACTCGGCTAGTGCCGTTAAACCAAAACATCTGTAGAGTTCTCTCAAAAGAGACCTCGTCAGTAGGACAGAAGGCTATGTTTACTTGTAAAGGTATTGACACGTCCAATAGAGAGTTGGTGTTCACAGGATCAATGTCTGAATACTTGATGACTGATTTATCGATCTTGGTGATGAACTTCTCATCTAACTGAATGTCACGAACTACCTCATACAAAAAGAATTCGTTTGATGTCTTGTTTGAAACCCAAGCAAACTCAAAGTATTGCTGATTGTTTGCTAGCTGAGGAAACTTATAAGTAGTTCCCACTTTTTCTAAGACAAAGAGGTTTTCATTGTCAAATAGATAGTTTGATATAGGTTCAAAGTATATCTTGCCCTCCCATACCCCAGAGGCCACATTAAAGTTTAGGTTGAGGTTTTGGCCAAACTTATCAAAGAATTCTAGGTTTTGGACTAGCATTAAGTTTTCCTATTTGTATTATTTATTAGGTATTTAGGTTAGATGCTATAAATCGAGCTTTCGCCTGAAGTGTTTAAGGAAAGAAACTCTAATTTATCCTCCTTATCTAAACCGGTCTTCTTATGGATCTTTTTCCATTCCTTAGCATAACCGTTCTTGCACATTTGGGTGAAGTAAGCAAATGCATTAGGAGTTCCAGTACGAGTCTCATCAAAGCTTTTCCAGTACTTTAAGCAGTCTAATAGCGCCGACTGAATGCAGTCCTCGCGATCACGTTCATCCCTAAAGTAGAGACGATCTACTGCTCGGTTTGCCAGAGAAATAAAACATTCGATTGCAAACGGGCTGAGCTCGCTAGTCTTTTTACACTTGATGATTTCGTCGGTGAAATCTCTATTATTGATGTAGTGTTGATCACCACGTTTCTTTCTTGCCATTTAGCGAGATTATTTTAAGAGCCCATGTACCTTGACCACCCCTAAATAGGAATCAATCATGTCAGTAATAGGCGAAAGGATCTTGTCTCCTTCTAATATCCATTTTTCTTGGTTGACGAGTTTAAATAAGTCAGATTGCTTTACCGATTCTATGATTGGGTCGCTCTTAAATTTCGCTAGTATGTCGTTTTTGTTTGCATTACCTTTGCAACCTATCGCGTTTTTGAGCTCGCTTGGGCTAAAGATAAAAAATCTATCGTGTTGATTCTTTAGGATTCTAGTAGTTAAGTGATACTTTAAGATGCCAGTCGCTTGTGAGATGTCAACTAGCGAGTTACCGCTAGAACCAAAGGATATTCCTTCGAGACATGCAAGAACGTCTTCTCCATTTACTTCTTTTTCTATTTCAGAAACGAGTAGATCGATTGCTTCAAGGTAATTGATTAGCTTGGTTCTTTCAGTTAGATGATATTCTTGCTCTTTTTTTCTTCTAGTAGTAGTTCTTAAGATCTTTATGTTTGGATAAGTTGAGTTAACGTAATCAAAGTTATCTGAATCCTTTTTTCTAACGTTAGTATTAGCTAACGCTATCCACTTAAACTTGGTAAAATCTCTGCAGATGCAGACTCCAGGATATAAGATGGAAAAGTCTATGCTGACAATGGTCATTCATTGTGGATAATTTTAAGGCCTAAAATGATTATACGTTGAAGTTATTAAAGAGTTCTACTCAATATGATATTTATTCTCAAAACCATAAGCTTTTTTGCTAGTACAACAATGGGTGGTGGGTGGGTGTAGCTATAGTAGTACTATAGTATTACTCTATTCTTACTATAATTATTACTATAATAGCTACTCTAGTAGGGCGCCCGCTCGCGGAATTTTTAGTTTTCACCCATTTGTAGTACATTAGCAATATGAGATTAGGATATTGTTGCATCAACCTTAGCTTGCGTGAGCAAGGGATTACTATAAATCGAGGCATGGTCAAAAAGACATGGCTAGAACAAGGCATTGCTCGAGCGGCTCTACTTGCTGAACAGAACCTACAAGATCTTTGTAAGATACTGCAGTGGAACCTAGAGCATGACATTAGAGTCTATCGCATGTCCAGTGACATATTTCCTTGGATGAGCGAGTATATGTTCGAACAGCTACCTAACTATGATAAGCTAGTAGGGATCATGCAGCAAATCGGCGAGTTCGTGCACCAACACAACTTGCGCATCTCCTTTCACCCAGGCCAGTTCGATGTGCTTGCTTCTCCTACTCAAAGTATAGTCGACAAGACGATATATGATCTGGACCAGCACGCACGCATCATGGATCTCATGCAGCTGCCTAAAAGCTATGCCGCACCAATCAACATCCATATCGGCGGCACATATGGCGACAAGCCTTCTGCAATCCAGCGGTTTTGCACAAACTTCGATCGCCTGGCTGACTCTACCAAGGCCCGCCTTGTTGTCGAAAATGACGATAAAGCCACCCAGTTCAGCGTGCTTGACCTATATGACGGCATCTATAATGGAGTAGGCTGCCCGATCACCTTTGACCACCTACATCATAGATTCTGCACAAGCGGTCTCTCTCCGCAAGAAGCCGCACACCTTGCAGCTTCTACTTGGTACAAACATAAACCGCTGCAGCACTATAGTAGTACTAGATTGTACGAAGATGCCAGCGCTCTCAATCGATCGCATGCCGATTACATTTATGAGGTCATTCCTCACTATGACTTGGATGTGGATGTTGAGGTCGAGGCAAAAGCCAAAGATCTAGCAGTCCTAAAATATCGTACCGACTCAGCATCAACAGAAAGTAGTCTTTTATTAACTCCAAATAAATTCAGTTTTGAATGAAAATCTTAAATTTAGTTGACCAGTCTTGCTCAGAAATCAAGTACAAAATCTCCCGTTTTCCAGACGGCCAGCAGGACATTCAGTTGCTTGATGCAGTATCCATTCATTCAAGCATCAATCCAAAAAAAGACATGGTCGAGATCAGATCACGTTTCAACTCCTTTAAGGATCTTGAGATAATCATCTGCGCTACCAAAGCTCTTCGTAATCTTGGAGTCAAAGAAATCCACCTGTATGTTCCTTACGTGATGGGAGCTCGCAGCGATCGACAGTTCGTTGAAGGTGGAACTTCTTACTTACGAGACGTGATCGCTCCTATCCTAAACTCATTGGAGTTCGAGAGCGTCACCTGCATTGATGTTCACTCAGATGTCGCAGCTGCCTGCATCAATCGACTTAAAGTGGTTGACAATACTCAAATAGTCAGCTCATTCATCAGTCGTGTGGCAGCTAATCGAGACCTAGCAGTCAGCTCTTTCCTAGAATCATGCGTCTTTGTTTCACCTGACGCAGGTAGTCTAAAGAAGATCTATACTGTTGCTAAGAACCTACAATTCACAGGTGAGGTCCTTACCTGTAGCAAGTATCGAGACACCGATGGTAAACTGAGTAAGACTCACGTGCCAGTCAGAATCGATCACTACTCAAAGAATCTAATCATCATCGATGACATCTGTGACGGCGGTCGAACTTTCTTAAACATCGCCGAAGAGATCAAAAAGACCCAGCCTGAAAGAACTGGCAAGATTTACCTAGTCGTTTCACACGGCATATTTTCAGCAGGCTTTGATGAGCTTAGTAAGCATCTTGACGGCATCTACTGTAGCAATAGCTATTCAGACATTGAAAACTCAGTAGTAGGTCAACTTGATGTCTTTTAAAATAACATATACTTTATGAAAAATCAATCCGTCCACGTTATCAAACCACCAGCTCCGATCTTTAGAGACTCAGATTCAACCAAGCCTTCCATCTTTCTTGCAGGCAGCATTGAAATGGGTAAGGCAGAGGACTGGCAAAAGAAAGCCATCCAGTTTTACGAAGAAAATGGAGTAGAAGTAGTAGTTTACAGTCCGCGTAGAGAAGACTGGGACTCCAGTTGGGAACAAACGTTTGAAAACGCCAACTTCTACCAACAAGTAAACTGGGAATTGACCGCATTGGAGGAGGCAACTCTAATCATCATGTATTTTGATCCTAACACCAAGTCACCTATCTCCCTATTAGAGCTAGGCAAGTTTGCAGACTCTGATAAGCTACTAGTGTGCTGTCCAGAAGGTTTTTGGCGCAAGGGTAACGTTGACATCGTGTGTGATCGTTACCGCGTTCCAAACTACTCAAAGTTCGATGACCTACTTCAGGCCTCACTACAAATACTCGAAAACCATGAATAACTATACTGAAGTGTTTGGCAACTTAATCACCCTTGCAAAAGATGGAGAGTTTGACGTGATCGCACACGGTTGTAACTGCATGTGCACCATGGGAGCCGGCTTAGCTCCTCACATGGCATCGGCATTTGGTTGTGACCTATTTAAGTTAGAAAACACTCAATATCGAGGCGACATCAATAAGCTTGGTCAGATTGATGGGGTACTGGTCTCTAGGGCGGACATGAAACGCGGAGTTTTCGTGCTTAATGCATACACTCAATACAAATATGGACGTAACCACGCAGATGGTGATGCCGTGCCAGTCGATTATGATGCAATCACCCTGTGCATGCGAAAGATCAACCATAACTTTAAGGGCATGCATATCGGTTTACCGATGATTGGTGCGGGTCTTGCCGGTGGAGACTGGGAAAAAATCAAGCAAATCATTAAACGCGAGCTAAAAGATTGTATAGTAACCATAGTCATACTTAAAAAATAAATCTACAATATGAGTTTTAAACCAACTGCCCTGTACTACACAGATGGCTATAAGATAGGCCATAAAAGAATGCTTGCGCCAGGCACCCAAAAACTATATGGCACATGGATCCCACGTAGCCTAAAGTACGCGCCAACTGGCGTCAAAAAGATCCTGTCGTTCGGCCAGCAACTGGTAGTTCGCTGGCTTCGTGACGAGTTTCAAGAAAACTTTTTTGAGCTACCTAAAGATGCTGCATTAATCTTTACAAAAGACATGTGCATGTACCTAGGTCTAAAATATGATGGCTCTCACTTTGAAGCACTACACGACCTGGGTTACTTACCGATACGAATCAAGTCTCTTCCTGAGGGAATAGAGACCAATCCAAACATACCTCACATGACCTTCATCAATACCGTTGATGGTTTTGCGTGGTTAACTCTTTATCTAGAGACGATCATCAGTTCCATTGCTTGGAAACCAACTACATCAGCAACGATCGCTCTGCAGTATCGTCGCAATCTAGCACAATGGGTAGCAAAGACAGATCCTGCAAACAAGTGGTTGATTGACTACTTAGCTCACGACTTTAGCGCACGTGGTCTGTCTCCTTGGGACATGATGACATCTGGCCTGGGTCATGCCACATCCTTTCGCGGCTCAGACACACTAGTAGTCATTCCGGCTGCTCGCTACTTCTACGATGAGCCGACTAATGAAGTCTGCATCAGCTCAGTGAATGCGTCAGAACACTCAGTTTCTACCACGTGCATCTTTACCATGGGTGAGAGCAAGATGATCGATTATTACCTTGATCAATTCCCAGAAGGAATCTTATCCATCGTATCCGACACATTTGACCTTTGGACTCTGATCACTAAATACTTGCCTGAAAACAAGGCCAAGATCATGGCACGCAACGGTAAGCTGGTGATACGCCCTGACTCAGGAGATCCGGTTCGAATCGTTTGTGGCTACCATGACTATGAAGTTACTGTTGAACATGGAGTAGATAGATCAGTCCTTGGCTATCGAGTTAATGAGACTGGCAAGTGGATTTCAACGGACGAAAAGAAAGGAGTAATCCAACTCCTATGGGAAATATTCGGCGGCACTACCACTGAGGCCGGTTACAAGTTGCTTGACTCTCACATTGGAGCGATATACGGTGACTCAATCACACTAGAACGGCAGATTCAGATTTACGAGAAGCTTGCTGAGAATGGTTTTGCAACCACTAACATCGTCTTAGGCGTTGGTTCCTTTACCTACCAATGTAACACTCGCGATGCTTTAGGCTTTGCAGCCAAAGGCGCATGGTTTGAGATCAATGGAGTAGGTTACAACATCTACAAGGACCCAATAACGGATGACGGCACCAAGAAATCACTTAAAGGATTCGTTGCAGTGTCTGAAGAGGACGGTGAGTATGTTGTCCATACTGAATGCACACCAGAGCAAGAAGCAACTGGTCTTTTGCAAACTATCTTTGAAGACGGTAAGCTTTACAATCAAACAACATTAACTCAAATCAGAAAAAGAGTGGCTGAATTAGCCAGCAAATAACATGGGACTACTAAACTTAGAAATAAACTATCAATACTTTAATAACAAATAAAATCTAAAAAAGATGGAAGAAAAACAAATAATCCTAAATCAGATTCGTACACCAGATGGTACTATCTTAAAGTCAATGCATCGTCATGACTATGTTACATACACCGATAACAATGGCCATCAATACATGGTAGACGGTGGTTCAGAATACTTACGTCGAAACGTTAATGAAACAAAAAAGAACTTTCTTTTAAAGATATGGATCTTTTTGCTCAAACTAATAGGTAAAAAGTGGAATGACCCTTTACTCTATACTGAGCTCAGCGTCTATTCTGATGCACCGTTTGAAGTTATCCGTGAGAACTTTCACCGTGGCGGTAGAGGCAAGGACGGCCGTCAACCTTTAACTTGGGTACCGATGCATCAAATGAGCAATGAGTGGATTAAAGCGTGTATTCGATATAATGCCGAACGCGGTACGACTGATTGTTTTGCAAATAAATTATATGCACAAGAGTTGGAATATCGTGCTACAAACGAAATAGTAATCCCTGACTAATATGAAAGAAATCAACATAAACGGAATAAATCTACAGTATCAAACATTCTATGATGCCTGTGAATACGGCGAATCTACACGTACAGAATTTTACCTAGGTACTGTCGTGATCATAAAGAAAAAATGGGTATTCTATGGTCCTACTTACGAGGAAGTGATACCTAAAAAGATATTCACCATTTTTGCAGACACACAAGATGCTAACTTAAGCAGGGATTGGTGGAGAGCGCAGATCGAGAAACACTTAACCATTCTCAATCGTGCTGAAGAGATCGCAAAGGGTGAGATAATTTAACCAATTACCTAAGTTTAGTATTATATCAGAGTATGCAACAGATACCTGGAAAAATATTTACTCCTTGCTTCATGAATGAAGAGGACTTTGAAAATGGCTATCGCAATTCCATCTTTTGGACAGAGAAAGACTTTTTTAATGAGTACCGTAAGCATATAGCAGCAATGAGTCATGTGGCAGAGTGTGCCAAGATATTCATCCTTAAAAACTGGGAAAAAGTCACCGACTGGAGCGACCTTGAAGTCATCATTATACATGGTCCAACTGGTGAGTCGACTGACTACTATAATCACACAAAGCACATAGCGCGCACTGAACGCCGTAAAAAACGTCAGGAAGAGAATAATAAGTCTGCTCGTAAATTACCTGAATCCTTACGTAAAATCCATCTTGAGATGGAGGAAAACGATAGAGCTCGACACAATCCCATCCAATCGATCACCAATGTAGTTCTTGACCCATCCGACGGTGACTTTTCGTTGACGGTAAATGGCAAAGAACACTGGTGGATCCAGGACGAAGCAGTCATCATCATCGCTAACCACATTGAAAACCAATTGAAAAATAACCCATCATAAATGTACTCTCAATCAGAACTTGCAAAAATGGTCTTTTTTGACCTGGAAACAGCATCAACCTACGCGACTCTAAGCGACCTTGAAGACGCTAGCCCAAAAATGGCTGAGCTTTGGCGTAAGCGCTGCGACTACCTTCGCACCCGATTTGAAGAAAACAGAGAAATGTCAGATGACTCACTATATGTAGCAAAAGCCGGACTTACTCCCGAGTTTAGTCGTATCGTCTGTGCATCCTTTGGTCGAATCTCTTTTGAAAACGATCCAGTGATAGGTAATTTTCCTAAAATGACCATCAAAAGTTATGCATCAAAGGACGAGCAAGAGGTGCTTGAAGGTATTTCAACAGTCTTTGAAAAGTTTGCAACCTATAAGTTTGTTGGTCACAACATCAAGCGATTTGATGTACCAATGATGTGTAAAAGAATTATCATGTCAGGTCGCCCTTTGCCTAAAGGTCTTCAGCTTACCAACCTTAAACCTTGGGAAATGCCACTAATTGATACTTCTGAGCTTTGGAGCTTTGGTGCATGGCAAGAAGGTTTCGCATCTCTTGAGTTGTTAGCAACTGCCCTAGGCTTGCCTACACCTAAAGACGATATCCGAGGCGAAGAAGTAGGCAGAGTATTTTGGCAAGAAGGAGACGTTCCTCGCATCGCTACCTACTGTCAAAAGGATGTTTTTGTTTGTGCCCAAATTTTACTGAAACTCTCCAGCCTACCTGTAGTACAAGACTTCCAAGCATAAAATAGCTAAGCCTTTTTTGGAATCAAAATTAGATTACTTTCTCGATCCTAACTTTAAGTTTGACGAGGGGTCCCATACCTACACTTACAATGACCCAGTTACGGGTAAGCCCATACAGACTTTTAAATCTGTGACGGGCTTTATTGGTCAATTTAAAGAAAAGTTTGACTCAGAATTCTGGGCAAAGCGTAAGGCCATGTCCTCAGGGAAGACTCAACAAGAAGTTCTCAATGAGTGGAAGGAGATCTCTGACACTGCAATGGACTTGGGAACAACAGTTCACAAGTGGATCGAAGACTTTTACAATGGACTTAATCCAGCCATCCCAGATAATGCGATAGTTCGTGAAAGGGTAGAGCAGTTTAAGCAACTTTACGATGAGCGATTACATAAATTGAGACCAGTTCGTCAGGAATTCAGGCTTTTTTCTAGAAAATGGGGACTTGCTGGTACAACCGATGCTATCTTTTGCCTAGGTTCAGACTTTTATGTAGGCGATTGGAAGACCAACAAGAAGTTTACGACAGATAATGACTCAATAGGTAGACGTAAAAAGCTCCTCTGGCCCTTTGATGACCTTTGGGAAAACTCTTTGAATTCCTATTCAATACAACTTAGCATGTACCAGTTAATCCTCCAGGAAGAGGCTGAGTTCACGACTAATGGAGCTTTTTTAGTCTGGATCGGTCCCACTGGAAAACCTGAGTTACATAAAACAGTAGATCTAAGAGATCGACTTTATACTTACTTACAAAAAAACAAATAACATACATTATGAGCGCAAACCCAAGAGAAATCCTATTTGGATCAAATTCAAGAAAATCTTTACAAGCCGGAGTAAACAAGCTCGCGGACTCAGTAAAAGTAACGCTTGGCCCAAAGGGTAGAAATGTCGTACTCGGCAGAAAAAATCAATATGCTATCACTAAGGATGGCGTGAGCGTTGCTCGAGAGATATTCCTTAAGGACCCATTTGAAAACTTAGGTGCACAGATGGTGAAACAAGTCGCTTCAAATGTTGCTTTAGAAGCAGGTGACGGCACGACCACTGCAACCGTGCTTGCACAATCCATCTTAAACAAAGGCATCAAGCTAATTGAGTCCGGCCACGATCCAATGGAATTGAAAAAAGGCATGGATGCAGCTGCTCAACTCATCAAACAATATTTACAGGCAAACGCGGTAAACGTAGAGAGCGTTGATAAGATCCGAGATGTTGCTACGATCTCAGCAAATGGAGATTCAAAAATCGGTGAAATAATCGCAGATGCAATGAAAGAAGTTGGGTTTGATGGAGTAGTCACAGTCGAGGACAGCAAGACTCACGAGACCTACATGGAACTTGTAGAAGGAATGCAGTTTGATAGCGGCTACATGTCTCCATACTTCATCAACGAAATGAAAAAGTTTGAAGTTAACTTTGATAACCCATACGTGCTAATGTACAACGGCAAAATCAAAGGACTTAAGGGACTTGTAGCAGTCCTTGAATTTACTTCATCTAAGAAGAGACCATTACTCATCATAGCCGATAACATCGAGGGAGATGCTTTGCAAGCCTTAATCTTAAACAAGGTAAACGGTATACTTAACGTTGCAGCTGTTCGCTCTCCAGGTTATGGAGAAAGCAAGAAAGAGCAGTTACGCGACATCTCAATAGTGTTGGGTGCCACTCTTCTCTCTGAAGACGAGGGTCATGATATAGCCAACATCAATCCAGATGCGATCGGACAGCTCTTAGGTTCTTGCGAAAAGATCACAGTAACTTCTGATAAAACAACAGTAGTCAGCGGATCCGGAAACAAAAATACAATTGACGCTCGTGTCAGTGAGCTCAAGTCTCAAATCGAGTTCAAAGACAATGAGTCTGAAAAACTCTTAATTAAGGAACGCTTAGCCAAATTAGAAGGAGGTGTAGCTATCCTTAAGATAGGGGCATACAGTGACGTTGAGCTTAAAGAAAAGAAAGACCGACTTGATGACGCACTTAGTGCTACTCGTGCTGCAATCGAAGAGGGCATCTTACCCGGAGGAGGTGTTGCTCTACTTAATGCTAGCGAACAATTATCTAATGAAATCAAATCAAATAATGTAACCTTTGAGTGTGAAGGAGAGATGATTGGTGCAAAGCTTCTAATAGACGCGTGTACTTCTCCTCTTGCTGCAATCTTGGCAAACGCTGGAATCAGCTTCGATGTTGTGAAAAACAACATCACTTCTCAAGATAGCCCAACATATGGACTAGACGTTAGAAACAACGTGTATGTTGACATGGTTAAATCAGGAATCATTGACCCAGTAAAAGTCACAAAATCTGCTCTTGAAAACGCAGTCTCTATTGCAGGCATGATGATAACCACAGAGTGCACTCTAATGGAAGAGGCGAGCAATGATAGCATTAAAGTTGAAGCATAAATTTCGGCCATTCGTGTAAAGCTTTAATGGAAAAGGGCAGCGCTTAGCTGCCCTTTTTAGTTTCTAATAAATAAATCTGATGGACTCAGTTATCGACTTAATCATCAATGAAATTGCAAACGTTCTCGGGATCCCTCCTAGTGAAGTCAAGAGCAAGTTTACTGAACAACAGCTCAAAGAGCTGTATGACCTATCCTTGTGCGATCCTACTGATGAAGTAGGCGCTCCCTTTGGACAGATCACTGAGCTTCCCTGTGAAGAACCAGCTCCACAGTTATTACCGGAGCTAAGCACGGCGGACATTGAAAAACTAATCCAAGACCTTGAAAACACGCCAACTGCTAATCCGGTCAAAAAATGTATAGACTCGGTCGAGACCATTTCTGCTTCCCTTGAAAAAGAACGCGAGCTCTATGTCAAATACTCAGCCTTACATGATAAACTAATCGAATATCAAGATAACTTTGAGCCAGTTGCCTCTTATTTTGAGGAAAGGGCAAACGAATTAGCCAGAATACTAAAGGAATTTAGTTCAGTCTTAGAAAAGGAAAAAGAGCTAAAGATCAAGCTCGATCAAGCAAATACCGAACGCTCTACTCTACTTAATAAGATAACTAAAGGTGCAAATATCGCTAATCTCTCAGTTAGTCTTGAGATGATCAACTTAAACATCGCTAACCTTGAGTCACAAGTCCTAGTACAACAAAACCTTCTTAAAGGCAAGGAAGCATCGATTCCAGTCTTTAACAATAAGTATTATAATGCCTTAGTTGGAGGTTTAAATAGCGGTGCGGCTAATTCAGACATCTCTACTGCGCTATCCAACCTATATTCTAACTACATTGACCGTTCACAGCTTACTCAAATACAGTCTCAAATCTCTGCATATTCACAGTGCATCCAAGTATTTGAAGTAGGTTCTGCTCCTACTTCCGTGAATCAGGCAGCAAACCAATCATTTTTTAAGTTTAAGATCAACTTTCCACAGCTCTTTTCTTTCAAGCTTGAGACCCAAGTACAAGACCAGCAAACCAAGACTTATGTAAATCAAAAAGTAGATTTTCCAGTCAAAGGTAACTCTCTATTAGAAAAACAGTCCTTCTTTGCGAGTTCATCCATTTTTTCAGTAGATGAGTTATCACAAGCAACAGACGTTCCAGTGTTAGGTAAGATCTACACCAACTATTACAATCTACTTGCAGATCCAATCAACAACTTATTCACTTTAGACGATCGCGGATTAACTACTGAAGCTGCCGCAATCGATCCTAAAGTCAAGGGTACTGAATCTGAGAAAAAGAGAGAAAATGGTTCTGAATACTTTGTCAAGGATCTTGATAAGCTACAACAGTTTTATCAAAACTTTGAAGTAACTTTTGACAACAAGAAAAGGGAAAAAAGAATGCAAGTAATCGATCCAGCAAAGGACGGCATTCGTGCAGTGTTTAGAAACATTGCTAGACGTGAAGTCCAATTACTTTTAGCCATTGGTCGAGTCAATAAGTTCACAACTGACTCTTCATCAACACTACGCAACATCGTTAATGGAATCAAAAATCAAAACTTAGCGGTAGCCACTGCTCTTTCTGACCTTAGCTCGGAGATCGCAAGGATCAAGGGAGTGATGGATGACTTAAAGCCCAGTCCAGAAAAGGTAAAAGCCCGCTTAAAAAAGCAGAGCCCAGAGTGTTTTGACAAAATGGATCAGGAAACCCAACCTGCAAACTGTGTCTCGGTGATGGGCAAGTTAGGAAAAGATCCTCTATATTTAAAAAGCATCACTGAAGGTACCGATGCAACTTTACCTTGTTCAAATCAGCTTTGTTATTGGGTACAGTTTTCGCTGGTCGCAAACATCATGGGCTTGATTCCCATGCCGAACCTACCTAACTTTAACCAGCTTAGGTACTGGCCAGTTGGCTTTGTGATTCCTACTCCAGGCGGGCTCATTAAAATTCCTTTACCCGTGATATGGTTGCCGCTAGTCTCAATTGCTACTCCAATGGGCACAATAGTCATATTTTTGACTATTAATGGCATCTTCATCTCACCAATCATCTTTTTTGTGTCGAGCACAGGATTTAAGCAACACATCTTTACAGTTAGGGGACCTTCTCCAAAGTTCGGTTTTTCAGGTGATGAGGAATCTATCAAACCTGGAGTGCAAAAATCAGTCGCATTCCTTGCAAATCGTGAAAAGATACAAAGACTAGCAAAAGAAGCAATAGACGGCAAAGAGTTTAACTTGAGTTCAGCTCAAAAGGCTCAAGTCGCAAAGCAACGCAACATTCTTAATGTTGTCGAGTCAACTGCAAAGTCTTCAGGCAATAAAAACCGCCTACTTAAGGTAGCTCGTGAGAAAAGAAACTTAGAACTATCAATATCCAATTTAGGACCTCATGAAAGGCTTCAAAATATCCTAGATAAGACCGAGTCAGCTAAGGATGCGATCGAAGACGCAAAGCGAGCGATCCATCAGCGCATCAATGATTTAGGCAAGCCTAACCTGACAAAAGCAAACGAGCTAAAGACAAAGATCACTAAACGTCAAGATCAGCTCTTACTTAATTTACAGCAAGCACTAGCCAATGGTGATGATGCAGCTGCCAAGACCATTCGTGAACAGGTAAAGATAGATGGTTCCGACATGGATGAAAAGATCAGTGCGATCAAGGCTGACATGAAGACATACTATGATCGACTAAAGTTTCCGACCATCTCTATTCCAAAGGACTCAAGCAAGCTCGAGCCACAGCCGAACGCCATCCTTGACTTTTTAAATGAAGTGCTTGAGTTTTCTAGCATGTATAAGTCAAACTTCATCTCACAAGACAGCTTAAAGCTTCGCAATATGCTCCTTGTGCAATTAGCAAAGAACAAGACCAAGATTAAGACGAAAATCGATGGAGACCTAGCCTCTGGCCAATCACTAGACGTTGAAAAAGACTTTGACAAGATCCAAAAGTATTTGCTAGACGTCAACTCAACACTGGTCGATTCACTCAAAGGTAGCGGTGGAGAAGCCGCAGTAAAGGCTCAAGCTGCAAAAGTAAACTCTCAAAAGGACAAGGTAAATGCCGAAAAGGATCCAAAGAAAAAAAGAGACCTAGAAAAAGAGTTACAAACACTACAAGTACAATTTTCTGACATTTTTGATAATGCTAGGGTCAAAGAGGCACTTGCCTTGACTCCAGCCGCTCTTGCTGCACTAGGTCAGCTTAAAGTAGACTTTAATCCTTTTTCTCCGTGTTGTGCCAAGAGCGGATTTCAGCTAGATCTTAGTGGGCTTTCTCCTGCAATTCCAATCATTGAGTCAGTTAGACTAGTACTCGATGGCTACGTAAAGAGCCTCACTCCAAAGCAATTTAAGTCGCTGGTAGGCGATAAGAAAACGATCTCACCTAGAGAACTAACTAGTTCATACATTGGGATAATAAAGAACACGGTCCCAGCTAACTTAGCCATTCCAGTGCCAGCCTTTAACTTACTGACCTTTGCTGCATCGTTTTCCGGCATACTTGCTTCTCTTTTTGAGCTAAGGATTCCAAATCCTGCTCGAACTCCTTTTCCAGCACGCATCAAGATTGACCTTAACTTGCTAAAGCCAGTCTTGCTTAATGCGCTAATGGACTTCTTAGATAACTCTCTTCCTGATCCAAAGAAATATACTGCTCCAAGTCCAAAGCAAATAACGCCGGCCGACAGTACATTGACTGCTGGCGAAGCTGCCGCACTAAGTTCTAAGCCTGCACAACCTACTAAATTGGACTCAGACATAAAGATAGTTACCTGTGAACCTGATGACTCGCAAAAGAGTGCCATCTCAGACGGAGGTTACAAACCAAACGTCAATTATGACTCTCCGGACGATGTTAACACAAATCTATCAACTAGGTCCATTATCAAGGCTCCTACTTCATCTCCATTTAGCTCAGGCAACGTAGTTGCCCAGTCTGATCGTGATGTTCTTCCATCTTTTTCCACACTAGACTTTGATTTTTTAAGCATAAATCCAAGTGATCTGCTTGCAGTGCTTAAGAACTTTATTGACCTTGGTTTTGACATCGCAGAAAAAATATTAGACCAGTTTTACAAGATAATTTCTTTGCTCAAGAGCGCAAAAGGTACCAAAATAAACCTACTTGAATCTATCCAATATTCATTGCCGTCTTTCTTTCCACCAATCGCTCCACCATATCTTCCAACATTTATAGGAATAACTAAAATTAGGGAAAACACCGGAAAGTCAAACACCATGCAAATAATGGACACTGACGTCATACAAGAAAAGCTAAAGATCGTTGAAACAGTATTGGGGCCAATCGCAAACTCACCATTACCTATGCTAGTTGCTTTGATAGCCGGAATCGCCGACCATGTAACTGCTACTGTGCCTCTTCCTCCTACACCAAAGCTCGATACTACTAACTTTTCTTTTTCGATGGTCGATTCAACTAAGCCTAGCTATCTGACTGTGCGTAATCTCCATCCGGTTGTGAGTCAAGATGACATACCTTCCTGGGAACGATTAAGCCCTGCAAATCCTTTGTTTTTGCTCTTCGTCGACCAATTCCTGGCAGCAGGTGCAGATAAAGTTGGTCTTTTTAGAGAATATTTGTAAGCTTTCTAAAACTTTAATCAACTTGCATGATATAAATTACTATAAAATCATACCATGCTAGCACTCGTACCTACACAATTAGATCCATTTCAAAATATTGGCAAATATAACCCCAATATCATTCTCACTAAAGAGGACAAAAAATCAAAATTAAAAATTTATTGTCATGAGCCGTATGCTCAAGAACTATATGACCTCATGTCCGGTCGCAATGGTGGTACTACCTCAAAAATGGAAAGCAAAGACCTTATCTTAAACGAAGTATACAAGGTTAGAGCTACCCACCTTTTAAAAGCAGACCGTTCTATATTGACTGAGGAAGTCAATTCAGGAGTAAGCATCATAGTTCCAATAAAAGAATACTCAAAATCGATTGATGAACTTGCTGCCGGTAAAAACAACGAGTTCTACGTTAAACTATATCACTCAGCCAAGGACGGAGAATATATTGGTTCTGAAAAGAAAGCACTCTCTGTCTCTTATAAGCAAGAATTGTTTGTTCACCTTGCAAATGAGACTTCATTTGAAATCAAGCTTAAGAAGCTTATCAAAGGCGGGTACCTTGCAATCTACCAAAATGAAGTCGAGTGCTTTGTTCCAGGTTCTCATGCCGCAGCGAACGTAGTTCATAACTTCGGTGATCTTCTAGGTAAGACACTTACTGTGATGGTTGACAACTATGACTCTGCAAATGATCTATTCATCCTGTCTTACAAGAAATATGTCTCTCATTCCATGCCAAAAATGATCACCGAACTTAAATTCGATGAGCCATACACTGGAGTGTTGACCAATAACCCATACGATTTCGGTATCTTTGTTGAGATCGATGGTTACTACACCGGTCTAATCCACAAGTCAGAGTTTGAAAACTACGATGATGTTCGTAAGAACTACAGAGTCGGCGATAAGATTTCAGTTTATGTCAAAGACGTCACTACTAAGGGTAATCAATACCGCATCGTGTTGACCTTAGACAAGTCTCAAGTAAACGGTGAAAAGTTACAGTGGCAGGAATTACGTAACAAGACTGAGAACAATAGCTTTTCCTACACAATTAACAAAAATAAAAATTCAATCTCAATCGACATCAATGGCGAAAGCTATGAGGTACAATTAAAGCGTAATGACCTTCAAGAAAACTTAAATCGATACCCAATGGTTAAAGTTTTCAAAGTTGACCCAATCAACAAGCGTCTGAGATTTGAATTTGTTGAAGCATAATTTTTCTAACCCACCGAGTCTTGAAAGTCTATCACAAGATAAATAATCAAGATGACCTAATCAAATATCCTATCACAGCCAGAGCATATTGTTTTTCAATTTAGTTTCAGCTAGGATGGGATATTTTTTTCTAAAATATTACGACAGATGCTATTTGAAGAGAGAATTGAATACAAGCCTTTTGAATTTCCAATATATTTTACAGAAGGCTGGCTCAAACAGGCTCAGGCCTTTTGGCTACACACAGAAATATCGATGCAAGGCGACGTAAAGGACTGGAACGAACACCTTACACCAGCTGAAAAGAATCTAGTCGGCAACATCCTACTTGGATTTGCTCAGACTGAATGTGCAGTCTCAGACTACTGGACCGGCATGGTCACCAAGTGGTTCCCAAAACATGAGATCAAGCAGATGGCCATAATGTTTGGCTCACAGGAAACCATCCATGCAGTCGCATATTCATACTTAAATGAGACCCTTGGTCTCGAAGACTTTGCAGCCTTTTTACATGAGCCTTCAATCGCCTCTAAGTTTGAATTTTTGATGGAGACTAATGCGGATTACTCTCACGAGGACTTGTTACATTCAGCCGATGCTCGCAAGGATGTTGCCAAGTCATTAGCGATATTCTCAGCCTTCGCCGAAGGAGTCTCTCTATACTCTTCCTTTGCCGTACTATATTCATTTCAAATGAGAAACCTACTCAAAGGAGTCGGACAACAGATGAAGTGGTCAGTTCGTGATGAATCTCTTCACTCAAAGATGGGGTGCCAATTATTTCGTCACATGTGCGAAGAATATCCTGAATTGAAGGATTCGGTTCAGTCTCAAGTGGAAGAAGCCGCCCAGCTAATGGTGGAGATGGAACTCAAATTCATCGATAAGATGTTTGAGATGGGAGACCTTGAGAACCTAAAGAAATACGATCTCAAAAACTTCATCATTCGCAGAGCTAATGAGAAGTTGATGGAACTTGGATACCTGCCTATATTTGAATACGATAACGAGTCAGCAGACAAGCTCGACTGGTTCTATCATCTTACTGGTGGTGTCACTCATACTGACTTTTTTGCCATTCGTCCCACTGATTATTCGAAGGCTGGCGAAAACGAAAACTGGGACGAAGACGCATTATTTGACTAACAATAACTTTTAAAAGATGACAGAAAAAGAAATAAATCACGGCGAAAGCCTAGGCTGGGAAATTGGAGTTCACTTTCCTGTTTGGGCAAATACTGAAGTCTATGTTAAGACAGTATCAAAGGGCTACTTGCTATCTGGGGAGACCCCAAAGGACGCTTACTGGCGAGTAAGTACTACTATTGCCAAGCGACTAGGTAAGCCAGAACTGGCCTCTAAGTTCTTTGACTACCTTTGGAAGGGTTGGCTTAATCTAGCCTCTCCTGTATTTTCAAACACTGGAACTGAAAGAGGCTTGCCGATCTCCTGCTTTGGAATCGATGTTGGTGACTCCATCCAAGAAATCGGTGGCAAAAACCTAGAAATGATGCTACTTGCCAAGCACGGTGGCGGAGTCGGAATTGGAGTAAATCAGATCAGACCTGCCGGCTCTAAGATTTCTCAAAACGGAACATCCGATGGCGTTGTGCCATTCTGCAAGATCTACGACTCAGCAGTATTGGCTACCAATCAAGGATCAGTTCGTCGAGGTGCCGCATCGGTAAACATAGATATTGAACATGGAGACTTTTGGGAATGGCTCGAAATCAGAGAACCTAAGGGAGATGTGAATCGTCAGAGTCTAAACTTACACCAATGCGTTGTCGTATCAGACAGTTTCATGGATAAGTTAGAGCAGGGTGACAAAGAAGCGCGTAAGCGGTGGACCGCCGTTCTTAGAAAACGTAAAGCAACTGGTGAGCCTTACATCATGTACAAGGGTAACGTCAATAACCAGAACCCAGAGGCCTATAAAAAGAATGGTCTAAAGGTATTCATGACCAACATCTGTTCTGAAATCACCTTACATACCGATGAGAATCACTCTTTCGTGTGTTGTCTCTCTTCTTTAAACCTAGCAAAGTACGATGAGTGGAAGGACACTGACTTAATCTACACAGCCACTTGGTTCTTAGATGGAGTGCTCGAAGAGTTTATTCAACGCGCTAAATACATGCGTGGATTTGAGAACTCAATTCGTTCTGCCGAAAAGGGACGAGCATTAGGATTAGGAGTCCTAGGCTGGCACACATACTTACAAGAGAGAAACATCCCATTTGATTCTTTACAGGCTCAGTTTGAGACCAGGAAGATCTTTTCACAACTTAAGATTGAAAGCGAGCGCGCAAGTCGCGACCTAGCTAGAGAGTATGGGGAACCATTATGGTGTGTTGGCACTGGTATGCGAAACACTCACTTGCGAGCGATCGCGCCGACTGTAACTAATTCCAAGCTTTCTGGCGACGTTTCGCCAGGCATAGAACCATGGGCAGCTAACGTCTTTACTGAGCAAACAGCTAAGGGAACGTTCATTCGCAAGAATCCAGTATTGGAAAAATCCTTAGACAAGATAGGACACAACACTAAAGATGCTTGGGATAAGATCTTAGAAGACGACGGATCCGTACAGGGACTCGACTTCATGGATAGCTGGTTAGTTAAGCTCAACGATAAAGGCAATCCTATCTCAAAAAACAAGTGGTCAAAGCTGCCTGAACCCGATCAAGCTCATTACATTCCTCTAAAGGAAGTGTTTTTGACCTTCAAAGAGATCAATCAACTTGAGCTAGTTAGGCAAGCCGGATTACGTCAACAATATATTGACCAGTCAGTTTCCTTAAACCTAGCCTTTCCTAGTGAAGCCGAGCCTAAGTTCATCAATCAAGTTCACTTTGAAGCGTATAAAGCTGGTGTCAAGACCCTATATTACATGCGAACTGAATCAGTGTTACGCGGAGACATTGCAGCTAGAGCAACGAAAGATTGCCTTATGTGCGACGGCTAACCTCATCACCATACAATACTTTTAATAGAGCAGCAAAATACTTTGCTGCTTTTTTGTTTAGATAAATAACAATAAGCAACTAGACTCAACATGAAACACATTAAACCATACACACAGTTATTACTTGAACAGGAGGCAATGGTCGATCCAACCGCAGCCGCTTCTACCCAAGCTGAGAAAGAGTTTATATATGTCTTTCTTGAACCAGATGAATACAGTAAAATCAAAAAGAAAACATATCCGGACGGAAGCTCAACTGCCGATTACCCAACGTTTTCCTCTACTGAAAAAGAACTTACTGACTGGACAAAAAAGAACATAGCAAGCACTGACAAAAATAAGATGTCAGACTCTGAGCTTGAGACCAAACGTAAAAAACTGATCGAAGTGGTCACCGGTAAGAAATCACACGTAGCAGACTCAGACTTACCCTTCCTTGAAAAGCTAAAAAACGCTTCCTTGACTGACATGTTCGGTAATCGAAAGCCAGACACTAGCGTGTTTTTTACTAAAAAGGGAGAAGCTACCACACACAACATTGAGGTAACGTTTATCACACTAAGAAAGTAATGGTCAAGTCATTCACCAAATTCGTTAGCGAGAGCTTTGAATCAGAGAATCTTTTTATCAAGGATCTTGCGACTAAGTTGATTCAAAAGATCAGGACTGCTCGTGAACCTATCTCTGAGAGATACTCAAAACATGCTGGCATGGAGTTCACAGAGCCATATGCATTTGATCTTGTCCTATTTTTACGTCGGGATCCCAACGCTAACTTCACAAGCGACGAGCACTTTAAGAACTTGCCTTGGGAAGAGCTAAACTACTCAGAATATGGCTATGCGATCGATGCAAACCTGCACGTAAGTAAGCCTAATCTATATCATAAGATCATAATTCACCTAATTTTGGACCCAAACCAAGAGCCACATCTTTATACTAAACTTTTTGCAAGATTAATCGACATTTTAACCCACGAGACCAACCACCTTGAACAAATAGGCAGCGGTCGTGAGGCGTTTAACGAGATGCCATCCAATCCAGATGAGCGAGAGCTAGCAAAAAAGAGTTATAAGTACTTTTTATTGGATGACGAGGTAGAGTCGATGGTCGAAGGCATGTATGCCAGTGCAGCACAACAGGGAAAGCCTCTAGACCAAGTATTCGATGAGTATTTAAGGCCATTCATCGAATCTAGCTACATCACTCAAGAAGAATACTCTCAAGTAATGCAAAAATGGGTGACATTCGCCTCTCAAAACTACCCAGAAGCCAAATTTTCACCTAAGGTAGACGAAATCATCAATAATCTATAAAACTTTATTCTTAGATCAAGTACAAGAAATCTAAAAATAAATAACATGGATCAGTTTAACAAACTTAAAGAAGAAGTAGCTGCTGCTCAAGCTGCTATATTTGGACCGGTAAATGAACTTATTGCAGCAGCTGAAGAAGATGCTCAAAGGTACTATGGCAAAGGCGTAAAAAGTGCAGGTAACCGTTTAAAAAAGAAGTTACAAGAAATCAGAAAAGTAGCTAAAGGTGCTACTGCAAAAGCCGCAATTGCTGCCGTTCAAACATCAGCTAAGCTTTATCGTGAAGACTTAACAACTGAACTGAAAGCAAAGTAATTTCTCTCAAGTTCTAACATAGAATGCCTCCTTAGTGAGGCATTTTCTGTCTATCATTAGAAACTTTCACCCAATTTTTAGTATAATAATCAAAAAATAAACTTACTATGACAGACTTTTTCGACCTACCAGAAGAATCATTCTCAAAACAGAAGAACTCTCAGAAAACCAAGAAAGTAGATCCAAATGTTTACGATCCAGATCCAAATGCCTTTAATGGCTCTTACAAATCGGTGATGCGTTTTTTACCGTACATCGCCAACAAAAAGCTTAGCAAATTCACCAAATATACAGCTAAGTTTTGGAATCCTCTTACTAAGGAATCCCTAATAGTTGACTGCCCTTCTAACGTAGAGCAGCCTTCCATTCTATGGACAATCGAGTCAGTTATTCGTTCGCTTAGAAAAGAAGAACCTGATCTCGCCAAAGAACTCGAATCAAACTTTTCAAGATGGTACACACACCACTCTGCAGTATACATCAAAAAAGATCCTCAGCGTCCAGAGCTAGAGGGCAAGGTTCTAATATTTAAGTTTAGAAACCAAGTTGATCAGCTCATCGACCAACAAATGAATCCAGAGGAAATCGATGGCCTTGAACCTACCAGAAAGATCAATCCATTCCACTTACTCGAAGGAAAGGACTTTCTTTGTGTTGTCGGTAAAAAGACCAAAGAGTTCAGAGACTGGTCTAAGTGCAAGTTCATGGACGAAGTTACTCCTTTTGTTTTCAAGATCGGAGACAAGCAAGTCCAGGTTAAAAATGATGAGAAAGTCATCAAATTAGTAAACGAGTTCTTAACTAAGAACACTCCATCGATGGACGAATACGCTCATCAACCTTGGACTGAAGAGACCTACACAAAGGTTGCTGAAGCAGTGGTTGCAGCCATTCCACAACGCCAAGTGCTAGAGATGGTGCTTGAAAAGAGCAAAGATGCTAAGATGAACGAGTTAGTTCGTTCAAAACTAAAGCCGACTAAGAACAACGCACCAATGGCAAAGGATGAAGACCTAGACTTTGGTACTACTGCTACTACTAGCTCAAAATCAGAATCAGCGAAGCCAGCCTCAGTCGCTACTCCTGCTGCCAGCTCTGATGAATATGATGATTTATTTAAAGACCTATAAAAAAATCCAATTACTACCATGGAAGAATCTACAACAACCGTAGAAAAAACAGCTACCGAGAATTCACCACAAGAAGCACCTAAATCCGTGCTTTTTGGTTCAATCTCCTACACTGAGGAATCAAACTATGAAAAGTTTATTCATGAAATGAATCCAGCCCAAGCGCTATTCGTGCTAGTTGCCTCCGCAAACTATGCACAGGCCAAAGGTTCATTCAACTTACAGGAATCTGAAACATTAGCCTCAGCAATCAGAACCTTACGTAAATCAACACCATCTCCAGAAGTAGAGGAAACTCCTACTTCAGAAACACAGCAATAGCCATGAACCTAATAATCGACGGAAATGCCTTCATCAACGTAGCAATAAGTGTTACCAAATCGGTCTCTTTCAAAGACAAACGAGTTGGTGAGACTTATTGGTTTGATGACCTATTTAATGAAGGCAACTGTCGGTTAAAGGATCAAGTAAAGGTCTCATTTAGAAACTTTTGTTTTACCTATTTGAATTCCTTAATCTCCCCTATAGGTTCATCGTTAACTGCTGTCCACTTCGTATTTGACTCAAAAAGCTGGCGTAAAGATTACATCTCCGGTTTTTTTGAGTCAAGCGAATTTAAGACCAGCTCAGCGCCAACTGAGTTCACATACAAAGGCAATCGTAAGTATGATGACCACCAATACTTATTCTTTGACTATTTTCAACAGGTAATCGTCTCTGCTCTGGAAAACTGTGGAGTCAATCACTACAGGTTTAAGAACACTGAGGGAGACGACATCATCGCCTACCTATGCTCTAAGTTAAACACTGACATCCTAATCTATTCGGTAGATCAAGACCTAAAACAGTTGGTTGATAATCCATCAAAGAACGTGCTGCTAATTGTGCCAAAGCAGATGAGCAAGACGAAGAAGTTATTTGTGTCAACTAATCTTGTGCCAGATAAGGCTGATGATGAGAGTGATAGTTTCTTTTCTTTAAGCGAGAGTCATATTGGCGGTTCTACCATCGACAAGGTGATCAAGAGCATCAAGAGCAAAGACTACGTTGAACACCAAGTAAACGTCTCTGAGGAGCTTCTTTCTAAGATACTATTAGGCGACAAGTCAGATAACATACCTAAGGTGACCAACATTACTCCGGCTAAGGCTAAGAAAATCATCTTTAACCTGCAACAAAGATTTGATACAAAGTTGATCGACTTAATGGATGAGCTGGACTCAAATTTTATCGACACTTTTATCAAAGAGATAGCTAATGTAAACAAGATCAAGGATCAAGATAAAATAGATGAGATCAGAGCACACCTACTCTTCAATATTAAGATAATACGTCTATCAATCAAAGTTTTCCCAGATGAAATCAGGAAGGCTCTAGAACAACACTTTGAGACATACTCTACCTCTAAGTTTTTATCACAAAAATTTACCGCTCTTAAAAATAACCTTTCTTCACTATGAAGCCATTATACGAAAGAATCTTAATTAAACCTCGTCAAAAAGAGACCAAGACTTCCCAAGGAATTCTCATTCCGGAAAAAGCAGTAAAAAAGCCCAACATCGGCCTTGTAATTGCATGCGGTGACGGGTCTATCAATAATCCAATGTTGGTTAAACCTGGAGACACTGTCCTCTGCAACAGATATGCCGGAGTTGAACTGATGTATAAGGGAGAAAAACACTACGTTATTCTATCAAACGAGGTGATTGCCATCTTAGATGACGAAAACGAAGTTGATCTTGAAAACTACGAGTAATTACGCGCTTAACTTTGCGCGGTAGGCGTTAAACTTAGCTAGACGATCGTCTAGTCCATGTGTTCCACCGTTTACTCTTTTTGTGACTGCTGTAACTGCTGCAGTATCTGCTCCTTTATCGCAAAGAGCCCATAATCCATTTGAATTAAAGAAAAAAGCAGCAGATGCCAATGGGTATTTTGTTGCTACTAGATCAGGATTAGCTACGCAATCTTCTCCAATAAATTGGGTGAATTTTGTGTAATTGTCTTTTCCGGTCAACTGTATGTAACCGCGTCCTCTAAACTTGAATCCATCCTTTGATAATTCGTCTCCATTGCCCATGCGGCTTGCATAAACTCTAGATGCGATCTTTTCTGGGTTTCTAGCATAAGACTCGTTTAACTTGTTTGCAAAGTACTTCGGGAAGATCTTAAGTAAACCGTCTGCTGAGTAATTTAAGTTCTCAGTCACAGCTTTAAAGCCTCCGCTTTCGTGAGCACATTGGGCTAGAAAGTGAGCGAGTCTTAAGTTTGTAGTGATGTTGAATTTTGCAGCAGTATCAGGAATCTGAGCTAACACTGCGTCTGGAACGATGCCTTTGAGCGCATCAATCTTTAATGTTTCGGCCATTCTTTTGAGTTATTTTTAAAAAAAATGGGGGAGAAAAATCTCCCCCGTTAGATTAGAAGCTAGGGATGAATCCAGTAGATTCGGAGCTAAGTTGTCCTCCGACTCTAGTGATAGTGATACGATTGATGAACTTGTGAATTCCTCTTGGGAAATCAACACGAATATCAATTATCGCTGTGTTTGCTGAAATCACCTCGTTAGTGTTGTTTGAAGAGTCAAAGATTACTTCATAAGAGCTTAATCCTCTGGCTGATACCACTGCGTCTAAGTAGTTTTGAACTAGCGTCTTAACTCTTAATCGCGTGATCTCATCGTTAAAGTCAAACAAGAAGTTGAAAAGTATCTTCTCAATGTCTCTTTCAATAGTCGATAAGTTATCTCTTACGTGAGCGTTATTTAGAGCAGAGTTGATTCTTTGGTAAGCAGTATTGTTAGAGAACAAGATAATTCCAAATCCTCTACGTTTAACAATTAGGTTATGGCCTGCTGGCTCTAAGAAGTTTCTGTCTTCATCGGTTAAGTCATATTCTATTCCTACTACTTCAGAATCATTAATTGCTCCTCGCTTACCACCGGCTACAATTAAGAAAGGCGTACCGTTCTTAAACTTCTTAACATATAGGTTAGATACATATGCTGCTGGCGGAACTGAAAGGTTCTTATTACCGCTTCTAATGATTAGGTTAGGGAAGTAATAAGTTGCATATGACGATAGCGGAACTCCGTTTACGTCTTCCTCAGCAAACTGGAAAGTAAAGCTTGGATTCAAAGAAAGGTCTCCTCCTTGAGCAATATACTCAGCAGACACTAACTTAGTAGTTGTATCAATGAAGCTTGGGTCAACACTCTGTTCAAACTGTTGAACCGATGGTGCATTCAATAGGGCCATTGCTTGGCCGTGCATCGCAGCAAGTTTCGCTAAGTAATATTTAGATGAAGAGTAGATCTCACCTTGATATGAATCAACCACATATCTGAAGTCAACCAGTTCTCCAGTAGCAAGAGCCTGTGGAATCGAGGTGCTTTCAAATAAGTAGCTAAGAATTTCTCTTTGGCGCTGACCGTCTGAATCTGCTTTTGGCAGTAACGCTTCGCGGATCTTGTAACCCGGAGCATATTGACCCTTAAGCGTCGGTGCAAAGTTGTAAACTCCTTTATAAACTTTAAGAGCTGCAGCGTATCCTAGTGCTGGATCCGCATCATAGTCGATTCCTACCACATTATCAACGCTTGGCGCCATGGTCTTGACTGTGTATGTGTAAGTTGCAGGGCTAGTTAGTTGAGTCGCGCTGCTCACTGAGATTATCTTAAGTAATCGGACGCGACCGTCTGTTGATTTAGCTTTAATGTATTGATTGACTTTGATGTACTCATCGACTAGTGACTTATTAGCAGCAAAAACTCCCAAAGTAATAGTATTAGGTTGAGTGATTGAGTATGAAAAGAAATCAGTGTCCAAATCAAATATGTATTTGAAATCGTCTCCATCTTGAAGGATAAACTTCACAAAGTCATCTGCGCCATCAGTGTATACCAAGTCAGTTGCATTCTCTTGATTAAGTAAAGCAATGTCTGAGTATGTTTCGATCTTGATGTATGGTATAGAAGGTGATCCTGTCGCAAGAGTGTCTAACACCTTAACATAATAAGAGTTAGAGCCATCAGTTATCGTGTCACCAGTCTTTATGAATCCTTTTGTGTAAGCTTCGTAAAGCGTGCTTCCTTTAGTTGCAACTATGTAATCGTTAGCCGCTGTGATGGTGTAAATTTCTCCGATAGCAATATTTGCAGCTAAGTTTACTTCAGCATAATTTGCATCAAATATGTAGATTAGTTCACCATCAGCCGGCTTAGAGTAGCTTAGAGTGTCAACTAATTTACTTAACGCAACTGTGTTTCCATCAGTATCATAGGTTCCGTTATCAATATAGTATGCAAGGTCATCAAAACCATGACCGACAATATCTACACGGTGAGTAGTCACATCAGAGTCAGTGAATGGATCGTTAGTTTCTAAATCGATAAGATCAAGCTTTCTAGTATCTAGTGCACAGAGAACTCCGGTAGTTGGGAATAATCTGTTTATTAAACGATCAATCGAAACAGTAAGTCCGCTCTGATCTTTGAAGTCTGGAATTAAACATCCAATTGTTCTGCTGATTACTTTAATTTCACGTAACGCAAAGAACTCAGCAGCTCTTGATATTTTAAGACCTGAGTCATCGAAGAACGTCTTGTAAATTGGATCTTTTGCAAGTTTTAAATAATTTGTCCAGTCTCCATTCACAATGATGACTTCTACAAAATAGTCTGAGATGAAATCGTCAGGGTGAACGAAAGAAGGATATTCTATTGAGTTTCCGCCTCCGATTGTTGAGAACCACTCTTTTGCAGTGATGTCAAATCCACGAACATCTGACTTTCTAACCCAGATAGTTGAATTTGCGCTTCCTAAGTTCGCAAAAGATAAGATCTTATTTGATTGCAAAGTAGTCTGGCCGAATCCTCCAGGATTAGCGACGAAATCGTCACCTAGGGCTAGGTTCTTTGAGCGGTTCAATTGATATGAATCAGCAAACCATAGTCGTTTTCTATTGAAGAACTCTACCATTGGGTAAGTGTTTGCAACTGTGTCTGGATTATTATTCGCTGCAGATTCGCTATTGAAAGTTTTAAAGTATGCTTGGTCTAAGTTTGCTGACACATCAGTGTCTGTGTCCAAACCGATTACATTCAATGCAAATACCGGCCCTTCTTTTAGTGATACCTCAATTGTTCTGTGGAAATAACTACCCTCTTTTTCTAACTTAGGGTCGATTTCACCATAGACTGCTCTTAGTGTTCTTATGTCATTGATCAGTACGACAGTATTGAATGGACCTACTCGGCTGGACCCTACAACGAGTCTGCCTGTAGTAAGAGGAAGGGTCAAGTTCTCGCTTTGGTCTATTTCTATCGTATAGACGCCACTTGACTTAAAATTATTCAGATTGATCCTTTGTTCGGCCATTTCTATTCTTGTATTTTTAATTATTTATCTGCAAACGGGCTGAATTTCTAAAAAAAGCAGGAAAATAAAGAACTCCTTAGCTTTTCAAAAGTACAAGATCTCAAAATAAATAGGCAAATGGCAAATACTGACAACCAATGTTCAGACTTAGAAGTAAATGACTTGTACTCTAAGTCAACTGACACCTTAGGCGACATTTTGAACCTTCAGAAGGACACTCAAGAAAACGTGTACGGTTTCAATTTTTCCGAGATGACTTTACGTGAGGTCATGGACTTCTGGCACGTCAATTCACATAGTCTCATTGATGAGATACATGAAGCAACTGATGCTCTTGGTGGAATCAAGGACGGTCACGGTAATGCAGTGTGGAAGTACTGGAAAAAGAACCATGCAAAGTACGAATCTATGAAATTTAGCGATCTTTCTGAGGCTGATCAGCTAGAGTGTAAGTTCGAGATAATCGACATGCTCCATTTTTTCATGAACTATGCAATCTCGATCGGCATGACTCCTCAAGAGATGTATAATATGTATATGAGCAAGAACCAAGAAAATCGCGATCGTCAAAAAAGAGGCTACTAAAATAACTACACATAATGGAAGCAATCATCGGCGGAGCAGGAGCTCCAACCAACCCAAACCCAAATCCAAACGGCGGTGCTAAGGTAAACGTTAACCTATCTGATGCACCTTACTTGACTTGTGACTCATGTGGTCACGACGTCTTTGAAGAAAAAATGAAGATCAAGAAGATTTCTAAGTTCATGACTGGTGCGCCTCAAGACTCAATCGTACCCTTACCGGTGATTGCGTGTGCAAAGTGCGGCCACATTAACGAAATGTTTAAACCACAAGTATGATAATAGGCTCAGAAGTATTAGAAGACGGCACACTACTCATTTCATATTACGATGCGGCGGGTAAGATAGCCTTCATCAGAAAAAGGGTGCTCGATCACGAGCTTTTCAACTGGGTTGAGTCACAGACCGCCACTACGCAACGTAACTGGGACGGTCGTTTCGTGAAGAAGAGTCAAACTGGAGGTAAATACGTGAGTCAGTTTAGAGTGCAAGAGTTAATCCAAGACAAACTAAGCCCTAGTGAGCTTGAAGCAATTTACAGCTTTGACAACTTACCAAAGAAGACCTACCTCGATATCGAGATCAAGCTAATAAATGACTCTTTTCCAGATCCAGAAGGCGCTCGCATGCCAGTCGGTCTCATCTCCTTCTGTAACGAAGACAACGTCACCTACATACTTTCCATCCTAAACGACGATGACCATCCAAACGGGTTAACTCAGGAAGAGATCTCACGTATGGAAGTAGAAGTCAATGACTACTTTAGAAAGATCATTCCATTAAAACCAGAGGACGCCAGGTTATTCCAGCAAGAGTTTAAGATCAAATACAAATACTTCAATAGCGAAGAAGAGTTGATGAGCTTCTACTTTCATAACATCGTTCCAAAGCTATCGTTTGTGACAGGCTGGAACGTGACCGAATTTGACTGGAAGTACCTGATGAATCGTGCACGTAACCTAAAGCTCGATTCCATGCAAAACATGCCTTCTCGCTCTCATGTGTCAAAGAACAAGATCCCATCCCATTTAGGAGTCTTAGACTATATGCAAGTGTTTGAAAAGCTAAAGCCCTACAAGGTAGTTGAAAACTACAAGCTCGACCATATTGCCGGCCTAGTACTCGGTGCAAACAAGCTGAAACATAAATACTCTACCTTCTTTGATTTTCAAAAGGACACCTATCTCTTTACTCTTTACAATGTGATCGACGTAGTGCTCGTTAAGTTAATTGAGGACAAGCTCTCTCTTCTTGATGTGGCTTACTCAATTGCTAACGTCGCACAAGTAGAGGTCAATAAAGTATTCAGCCCAGTCTATATTGCAGAGATCCTCATGTGTCGTGAGTTCTTAAACAAGAACCTAAAGATGATGAAACTTCCGTGGGGAGAAGGAACACCGGAAGACGCAACTTATGAGGGAGCATATGTTATGAAGCCAAACCCAGACTACTATAACTACGTGTCATGTTATGACTTCTCATCGATGTACCCAAATATTCAAATACAGTTCAACATCTCGCCAGACACTTATCTTGGTAAGAAAGACAGGGTCAAGATAAAAGGTGGAGAAATCTTCACTAAAAACGACACGGTTTTTTCTAGCGCAAACGATTCAGTAGCACGTACGATCTTGACCAGACTTTATGACGAACGTATTAAAACCCAAGGCGAGATCAAGAGTTTAAAAAATGCAAAGAAGTAATGGCAAAACCAATTTTTATCATAGGCTTTCCGACTAAAGCTGATGTTCAGCAAGTACAGACTGCGTGTGAAGGCTTAGAAAAGAAATTTGGCGAGGAATATCATGTCTTGCCTTATCGCACGAGTAACATAGAGGATGTGACCTTTCAGGTCCTAAATGCAATCGGCGCCAGCGACATTGAGATCGCTGACCTAATCAAGAAAGCACAGGAAGAAGTCGAAGAGCTTCGTAAGGAAAACCTAGTGCTAACACTTGAGACCGCAGGAGCTAAAATCATTCAAAATAACCAATAAACATGGACGCTAATTCATTTATCAACTGGCTAGAAGGATTCCTTGATGCCAACAAAAACTCGGTAACCATTCCTCAAGTAAGAGAAATCAGAAAAAAGATGAAAGAGGCCAAGGTAACGATCTCTCCATACTATGCGATATATGACGCAGGCAGCATGTCATCCACAAATAATCCAGTAAACGATGATTTTCTTAAAGAAATTGAAAATCGTAAAGGGGCTGCTACCATGGACGAGCTCCACGGATAACGAAAAAACACCAGACACAATGAGTTTTGATGAAAACAAGCTAATCTCGTTAAAAGAGAACTTTACCAACCAAAAGTTTCAGTGGATCAAGACAGATCGTCCTGAACTAATAGGCAAGGTAGTTAGATGTAGAGACGTCCATCCAAACAGACTTGGAGGGTTTGACGTAGTCTTTGATGACGGATCTAAAATCGATTCGACCAAACTCAACTCTAACCTGATGATGATACATGGAGACGCTCAGCCCCTGTCTAGAAGCGAGGTTGAAGCGATTCAAGGGCCCAAGCCTAAGATAAACGTTCAGCCTGCCAACACAAGCCAGCCTCAAGTTCAGGTCACCCAATCTCAACCTGTGGTGAACCAATCACAGGTGCAGCCACAAGTACCTCCTCAACCCGCACAAGTCACACATAAGACTAACATGTTTGCCATGTTTAACTCTGAAGAGTCGCAAATATCAGTGTCTCTTAAAGTTCGTTTGCCTGACAAGAAGCTGCTAAAGATGATGTATGCAAGCGCTGAAAACAAAGATAAGTTCTTAGATGAACTTTCAGAATACTTGCAGTCCGTGATAAATAAACAAGTGATCGCTGACTCCATGAAAGAGTCGTTAGATCCTACTCCGGTAAAGAAAAAAGAGGCAGCGCCGGCAAGCCCTCAAATCACAGTTAGAGAAGTATAATGTTCGGACTAGACAAAAAACAAGAGTACACAGACGATAAGTTTGAAGTCCTAAGCTTTTATGGCGATAAGGGCAAGTTTAAGCGTATTTCTTCTAAAGAAAAGAGCATCTGCATCTTACCGTTTGACACAAACGATCAAGGCCAGATCCGTAACGTCTTCTTGTTCAAATATAAAGATTACCTTTCTGATGCTGAAGAGTCTCGTTGTATTACCGAGACCTACGATCCAAATGTAAGCGATTCTTCCTTTGAGATAGTTCTTTCTTGCTTAAATAGAGAAGCTGGAATCACAGCAGTCGACGTCGATCACGTACTCTATTTGGGAAAAATAAAACACACGATTCCTTTCACTAAGGAATACTCCTGCTTTGCAGTCAATATCAGCGATAAATTAGACCAAGGCGGCAATCTTGCAAAGCTACCTGGAGTCGAACCTGCAAATCATTTCCACTCGGTCGAAAAGGTGAGATTCACTCGCCTGCTTAAGGGCGAAGTCTGCGATTCTCTCGCGCTAGCTTGCTCGACTCTACTCCTTTCTTATCTTTCTGAGTAAGAACTTTTTCCTCATTTTAAGTAAAAGATTCTAAAATCTGTATTACATGGCGAGTTCAAAGGATGCACTATCTGCATTTAATAAATTCAATGACATCTTAGAAAAGAGAGTCAAATCAAAAGTTGCCCTAATGGGATTTGTCGACATTGATGAATACATTCCAACAGGAAACTTTATCCTAAATGCTCAGCTTTCAGGTTCAATCTTTGGAGGTTATCCAAACACACGTAGCATCGGTATTGCTGGTGATTCTGGTGCAGGCAAGACCTTCTTATGTTTAAACGCGGTTCGTGAGCTACAAAAGAAAGGCTACTATGTTTTCTACATCGATACTGAAGGTGCGATCGATCGTTCAGACTATATCAAGTTTGGAGTCGATCTTGACAAGTTAAAGTATCTTCGCATGGGTCTCATTAGCGAAGTAAAGTTCTTCATCAATGACTTTATCGATACGATGAGAGAAAATCCAGGTCTCAAGTGCGCGATGTTTGTCGATTCAGTCGGCATGCTCGACACTGATAAGAGCAAGAGAGACATGGATGCGGGTAAAAACGCAGCCGATATGGGTCTTCGCTCTAAGGAACTTCGTGCGCTATTTAAATCTTTCACGCTTGACCTTTCAAACCTTCGAGTTCCGTTCATCTTTACTAACCACACATATGCTTCAATGGACCAATACACGCCAAAAGGCATGTCGGGTGGAGGTGGACCTGAATTCTCGGCTTCAATCATCGTGATGTTGAGCAAAGGAACTCTTCGTGACGAAAACAAGACTACAACCGGAATCATCGTTCGCTCCAAGACTCGTAAGAATCGCTTGGCCAAACCAATCGATGTAGAATTTCATATCTCCTTTCACAAGGGCATGAATCCTTATGTTGGCCTTGAACAGTTCGTTAACTGGGAAAACTGCGGAGTCATACGGGCGTCAAAGCTCACTGAAAAGGAGTACTCAAAGTTAAAACCAGAAGACCAGGCAAAGTGCCACTCGTTTGAGCTCGGAGGTGAAACACTTTATGTGAAACCGAGCATCCAAGCAAAAAATTACATCATTCGTCACAATGGTGATGAGGTACCAGTTAGAGAATTCTTTTCTCCTAGACTTTTTACTGATGCCGTATTAAAAGAACTAGACGAAAAAGCAATCAAACCAATGTTCAAGTTTCCAGAGACGCAAGACGGAATCATCGAGATGGAAGACGATGAATTAGAAACTCTAAATGAATCAAATGAAACTGCGCTCTGATCTTCCGATCAAATACTATCTTAACTTACACTCGCATAAGGACCTGCAAGACGATCTTGCGGTCCTTTTTGATATTTCGCAGTACTTGCTTCGAGTGATAGAGATAAAAGGTAAGAAACTGGACCCCCAAAACATGAAGTTTTCAAGCAAAACTTTCAAATACGTCTTTGGTGATCAGCTAAAAGATGAAACTTTCAAACAAGATCTAGTTAAAAAGATCAAAGTCTTGATCTCACAGCAATTACTTGAGGTCAAGGGTGAAGAAATTCACTTTACTCAAAAAGGATTACTCACTTTTTATACTTTCGAATGATAGATTTTACCGAAAATATTGACTCTCTAGAAAAAATGGTCTGGAACTTCATCCTTGATGATGAAGATGTCGCTAGCGAAATGAGACCTAAGAGCCATGATTCGTTACGTAGAGAAGAGCTTATCCCAATGGTTCGCCCGACTTACTTTAACGAGGAGAATCGACAGGAATCCTTTAAAGTGGCGATGAGGTTCTTTAGGGAGTATGAAAAAATTCCAAACCGTCGAGAGCTGAAAAGCTACTTAGACTTAACAAATAGCTCAATCAACGATGAAGACTTTGATGACCTTTATACTTTCAACCTACGCGAATATAACTACGACTATCTTTACAAATACGTACGTTCTTTTATCCTGCTTAGAAATCTTAATCTTACTGTTTTTGATTTACTCACGTACTTAAAGACGACGACAATCGATCCTGAAAACATCGATAAGATCTCTGAAAAGGTTCGCAATGACATTAGCAGTAAGTTGGCGATCAACTTTTCAAGCGGAGACACAGGTCTCAACTTCTTTAGTCCAGAGTCTCACATCCAGTTACCTAAGGCAGGCAGTCCAACCGGTTTTCCTTTCTTTGATAAGGCATTAGGCGGAGGTTGGAATCCAAAGTCATTGGTCGTATTCCAAGGTCGACCTAAGGTCGGTAAATCGATGGTGCTTGGTAACATTGCAGCCAGATCGATGCAGCTCAACCTAACAGGATTAGTCACAGTTGAGCTGCCAGATCGTCAGTACATGAAACGAATCGGTGCCAATGTGTTAAGCATACGCTCTGATGAGTACGTGAAGTTCACCGATAAGGAATCGCTATCAATCATTGGACGTCGACTCACTGCATTGAAAGATGCTGGCCAAATCAAAGGTGACCTTTATGTGAAGGAGTTTCCGACCGGTGGAGCCACTGCGATCGACATCGAAAACTATTTCCTACGCCTTGAGAGCAAGCTCAATCGTAAATTTAAAGTGATAGTAGTTGACTACCTCAACCTATTAAGGCCTGTCAAGGATCAAAATGGACTTTATGAAAAGATTAAGTCCATTTCTGAAGAACTTAGAGGAGTTGCCATGCGTAACGAATGGTGTGTAATCAGTGCGACTCAAGTAAAACGTGAATCAATCAACGACTTTGACTTAGGCATGGACTCAGTTGCTGAATCCTTTGGTTTAATTCATACAGTTGACTCTTTATTTGGTCTAATGCGTAGCCCGCTTGAGAGCCGAATGAAGATAAAAGTCATTGCCAACCGTGATAACGGATTTGAGGAAAGCTATAAGTTCTATTCAATGTCGAAAGAATACTTTAGGTTGACTGAAGAGGTTGGTCAAGCTAGTGAGTTTTATAGTGACGATGAAGAAGTAAATAAAATGCAAGATGAATTGCGTTCAGAATATAATGACCTAGGCAAACCAATCGACCCTCAGCTTGAGGCCACCGACGACGATTATGACGCGCTATTCAAGGCAATCTAAAATAACAAAACATGCATGTACAACGACGATCAATACGAAGAAATCGAGGACCCAATCGAGGATGATACTTCAGTAGAGGAAACCATACTAAAAGAAGACAAGATCTTTAACAATAGATACAACACTGGAGATGGTCTAGTTGAATCTGAAGACTATGAATATCGAAGAAAAATATCGGTCTCAAGTGATTACTCAAACGAATATCTTAAAGACTTATATGAGTATGAAGATGCGCTTGATACAAAACTAATCTTGAATAGCATCTTTGAGTTCGTCCAAAAGGATCCAGAGATAATTATACTAATAAACAAAAAGACAAATAAACCGTTTTCAAACAAGCTTAAGCTGTCTAAAGATGAGGTCAATTTCTTGTTTAATCGCATCAATGATTCACTAGATAAGAAGGGATCGGAGAATTTGTTCTACAACCCGATCTATGCAATGGAGGTAATATCCTCCATTACTTCGATTGAGTATAAGAAGCTGTTCGATATGATGGAAACAGAAATACAGGAGATCTTACTCATCGAACTTAACAATAAGTACAAGATCTTAGACGGCAAAATACACAAAAAAAGAATTCACTAACCATGACCAACATCAAGTTTACATATTCCGGTGGAGAGACAATCATCAACCTTGACCAGGTAAGCCAAATCAAGTTGGCCAGCAGCACAAGCATTAGCTTTTACATGAACAACTCAGCGTATGCCTTTTCTTTTGCGACTGCTGATGAGACCGCTGAGATTCTAGAGAAGATCAAAAAAATATCCAACATAGTTGACCTTGATAAACTCGCGCAGCAATGATGGATTTACAAGGAATTCGAAAAATATTTGTTCTTGGTGATCTTCACCTGGGGGTCAGAAACAACTCAGTAGAGTGGTCAGACATACAGACATCATACTTACTCAATACTTTTATCTCGCAGGTCGATGAAGACGGCTTCGATCCGGCTCAGGACATACTCCTTCAAGTAGGCGATTGGAACCACGTTCGCGAATCGACCAACATTCGTATTCAGGACGTCTCACATCAGATAGCCGAGAAGTTGTGTGCCAAGTTCAAGCGCGGAGTTTATTTCTTCGTCGGTAATCATGATTGCTACTACAAAGATCGTACTGACTTACACTCGCTTAAAGGTTATGACAAGATGTACCCAAACTTTCACATCTTTGAGCGGCCTGAACTCATCAAAGTAAACCATCACCATGTCTTAATTCTTCCATGGATAGCAGACTTAACTCTGCTCCGCGAAGAGATAAAGTCGCGTCCAAACACAGACTACTTATTCTGCCATGCGGACTTTACTGGCTTTGACCTAAACTCAGTTACCACTCTTGAGCATGGATTAGAATTTGAAGACATTAGTCACATTAAGAAGATATATTCAGGACACATTCATATACGCCAGGAAAAGCGAAATGTCTTATATGTAGGAACACCTTACGAGATGGATCGAGGTGACCGAGGGAACCCTAAAGGCTTCTACGTGATCAATGCAGACGGCTCCGATTTTACCGAACGCTTCATCGAGAATCAGGTCTCACCAAAGCACCTAAAGATTAACATACTAGACCTGCTTAACCTAAACCCAGAGCAGCTCATCAAGGTCTTTAAGAATAACTTTGTTGACGTGCTAATTGAATCAAGCTTTTCTGCTACCTTTCCTGTGGCCAAATTCACTGAACTCATTAAGGATGCAGGACATCGTCGACTTGAGTTCTTCTCCTATTCAGTCGATCAACTAAAGAAAAAGAGTGAAGTTGAGCTTGGTTCTAACTATGAATACAATATCTTTACTGTGCTAGACAGTCAGTTATCCGACTTGAACCTTGCTGAGTACAAGAGAGAACAGATCGTGAGCAAGTTTAAGAGCATTTACGATCAATTAAAGAACAGCAAGAATTACGACTAATGAAGATTTTAGAGCTATCATTTAAGAATATCTTATCATACGGCAACTGTCTACAGACCTTAACCTTCGACGATGAACCTAAGTTAATACTTGTAGAAGGTGAAAACGGCGCTGGAAAATCCTCTATAAAGGAGGCATTGACTGTTTCGATCTACGGTAGGTCTGCCATTCGTAAGATGAAGGATGTTCCTAACTGGGTTAATCGAAATGCCTTCACCAACATCAAGTTTTTGACCAATTCAGGAGACCAGGTCGACTTGTCTAGAGGCATTGATCCTAACTTTAGTAACATTGAGGTGAATGGTTCACACTTTAATCTACCCGACAAGCGTAAGGTCGACGATTTCATCGAGGAAGAGCTTGCAAAGATCCCATTCTCGGTTTTTTGTAACACAATTAGCCTGTCATTCGATGATTTTAAGTCGTTCGTTAACCTGAGTCAGTCGGATAAGAGAAAGATAGTCGATCGCATCTTTGGCATCGACATTTTAACTGACATGCGAGGCATAGTAAAGGAAGAGATGCGTCAGGCCAAAAAAGAGCTCGACCTGCTTAACTCACAAATCTCTAGACACTCGACCACTCTGCAGTCTTCTCTAGACCAACTTGCACAGCTTAGGGAAAAGCTTAGCAAGAAAAAAGAGGTGCAGTCCGACGACCTTACCTTTAAGATTGAAGAGCGTCGCGCCGACCTAGAGAACATTAAAAGTCGATATACATCATTTAAGGATTCAATTAGCGGCACTCAACAGAAACTCAATCAGGTCAGGGACGAGGTCAGTCGCGCCAGAGCAGCGATCTCTGAAGTGAACGATAAACTTACTTTATACCAAAAGAACAGGTGTCCACACTGTTTAAACGACCTAACCTCTGACTCTGCTATCAAGACCAAAGAATCTATCGAGCTTAAGAAAAAGACCCTTGATGAGTCCTTGCCTGCGCTCAAAGAATCTTTCTCAACTCTAAACTCTAAGTTAGAGGAGTTAACTGATGACCAAAACTCAGCCAAGGCAGACTTTTATCGAGTCAAGGCAGACCTCGAATCGCTTGAGACTAGCCTTAAAAAGATGATGGAGGAAGTAGCTACTGACGAGACTAACTCTATTGAAGCAATCATCGAAACCATACAGCAGAACTTAGACACAGATAGTACTCAAGCCCAAACTAAAGAAAAAGAGTACGAGTTAAGCAGCACACTAGATTCCTTGCTTTCAGACTCAGGCATCAAAAAGACTCTAATTGATAAAATCATTCCGACTCTAAACGCTCGCATCTTTGAGATCTCACAAAAATTAGAATTCAAGTTTTCCTTTGAGTTTAACAGCGATTTTGACCCAATCATCTCCTATATGGGATTGGAGATCTCACCGGAAAGTCTTTCTAGCGGTCAACGTAAAAAGATGAACCTCATCGTGCTTTTAGCCTTTATTGAGCTGATCAAGATGAAGCACTCACAGATGAACGTGATGTTCTTGGACGAGATCTTTAGCTCACTAGACAAGAATAACGTGTATATGGCGATAGAAATACTAAGAGAATATTCTACTAAGTATGGTATGACGATTTTTGTCGTCTCTCATGAGTCCTTACCTGAAGAGCTTTTTAACTATCGAATCATGGTAAAAACAGTCGATCACTTTTCGGAGATGACTCTAACTAAGATAGGGTAAGTTATTATATTATAGGTCATGAAATACTTATTCTTTCTGGTAGAGCTATCCTAAAAAACATTACACATTATAACTTGCCATTTGCGCTCCACTTGTATCTACTGTAGATACATTGTTTAATCTTACAGCTATAGGGTCAGATGAAGCAGCTATTGCAGCAAGAAAATCTGCTGCTGTTAATTGTCCTGTTCCTACTGTATTATCTGTTGGTACTGAAATTCTTACATCGCTTGGGCTTGGAACTATCATTGTTCCTGTTAATTCATTTGACGCTCCATAAACTGTTCCATTTCTAACATTTGCTATTACTGGATTGCCAAGTGCTACACCTGCACTATATAAAAATTTATTATTGTTTAATTCGTCTTTATATAGCCAACTTGCAACAGCAGAAGCATATATTTTTACATTTGCAGAATAAACAGCATTAACACCATTAGAAGCATTTAGACATGGAGTGGAAATTGTGCATGATGAAACGTTTATACCAACTGCTAAATTACTTGCTGTTATTGTTCCTACTACTGTGACTAAATTTGAAGATGTTGCTAATATTGCAGCTTGATTTGCTGCTGTGCAATTTCCAGTTATGTTTATTGTCGAGTTTTGATTGCTATTTATTCCAGCACCTACTTGCCCTGTAACATTGCCAGTTATAGTAATTGTAGCTGCTACTGATGCATTGCTTATACCAGAGCCATTACCTCCTGCTGCCCCTGTTACATTTCCAGTTACAGCTAAAGTTGCTGCTGCTGTAATAGAGCAACAACTTGATGAACTGCCTGCTTGTAAATTGCCAACTATATTAACCGTAGCTGCCGCTGAAACAAGAAGAGCAATGGAAGCTCCATTAGTTGTTATGTTTCCGTTGATATTAGTAGTCCCACCTACACCACTAATTGATATGCCATTATTAGATGTACCTGGACAGACTATCGAGCCATTTATTATGTTTGTTCCTGTAGTGTGGCTTAACTGTAATAGGTATGTACCTATGTTAGGAAAAAAGCCTTGTGCGGATGTAGTTGTTATGGTAAACCCTCCAGAAGTAACTAAGAAAGCACCTCCTGTTGTACCACCACTTCTAAGCGTATTTCTAATAGTTCCGACATTTACATTTTCATCAATAGTTACAGTCTTACCATCTGCATATACATCGTCTCCTGCAATGGGTTTAGTTCCACCATTCCAGTTTGCTGCATTGCTCCAAACACCATTTGCCAAAGGATACTTATCTGCCATAGTTAATTATATGATGCTAATTGTGCTCCAGTTGTTTGTACTGTTGCTATGTTTCTTAATCTTACAGCAATAGGGTCAGAACTATTTGCTATTTCTGTAAATATGTCTTGTGCTGTTAAATCTGCTGTTCCAACTGTTGCATCTGTAGGGACACTTTTTCTTACATCACTTGGTACTGCCATAATTAATGAGCCTGTTAATTCATTTGATGCACCATAAACTGTTCCATCTCTAACATTCGCTATTACTGGGTTGCCAAGTGCTACGCCTGCTGAATAAAGAAATTTATTAGTTGCTGGAATATCTGTTAAAAATCTCCAACTTGCAATTGCACTACTGTATATTTTTACATTTGGAGATAATACTGCCATTACACCATTTGTTGCATTTAGACAAGGTGTGGATATTGTAATATTTCCTGATGACATATTTATACCAACTGCTGAATTACTTGCAGTTATTGTACCAACTACTGTTATTGTTGATGATTGATTAGAATTAATTACAGTTGCTAAATTTGCTGTGACATTACCTGTTACATTAATTGTAATTGCAGTTGTATTATTTAAAATAGCATTTTGACCTGTTGTTAATATACCTGAACTTAAATTACCTGTAATGTTTATTGTAGCATTATTATTAGCAAGAATACAAACAAAGTTAATTGCACCAACAGTTGCTGGATTGCAAATAACATCCCCTAAAATATTTACTGTTGCTCCTGCGGATATAGATATAGTTGGTGTAATTGTTGCGCTTGAAGCACTTCTTGGTGCTGTATTTGTAACATTACCAACTATATTCACAGTACAAATACTAACAATTCTTATTGCCGAACTACTTAATGAATCGTTTATATTTCTAATATTAGCATTTATATTTACTGTTATTCCAACACCTGATATTTCTACTAAACCCGCTGTCGAGTTACTAATAGACTTTTGTGTAATACCATTTGCAGCGGTACAAGTAAATGTTCTACTTGTTGTTATAGCTAAATTTGAAGCTGTATTTGCAGCACCTGTTAACGTAAGTATAGTAGCATTAACATCTAAAGTTACAGTATGTCCTGCTCCTATTACAACATCATCAACTGTTGTAGGTACAACTCCACCAACCCAAGTTGCTGTATTACTCCAATTGCCTGTTGCTGCTGATGTTATAGTTGCCATTAAAAACCTTTATAATTAATTAATTCTTGAATTTGTAGCATTATTTTATTTGCAATATCTTTTTCCTGAGATGTTCCATTATCAAAAACATCCATCATAGAAATTACTTTCTGATAATCAGGATTTTCTAATTTCTCTACATTGTGATTTTCGTCATATCTGAATGGAGTAAATCTCAAAGCTATTGAACCTCCTACATATTCAGGTTGCCAAAATGGACTTACAGCCATATTTAATGCTAAAAATGGATATTCTTTTCCGTCTACTGTTACAGGTTGTGTGCTTATTAAAGGCATAGTTTTTTTATTTTTATGTATAAATTGTTGTATATCTGTCTGTCCATTTTACATTGGTAGCTGATAATGTAGTCACCGTTCCATCACTTGCTACTTGTATTCTATATATTGTCCACACTGATGCTGATTCTGCTGAACCATTTGGAGCTGAACCGCAATAAGAATAAGGTGCTACCCAGTCATTTCTTCTTTCAGAATTTAATCCATTTATTGTAAAGCTTGGATAAGTACCACTTATGCCTATATTTGTTCCAGGAGTTAATACTACAGTTTGATCAGGAGCAGAGTTAGTTATTACTCCTGTAAGATTATCATAAGAAATACCTGTACCAGATGAAAAAGAAGATAAAGTTGTATATCCTGTGTTATTAGTAAACTGACTAATATTGGCAGAAGCGAAGCTCGCGATCAAGCCTGAGGCATCGCTACTTAACACGATGTCTGGAGAGTTTTGATATTTAATTACTGCCGACAGGTCTCCGCTAATTATCGCAAGGTCGACAGTGTTCGTGTCTGATATACTGGTGATGATTCCTCCGCCTCCTGCACCTTCTATGACAGTTATTGAGCCTGAGTTATCTAACTTCACTAACTTGCCGCCTGCTCCCGAATCAAATCCAATCATGTACGATCCGTTAGGAATCACAGTATAGTCTATTCCAGCAAAGTTAATTTCTGGATAGATTGTCTTTTGAATTCTTAGCGTATTAATTAATGAGCCTGCACCATTGTACTGGTTTCCAGCATCGTCGATCTGTAGTAGCCTTTGAAAAGAAGCAGATACGTTAACGTTCGTTAAATCAAGTGTTGGCATGCGTTAAAATTATCCTTTTTCATTGAGCGGCTTGTTAAAACTGACCTTAACTGCTTTTTGCTCCTTTAGGTCAACTTTTACCTTTTTGGAGGCAGCGATTTTAAAGTTGTCTTCCCAACCTATGAAAAGTTGTTCTTCTGCAATTACCTCTAATTTAATCTTTCCAGTAGCTCCTTCCACTAGTGGAATACCTTTTTTTATTGGAACGACACACTTGCCGTCTCCGTACACTTTGCCATAAAACACAAAGTTCCATGCATCAGATTCGAGCACAAGTCTTACTTTAGAATTAGCTAAGCTAGTTCCTTCAACTGTTAGATTACACTCAAATGTCTCGTCTATATCTCTAAATACTCTATATGCTTTGTTTGGTTCTTCAGGTCGTGCTTCTTTTACTGGCTCTGGCAAGACCTCTGGCGTAACCGGCATGCCTGTTGAGAGCCCATCGATTCTTTTTATTAGAGTCGCAAGGGCTTCTTCTAGGTTCTTGCCTTCTAATGGCAGGTCAGTTTCTGCTTGAGAAAGGCTCTCATTTATAGGAGTCTGGCTTGAGTCGTCAGACTCTAAAAGCTTTTCAATTAGGTTAGAAACTACTGACTTGTCCTCTTGAGTGTCGACCTCGATGTTTAGATCGACTTGAGGAGTTTCTATGTTTTCTTGCACAGGTGCGGCACCTGGGACAGTCGATATTTTGCTCGCGAGGTCTTTAAATGATTTAAAACCCGACTCAGATCGACCCTTAATCAGTTCTGAAAAAGAATTAAAGTTCTTACCCATTTCTTTTAACCTGTATCGCGTGAACTCTTACTTCAGGAGTCACCTTAGCTATCGTATTTTTAATGTGGTCGACAGTGATCGACTTTTTAATGCTCTCCATTTTTCTAGAAGAGTCAGTTTCAAGTCCATTTACCTTGACCACTACCTTTAAAAACTTTTCTCGAGTATCCTTATCGTATCCTTGTTTCTTTAGGTCAGCATCAACGCTGCTCCATACTTTTTCTGGATCAACTATTATTCCACCGGCTCCACTGCCTTTCGCTATTTCAAGATACGTATAGATCTCGCTCCACGTCAGGTTGATTGCTCCCCACTGAACATTCAATTGACCCCATTTTATCCAAACCTTTTGTAGAGACATCTATTCTATTTTATTTATTTATTTGTCGAGATTAAAACTTGTAGTGCGATGCCATGTATAAAAAGTCAAATACTAAGACTATGCGTGTATATAAAGACAAGAGTTTTGCATCAGTATATGGAGAAAGCCTACATGAGCTAATGACTAACCCAGAATACGAGACCAGACCTCGAGATCTGCTAGTTAAGGAAAACATCAATACTGTCCTGATCTTAGAGGATCCGCTGTCATGTCTATATTCAAATCAATTTAGGTCTTCCCAAAAGAAATACATCGCCGCTGAGCTGCTGTGGTATTTTATGGGACGCAACGACGCCGACTTCATCTCTGAGTATGCCAAGTTCTGGACGACCATTCAAAACTATGACGGTACGGTAAATTCGTCGTATGGCAACCTTCTTTTTACCGAGCTCAATGACCATGATTTTAGCCAGTATGACTGGGCGATCTCTTCCCTAATCAAGGACAAGGACTCGCGACAAGCCATCATGCACTTTAACTTGCCAAAACATCAGTATCGCTCAAACCGGGATTTTGTGTGCACCATGTATGGAATCTTTCATATTCGTGAAAACAAGCTCAACCTCACCATTTCAATGCGCAGTAATGACGTGATTTGGGGACTACCGACTGACTTGGCTTTTTTTACCGTCTTGCAATCACAGGCACTTGCTCACCTAAAACCGCACTATCCGGACTTAGAGATGGGCACATACACTCACATCGATAACTCGTTTCACATCTATGAGCACCATTTTGAGGCAATCGAAAAGATGCTGACCTCTGAACTTGTGCCAGAATCTATCCCAGCAGTAGGTGTCAACCTCATAAGTGAGAACGGGGACCCTACTTCCGACTTAATTAAGTTCTTTGCAGACTTTAAAAATCCTGATCCTAAATTACTAGAAGATCCTCTGCTAAAGTGGATCCACACAAACATCCAATAACATGAAAGACTTTAAATTCATCAAATACCTTCCAGTAGCATTCGAGTATCTCACCTGTGCCGCCATCTGCTGGGTGATGTATTCTCTATTCTTAGCCAAGACCTTTGCTGTTGACTTGAGTTACATGCAGTGGCTCGCGATCATTGTAATCGCGACAGCCGTCCTACCTAATAACCTAAAACCTTCCAACCGTGATCAGCAAGGAGCTTAAATACCACATCACTTACTTAAAGATGGCCAAACAATGGTCTGTTCTTTCTTGTTGTACTCGTAAAAAAGTCGGCGCTATAATCGTGAAAGACGGAACCATTATTTCAGACGGCTTCAATGGCACGCCTAAAGGCTTTAATAACGAGTGTGAAGACTGCGATGGAAACACTCACTGGTATGTATTACATGCTGAGGCAAATGCAATCTTAAAGGTGGCTCGGTCTACTCAAAACGTCGAAGGTGCGACACTATATGTCACACTTTCTCCTTGTAAAGACTGCACCAAGCTCATCATCCAAGCTGGAATCAAGCGGGTGATCTATGCTGAAGAATATCGAGATGTCAGTAACTTACAGATACTTAGGGAAGCTGGGGTCGACGTCGTAAAATTAGAAGTATGATGGAAGAGAGAACAGTAAGCATAATCTTTGTTCGTGAGTATAAACACTTCATTGCTGCATTTGAAAAGAAGAGCAAGGAAGACTATGTGCTTAACGTTAACAAGATCATTAAAGAAAAGTTTAAGACTAAGTTTATAGTGCCAAACAAAATACAGTCTTTTTTGCTAAACTATGAGGTCAAAAAACTCCTAGATAAAGCGGTCAACATCAAGAACCAAAAGTACAAGCAAGTTATCTACTTAAACTCAAACATTTCGACCTCACTGATCCTTAACACGTTGGACTTCATTGAGGACCAATACGAGAACATTAAGTTCGATTACACTCTAATAAAATCAAAGGAGTTAGAGGAGATCGAGATCCGGGAAATAGAAAAGGTGCAAGTAGTTCAAGTAAAATAAAAAAGGCCGAGATTATCTCGGCCTTTGTTTTAGTCTTCGTATTCTTCGTCGCTTCCTCCTGTTTCAAAGGATTTTAGCATTCGTTCAATGTCATCGATGTCCTTCGAAGTGGGTTCGCTTTCCATTGGAGGTTTGTCCTCATCATAAAAGTCGTCTTTTTCGTCCGGCTCATCCATTTCAAACTCATCGTCCTGCTCAATAGGTTCTTCCATCTCTTCAAAGTCTTCTCCTCTTACTTCGTATTCACTATCGTCATGATCTCCAGGTAGCATTTTCTCGTCTTCAAAGTCTAGCTCAGGCAACTCAAAATCGCTTTCATCCTGCTCGTTAACAAACTTTCTAAATGATGTGCAGGCAAAGCTCTCTTCGACCTTTGAAATGTCGACCACAGGTAGTGCAGTCAAGTAAGGATCGCGGTATTTTACTGGCTTTTTCTTTTCTTGCTTGTAGATGACATCATGAGTCATTGCTTTATAAGTAGAGTCATAGTGTTTGCTGGCAAACATTGGATCTCTCTCGACCACTCTTTGAAACTCCTGTAGCTTTGGATTGTCCACAACTCGCTTACCGCTCTTGTCTTTAAAAGCGACAGCTGAGCTAGGTCCGCCAAAACCTGGTTTCTTAAGGTCCATATAGTTATCGAAATTCATTACATCTCTGCGATGCACGTTAAACATTTCCATGTTAGTTCTAGTTATTTTAAACGGTGATTTGACCTACTCTAGTCTCTTTCCAAGCATCTGCTCTAAATTTAGCAGTCACTTCATAAAGGTTGTTTGACAAGTAGTCAAGAGCCATCGGAGTAAGTCCGCCTTGTGGGATTACTGGCGTAAACCTAAACTCTCTGAAGATGTCACCTGCCTTATTGAAGATAGCTACATAGATTTCTCCATAGTAGTCTCTTTTTAGACCTTGACGACCAGTCAGGGGATCGTATGCGAGGTCTGCCCATCCTCTGAGGATGTTATAAATGTACATGTTATTGTCCTCGTTCAAGTTAATTGAAAACTTAATATCCAGGTTCGCAACTGTGTCTGCTGGAACAGCTGCTGCGTATGAACGCTTAGCAAACTTATATGTCTGAGTCACAGTCTCAGTCGGAGTCAACTCAGGTAGGCCTCCGATAGACATTACGTGCTCAACCAAAAGGTCAACGTTGTCTGCAATTGCTGCAGGTGGAGTGATAATAACCTCAAACTGATTTAAGAAAATCGGTTCGTAATAGTTAGTAGCAGCTCTAGAATTATTCCAATGTGGTAATCCGGCCATTTTATCGTGATTATTTTGTTTTATTTATTTATCGCGGCAGGCGGAGCAGTTTGACCCGTTACTGTTTTGTCCGATACTGTAAACAGGTTATCATAGTCAGTAAGCGAGCCTACCGCTACTTGAGCTGACCTGTTTGATAGTGTGTCTATGAATACTCGGTCGCCTTTGAATTCTAGTAGCAGAGATGGCAAGATGGTCCTAAAGACCACATCGTTTACCTTCTCAATCTCATCAAACTCTTGGATAGAAGAAATAGCTTCAGTCGAGTTATTTAAGACTAGCTGAGTAGATCCGTCTACTTTGATAGTGAATGCCTCCCAAGTCTTAGCTGGCTTGGCATCCAGCGTGTCAACCATGCCAGTCGAGATCTTTAAGGTGATTCTCGGCGAGCCTGAGTCGATTCCGCTGGTTGAAACTTCGCGTAATACTAGCCGATCGGTCACGACCGATGCTTCATAATAAGTGTTTTGAAAGTGTCGCAGGTTAAGCGCTTTGCGTTGTTCGCTGGTGAGTCCCCTGGCCTTTAGTGATTCGACCTCTTGGCGATATTCGGGCTTAAGCCTCTTTTTGATGGCTTCGCTTGCCAGCTCAAATTTTCTCTTTAGAATGTTGACTTCGCTCAGCATCACATATGTGGAAAGAGCACTACCTTCAGAAAGCTTGATATCGGGAAAAACATCAACTTGGTGTAAAGTGGAACTAATTTTTTTCGGGTCTATTTTGGTCTCCCCGTTAACTATCTCCCACTTTACATCATGGCTAATGATTGCTTGGAAGACGAAACCTCCGTCTTTTGCGCTAGCCTCGTCTCCATATTTTTCGAAAAGTTTGCTCATTAGGCTTTACGATCTCTGACTCTCTTGTAGTTCTTCCAAAGTTCATTGTAGAGGTTACACGAAGCCCCTAGAAAGTTAACGATTCCGACATATTTTTTCTTTTCCTCACCTTCCATGTTTGCAATCTTGACTCCAAGTTTCTTGGCATCATTGACTGTGAGTTCTTCGTCTTCCTCCTTGCCTACTAGCTTCTTAAGATCACCCTTCTTTTCATAAAGCGCGAACTCTTCAAATGTTTGAATTGCTCTCTGCATTTGGATTTACTTAGTTTTTACAATGTTCTTGTTCTTCACAGTTGACAGATACTGTTTAGTGTACTTGTCGATGTGAGGCGTTCCTTTACCCTTAACTGGGCCTTCAGCCAATTCTTGCTTAACTTTTGCAGTTCCAGTAGCATCATCATTCTTGATGTTTGCCTTGCCGCTATAGCCAGATGCAGCCTTTTTGAAAGCTGACATGAATTGATTGTAATTCATTACAGGATTACTCATTTGTTCGAGATTTTTTATTATTTATCTTTAACCGTTGGAAAAAATTTAGTATCTTAATCAAAAGAATAGGGCATGATGATAACTATCTGGGTCAAAGAAGAAGATCTCAATCGTCTTTACGATCTCATTAAGAGAATGGAGTCGGTTTTTGTGCTAGACTCTGAAATCCATAACGCATGGATCGAGTGGGATAGTCGACCTCAAACCGATTGGATCCAAGCCCAAATCAATTATTCTACTTACCTAAGACTAAAAGAAGCATAATGCCAGAATTAGCCGAAATAAAGATCATGTCCGAGTACATCAATGACTCTTGTGCTGGCGAAGACTTCACCAGCATCTCAGTCTCGCCTGAGGTTGTTCGTCGACTTTCTCTAGTACAACCATCTAATTTACAACTCTTTTCCATCTCAGCTAAAGCTAGGGGCAAAGAGCTAATGCTAATCCTTTCTTCAGGCAAAGATCAATACTTAATCTCAGCTTCAATGGGAATGTCTGGTTACTGGCAACTAGCTGATGACCTTTCCACTCCAAAGCACGCTCACTTAAAGTTTCATGCAGTTTCAGGCAAAAGACTTTGTCTAGTCGATGCTCGCAGGTTTGCACGGTGGAAGTGGAGCGATGGCTGGGTCTCACACCGAGGTCCGTGTCCTCTTAGTGAACCTAAAGAATTTGTGCAAAACATTGTAACTGATCTACATAAGCGCGCTTTTAATCGACCAATTCACATTGTGTTAATGGACCAACGTTACTTCAATGGCATCGGAAACTACTTACGTGCTGAGATCCTATATCGGGCAGACCAAAATCCATTTGTGACTGCTCGAGAAGCCATAACTAGTAATCCAAAGATACTTGAGCTCTGTTCACAGGCTCCGTTTGAATCCTACTTGATCGGAGGAGGTCAGTTGAAGGACTGGCAGAATCCATTCAACGTGCCTTCGGGAGGCTTTGCTGATTGGATCAAGTGCTATGGAAAATCAGATGATCAAATATTAGATGTGAATGGGCGAACTCTTTGGTATTTCAAAAGTCAATTAAATCAATCTTCATAATAATGAAAAAAGAACTCATCATTTTCCTCTTAGGATTAACTATATTCTCCTCGTGTAGTAAATCTGGTCGTTATCTCATTTACGATGCCAAAGGTCAGTATCGCACTGATTCCTACGTAGTTGATGATTCAGGCTGCATTACTTTCAAATCTACATGTGAATGTAATGGAACAATAAAGATGTGTGGTTCATACACAATCATAAATCGCAGTAAAAAATAAAATACTATGAAATCTACTAAACTAACTAAACTGCAGTTTGCGCTAGTCGCAGTCCACAAACAGCTCGAGATCGCTGGTGTCGACTCGTCTGTGCTGCAGACCGACAAAGAATGGTTCTCAAACAATACCATCACTCCAGAACAGCACAAAGAGTGGAAAAAGTGGTTTCTTGAAGAGTACAAGTTGAACTTTCGTTCTTCCAAGAAGTTTGCAGAAAGAGAATTTTCCTGGTTTGATTTAGGTTATGGACTAAGGGTTTTAGACCAAAGCTAAAATAATGTAGTATAGTATTTGCATGGCAGAAATAAAACTAGAATTCACACCCAGACCTCAACAAGATCAGATCTTAGAGTTCGTCAAGGACTCAATTCAAAACAGGGACAAAAAGTTCATGATGATCGATGCTCCCACTGGCACAGGCAAGTCTTACGCTGCAATCATGATTGCTGAGTGGTATCGCAAGACCATCAACAAGAAAGCAAAAATCGATGTATTGACCAACACCAAGATCTTGCAAGACCAGTACATCCGAGACTTTAGTTTTATCGCTAATCTAAAAGGCAAGGGCAATTACTGGTGTCGTAAGCAGAACATGAGCTGTGGCGATGCCAGCATACTCAATAAGTCTACTGAGAACAAGTGCGAAGTATGTCCATACAAGATAGCCCAATCTCACTTTGTCAGGAACCCGCTGAGCCTCACCAATTTCCACTTAATTACTTCTTATGCGATGTACTCGCCAGACCTCCTGGCAGAGCGTGGTGCAAAGCTATTGATAATCGACGAGGCTCATTCCTTTGAAGAGACCTTTTGTGACTTTGTCGCATCAGTCTTTTCAGAACGTAGCCTAAAGTTACTAGACGTCTGGCAACCATGGATGGAACGCGACCTAGACAACATCACTTCGCTTACTGAAGCTGCAGACTGGGTGGAATCCATCCTCGTTCCGCTGCTTGCCGCCAAGGCAGCTGACCTCATCGAAGAAGCAAAAGAGATCAGGGCCAGGGCAAAGAAGCTGGCACTAGTGCAAAAAGCCGATCATGTTGACAAGACGATGTGTAAGCTCAATCGATTCGTCAACGATCGCAAGAACTACGAGACTAACTGGTCCTTTGAAAAGGAGCTTGACAATTATGGTCACGTTCGAGTCCTAGTCGAGCCGATTTGGGGTAACATCTACCTTAAGGAGACCTTTTGGGACAATTACGACCATGTGATCTTTATGTCAGGCACCATCCTCGATAAGGAGCTTTTCTCCTACATCATGGGAGTGGATGCTGAGGAGTCGACTCACCTTGCCCTGCCCTGCCCGTTTGACGCCGAAAAGCGACCAGTCATCTATCTTAAGTTTGGCAAGATGTCATACTACAACAAGAAGGAGACCTTTGCTAGAGCAGTTCCGATCTTGACCAAGATCCTTGAAAAAAACGCCAAGCACAAAGGCATCGTTCATACCTCAAACTATGAGCTAAGCAACTGGATCAAGGCCTCAATCAAGGACAAGCGATTCATCTTCCATGACTCAGCTACCAGAGAAAAATCTTTAGAGACACATTTAACTTCGAGCCTAGAAACAGTATTAGTATCTCCATCGATGTTTACCGGTATCGACTTAAAGGACGACTTTTCAAGGTTTCAGGTCATACTTAAAGTGCCTTTTCCAAACTTGGTGAGTAAAAAAATCAAGCGTAGACTTGAGATCAAGCCGGAATGGTATAACTGGAAGACCCTGATCGACCTATTACAAGCATACGGACGTAGCGTTCGTAGCGAAGAGGACTGGGCTGAGACCTATATTCTCGACGAGTGCTTTGATCAGATATTAGATAATAAGAAGGTGCCTCAATACTTTTTAGAGGCTCTTAAGATAAAAAAATTAGCTCCAAAATAAATGGCTAAACAAAAAGGAATAGAAGAAAAGTACCAGAAGCTCACCGATATTGAGCACGTTCTGCTACGCCCGTTCATGTACATCGGTTCGACCTCGATGCACACTGATGAACAACACCTATATGACGGTGAAAAGATTTGGTCGCAAGAGGTGACCTACAATCCAGGCTTTATTAAGCTTTTCGATGAGATCATCTCTAACTCGGTCGACGAACATCGTCGCAATCCAAAGCTCAATGAGATCCAGGTAGCAATCAACATGACCACCAACGCCATCTCAGTGATGGATAATGGTGGAATTCCAGTCGAGAAACACCGAGTGCACAAAGAGTGGATTCCAGAAATGATCTTTTCCAATCTCAAGGCCGGTTCAAACTTCGATGACTCTGAAAAGAGAACTGTTGCTGGAACCAATGGCGTGGGTGCGACTCTCACCAACATCTTCAGTAAGAGTTTCTTCATCGCTACTTGTGATGGAAAAAATAAGTTTGAGCAGGAGTTCACTGATAACATGCACAAACGCAGCAAAGCAGTGATCACTCCAGCCAAGCGCGGATTTACCCAAATCGTGTATCAACCTGACCTTGAGCGCTTTAAGATGAGCTCAATCGATGAGACTACTTATTTCATGATCTTTAAGCGCTGCTTGGACGTGGTTGCCTGCAACCCTAAGCTGACCTTAAAGTTTGCAAAGACTGACAATGGTCAGAGTTGGGAACACACGATCAAGTTTAAGAGCTTTGAAGAGTACATCAAGCTCTACACGACCGACTTCCATTACGAAGAGTCAAAGGACTGGAACATAGGCTTTGCTAAGTCTGAAAAGGGGTTCGCTACCGTAAGCTTTGTGAACTCTGTCCACACTAAAGACGGAGGTACTCACGTCGAGTACATCACCAATCAGCTCATCGCACAGCTGCGTGAGATGATCAAAAAGAAGCACAAAGTTGACGTAAAACCCAGCGACATTCGCCAACACATGATGGTCTTTATAGACTGCACGATAGTCAACTCCGCATTTAGCTCACAAACCAAAGAAAAGCTGATCACCGAGCCCAAGGAGTTCGAGACCTCGCACGAGGTTAGCGACAAGCTAGCTAAAGCGATATTTAAGTCGGAGATTATTCAATCGGTGCTTGACTGGGTAGAAAAGAAAGCACTTGCCCAAGAACGTGCAGAGCTACGTAAGCTCAACAGCACGTTAGATAAGACGAAGATTCCAAAGTTAATCGACGCTCAAAAGAAAGGAGACCGTGGTCCCTGCATCTTGGGAATCTATGAAGGACTTTCAGCCCTTTCCGCAGTGCGCAAGTTTCGCGATACTCAAACCCAGGGAGCCTTTCCTCTCAAAGGTAAGTTCCTTAACGTTAGCGAAATGAAGAGCTCAGAGATCATCAAGAACGACGAGGCAGTTCAGCTAATGGCATCATTAGGACTAAAGCTTGGAGAAGAGCCTCGAGGCTTACGATATGGCCGCATCTACATCTACACTGATGCCGATCCAGACGGAAACTCGATCGCTGCTCTACTCATCAACTTCTTTAACCGATTTTGGCCAGAGCTCTTCGACCAAGGCAGAGTCTACAAGGTGATGACTCCGCTAGTAGTCGCAAAAAAAGGCAAGGACGTGCTCAATTTTTATACTAATCAGGAGTTTGACCAATGGTCACAAAAAAGCCAATCAAAAGGTTGGAACATAGAATATAAGAAAGGATTAGCTGCACTCGAAGATTTTGAGTATGCTGAGATCATTAAGGATCCCAAGATCGTGCAGATCAAAAACGACATTGCTCACCGCGACTCCTTAAATGTGTGGTTCGGTGCTGACTCTGCTCCTCGTAAAGAAAGAATTTTAAACATACCTCAAGAATAATGACGTTTACTCACTTCAAAGAACTTACCGATCTCATGGTAAAACAAACAGAAAGGACAGATTCTGCACTTCAACTCGGCATCAAGTTATATGATTTTACCGAGCAATATGCCGATCTGGTTCACAAATTATGGTCGTGTATATTAACTGACCATGGGTTCGATTGGTTCATGTGGTTCATGTACGAAAAGGATTATGTTGGTGATGGTGTCGGTCGTGCTGATCTTACTGCACACGACGACGAAACTCCGATCTGTGAAGACCTTAAGGGTCTTTATGAGTATCTAGTAAAAAATAACTATTTTAAAGTACCTATAACTGATGCAAAAGCCTGAAATAAAAACAGTCACCCAATATCTCGATCAAGACTATCGAGAATATGCGATCTATGTGGTCGAAGAACGCGCCATTCCATCAGTGATCGATGGATTCAAGCCAACTCAACGTAAGGTCATCTTTGTGGCCGATAGGGTCTGGAAAAGCGGCAGCGAAAAACCGTTAAAGATCTTTCAGTTGGCCGGTAAAGTCGCGAGTGATGCTCACTACCATCACGGTGACGGCTCGCTCAACGGCGCGATAGTCGGCATGGCCCAGTCCTTTAAGAACTCGATGCCAGTGCTTGATGCAATCGGCCAGTTCGGCTCCTTGCGTTCGCCTGAAGCCGGCGCTCCACGTTACATCTCAACTAAACTGCACCCTAACTTTAGGTCTCTATACAAGGACTTTGAGTTGCTGGAGTCGCGTTGGGAAGAGGGCTGTGAGATCGAACCTAAGTTCTTCTTGCCAGTAATTCCAACGATATTGCTTAATGGCGGCAGCGGTATCGCAGTCGGCTTTGCGACTAACATCCTAAACCGTAACCCAGTCGAGCTCATCGAAGCCTGCTTAAAATCGCTTGAGGGCAAAACGTTTAAGGACCCTGCTCCATGGTTCAATGGATTTAGCGGTGGATGCTTTCAGGTGGAAGAAACCGAAAAGTCGTGGATATTTAAGGGCAAGTACGAGGTAAAAAATACCTCGACTGTCGAGATCTCTGAGCTACCTCCTTCAATGACTTATGAGAAGTTTGACAACTATCTGAGCGACTTAGAAGACTCTCGACGGGTCGCTGGTTACGAAAACAACTGCAAGTCAAACATCAGCTACACGCTAAAGTTTCGTCGTGAAGACCTTAAGCAGTTACAAGACAGCGGTCGACTTGATCGATTCTTGAAGATGGAAGAAAAGCAGAGCGAAAATTTCACGGTGCTTGACGAGAACGGCGAGCTTAAAGTCTTTAATTCTGCATCTGAGATCATCGACTACTTTGTGAAGTTTAGACTGACTTACTATCATAAGCGTAAGGCATACCTAATCTCGACCATCTCAGCCGAGCTGAGCTTGCTCACTAACCGTGCAAACTTCATCAAATCGATCATTGATGGCAAGCTAAAGATCAATAACGTGCCACGTAAGGACATCATCGCTTATCTACAAACAAATGGCTTTGACGAGATTGACGGTTCCTATTCATACTTGCTCTCGATGCCGATCCATACCTTGACTAAGGAAAAATACGAGGAACTGCTCGTACAGGTGGCTCAAAAAGAAAAAGAGTTAGACTCAATTAAGCAGAAGGATCCTTCCCAGATGTACAAGGAGGACCTTCTAGACCTTAAAAAAGTGGCAGTTAAGTCATATTGATCCGGTAGACTCAGGCCTAACCGGTAATCTCTAATAATTTTTAGCCAAAATTTAAACTCTTTACCCAAACCAAGTACAATAGCTAAACACTCATAACTATGGCAGACTTTTCCAAGCAGTATTGCGAACTACACGATCCAGAAATGCCGCACGACTTTGATATACTTGAAATCGCGGATGGTTTAAACAACGAAGAATACACCGAGATCATTTGCGAAGGATTCGGCTTCTTGGCAATCGCTAAGGACGACACCGGCCAGATCTTATTAGCAGTACCGACTGGTGCTGAAACCGTTAAGGAGGGAACTCCTTGTGTTTGGAAAAATTATGAAGAAGTAGTGGTTCCTCCAGCCGGTGAATGGACTAAAATCAACGAAAACTAAAAACCATCAATAAACATGACAATCGCACAAGCTCTAAAGGAGAAAAACAAGAAGGCAGCTAAGATCAATAAGCTGTGGCAGAAAATCTATTCGTACAACTCAGTAATAGCTGAGTCTGAGACTCCATATGACCTGGACAAAGTTTGGGAAGAACTCAATAAGGAGACCTCCGAGCTAATCAGTCTAAAGACACGTATTCACCTGGCGTCAGCTCCAGTTCGATCTGAGATCTTTTCCTTGTCTGAGCTAAAGAGCCACATGAATCGTATTCAATCAGTCAGCACAAACAAGGGTAAGCAAACGAATCGTTATGATTCAGCTACACCTATCGAAATGGTAGCACACTTCGACATCAAGTGGAAGGACACACAAGTTGAGGTGTTGGAACAGACTATTGAATCTATCCAAGAAAAGCTGGACACGTTTAATCATACCACAGAAATTTAAAGAAAAGGGTAGCCGGAGACTGAGGCAACTAGAATTATCGTCGAAACCGTTTGGTTTTAACAATACTTGATCAGGATGCCGGATATGATATTGCCGTACAAACTTCAAGATTCAAGATTTCAAAGAGTATAACTGTAAGAATTCAAAAATCATTTATAATCTCTAATTTCCAAAGTTAAAGGCTGCCCACCTTATAATACAAAGGAGAACGTTAAGTTCTCCTTTTTTATTTTTATGCAATGATACGCAAAGTATTGTCAGCTGTGCACCGCCAGACTGAGCCGCTAGGTAAGCCCGCGCTCGAAGTAGGTATGCTCTTGATTGATAGGTTATTGACAAATGTAGCACATGCGCGATCAGCCGTGATACAGCTGCCCACTATCATAGCGTCATTGCAACTGTTTGTGTTATTACATTGACCACCTGCAACAAAACTTCTACAACCCGATGCCGTGTTTCTACATCCGCCACCGACTGTGGAATAACCACCCGATACCGTGTTGTTAACCCCGCCGCTTACTGTGGAACAAGCACCAGATGCTGTGTTGCAACATCCGCCACCCACTGTGGAAGAATTACTCGACGCCGTGTTGCAATATCCGCCACCAACTGTGGAAATAGAACCCGATGTCGTGTTGCAAAAACCGCCACCGACTGTGGAATAAGCACCCGATGCCGTGTTGCTCCTACCGCCACCGACTGTAGAATAAGTACACGATGCCGTGTTGCGACACCCTCCTCCAATAGTAGAGCGAGCACCCGATGCATTATTGCAAAAACCGCCACCGACTGTTGAACAATAACCTGATGCCGTGTTTCTACATCCGCCACCGACTGTTGAAACAGCACCAGATGCCGTATTTTGGCTACCGCCACCGACTGTGGAAGAAGAATTCGATGCCGTGTTGCTAAAACCGCCACTTAATGTGGAAAAATAACCCGATGCCATGTTGGCATTTCCGCCGCTTACTGTGGAATAATCACCAGATGACGTGTTGCTACGACCACCACCTATGGTATTAAACCCATAAGAACCTGAACATGTTGTATTGTTAAAACCGCCTGCTATTGTAACACCACCAGCATTTGCATTATAAGCGCTATTTGAATTTATTGTATTTTGTTGACCACCGCCTATGGTATTTCCAACTACGCTATAACCTAAACATGTTGTAAAAGCATTAATAGTATTACCGCAACCGCCACTGACTGTTGAATTACAACCCGATGCCGTGTTTTGTCTACCGCCACCCACTGTGGAAGAACAACCCGATGCCGTGTTGTTACATCCGCCACCGACTGTAGAAACAGCACCAGATGCCGTATTTTGGCTACCGCCACCCACTGTGGAAGCAGCACCCGATGCGGTGTTAACCACACCGCCACTGACTGTGGAAAAACAATAACCCGATGCCGTGTTGCTCGCACCACCGCCGACTGTGGAAGAACTACTCGATGACGTGTTGCATATACCGCCACTAACTGTGGAATTATAACCCGATGCCGTATTTTGGCTACCGCCACTAACTGTGGAAATATAACCCGATGCCGTGTTGCTACACCCGCCGCCAATGGTGGAAGCACCACCCGATGTCGTGTTGCCAAAACCGCCACTAACTGTGGAATGATAAACCGATGCGGTATTGCTCTCACCGCCACTAACTGTGGCATAATTACCCGATGCAGTGTTTGAATAACCGCCACTAACTGTGGCATAATTACCCGATGCAGTGTTTGAATAACCGCCACTGACTGTTGAAGAGCAACTGCTTGCTGAATTACAGTTATTGATACGAACAGTTGAGCCTAACCCACTGTCCTCAATCATAATTGAGCTGCCTCCGCCGGCTCCCTCGATCACAGTAATGGTTCCAGTATTGTCTATTTTTGATAGCGTACCTGCATTGTCCAGGTCAAAGCCCAAGAAAAAGCTTCCGGGCTCGATCTGGCTAAAAGCGATCAGAGAAAATTGGACTTTAGGTATTTCGATTCCAGATGAGTACATTGGCTAGTTAATTATTTTATTTGGTCTCTAAGCTATCGACCTGCTCTTCGCTGAACACGCTGTCGATGGCCTGCACTGAGACGACTGTCTTTTTGGTCCTGCCCCAAAAGTTTTTCTTTTCGGTGACGAACACCGTGTCGTGCACATAGATTATCTTGGGCTCAATAGCCATCACTGACTTGGGTTGGGCCTTTGCCACCTTCGCCTCCTTGTCGAGCGAGACGATCTTTTTCTGTTGGCTGGTGATCAGCTCATTTTGGGAAGTGAGAACTGAGTCTGCCTCCTTTAGCTTTTTGATCGACTCTTTCTTAACGCATTCTAGGCTAACGACTGAGTCTTTCAATTGAGCCCTTTGCTCAATTAGAACAGCCGACTCTTGGACCGCATCTACGTGATTCTTACCGCTGACCGCTATGTACCCGATGGCAACAGCAATGGTCGCAAAAAAGACGATCGGAAGTAGTACTTTATTCTTCATTGGATTTGACGATTATTTCTCTTAGTTCCTTTAGCGCCTTAGTGTTGTTTTCAATCACCTGCAGCATCTTTCCCTGATCAGCTCTAAGATAATCGCCTAGGTCTTGCTCGACTGCATCGAGTCTAGCCTTTAGTTTTTCTTCGTTTTCGATCTGCCTTTTAAGTAGATACCAGAGTGCTGCACCCAACCCAAGGATCAGGACACCAAGCGCTCCATATTGTATGAGTATTGCAAACATCTTTTCTTATTATTTTAAGGTGAGCAAGTATTTTAGCTTGTTGACTGCCCCTAACATTTCGTCCCTAAGGTTCAGGAGATCGCTGTCCTTGCTACTATCTAGTTGATTATTAAAGGACAATAAGAAACCTGTAAGAGTTTCTAGGAAGTCCTCGATTTTCATCTCGCCGATGTTGCTTAGGATGATTGCGTCTTTTTCTCCTTCTAGAGCGATACGACCATGCTTGCCCATGTAAGTTTCCATGAACTCGTCGACTAGTCCGTCAAGAGTCTCGTATATGCCTCCATAGGCCATGTGTTTTGAGTAGGTTTGGGTCTGCCAGTGTAGCACTTTAAACTGTGCTTGTATTCCCAAAAAAGTTGACATGATAGTTGCCATGTGATCTGTAAGTTTTTATTATTTATCCCGCTAAAACAAAAAAAGAGGACTTACGGGTCCTCTTTTTTGATATAGCTAGTTTAGCTAAAAGGTTCGCTTATAGCGTGCCGCTTGGCTGTGGAGCGATGCTACCAGTTAGAACACCAAGGTCTTGACCTTGAAGGTTCATGCTAACATACTGAGTCTCAGGATGCCATCCAGCCTCGGTGATAGCGTAACGCGACTTCATACCGATCTTAGGAGACATTGTTCCTTCAGCGATAGTTTGAAGTGATTCCGCCATGATGTAAGGCATGAATTTAACACCTGGTTCTTCGTCAGCACCCTTACGTCCAAGAACGATACGCGTATCTCCCCAACTTAAGTTAGGATCAACATATACCTGAACGCCATACACTTTACCTGCTGGGTACAATTGACCTGCAGTAGTTGACATGTCAGATGGAACTTGAGCGATTGAGTAACCAGCTACGTCTGCAAGAGCAGAAGCAACACGACCTGTGGTAACAAGGTAAGAAGCTGCTCCGAAACGACCTCTGTGGTAGATCAAGTTAGCAAGTTCAAGGATCTTGGTAACAACTCTACGTTGTAAAGTTGAGATGTTTTCGAAACCACCAGAACCTGCAGTTAAGTCTAGGTTAGTGATTCCAGTACCTTCAACTAGATCGATTTCATTAGAGTGAACGTCAGCAAGGGTGAACACGCGGTCTACAAGACGCTTGTTGATTGATTGAGCGATGTCGTTAACTGCAACGTTCTCAAGCATTGAGATAACGTCATAGTTCCAAACGCGGTTAAGGTCTTGGATCTGCTCAACAGTTGCAGAGATAGCAACTTGATCAGTTTCAGCCTCAACGAATTTGGTAAACATTCTTAAGCCCATTTGACGGAACTTAGAAAGCTCAGAAGCTTCACGCTTCATTGAACCAGGAACTGCTCCGGTAGTTGGAAGGTAAGGACCAACAAAGTTTCCAGAATTTGCATAGTCATCATCAGATACTGAAGTGAAACCAGAGATGTGGTTTTCAAGAGCAGAAACTAATTGTACTGCACCAGCATCAACTGTAGCTGAAGTATCAACTCCAATCGTCAAAGTGTTACCTTCAAGAGAAGTAGCGATGATGTTTGAGCCATTATCTGCAACTATTTTGATGATCAAGTTACCGTCAACACGAGAGTAGCCTACGAATTCTAGATCGAAATCGCCAGCTCCACTACCAGATACAGTGATTGAATCACCATACGCTGGACCAGCTGGGAAGTCATTCGCGTTGATTCCTACAACTTTTACCATGTAAGGATCAAATGCTTTATCTGTACGACCACCTGTGTACAAGTAATCAAGATAAGGAAGGAATCCTACTGGAGAATCCATTGGGATAACTGGAACAAGGTCAAATCCAATTGTCTTAGCTGCAACTTGGATAGCTACAGGAAGCAATGAAGGAAATTTGTCACCAGAACCTACGGTGTCGCCTACGTTACCGTATGCATTTTTTGCACCACCCGAGAACGGAGTCATCGAGTTAGTTGGTGCGGAGATCTGTCCAGCATAGCCGCCTAAAGAGGCTGGTTGTTGGAAGAATAGACCGGGAGCAGTAGCCTGTTCGAACAATGGAGTAGTGTTGTCGAAGATTCCGTGGTTGTGAGCATATTCTGCTAACCAAGGTGTCTTTTCAACATTTGCACCATAGCTCTCAAGGACTGGCTTCCAGGTTGCGGCCAAGTTCTTATCACTTGAACGTCTGAAAATTTTAGTACGTGCCATTTTTGAGTTGATTTTTTTAGTTTTTGATTATCTACGATAGTCCGCCTGGCGTTGGAGTTTCTCGAGATAGTTTTGAGAGTAACCTCTCTGCATCTCAACCACCTGGTTTACAGGTATTAGGCCTTCTGTACTTTGGCTTTCGTTGAGCTGTGCTTGTATTTTTGTGTTATTCTTTTCGATTGCGATTCTTTCTTGAACTCCTCTTAGGTCCATTTCATCCCAGAAAGCTTTTGCTTGGTATGGAGTACGAATGTCATACATCTGAGACTTAGCGTGGATGCGATTCTTTTCGCTCTCATGCATCTCGTTCCATAGTGCTTTGTAGTCAGCAGGCATAAATCTTATGTGAACTGGTAGGTTTTGAGTCTTATGATCAACCACTGCTTCCATGATTCCAGCTACATCGTTTTCGTTGAACCAGATAGCTCCGTTTAGGGCTTCAACAATCGCTTGTTTAGTGTCTGTTTCAAGAGCGAAGAATGCTTTCTTTTTAGCTTCACTCATTACCTTTAAGAATGGGTATCTGCTTTCAAGAACCGCTTTAGAAGACTTGTCGCTTACTTCAGTTATCACTTGGTCAACCTTAGCGATTAGAGCGTCAACTGAAACTGACTCATCGAGTTTTTCAACTCCGTTTAGAACGTTTCGTTTGCTTCCAACAGTTGTGCCTTCGTTTAGAGACTCAACGATATACTCAGTATAACCAATGCTCTGACCAAGCTTTTCAGCAATATAGCCTGCGTAATCGCGGTTAAGGTTGAGTTGTTCTGCTAAGTAGTCAGAGAATTCTAAGCCGCGGTTTGAGCCTTCAGCAACGTATTCAGTGTACTGGATTCCTTTGTCTATCTCTTCAGCTAAATAGTTTTGATATTTGATTGAGTTATTTAAGTTTTCCTTGATGTACTCGGAATAGTTAATAGTTTGGTTGAGCTTTTCAGCGATGTGATCTTGATGTTGGATCGATTTGTTTAGCTGTTCACCAACATAGCTTGAGTACGCGATAGAATTGTTAGTGGTCTCTGCAACGTGCTCTGAGTACTTGATCGACTCATTAAGCTTACCTGAAATGTAGTTAGCATAGTTTACAACTCCTTCGAGTTGTTCTGCCAAGTAATTCACAAAACCAACTAACTTAATGTCAGTAGGATTAGATGAGTTAGCTGACTCAAGTAGCTCCTTTTGAGATTTGATTTCTTTCTTAAGACCGGCGAACTGGTTCTTTAATACTTCAGAGTACTGATCCATCTGATCTTTAGTTACATATTCAACCATGGTTGTTTTATTTTTTTGTTGAATTGAAGACGATTGGAAGTTTAATCCTAGATCTTCATTAGTTTTATTTATCTTGTAGACTTTGAAATTTTCAGAAAAATTGAGACTTTCTGAAATGTCTGTCAAGTTTTGAGTTTGTACTACTGACTCCTCTTTAAGGTGGTTGTAGCTCTCAGTTATCATCTGAAAGTCATGCTTAAGTGACTCGCTAACTGTTTTTCTAAGGATCGCTTCTGTGAATCCAGGCTCTCCTACTAGATCGTAAGTAAAGATTCTTTGTAGTTTTACTTTGCCGCCTTCAAAGACTTGACCGGCTGCTCTGGATGAGATCGAAAGTTGAACTCCGCCATCCAATAGTGCCTTTGCAATTTTTCCGTTTGGAGTGTTTTCGAGGATACGTAGTTTAATGTAAACCTTGTCTCCGCCATCATATTTAAGCTCTTCGATGATGTGTGATGCGCTCTTTAAGCTAACATCAAAGTGAGGTGGATGATCCAAGTCTCCGACAAGTTGTCGTTTTGCGATCTTATCCTTTAAGTATGAAAGGTGGGGTAAATATTCTTCTTTTTCGTAAACGCGGCGATTGTTGTTCATTCTGCCGAATACTGCACAGACTCCTTCGAGAACTGAGTTGTTTTCGCCAGACTTGACTTGAGCCAGTGTCTCGCCGATGTTCTCAACAATAAGGACCCAGTCCTGATTGTCTCCATTGAAGCTTAAATTTGTACTTGTCAAAGCCTTAAATTTTTTTATTATTTATTAAGGCTTTTGGGAGATTTTTTAAGTTATGCGCCGGAGTCAACCAATATTGTACGCAAACTCTCTACTTTGGATTTACTAAAATCAGCAACTCTTGGAGCCAGTATGGAGAATCTAACGATATAATCACCGATCGTGCCAAATGAGTCGGCTATGCCCTGTTCCTTAATCACTAGCTTAAGATCGTTTAGGTGAGTTGGGCTCTTGATCTCAGCCTCATATTTTTTATCTAGGACGGTCTCAATCTCTACTTTTTCTCCAGGTATGATTGCCTTATATAGTGGGATCTCAACCCTGTGTATGATGTTATTGTTTTCAAGTTCGACTCCTGGAGGCATAATGATAGTTACTGTGATGTATAACTCTCCAGTAAGAGGATACTGCTCCATGTCTCCCCAGATGTTGGGTCTTACTGAGACGTCCTCGTTACCGAACTTACTCACTCGGACCTTAGCCACATAGTTTTGTCCCTCCTTTTTGATCTGTAAATAGGTTTTACGCAAGTCAAAGTTTACCTTGATCTCCTTCTCTTCGTCCTCTTTGACGTACTTAAGTAAGTTGCCAGCCGCTCCAGTATAGACGATTTTTTTGCGAGTAAACGTGATGTCGACCTTTTTACCCAAGACAGTCTCTTTAAAATCGATTTCACAGTTTAAATTGATGTCCAAGTATGAAGTATCGACTGGACCCATGTGGGTCTTGCCCTGTGAGGCTCTAGCACGTTCGTTTGACTTTCTTCTAAACTCTGAGTTCCTAAAGTTATTTGAAAAGGTGGTAAAATCGTCGTTAAAGTTATAGTTCCAGTCATGTGAGGCCTTTTGTGCAGCTCCATCGTATTCTGCCTTCTTTTTTAAATCGCTTAACACTTCATAAGCAGCCGCTATCTTCTTAAACTGGTCAGCCGCTCCTGGATCGTCCTGATTTCTGTCGGGATGGTACTTTAACGTCATTTGACGATAGGCTTTTTTAATCTCATCGTCTGTTGCGTTCTTAGAGACACCAAGGGTTGAATAATGATCCATTTTAAAACTTATGTTCCTGATCTTGTATAAAAATTGAAGACTAGGTTTTAAAATAATTTATCTAAGTGTCTAGCTTAATCAAATCTCTTAAGGACATTGACCGTCCGCATTCAGGTGAAAAGATCATAGTCTGTGGCTGTGGCACTTCTCTGCTGGGCTTTGCTGAACATGCGGAACGATACACCACGATCGGAGTCAACGACGTGCCGGCCCTTTTTACTCCGACCTATTTACTAGTCACAGACAGCCCATTACGGTTTGTCGGTAAACGCAAGGACCTAGTAGTACAGTCAAAGTCAAAACACCTCTTTACTTGCGCCAGGGGCTGGCGACACACTAGCCTAATCTATTTTGAGTTAGGTACTCGAGAGCTGACTTGTCTAGATAAAAAGAACCATCTCGATCACTATTTGAATTCGCCGTATTGTGCGGTCTGCCTAGCGTATCGATTGGGAGCAAAACACATCGGCGTTATTGGTGTCGACTTTACAGACGGGCACTTTTATAATCCCAAGGATGGAGCGCACAGTGTCGTTAAGACTAAGCACCTGACTAAGGTCAATCTTGCTTATCAAAAGCTTAGAGCTGAGCTTGAAAGGCGCGGAGTATCTTTTTACAACTTGAGCGAGTCTAGTAACCTACAGATTCCAAAAATAACTCTCAAAGAGTTCGATCAACTATGAACATCATCATTCCAGCCAGACTGGGTTCCAAGGGCCTACCCTTTAAGAACCGTAAGCTTTTTAAAGCGACAATAGACTCGATTCCAGAGTCTCTTCGTAGACGTGTTTTTGTGACGACCGACGACCCTGAGATATTTCAGTTAGCCATTAAGCATGGGTGTTGTGCAATCGATCGTCCTTCTGAACTATCAGACGACTCTGCTAACATTCGGGACGTGATGCAACACGCCGTAAAAAACGTCGGGCTTCCCATGTCTGCTGAAGTAATAATGCTCTACTTAACCTATCCAGAGAGGACCTGGAAAGAGATTTACGCGGCTTATGAATATTACTGTCAGTTTGCTGACTTAGGTCTTGCTGATTCTATGCTATGTAAGAAGGAACTTAAAGTCTCACCTTATCTCATGTTACAGGAGCATGGAGCAGACGGCGTTTTCGGCAAGCCTTTACTTGAACACGATCTATACCGACGCCAAGACTATCCAAAGTGCTTTGAGATCAGTCACTACATGTGCATCTTTAGAGCTTCTGCTCTCTATAAATTAAATAAGAATATGTACGGCCCGTCTACCGTGTTCTACCCGATCGAAGATGTAGTTGACGTCGACACTCAAAAAGACTTAGATCAAGTAAAATGGATAAGATAGTTAATGCGTATACTGAGGCCACTAACAAAAATTTTCACCTACTTAGAACCAGTATTTTTTCTTTTATAAAAAACAATCCATGGTTTACTGGTACAATTAACCTACTCGATCATCCTATGGATCAATTATCCACTAGGAATTATGACATTCTTCTTAAAATTTATCCAAAGCTCGCAATAAAATTACAAACGTCGCATCCTATTTTTAGTGTAATAGACAAATATAAGGGACGAGTGCAATATTTTGAACTGGTGAACTCTGCTCTAAAATGGACAGTATTTAATGAATCTACAGAAAACGAAAGTTTACTATACTTTTCTAACTATTCAATTTTTCAAAAAAGCTGTAATTTCATATCTGAAAATAAGTTAGGCAAAGCGCTCAATTCAGTTCTCTTTTTTCACCTAAGTGAAAAAATATCATTATCTGAAGAAGTTTACCATGAACTCTCAAATAGAATGTTAACTTCCAATTCGTTAGATTTACAACTAAATAATCACTTGAATTCTTGTCTAAATCCTAGTTTTTATTCTGAAGCTAACATTTCTTTTTCAAATGAATACTTAGACTCTAAATTTATAACTATGCGAGCTTCCTTAGAGTCTAAAGATGTAATTCTTTTCACAACTCTAAACAACTCAGCTCAATATTCTAAAATCAATCAAGTGTGGCTTTTTAAAAACAAAGAAAGTAGCCAATTTTTAGTCCAGCCGAGTTCTTTTAATTCTGATAGACAAACTATAAATGCCGAAGAACAACCTAGGCCGATTCCTCATGTAAAACAGCAAAATAGTTCAATACCAATTACACTGAATAGATCTTCTGAAAACAGATTTTTACTTAAATCTAAGTTAACTTCATTAAGTTCATTCAAAGAGTATTTAACTGGCAAAAAAATAGCAATAATCGCAAATTCTTCAGAACTTTTAGAACACCAACATGGAGAACTAATTGATTCACATGATGTAGTTATTAGATTCAACGGTTATCCAATCGAACCTACTCACACCGGCACTAAAACAAGCGTTCACTGCATATTTCGGCAGGCTAGATTTAATTTAGACCAACCCTCAGATTATTTGATAGTTTTCTCAAAACCTATTGATCTTTGGCACAAAGCAGTCAGTGACATTTGTGCTAGTTATCCTAGCAAGAAAATACTAAACTACCACTACCCTGCTCTAATTTCTATATCTGCCGCTTTAAAAAAAAGCTATCTTCTTCCAACTAGTGGACTTAGCATGATTTTGTTATTAGAGGAGTTAAAGATTCCGCACTATTCACTGTCCCTGTTTGGTTTTAACGGCTACACAAACGGATTAAATTCAATATTTAGATCAAATTCAGATAAGAATATTTCTAGTGTGCATAATTACTTGTTAGAGTTAAAGTATCTTACTTGTAAATTTGAAAAAGGCGAACCAGGAATATTAAAAAAAAAGTAAATAATGAAAATAGTTTATCACTATAGACAAACACCTATTGCTCAAGCTCCTTTAGAATTAGCTAAAGCCATCAATAAATTCGGTCAAGGCTATCGATGCGAGATGGCAGGATTAGGTGCACCGGCTATGCGTGCCTTCCCAGCAGGTAGTATTCTACATGCTCATAATCTCTTACCTGGCAATCGGCATGGGATCAAAACTGTTTTGCAATACCATAGCGAACCTTTTCAAGTAGACCTAAAAAGCCGAGTTGACCGCAAGTTAGTAATTTCTCAATATCATGCAACTCTGCCAGAGTATTCAGGCTGCTCAATAGTTAGAAATGTGATTGACTTCACAACTCCGCAATATTCTTCTCAGCAGGTTTCACATGCAATTAAAATAGGTTTTTCTCCAAGCCGAACAAAAAAACTCGGTAAGTGGCACGATAAGGGATATGATCAGACTCTTGCAGTACTTAACAAGATTAAAAGAGAGTATGGCACCTCTGTAGAAATTGATGTGATAACTGGAGTCTCTCTTGATGCTTGTATTGCTCGCAAATCAAAATGCAACATAATTATAGATGAGTGCGTTACTTCAAGCTATCATAGATCAGGTTTAGAAGGACTTGCACTTGGCAAACTCACAATATGCTCTCTTTCTCCAGACGTTGAAAAAATACTACTCTCTTCCTCTGGTGCTCAAGTTTCTCCTTTTTTCAACGTTTGGATCAATTCCCTTGAGACGGAACTAAACAAAATAGTCGATGCCGGTCTTGATTTTATTCTTGAAAAAGGAAAGGAAAGTAGGAGTTGGATGGAACAACACTGGCATCCTCAAACAATAGTAAACGAATTTACTAAAATATACGATTCTTTATGAAATTAGGCGTAATAATAATTAACAGAAATCATATAAAGTATACAATTGATCTAATTACGCAACTGTCGGTTCAGAGTTGCCTGGATTTCGAGTTGACAGTCGTCGATAATGGGTCTACTGAGCCCGGCACTAGAGAGTCCCTAGATCAACTTTCTTTTTCCTTTTTAAAGAAGATAGAATATACAGGACAAAATCGTCCACTAAACCACGTGTGGAACGATTTTGCTCTTAAAAATAATTATGAGTTGTGCTGTTTTTTAAATAACGACCTAATAATTCCAAAAAATTTCATTAAGGACACTCTTGACGTCTTTGAAAGAGAACCGCGAGTAGGCTGCGTTGCTCACTCAACAAATCACCCAAATTATCAGTCTTGTACACAACTTGAATATCGAATTTTTCATGGTAAGTACCGTCAAGGTTGGGACTTTACCATGCGTAGGTCCGCATACTCTCAAATTCCAAGAAATCTGCACTTTTTTTGCGGAGATGATTACCTATATGATATGCTCTATAGAAAAGGATGGAATTTTGCAATCATTACTAGTTCTCCAATAATACATTTTCAAGGAATAACTCCTAGGATTCCTGGGATCTCAAATCGTGATGTTTCTGAGTATAAAAAGATGGGTTTTTCTCATGGAAAGCTGGATGTATGTTTTGATCTATGTGCTTTTAAGCCAACTTTTTTAAAAATCAACGAACTGTCATGAATTCTCCAAGGATAACTGTAATCATGGCTTCATATTTAGATCACTACACTAGTGGAGGGTTTGAAGCTGCCTCAAATCGTGAGTTCAAATTTAGACGCGCAGTAAATTCTTTTTTGGACCAGACTTTTAAGAGTGCTGAGCTCATAATTGTGAGTGACGGCTGCGAAAAAACTTCAAAAATAACTCGAGAAAAATACTCTAATTTTTCAGCTGTGCGTTTGATTGAACTTCCAAAACAACCCTTATTTAGCGGAACAGTTAGGCAAGCCGGTTTAACTCAATCCACAGGCGAGATTGTGTGCTATTTAGACAGTGATGATTATTTTGGAAGTACACACCTTGAGATACTTAGTGGCTTTAAAGATTCAGAGTATGTTTGGTGTTACTATGACGATTATATCTTTAATGGAGAAAAAAAATGGAAAAGGACGGTCGAGCCCAAGGCAAATAGGATCGGTACAAGTTCAATTTGCCACCGTCGTGCTTGCTCATTTCAATGGGCGGACGGATATGGCCATGATTGGACCAGTATTAGTCATATCTTAAAGGAAAAACACTATAAAATAGATACTCCAGATTACGTTGTTTGTCATCTGGGTAAAATTGACGCATGATAAAGGAAGCATTTAATTATTTTCAAAAGATTTACTTAATTAATTTAGATTCTAGACCAGATCGCTTAGCTAGAGCGTTGACTATTTTTAACCAGCTAGGAATAGCTGATCGCGTTGAGAGACTCTCAGGCATAGTTCCTCCAGACGGCAACGGTCGTCAAGGCTGTCTACTTTCTCACATAGAAACAATCAAAAGAGCAAAAGCATTAGGCTTAAAAAATGTTTTGGTCTTCGAAGATGACTTTGAACTAATGAATATTAACTTTATTCCTCCTGCGATAGATCAGCTACAGAGGACTCATTGGGCTCTCTATTACCTTGGATATAATAGTCATTCCTCACTTAGTCAAGTGAGCCCAAACCTCTTAAAAATAACTAACTGTTATGCTGCACACGCAATAGCGTATAATTCTACAATATTTGACTTTATATTGCATGCTTTTGAAAATAATAACATCGAAATAATTGATGTATGGCTCGCAAAAAATGTTCAAAGTAAGTTTGAGTGTTTCGGTAGCTATCCGTTAGCTGCTATTCAGATTCCAGGACATAGCGACATAGAAAAAAAAGAAGTAAATTACGATTTCATAATAGATCGTTTTATCAAAAATACTAAGCACTTAACTAAAAAAACGATAAATAATCAAAAAATGGTAAAAAATGAACAAAATTTCGATAATCGGAGTAGGTAAACTTGGCTTATGTTTAGCTTTAAATTTAGAGAGAAAAGGATATTTTGTACTAGGCGTAGATGTTTCTCAAGATTACATAGATGCTCTTTCTTCAAAGTCTTTTCGAACATCAGAACCATACGTAAATGAATTTTTGATTGAATCTAAAAATGTAGAATTTACAACTAATTTGGAAAGAGCGCTAGAGAGTAATCTCATTTTTGTTGTGGTCAGAACTCCTTCAACTAACGATTGGAAATATGACCATTCACAAATAGAGCAGATTGCAGAAAAGCTAATCTCTTTTGGAAAACAAGAAACAAGAAAAGACTTAATAATAAATTGTACCACCTTTCCTGGATATTGCGAGACTCTTCAAAATAAGCTATCTGAATACAATTATAAAGTCTCCTATAATCCAGAATTTATAGCACAAGGCACAATCATTAAAGATCAACTAAATTGTGATAACGTATTGATTGGGCAAGCTGACCTTGATGCAGGCAATCGTATACAGCAAGTTTACGAAAGACTGTGTGATTCTAGCCCAATTTTTAATAGGATGAGCTGCACCGAAGCTGAATTGACTAAACTTTCAGTAAACTGCTTTTTGACAACCAAGATCAGTTTTGCAAACATGGTCGGCGATATTGCAAAAAGACTAGAGTGCAATGCAGATGTCGTTTTAAAGGCGATCGGAACTGACTCAAGAATTGGAAACAAATATTTAAGACCTGGTTTTGGATTCGGAGGTCCCTGTTTTCCTAGGGATAATAGAGCACTAGCTAAGTGTGGCGAAGAAGTAGGAATCGATGCAGTAATCTCTAAAGCAACCGATGAAATGAATGAAAAACATTTACAATATCAAATCGAGGACTTTATTAAAGCTAATCCCGATAAATCAATTAAAGTAGAGTTACCATACGTTACATATAAGGCAGAAAGTACCTTAATTGAGGAGTCTCAACAGCTAAAATACGCAGTAGCTTTAGCAGAACTTGGATATGAAGTGTTAGTATTAGATAATCGAGAAGAAGTAAAAAATCAAATCAAGAATGTTACAACAACAAATTTCAAAGTGGTTGAATGATTATTTAAAATCGGCTAATCTTAAAACATTTATTATAGGAGTTTCTGGAGGAATAGACTCTGCCGTTGTTTCTACTCTTTGTGCAATGACCGGAATAAAAACCATTGTTGTAAGCATGCCTATTCATCAAGCGCCAGATCAGTTAACTAGAGCAGATGAACACATTTCTTGGTTAAAGAGCAACTTCTCAAATGTTGAATCAATTGAGTTGAATCTTACCCAAGTTTTTGAAAATTTTAAGTCGTTGTTTACAAAAGATAACAAACTTGCGTTGGCTAACTCTAGGTCAAGACTCAGAATGATGACTCTCTATCAAATCGCTACTGAGAATCATGGGCTGGTTGTTGGAACAGGCAACAAAGTAGAAGACTTTGGAGTCGGTTTCTTTACAAAATATGGAGATGGAGGAGTAGATATTAGCCCTATTGCTGATTTATTAAAAACTGAGGTATGGGAGCTAGGGGAAGATTTGGGAATATCTAGATCAATTATTAAAGCAAAACCAACTGATGGACTCTGGGAAGACGGACGAAGCGATGAAGATCAAATAGGTGCTTCCTATGCTGAACTTGAATGGGCTATGCAGTTTTTAGAAAAAAATCCTTATTTTACTGCCGCTGATCTGGACAAGCTTTCAGCTAGAGAAAAAGAAGTAATAGGGATTTACCGAAGTTTTAACACTCAAAATTCACACAAGATGCAAAACATCCCAGTGTTTAAAAAATAAATGAACTACGATGACTAGACCTGCGTATTCAGATCCTCAACTATTAGAGTGGACTATTAACTTATCCAAAAAATACAAAATAGATGTTTTTTTTGAAACTGGATCTTATCTTGGAGAATCTGCCAGGATAGTTGCGCCGTATTTTTCCAAGGTTTTTACAGTAGAAAATGATTTGCAAAACTACAAGATAGCTGAACAGACTTTAAAAGAGATTACAAATTGTGAGCTAATTTTAGGAAATAGCCCAGAAATTATACGCAGCAAATCCTTAACTTCAAATACTTTTTTCTTTTTAGATGCGCATTGGGAAGAGTACTGGCCTCTTTTAGATGAACTTTTTGAGATTAAAAAAAAGCAAATAATCCCAGTTATTGCTATTCATGATTTTTTTGTTCCTGATGAAAATGAAAATCCTAAGTTCGGATACGATATCTATCGAGGCCAACCTCTTAATTTGAGCTACGTGAACAACTCGCTAGATGAAATTTATGGAAAACTTAATTATACTGTAACCTTTAGCACGTCTAGCCTCACAAATAGCGGTGTAGCTTACATAACCCCACAACTATGATCTCAATTCAATATACTTCAGAAATTTCATATTCTTTTCCATCATATAACGAATGTGACGCCGGCTGGTTTTCTTCTGCTGAGATTTCCACTAAAAAGTTTATACATTCTTACGTAAAGCCTGAATTTAATATCATAGACGCAGGTGCAAACATAGGAATGTACACAATTCCTTTTTCTAAACTTGCATCAAAAGGAACAGTTTATGCATTTGAACCTACTGATATTGTCGATATGTTAGAGAAAAACTTGGCATACAATGACTGTAAAGAGAACGTAATTCTAATTAATAGACCTCTTGGAAAAGAAGATGGCCTTAAACTAGATAAAATTTTTAAAGTTTGGTCTCAAGGTATAACTGATGATCGCGAACATGATTTCATAACTCTAAATTCTTTTGTTGAACAAATTGGAAAAAAAATAGACTTAATAAAAATTGATGTTGACTCCTATGATTATGAAGTGCTCTTAGGCGGTGAAAAGTTTTTAAGAGAGCAGTCTCCTTTAATTATCATAGAGCTCAATCACGCTCTTGAAAAGCGAGGTCATACTATTCAAGATGCTAAAAATTACTTGGAGTCAATAGGATATTTTGAAAAAGAAGTTTTTGATGGAGAAAATTATATTTTTACAAAATGAATTTTAGTAAATTTTCAAATTGTGATTTTAAATTACTAAATTCAAAGTTAAAAAATAAAAAATTGCGATTTGACATAGGCACGTCAATAAGCGCTCCAGTCACACGTCAGTGGTTCTCTAATGTCAAAAATATTTTTGTAATTGGAATCGAACCTAATCCTTATTGTTTGGATGGAATAAATGAGTGGGATGGAAAAACCTGGAACATATTAGATGTATTTAAAGAAAATGAACAAAAAGAAAACTATTATCATATAATTGGTGCTTGTGATAATGTTGACACCTTACGTGAAAGTAAATTTTACCTTCTTAGTGGAAATGTTGGCTGTTCTAGTCTATTGACTCCAAAATTGCAAAATATTCCAGAGTGTGAAATAGATTGCGAAATTGACGTGGAAACCTTTTCTCTTAAGATGTTATTGGACTCACTAGTATATGAACACATCGAATTAATAAAAATAGATGCTCAAGGAAAAGATTTAGATATTACAAAGAGTTTAGGTCCACATTTGCGTAGAGTTCAATTTTTGGACATGGAAGACGATTGTCGATATCAGTATGAAAATGCTTCTTCTAGAGAAGAAATATTAGATTTTATGAAAACTCAAAATTTTACTTTTTATCAAACTTTTGATGGAAATCTTCGTTTTCAGAATAATATAATTTTAAATAAAGATTTTTCAAATTTTACTGGAGGAATGTAATGATAATAAAATGTGAGATAGATTGTTCAAATTTATACCTTCCTGGACACAACGAAGGTTTTGGTTCTGCCTTTCAACTTCAATTAGGCGGCTATGCATTGGCTAAACACTATGGAGTTGATTTTTTATTAACTCCAATGAAAAACGTTGGACACATTCAAAAATTTAATTTTTCTCAAGAAGAATGGGATCTTCATTTTTTTGAATATACTCGAGATTTTTTATTAAGAGACTCGATTACTGAGTCTGATTCGCTTCCTGTAGTAGAGCTGAGTGTATATGAATTGTTAGACACTTTAATATATAATCCTTCCTCTTTAGAAAAATCAATAGTTAATCTTCACTGGGCAGATCTAAAGACACTAACTGACCATAACATTTTTCTATTAAACAATATTCAAGAAGAGTTAATTAAAAAATACCCAAGAGAAGAAAATTCAGATTTCATTATTTCTATTCATGTTAGACGAGCTACTGACGAGGACACTGATTTCTCCGAATGGCGTAGATATTATTACCCCAATATTCCTAACGGCTCCATTGACTTCGTTAAAGAAATCATGCCCACTAATAAAAATATTCAATTTCATATTTACTCTCAAGGTGACATTTTAGATTTTCAATATTTTAATGAACTTAATGCGCATGGAAAAGTATTTTTTCATTTAGATGAGCACCCTGTAAAAACGCTAGATAGAATAATCAAATCAGATGCATTCATAATGTCAAAGAGTTCTCTTAGCTATGTAGCTAGTGTATATCATAGCCAAAGCTATTACGATGGAATCTTTCATCACACACTTACTCGAAACACTATCAATTATAATGATAAATTTTTTAAAAGTGCAAGTTTCAGTGAACCGAAAATAATGCTTCCGTCTAAACTCATTGAGTCTAGTGTAGTACAAAACTCATAAAAAACAATTTTTAAATATGAAAGGTTTCACTACTTTGCAAATATTAGACCATCGTCATGGACGCCTTGGCAATCAATTGTTTAGAGTTGCGACTATTATTGGTCAAGCAATTAAGAACAACAGTAGCTTTTTTGTTCCATCTGAGTGGGAGCACGCAAAGCTTTTTCCAAATCTACCTACACGTTCCTCTGTCAAAATAAAGTCAAATATTTCACTGACTCATAAGGAATCTAAATTTGGAATCCACAATATTCCAACTAGTGATAAATTAGTAGAAATAGTAGGATATTTTCAGTCCTCTTTGTTTTTTGATGATTATGAAAAAAAAGTACTTGAGTATTTGGTCTTTGACCCAACTATTATAGAAAAGGTTAATAGTAAAATGAATCAGAACTCAAAGAAACTTTCGATTCACATACGCTGGGGTGATCAGTATGATCGTAAATTTGGAGGAGGGCATAAAGGTGTCGAGCATAGACACCCAGTTCTTACTTTAGAATACTATCAAAGAAGTATAGAAGACATTTTATCTAAAAAAAGCATCGATGAAATATGCATCTTTACTGATAATGAAGATACTAAAGAATTCATATTTGGAAAATTTGAAAAATATCAAAAACCTATTACTTATTTTGACTATAGCGATGATTATATTAGTGACTTCATAGCTCAGTCTTTGTGTGACCACTTCATTATTGCAAACAGTACTTTTTCATGGTGGGCTGCATATTTATCAAAATCTACGGATAAGCTTGTTTACTGTCCTTATCCAGATGAGTGGTTTGGACCAGACTATCAAAGCTTTGATACTAATGCTTTGACTCCAGAAAGATGGATAAAAATAAGACAAAAATAATACATAAGTATATGGCTCACACAAAAACCTTCTTAAAAATAGAAAGAAAGAACATTGACTTCTATTTCATAAATTTAGACAGAAGAGTAGACAGACTTGCCCACGTTAATTCTGAATTAAAAAAGCATAACATCGATGCTAAAAAATTTAGAGCGTACGAAGACTTATCTGGCTGCAGCATACCATTTAGTTCAGCCTTTTCTGAAGGACAGAAAAAATGCTATCGCTCCCACTACACTCTAATTAAAGAATACGATACTAGCAGTGATAAGATACTTGGAATATTTGAAGATGATGTCATTCTCTGCGAAGATTTTAACGAAAGATTTAAGTACATTGAAGAAAAATTTAACCTAGATTGGGACATATTTTTCCTTTCTTCTTTTTATCATCTAAACAATGATCCCAGTCGTTGGAATAAAGGAGGGGATTATGAGTTAACTGGAATCAAGTACATACACCGAGTATATGGTTCTTTTTGCGGCCACTCATATTTAATTAATCCAAGTTCAATACCTAAAATAGTAGAGTTACTGGACGCGTGTGTGCACCGATCTCGAGCAATAGATCACTCATTCATACTAATTGAGCCTTCGTTAAACTGCTATTCATTTACTCCCGGTATGGCTAATCAGTTGACTAATGCTAGCGACACTGACGGTGGAATCAAGGACCAAAACGCATTCTTAAAAATAATAGGACCTCATTACTATTCAAATAAGTTATCTGATTTTAATTATGATTCTTACTTCAAATAATCTAAACGCTCATGATTTCTACTAAACCTGAAAGATTTATTTTTAAAAACGCTAATTTTGAATACGTAATCTTTAATTTTGACTATTTTGTCACTGACTATAAAATAAAAGCTAGAACAAACCTCAATGAGATGAAGGATTACACTATGATGCTTAATCTTGTAAGAAAAATGGATAAATCTAGGTCTGTGTTAGATGTTGGTGCAAATTGCGGAATGTTTTCAATACCTGCTGAAAAATATGGTTATTCCGTACTATCAGTTGAGCCGCTTAGTATGAATGTTTCATTGTTAGAGCAGAGTAAAAGTGCAAACTCTTGTAAAAACATGCAAATTCTAAACTTTGCTCTATTTGATTCTGATACTACTCAAGAAATATTCATTCCTTATTGCTCAGACAATGCTTCCTTTAACAAAGAGGTTGCGATCTCTAATATGAATTCTAAAAATTACATTACTGAGCAAGTTGTCTGTAAAAAATTAGACACGTTTTTACTTGAAAATCCAAGTTACGATATTGGGTTAATAAAAATTGATGTTCAAGGGTTTGAGATGAATGTATTAAAAGGTATGAGCGATTTTTTAGAAAAAGCAAATAACCTTACTCTTATAATTGAGTGGGACCAAAAGCATACGGTTCAGGCAGGAAATTCACTAGATGAAATGATGGCTTTCTTAACTCAAAAAGGATTCATAAATACAGCCTCCTTTCCAGGAGACAAAATTTTTGAAAAAAATAAAAGAAAATTATGAAAAAGGCACTAGTACTTGGTGGAGGAGGCTTCATAGGAGGCCACCTGGCTAAAAAATTAAAGGAAGAAGGCTTTTGGGTCAGAGCAGTTGACATTAAAGTTCATGAGTACTTTGATAAAGATGATTTTTGTGATGAGTTTATTTTAGGTGATCTTAGAGACCCTAAGTTTGTAAGTTGTGTCATGTTATCTCCTAATCAAACTTTTGAAGGGGACAGAGAAAAATCTTTCGATGAAGTTTATCAACTTGCTGCTGACATGGGAGGAGCTGGTTATATTTTTACAGGTAATAACGATGCTAATGTAATGCATAACTCATCTCTAATAAACTTAAATGTTGCACATGAAGCCGTCAAAAAATCAGTAAAGAAGATTTTCTATAGCTCTTCTGCGTGCATGTACCCAGAGCACAATCAGCTCGATCCAAATAACCCAAATTGTGAAGAGTCATCAGCATATCCAGCAAATCCTGACTCAGAATACGGTTGGGAAAAACTTTTTAGTGAGCGACTTTATTTAGCTTTTCATAGAAACTACGGGCTAGACGTGCGAATTGCCAGGTTCCATAACATATTTGGCCCCTATGGAACTTGGAAAGGAGGTAAGGAAAAGGCTCCCGCTGCAATGTGCCGCAAAGTAGCAGAAACCCAGAGCGGAGGTATCATAGAAGTTTGGGGAGACGGTATGCAGACTCGCTCTTTTTTGTACATTGATGATTGTGTTGAAGCAGTTCTTAGATTCATGAGACAAGATGGATTCTTAGGACCTGTCAACATCGGTTCTGAAGAGATGGTTACAATTAATCAACTTGCTGAAATGGCGATCTTAATCTCAAATAAAAATATCTCTATTGAAAATATAGAAGGCGAAGAATTCAAGAAAAAGTACGGATTCAAGTGTCCAATTGGAGTCAAAGGTAGAAATTCAGACAACCAACTTTATGAAGAAAAAATGGGTTGGAAAGTCTCCCAGCCTTTAGTAGATGGAATGAAAAAAACTTTTTCTTGGATAAACTCTCTAGTAAACTCATGAAAACCACGATAATTGCAGAAATAGGCATAAATTATGCATATGGTTCCTCTACGAAGGAATTCATCAATAATGTAAAAAAACTTATTGATATTGCGGCAGTTTCCGGAGTTGATTATGTAAAGTTTCAAAAACGTGATCCTGAATCGTGTGTTCCTCAAGCGGAAAGGTCAAAAACAAAAAGGGTGCCCTGGCGCAAAGAGGCGACCACTTACTTTCAATATAAACTCGACATTGAGCTTTCCCATGAACAGTACAAGGAAATAGATGACTATTGCGAAGCTCGAAAAATGCGTTGGTTTACCTCAGTGTGGGACAAAAAGTCAGTTGACTTTGCGCGAAAATTTGAGACCCTCTTACCTAATGGCAAGTGGGGAGTGATGATGAAAATACCATCGGCCCTAATCCATGACCTCGAGCTAATTCAATACGCACGAGACTGTTCAGACTTTCTCCTTATCTCCACCGGTATGAGCACACAAGAGGAAATAGACTTAGCAGTAGTTGAATGTAGACCTGATGTAGTTTTTCATACTAACTCTACTTATCCTGCTCCAAATCATGAACTTAATCTCGACTATATCACCTACTTGAGCCACATCAGTAAGGGTAAAGACTTTCCAAAGTCATTTGCGGTGGGGTATTCCGGTCATGAGTTTGGACTTACTACGACCATTGCTGCAACTTTGCTTGGAGCCACCTGGATCGAACGTCACATCACAGTCGATCGTTCTCTTTGGGGCAGTGATCAAATAGCTTCAGTCGAGCCCCAAGGACTCATTAAGCTGATAAAGAGCATTCGTGATATCGAAAGCGCTAGAGGAGGTTACGGCCCCAGAGAAGTTCTTAAGTCTGAACTTGACAAAAGAAAAACATTAAGAGGAAAATGATAACCCCTAAGAAAATCTACCAGTTCATTGAGGGCAACCTAAAGATGCTGGGCGACCAGTTCCACCTCTTGCCTAAGCACGAAAAAGAGCAAGTCTTTTATCGTTCACAGGTCTGTAAGAATGACTGTGCCGTATATGAATTTTGCATCAATTGCGGATGTTCCTTTCCCGGCAAGATCTATGTAAAGGAGTCTTGCAATGGAGGCTCACGCTTTCCAGACATGATGGATGCGGCTGCTTGGGAAAAGTTCAAAGAAGAAAACAACATTAAGATAGATGACCTACTACATCGACATTGACGACACCATCTGCACTCTAGCTGAGTCCCTAAAGTATGAAACTGCGACTCCGATTCCTCAGGCAATCGCAAAAGTCAATGCTTTATACGAGGAAGGTCACCAGATCGTTTTCTGGACTGCCAGGGGCACTAAAAGTGGAATCGATTGGAGACAATTAACTGAGCAACAACTTAGGACTTGGGGTGTCCAGTATCACGAACTAAAGTTTGGTAAGCCAGCATATGATGTCTTCATTGACGATAAAAATATGAACTCTAGAGACTGGTTGAATGGCTAAAGTTTTAGTTTTAGGTAACGATCCACAAATCAATTCAATTGACTTTGAGAAAATTCATCCAAACATTGTGACGCTCGGTGTAAATCGAATTTGGCTTAAATTTATTCCTAATTATTTCTTTTTTTCTGATCTTATCATTTCAAATGAACTTTCGCGCTATCCTGAAAAACTAGAAGAGCTTAAAAGAAATTCCACAATTTATTCAAGTGACTGGTTACAAAAGAACATCAAAAATAAAATACCAGGATGGACTAAAGTTTACTCTAGAAAAAATACGAGACTCTTTCCTGACTCAATTTCAAACGCAATTGATCTTTTCAACACAAACTACATTCCAAATTCAATTTTTTACATTGCTGGAGTCTCATTGAAGTGGCAAGACCCCAGTCATTTTTGGAAAAAATCCAACTCCTCCTCAAATCAAATCGGCCATTCAGTTGGAGCTGATTGGTATCTACCTAGATTTGAAAAGATTAAATTCAATATGCAGCTGCTTAAAAGTAAAGGGATTTCAATGGTTTCAGTCAATCCAAATTCAAGCCTTAATTCTTTTTTAAGGTATGAGAGCATTGAAACTCTATATCGTTAGACTCGATTGAAGTCGTCAACTATTCTTACAATGTCTTCTTCATCACACTGACCTAATTGGGTTTCAATGATGATCAGATCACTTTCTCCTGTATTTTGTATACGATGATACTCACCAATTTCAATAAAAATTGAACTACCTGTTTCCACAGTTTTTTCAAAAGTCGAATTATCATTTCCATAGATAAAAACTCCATCTCCTTGCACAACAACCCAATGTTCTTTTCTTTTATTATGGTATTGATATGAGAGTCTTTTGCCTGGACATACTACTAATCTTTTAACTTTATAGTTAACGTCTTCAGTTAACACTTCAAACCAGCCCCAAGGTCTAATTTCAAATTTTTCCATATTCTTACATTGAGACTTTAACGGTCTTAGAGAGGACCGCCTCCTTTGCGGCATTGACCGCTGCTGTGACCGCACCTGGAGTCGGTGGGAACTTGCCGTCGATTGCGCTGGCCATGGCACTAAGCAGCAAAAATAAAGTGTCTCCGAGCACAGCTGGTCCAGTTACTGGATTATGACCCACCTTCACGAAATTACCGTTAATCCATATGTCGTTGGAGGCCGCCTCTATTTCGCTTCCGGAGGTCACCTCGACTCTTGAATTCGCGTGTATAGAGATATTACCTCCTCGTAATTCGATGATCGATTGAGTCTGGTCGTGTTCAATGGTGATGGCCTTGTCTCGACCTATATTTACTCGGGATCCCTTAAGCTGCATGGTGATTCCCTTTGAGATGGTAAACCAAATCTTTAGTTCCTCATCTCCATCAAAGAGAACCACGTGAGAACCTAAATACTCACCGTTCTTGCCCAGTTCTTCTCGAACGTCTTCAGCAATCTCATGTAGCGAGTAATACTCTGGACAGTATGGGTTACCGTTATCGAACCTAACTGCAACTATCGAGCCTTTTTTCGGCACTGAAAGCGACCCGCCTCTGCCTTCCTTACCAAAAAAGGCGCTCTTCTGCTTGGGATATGCCCAAGGTAGGTCATCGACTGGAATATCGTCATATATGCTGACTACTCTTACTTTGGCACGGCCCTCCTTTCGAGGATCGTTTGGGTCTTCGACGACTCCCAAGAATTGTTTGTCGATTAGGTCAATCTCCCGGCGGTTAATGTCATGATAACGTTCTTCCATCTTTTAATTATATCAAGTTAAGCACTAAAGTTTTATCGACGATATGCGTTACCTAGCGTTTTTACTGGCGGGTCAATGAATTGAGAGGCTGCACCCAGCGCAGGATTCAAGAGTCCTCCGACTTGAGCAAAAGCATTCTGTACTTTCTGACCTGCCCTCTGTATGTCGTCTCCGATCAGGGGTAAGCCTGACAAGAACGAACCTGCATTCTTGATGTCAGTTCCCACATTGCGTAAGCTCCATGGATTCTCGATCTCAGACCTGATTAGGTCATCGAATATTCTCGAGCCGTCTGCAAACCTAGTCTCCTCCTCAAAGTAACCTACATTGATCTTAAATGAGTTAGTCGCCGGTTTATTGGTCGTGGTGACGTCGAGCTTGCTGCCTCCGGCAAAAGAGTCTGAAAAGTCAAACTCACACTGTCTGCACCTAAATTTGACGTAGCCATACTGCTCCAACACGTTGGATAAGATGTTGCCTCCTCCTAGCACGTTACCGATTGCCGCCGTGTTTACACCAAAGAGTTGAGCCGTGTTTTGACCTATGCCTGGTAGACGATACCTAAGATTACGTGCCTCTGCGATGTAGATGTCCATTGCAAACCATCGCAGGTTATCTGGAACCTTTTCACGCATGTGGACCTTATCGAACATGGCCTTGCGATAGATGCTGGCCAGCTCAGTGATGCGTAGATCTACTGCCTCTAGCGTCTCGATAGTAAGAGATGTGCCCTTAGTCTTGTTGCCTGAAGCCATGTCAGTCGCCTGTTTCCACATTCCATTCAGACCGGAAATCGACTGAAAGTACCAAGGTGCATCAAACGTCAAGTAACGTAGGATCTCCTTAAAGACCTTGACTCCATGCGCGTCATCTGCGTATCCTCGATTCTCTAAGAACTTAAGGGCGCTGCCACTCTTTTCGTTAAAGAGAGGAGAGTCCCATAGGTGGTGACTGGTGATGACGCTAGCCGCTGTGTCTTCAAACTTAAAGTCGATGGCAAAGGTCAAGAAAGTAGGCTCATCATAAGGATCAGTAAAGACTCCCTTACGAAAGTTATCGGTCTTATATCTTATTCCCAAAAAATTATGCATCGTTAACTAGTTTTTTTCGAAGGTCTCCACTCTCTACGTGCGAGGAAAAGCTCAGTGTAGAGGCCATTCGGGTGCAATGCGTCATAGTGATATTTTGCTCCGCTAATGTAGTAGTAACCCGTAAGTTGTTCGTCAATCGCTTGGTCATTAAGATTAGTTCTAACATTAGCCTTTTGATTAGCCTCATCGCCAGATTCAGTTGATTTTAATATCTTTTCAGCCTGTTGAACGGTTATCGCCACAGGTATCATGAATCCTCGAATAGCTTGAAAGTTAATGTTATTTAGCACGACCTTTAGCTTAATTTTCTCCAACTCCTTCAAGTTATGGTTATTTATGACTCTAGCCGCGTTCCAATGGATGTGAGTGTTACCGTAGTCAATGTTCATCCACTTTTTTATCTTGTTTTCAGCTAGGCTTTGCTCTTCTGGAATTAGAAAAGTCGAGGTATCTCGATCCTGACTACGTAGCGGAGCCATGAAGAAGTTGATGAACTTGTCCCTCGGCGTGTCTGCTTTTTTAAGGTGATCATAATAGTAGATCTCCTTTTTATATCCCTGGTTTTTTAAAACGTCCCCTTGTGCCGAGACCAAGTTCAATGTGTGAATGTAGTTTATCGAGTTCTTATAGTCGACTTCAGTAGTCAAATAGTTGTAAGTAGTGTCGTCTTGAATGGCAGCCGCACCTGCATCGTCCTTTGATCTTTGGTTAAAACTAGGCAATAACGCATTGCCTGAAGTGATGAATGTCTTTTGTGCTTCACCTACTTTTAACTGCTCATTGACTTCAATAAAGTTTAAGTAATAGTACTTGTCGATGAATGCCATGAAAAAAGTGTCATCGCTCTGATATGAGTGTTCAACTATCTTTTGGATGAACTGTAGATTACTCATGTTAGTATTGATCCAAGTCATTGAATCGGCAGGCTTGCTCTCATTTTCTGCAAATCCTAAGCCTAACTCATCACATATCTTTTTTAAGGCGTCCTTAGAGTTCAACTTAGCATAACTCTTTGAGATGCTACGATAGATGTTAGGAATGTAGAGCTCTCCTTTTACCATGTAAGTGGTGCCCATTGCAATCGCATCCTTTTTACCTGTAAACTTAGGCGGAATCGATTTTACTGACTTGATTAAGAAATCACAGCGAATCGGCTTAAACTTCTCGCTACCTGATTTTAGGTAGACGTTCATGATAAGATTCGTCTTTGGAAAGTAATCGCCGGCAAACTCGCCTAATGGATCGACGAACGTCATTGAGACAGTAGGGATAAATCCAGTCTCATCGATTGTCAACATGTCAATCCCTTTGACGATCTGTCCTCCTATTTTGACATAGGGTTCCCTTGCGCCAGTCAGCTGCCCTGAGTCCGGCATGTACTTTGGAGCCTTCCTTGAGGCATCGCTCTGGCTATCGACTGAAGTGTCCTCCTCAAACAGAGTTTTTAAGGGAACCTTTGGCAACACCGTGCCTTTTATGGTCTGGTTAAATGACATTAGAATAGGTTAGCTTTTGTGAGTTGTTGAATGAGTCTTGCTCTTGATATTGGCACCGGACAGTTATCCTTGTTCACTTGGGTCACGTCCTCACCGAATATGACCTTTCCATCTCTTACTTTCACGTTTTTGTTTCCTGAGGTATTAACATTAGGTGGAACTATCTCCTTTACCTTATCTTTGAGAGCATCAAGTCTCTTCTTATCTTTAACTGTTTTTGGCACGACTAGTTTAGACTCGTTGTTTGCTGCAAGCTCTAATCCTTTTTCGACAACACTCTTTGGTGCAACCACCATCGCGTCTAAGTTCTTAAATGGCGGAGCGAGTAACACTTCGTTTACGTCTAGGGAAAAAGGATTGGAGATTCCATTGTACTTTAACAATGGCTCATAGTACTGGTGATCGGCATACATCCTAATCGAGATCAGGTCTGGACGCATCACTTCAAACTCTTTTACTCTAACGTAACCTTGAGCAGGTCCACTGGCCGCTTCAAAATTGAACGTAGAGCTAATTAAGTCAATGATGACATCGTTTAGCTTAGTCGTGAAAGTTCGTTTTGCCCTTAGTATTCTGCCTAGTAACATATTAGTCCTTAGTTTTTAGTTGTAAAAAGTAGTCATCTAACACAGGCGATGCTGCAAACTTTGAACCGTATGCCTTAGTGACGTTTGTTCTAAAGTAGTTTGCAATGTTTTCTGCTCCAGATTGGTTTGATGTAACTGACTTGTTTGATCCAGTGTATGCATCCTTTGCATTAGGGTCAGCATTGTTTCCAGCCCTAAGCGAGTTTGCAACAATTGAGTTTCTTTCTCCATATGAGTTGTATGCAGAAGAAGGAAGAGGTAGTGGAGTGAATGACATGTCTCCGCCACCAGCATTAAACATCGACTCAATGTCTTGCTTTGCTCTGGCTCTGCCTGGCTCTAACGTGACCGTGAAGCTTACTTCGGTAGGAAAGTCATCTAGTCCAAGAGCGTCAGAAAACTTTATTTTAGTGTTCTTTAGACACAAGTTCCCAATCACTGCGATCGGATCGATTGGGTTGCCAACTGTTAAGTGCCATTCACCAACGGCCCTGCCGTCTAGGATAGCACGCATCGCAATCGGTCCCTGAATCAAGTCCTTTACCCAAGAGCCGGCAATGTTTCGAGCTATCTGTGAGCTCTCAACCTTAGCCAGTGCTGCATCAATAGACTCTTCTTTGGCAACCACCTTTCCGATTAGCGTTGAAACATCTTTTGCTTGTTCTTGAGCCCTTTGTAAGAGAGCCTTGAGCGTTTCCTTGATTCCAGTGATGTAGTCGCCTTTTTCAAAATCAGCCTGCGGCAAACCCGGTAAGAGCAAGCCTGTTTGTTTAAAATAACGTATGCTGCCTCCCCAGAACTCAGCTTTATTGTAAGTCAAAGCTAAAAAGTTAGTAATTAGGTCCAACATCGCGATCTTAGGATTGATGTTATTAAATGACCTTAACGCATAGGAAAACTTTAATTGGATTTGGTGAGTGAAAGTATAGCCAGTGTCTCTGATTTGAGTCTTGTTGATCACGTTAATCGGACCTAACACTCGGTTCCAATACGGTCCCTTCGTGTATGATTCTTTGACCCAGTCTTGTAACTTTTTATCCAAGCCAGTCGCAGCGTACGGATTATCACTTCCTCCAAGAGCAGCGTTTAAGAACTGTCGCAAAGTCTTATTTTCTATTCCGAGCGATCCATTTAACGCGTCGACTGAAATCTCATTACCGTTAGCATCAGTGACTTCAGCGGTCTTTGACGTCCAATTAAAACCATATGATAGACCAAGTATGTTGTCTAACGAGTTTTCAGTCTCTCCTCCCCACCAAGTCACAGCTTGAGCGATTGGAACAAGCGGCATCTTTTCAGACGCGATAAGCAGGTTATCTTCTACCGGAATCGGGTACCTACGCAGAGTCAATAGACGATTGTTTGGTATACGACCATACCACTTACACCATAAAAAGTCGTTCCACTGATATGGAGTCGGACCCAAAGTGTTTGCTGTCTTGCGATCGGCATCATTTGCTGCCCACTCGATGATTTGACTTGCAGTCGGGTTATTGATGAACTTCTTGTTTTCGTTGATTAAGGTAACGGTATCCTTCTGCACAGCACTGTTTGAGTTCTGAGAAATTGGATTGACATCTCGGTGATACTCAGTTGAATAACCCTTAGATGCACCTGCAACATTTCCATACTTTGCGTATCTAAATAGGTAGAATGGGTTGAAAATAGAGTCAGCTGCCTCGACCGTGATTCCTTCTGCTCCTGGTCCATCAGTCACGCCGATTGGCTTGACGTTGGGATCATATGTGGATGCCAGGTGGTTAAAGGTGTCCTGATCAACATTGAGCAGGCTATCAAGAGACTTTCCAAATGCTGGCTCATTCTCTCCTCCAGTAGGATTTGAGTTCTGACCCATCTTAATTATGTTTCTCATGAGCTGCGCTTCTTTTTATTATTTATTGAGATAAGAAGCAGGTGATAATTAATCAACTTTGCTTTTACTATCGATGAAATCGGCAAAGGTTAACACCTTTGAACCTGCAGTCTTTGACTTTTTCTTAGCCTCGCTCTTTTTACCTGGACCAAGTAGTGAGAAAGTGTCCATGGTACCTGCCATGGAATTAGGAGTCTGCATGAACTGACCTGGTGCTTCTGGATTCACTGGAGCATATCCTGTCGCATCAGTCGTCGCGATCATATCTTCTTTAACTCTACCTTTCCTTTCGTCTTGGGATAGGGTGATGCGTTCTGGGTTTAACTTAGAACTTATCTTCTCTAGGCCAGCTTCATAGTCTCGACCGGCTTGTTTGCCACCGACTAGTGTTACAGTTCCTTTAGCGATTGCACTAATTCCCTTGAATATGGCTTCGTTTCTAGCTTTGGATGCAGCCAGCGCTCCTGAGTCAACTTTGTCCTCTATTCTTGAAAAGAGTCCACCGACTATTGCCAGAGCTCCTCCTACGATGTTTCTAAGCGGGCTTTCCTTTAGCCTGTCGCTTTCAGACACAGCTAACCTTACTTTTGAGTAGAGAGGAAGCTTAATCTCTGGCTTAATTTGTATGCCGCTCACGTTACTGATGTTGAAGTCACGGGACAAGTAATAGTTCTTGATCTCCTTTTCCTTTTCAGTGCAGGTGGTCTCAAGCTGTGAGACATAATTATTTTCTTCCTTATCGGTCAAGGTTCCGTCCTTGTCGCTCTTGATGTAGCTTAGGATCCATGAACGATTCGCTCGCAAGTAGTTGATCTGGTTCTCTTCGGTCGCGCTTTCAGTGCCACGAGCAGTAGCGTTGAAGTCAGATACCTCCTTGGCGTTTCCACCAAAGACGTATTTTTCGATTGAAAGGTCCATCCATGCTGGGTTTTGGGACTCTAATGACTTGAATAGTCTAAAATAGTCACCGGGTTTGTCTATCTGTTGGTTTGAGATTGCCGGCAACTGCGAGATGGCTATCGCTCTAAGTAGTCGTACGCTAATCCTTTTCTTCTTTTTGGTGGAGAGGGACTCTTCTTTGGGCATGCGACTCTTTTTCTTTGCCGCTTCTTCCTTAACTAGGGATAGCACTCCAAGCGAACTTAATAACTCAATGAGGCTCTCTAGCTTGTCAGCGCCTTCACCCGTCTCTGGTATCGACTCAATGTTTTTTGTCTGAATGTTAAAGATCTTGGCGTAGCTGTTCGCTAGGCTCTCCTTGCTCACTCTCGCAATCTCCTCCATCTTTTTCTTTGTGTCTTCGTCGGGATTTAACTCCTCAACCAGCCTCGACTCGTTAGCCTTTGCTGGAGCCGGACTCATTAGGTTATGGATCTTAAGAAGTCTTTGTGAGACTGTAGTGTATGCTTGGATCGAACGAGCAAAGTTGAGCTCGTCCTTTGGTGTGAAGATCGGCTTTAGGTCATTGGCTATTTGATTGACAACCTTGGCCTCTTTCTCGACATATGCCTTTAGAAAGTCAATTCGATCCTTATCGATCAACAACCCGACTAGGTCATTCATCTCCGGTGAATTTGCAGACTCAGTCAGCTCTAAAGGAATGAGGTCAAACACCTTTTCCAGTCCTTCAAAGGAAGTGATCTTGGTCTTATCATCCTGTATGTTGCCGCCGACCTTGCCTTCAAGCTGTGACTTGATTGCTGAAAGGTCAAAGGATTCAAATATTCTAGTGATGTGTCGCATCTATCGTTTAATTATTTACTTTGCCTTAAGCTTGTCATAAGGAATGACCCAAAGCTTACGCTTGATGTTGCGTTTCACAAAATCGTAGATTGAGGTCTTTGGATCGTCTTCTGGGTGTTGCATCACTGCATTCTCTAATCGAGCCTTACCCTTACGATATTTTTCGACGTTTGACCAGCTCTCTGGTTTAGCTTTGACGTGTTTCACTAGCAACTCTTTTAGTTATTTATTCTAGAGTAGTGAATTCGCCGTTAATAAAGTTAATGTGTTGTGCTTTTCCGTCTTGATGGATGATTACGTGAGACTGTAACCAACTGCTAGCGCCTAGGTTATAGTTTAGGCGAAGCTTGGTCGAGGTTCCAACTGACAAAGCACCGTCTTTTCTGCCTGGAGCATGATAGTGGCCTACCACTATCTTGGTGTTGAGCTTGCGTAACTGTAATAGCGATCCCCTGGTTCCGCTCGAACCGATATCTCCATGCTGACCTAGTTCCCAGCCCTTCACCAGGTAGCTATCGTTTCTGCCTAGTGTCTTAAAGTGAGGAAACTTTTGGTTGATCAGGTATGGAATGACTCCGTTTGGAGCTTGGCCGCTTAGTATGGCTGCCGAGTATTGCATGTATTCGAGAGAGTTCTTTGGGGTGACAGTCTTTCTCCAATCGGTGTCCTTTAACCAACGATCGATGAAGTCGTCGTGGTTGCTGCGAACGATGACCACGTTATAGTCTTGAAAGTCTTCAAGGCCAAGCAACAAGGCATCTATCTCCTTCTTTAGCGAGTTTGTGCCAGCCATTTCCTTTTGGTATTGGACAAATGGGTCCTTGGTCTCATGATGGTTGATTGAGGTTCCGTCAAACGCGTCGTGGATGATGACGTGATCGGGACTTAACTTGGCCATCAGGTTAAATGATTGGTCTAATACTTGAGGATCATGTTGACCATAGTGTAGATCGCCTAACACTAGTGCAGCGATCGATGAGTTACGACTAATTGAGCTCTTACCCTCACCTTCAGAGTACTTTACGTTAAAGTATAGGTCGTTAAAGTCTCCGTTATCTGAAGCTGTTACTTGTCTTATGAAAAAAGTGTCATCGTCCTTGATCTCAATGATGGCAAATCCTAGAGTGTGATGAAACTCGCCCTTTTTACCGGCCTTTGAGTCGGTGTAGTTCTTCACTGTGCATGCGCCAGTAGTTACCATCATCTTTGGTCTGTTGCCAGTCAAAACTGGGATCATTTCCATCTGCACCTTAGGCGAACCAAAAACGCAGGAATTGATACCGCTCATGCCCTGTAAGCCCGTCATCGGATCGACCGCAGTCGGCTGTATCTTCACGTCAGACATGATTGAGACGTACTTATGCACATCATGACGATTCGCGTCCAAGTACCTTTCGATTCGGTCTGACCATACGTCATACTTGCGATCGGTAAACACAGATGTTGGGTTCTTGTATCTACCTGCAATCACGTGAATGCTGGCATCCAGCTCAGCAGCATATGCTTCTAGGTTGGTGATAAACCTTTCGTGAACGTCAGTATTGTTTTGTGCCCAGGTGATGATGAACTTCGATTTGCTTCGATCTAGCTCTCGGGACTTGGCAGCGATCAGCTGCGGAGATTCTTCTTGTTGTTTGGTGCTAAATCCTAGCTTTGAGATCCAGTGTTGAATCGTGCGCTCAGATCTTTTATAGCGTTCAGAGAGCATGCGAAGTCGCTGATCCCATGAAATTTCCTTGTTGAAATAGATTTCAGAAATGTAATCTATGTCAGCTTCTTCGAGTTCTGTATACTTCATTCGGTCGAGTAAAGCTTTTTTTTGCTTACCAATATTATATCCTTTTTTGATAAAAGGTTTTAATTTAGTCCGATTCCTTTAGCTTTGGATCCTCGATCTCAATCGAGATCTCTGCGGATTCAAATATCTTCTGCATTGAATTAGTCGCTTCATCAATCTTCGATCCGAGCTCTTTTTGTAAGTTAAAGAACTCTGATGCGACAGATATTGGCACTAGCTTTTTGAATTCAGCAAAGTCTGAGCTCTTTATGGCAGCAATAACTTCTTCTGATCTAACGTAGACTGGTAATTCAGTCAACTTTAGGTTCGAAGAGAGCCTTATTGGAATGTTTCTTTTTTTGATGTAATCTAATTGCAGAGCAAAGTCCTTAAGACGACGCTCAGTTGTTCCCCAAAGAGCAGGTTCATAGTTTGGAGTCAATGTGCCTACTACATCCTCAATCTGGCCAGAGTCGACTATCTTGACGTCGACTATCAGGTCGTTAAACTCCTGTTGCACCTTGTCTAATAGTGCTTTAGTTAAGCGTGGAGAAAAAGGTGACTTTGCGGTGGGCGATTGAGGCTTTATCGCAACAAAGACGCACGGTAACCCGTTCTTTTCCTTTAGCTTCTTTGCCGCTTTGATGTGACCCATCGTCACTGGCTGAAAGCTTCCAATTAGAACATTGACCTCATTAGCCTCGACTTTTTTGCTATTGCGCTCAGCGACTTCTTTCTCGCTCAGCATGTACTCATCGTTTGCTGATCCCACAAACTCGCTAAAGCTTGGGAAGAGTCCCTCATACACCTCGTCTCCCATGATCACGTTACGAATCTTTGCGACGATGAGGTTGAGTTGAGTCAGTAACTCGTTGGTGAAGAAACCCGAAGTCGATTTCTTACGAGCCTTTCTGAAAAAGTTGAGCAAGATCTTATAGATCTCAGCATAGGTCTCGCTGGATTCGACCAACTTCTTTACTTCTGGATCCTGGATTAGGCTAAAATCAAGGTTGAACTCAGGTCGATTTAAGTATTCTGGAACCTCTAGATGCAGACCTGCATACTTGCCAGCGTATTGTTTAATAAAGTCTTTAAATATGGAATTGATGATTTGCACGTACTTTTCTTCAAAGGATCCTGGTGTGCTTGCCATTTCCTTTAATGCGGAAAGGTCATACATCTCAAAGTGGTTCATTAGGTCGATGACGATCAGCCAGATATAGTCTTGCGAGGAATTCTTACGAGCAGGCTCGCCTTCTTTTACCTTTGCTTGAAATAGCGGATCTATCAACTTTGCTAGGAAGACGTTTGCTTCTGGGTTTTCAGAGTTCTGATCATAGAACCTAAAAATGATTCCTTCGATTCCAGCTTCCTTAGAGTTCTTTAAGAAGGCCGACTCATAATCCTTGTTTAGAACCGAGATGATGTACTTGGTAAAGGACTTGGTCTTGAATTTTTCGTATAACTTATCGTTTGGTGCATAGACGAACTCAAGTATCTCGGCTCTTTGTTCGTCGTCGAGCTTGCCTTCAAAGATTATCGGCGGTCTCTCTACTCCTAGATAGTCCGCCCATCTATCAAGATGTTCTTTTGTTTGAACTGTAGCAATGACGTTTCCAGCATCATCTAACTTATGGATGTAGGAAAGAACCAAGCCATTCTTTGGCATCCTTGAGTATCGGCTTGCCGCTGCGTCACGTTTGGTCAAGTACTCGAATCCAAAAAAGAAATTTGTTGGAATACGTTGCCTCTTCTCGAGAGGAATCGACTCAAAATATGCGATCACGTGGTTGTAGTACTTCATCAGCACTCGATCGACATAGCTGATCTCTCCCGATTTCTTGAAGTACTTAAATAGGTCTCCTTTAGTCTTTTTTACTCCAAAGAATGTGCCATCGACCTTCTCATTGATGATGACGTAATTATTCATCATGCCATTTAAAAAGTCATCCCCGCGCTTGTCGCGTATTTCTCGTAAGTTGTTTATTCCTGCCATAGATTATTCAGCCGGTGTTTCAGCTGGTTTTTCTTCAGATTTAGCGGTTTCAGTCGGCGCTGGAGTCTCAGCGGCTTCTGGTTTTTCAGCAGGCTTTTGCATGGCCTTGCGAATGCTCTCTGCGTCCATGCTGATCGATATGCTACGAACGTTGTCGGAGTCCTCTGCGTTCTCAGTAAAGTAGTCTATGATCTTTTTAAGATTCATATTTAGCTTCTCTTCTCCAAACCCTCCAGCAGCCTCGATTTTACTCTTTAGATTCTTGGTCGCCTTCCAGCTACCTGAATAACTGATTGACCATGCATAGAAGCGAACTTCTTCGCCCTTGCTTGAATAGTAGTGCTGCATGTCTTGGATCTTTTGGATGGCACCGTTTGCATCACGATAAGTAGTGACTCTACCAAGAGTGTCAGATGGAACTCCAAATCGAATGTCATCAGATAGAACTTCCATTAGTTCTCCGATCCTGGTGATCATTTGTTCGGCAGTATATCCTTTTAACGGACGGTTAGCGACTGCTGTCTCCGCTTGTTCGACTAAATATTGGTCAAAGGATCTAAGTTCTTTACGCATCCTTACTTGGTTTTTTATTATTTATTAAGGCAAACTACCCTCTCTTTATCAAGTCACCAAGTACGTAGTTGAAATCTCTAATGCTTTCATCGTTAAAATCATTGATGAACTTCACAAAGTGATTTCCTCTATTGGCGTCTGAGACGGGTTTCATGTTTAAGTCGAGCAGCTCTTCAAACAGGGCCAACTCTTTATCATGACTTTCAAAGTTATCAAATAAGTCCTTTCCTCTAGTTTTAGTCTTGATAGATTCTCGACGATTGATGTAAAAGGTAGAGCAATCGGTGTAGAGCTCACTGTTGAGTATCTTTGAGTATTCAGCCAACAACTTTTCACGACCTAACCTTTCTCGATAGATCGCCCAGACATAGGCTGAGTGGATGCATCGGTCAAATAAGATGATCTTGTCTTTAAATAGAGTCTGATTAAGCTCAAAGATGCTAAGTATGTTGCCTAAGCTAAAGTAGTGCATGCCTGGTCCAGATTCCTGGTCTCGCATGTTAAACTGATCGATGTACTTTGCAAAGAGAAACTTGTAATAGATCACGTTAGAATCCTTGTTCTTTTCAAGAAAAGAGGACATAAGTGTGGTCTTGCCGACGTTACGTGGGCCTTCTATCATCACTATCATATCAGACTTATACGTTTAGGTTCGCTAATGTTTAGCGAGTTTACTTTAAATATCTTGGTCTTGTCTACTGCCCACAACTCATATTCAATGTCATGGTCTATTTCTTTGATGATGTTAATGTATGTCAAGTAGATGTCGATCTGTTCGTATGAGTCATCAAATATCCTTACTTTCTTGATGTTTGGAAACCTTTCGAGCAGTTCCTCAATCGCTTTGAACTTTGGGATAGCCCTTCCATAAAAGAAGTAGTAGTCCATTGATACGCCACGTCTGTTCAACACGTCCTTTACTTCATCCGCTAGGCTTTCTACTCTGTGCGTGACCAATGCTGTGATTGCCGATGGGTTTTGGTTTGCCTGACCCCAACACTCATATACTGGTGCAATGAGCTGTATGTGGTGTAAGTCCTCACACAGGGACTTTGAGTGATCGTAAAAGGCATACGGCGTGTCAAAATTATGCTCAGGATGAGCTCTTTCTACTGTTTTTTTGTTTGTATAGCTTGGAGCTCTGACTAACGTCTCGTCAAAGTCATATATGTCAAGTTGAGTAATCATGTTAAATTTCTTAATTAGATTTCAGTATCTTGTATTGATAAATAATAAAAAGTTTCGTCCAAGTGGCTCAAAAAAAGCTAAAAACCTTCCAGCATTATCTTAATGAACAGCAAGAGACTCCTTCTCCGACTTGGACTGAGGTCCGCGACACCTTGCAAATGAAAAGACCGTTTGCCATCCTAGTATTTAGGACCAGGAGCAGTTATTTAAGCTACTTAGAGGAAAATAAAGCTCAAGAAAACATCATCAAGCAGGTCGCTACCCTTGACAAGGAAGGTAAAAAGATCAAATACCCGTCAGTTTTCATCATCCTTAATTCAGACGTAGACTATTCGGATACCGCACATCGTCTTTACGAAAAGTATGACCTCAAGCTAATCATTGCGGGTCAAGCCAACGTTGATACTGCAAAAATGTACTCACCAGACGGCAGTTCAGTGGAACTAGGCAACGAAATCATTTCCACGATAGAACCAATGGACTTTGAGAATGATGAATACTTTAGAGTAGGTTCCACTTGCTATAAATTCTACGACTTTCAGGGTTAAACTTTAGCTCCAGTTTTAGTATAAAAGGTAAATTTCACTGTATGGAAGAAAAAGACCAAGAAACGACCAAAGACCGCATCTCAAAGAAGTTCGAAGCACGTAGAAAGGAAGTTTCTAGCTCAATTTACGCAAATATAGAAAAGTTATCTAACCTTAAGACGCTAAAGGACGCTCAAGTGAACATGCTATCACTACGTCAGCAGCTTTTAGAGGACAATCACTCCCTACTTGAACACTTGACCTCCCTACGTAAGAAGATGCGAGAAGAAAAGGCAGCTGAAATGGAAACACTTTCCAGAAATCTAGCCCTGCGTTATCAAGCCAACGAAAAGAACATGGTGATCGACGGAAAGACTTCTGCGACCAAGGAATTCCTTGAGATATTTGAGAACCAGGTCTCTTTTTTCACCGAGTCGATCAAAACAATCGATAATGTGATCTTTGGCATCAAGACTCGCCTCGACATCGAAAAGACGCTTGGCTTGTAAAATAATCTATGATGATTGCTCAAGTTTAAGCTAACCGACGACCTACGTTTCATATCTCTAGTCGATTTTGACCTCAATTCTGAGCGCAATGACCTATTCAATTTTTTTAAGCGCAAGTCAAAGAAGGGAGACTTTAATCCTCTAGTTGACAGAGGAATCTGGGACGGAAAGGACAAGTTCATCACCAAAGAGGGTCGCATCGCAGTCGGCCTGTGGAAAGAAGTCTACAACTGTGCCAATCGATATGGTTACGACTGTGAGATCGATGGAATCGACGCTCTACTCAACCTAAACTTACCTAGAGAGCGTTACCTAGAGTACGTTAATAAGCTCCTTGATGGAGTGCTAGATGAGCATGGCAACTTAATTAAGCCTAGAGACTACCAGATCGAGGGAGCCTACCGTGCTATCAAATATAAGTTCTGCACCCAAGAGCTGGCAACTTCTGCTGGTAAGACCTTAATCTTTTACATCTTCAATTCTTTTTTACGAGACGGTCGCAAGATCGACTCCAGTAAAAAGTCGCTAATTATAGTCCCAAACATCTCGCTAGTCGGCCAGACAGCCGAGAAATTCGAGCTCTATTCCGTAGGTAAGAGACAGTGGAAGGTCTGCACTATCGGCGGAGAAGATAAGTTCGACCAGAAGAGGTTTGACGAGAGCGAGGTGGTGGTCTCCACCTACCAGAGCCTACAGAACTGGCAACCCTCCATGTTCCAATCATTTCATACTGTGTGTGTCGATGAGGTGCACAAGTCCAGAGGCAACGTCATTCGTAACATCCTGCTGTCTTGTGTCAATTGGACGTACCGACTTGGTCTTTCTGGCACGGTAAAAATCGACGAGCAGTACTCTGACTTCTTTAGAGTGCAAGAGAATGTTGGTCCGCTAGTGATGGTGCTTTCAGCAAAGCACCTGATCGACAATGGCTACTCACCAAACATCAAGATAAAGGCAGTCGGCCTAAAGTACGATCGCAAGAGTCAATACTTACAAAAGTATTGGGCGCTTAAGAAGGACGGCAAAGCCATGTATAACAGCGCTAAGGACTATGGTCGTGACATGCTTAATATTGAACGTGGATTCATCTTTGAGAGCAAAGAACGGCTAGACTTTATCGACTCGCTTACTCGAAAGCTAAGTAAAAACACTCTCATCCTCTTTTCTGACGTGAAGAACGGCTATGGTAAAAAGATCCAACAGAAACTATTTGAGTGGAACCCAAACACCTTTTACATTGACGGCGAGGTCGACTCCAGTGACCGTGATCGATTCAAGGACATCATGGAATCCAATAATGACGTGATAATTGTAGCAAGCTTCGGCACTTTTTCTACTGGAATAGACCTCAAAAATGTACATCACATCGTCTTTGCAGAGTCGACTAAAGCTGAGGTCACCATTCGACAGTCTATAGGCCGAGGCATGCGTAAGCTTGCCGAAAAGAACAAGGTAATCATTTGGGATCTAATTGATCTGCTCGATGGATACATGGAAAAGCACGCAAAGATCCGTGAAGAGATCTATCACGAACAGGAGTTTGAGGTGGCGAAGATTGAGGTTGACCTAACTAAATTAAATTCCAAGGAATCTGTGGAAGTGTGTGCGCAAGAAAGTCCGCATAATTGACGCACACTATTACACCTTCTAAGTACATTATGAAAAATTATTTGAGAATACTATTCAATACTAAGACTCCTTAACCAGTTCTCGTGGTTATCGATATAAAGTTACCATGTCTCCAAACTCATCATCAAACACCTTTAATAGGTGATCGTAATCGCCACTCATCATCTCCTCCATAAAAAGTTCCTCAGCCGATTTTAGTTCCATCTCTGGATCGAACTTTTTGGCAAGCTTTTGAGAAACGTTAAATCCTTCCTTTTGCTCCGGATATTTTCGACGGTATAACTTTCTAGCTAAACCCATGAGGTAGAAAGCGTTGCCTTCTGGACCAGAAAGATCGATCTCGATCTTTTCAGGGCGATACATTTCTTCTCGAGACTTGATTGCCATCTCATTAAGAGAAAAAGAATTAAAAGAGTGAACGAATGTTTTCATAGAGTTATTTATTAAGCTTCTCGGCGTCTTCTATCTTTTGGAAGATCTCCTCAAGAGTTTTTATGATTGGATGGCGCACTATGTCATCGACTCCTAGCTTCGCTGAACCTATTCCTTCGTGCCCGTCAAAGTGTTCCATTAGTATTTCCAGCGCGCTCTTTTGGGATTTATTGACTGATTTTTGCTTGATGTCCCCAAGGAAGATCATTTTAGAATTAGTTCCTATTCTGGTTGAGAGCGTGTGAAGGTGATCCTTTGCAATCTGCTGAGCCTCGTCGATGAGCACGATCGAGTTATCAAGAGTGACTCCAAGCGCAAACTTGATCGGCAGGATCTCGATCACTCCATTAGCCTTAAGCTCTTCGGTTGCAGTCTTGCCGATGACCTTGTGAAAGTTTGAGATGAACGGGTACATGTACATCTCCATCTTTTCTTCGAGAGTGCCTTTTAGGTAACCGATCTCCTCGTCCTTTGGCACATTAACTGATTTAATTAACACTATCTTTTGATAGGGTTCATTGTGATCTTTTACGTATTTTAGAGCTCTTGCACAAGATAAGTAAGTCTTACCTGTGCCTGGAGGACCAGTGATAATGGTGATAAAATTCTGTTCAATAGCATTAAGAACTTCTTTTTGTGCGTTAGACTTACACTTAATATCGATCTTTTGGGAAAAACTCGCCTTCATACGATCAGCGATGTTTTTCTTGTCCCAGTCATCGAGATTTTCTAGTTCTTCTTTTTCTCTGCGTCCTCTTGTTTTTGCCATGTAATTAGTATATTTTAGCTGCAATTACGATTCCTAAGATAATCTTAGCATAGTGCAGTTGAAAATTGAGATATGCTGCGATGGTCTCACGATCTCTTTTTGAAAAGTCTCCATGTTTAAGTGAGTCATTAGGATTCAACTTGTGCAAGTCTAACATCACGTTAGTCGCCAGGTGGGCCTCCTTTATCTCGCAAAGGTCCATCAGTATTCTCTCAAAAGACGGTGAGTCTAGGATCGAAGACTTAAACTTCTTTACGAAGCTCTTGCCCCTCTTAATCATCTTGATCTTAGTATCAACGTCATTTGAAGCGAGCCCATGTTCAAGTTCTGCACGAACCGAGTCCAGCTTGGTGATCCTCTTTTGGTTTACATCGATGAACTTTAGGTCGTCTAGGTAAAAGCTGACCATGATGGTCGAGTCGCCTTCTACATAGCTAAAGTGTACCCTCTTGCTGAGTTCGAGGTGGCCGAATGTTTTTATGAGTATTGGATCAATGCCTAAGTCTTGGGTGGACTGATCAGGTGTGTCTTGCAAAGTTATTGCATAGTCTCTAAATGGAAAAGACTGCATAAAAGGTAAGCTGTCACATATCTCTGAAATACTTTCCAGTTCTTCTTCGACCATGCCGAGTGGCTTTTTATTATTTATTGAAGGTCAATTTTAATTCACCACTATAATTTAGTAATCTTATTCAGATGGGCCGAACTTGCTCAAAACAATTAAAAATTTTTTTACTTAGCGCTTTCATAAACTTACATGGAAACAGCAAGTACAATACCCATGTATGGAAGACATAACAAAGCAGATCAAAAAGTTAGACCTTAAGCAAAACGCAGTCAAGATCTTAATTAACTCAATCTATGGAGCCTTTGGTAACAAGTGGTTCTATTTTTACAACCCAGACATCGCCCAATCTATAACTTTACAGGGCCAAGACTTGATCAAGTTTTCCATCAAGGCAGTGAACTACTACTTTCAAGAAAAGTGGCACCTTGATACTGAGCTTCACCAGATATTGAAAATCGACGGATACAAGATCAATAAGATCGAGCGTGAAGCTGCAATCTACACTGATACTGACTCCATTTACGTGCAGTTTGAATCAGCTATCGATTCGATAGAAGGCGCTTCATTCACTCGTGAAGAAGCCCTAGCGATTTGTGTCGCCATCGACCATCACAGACTATCGAAATACTTTGACCAGTGCTTTGAAAAGTACGGAAAGATCTTCAACACGAAGAACCGTCTCAAGTTCAAGCTTGAGAACCTGTCTGAGTATGGCATCTGGCTCAAGAAAAAGAACTATGCGATCAAGGTAGCTTACGATCCGAATCCTAACTTGGCACTGATGCCTAAAGAAAAACGTTACCTAGTCATCAAGGGCTTAGAACCGATCAAAGGTTCCTATCCTGACTGGGCTCGTAAGAACCTGATCAAGCTAGATGAATACATCCTCGAGATCGGTAAGAAGCTGAATATTGAGCGTGACCTCATTCCCAAGCTACAAGCTCTTAAGGAAGAGTTCATGGAACTCCACCCTACTGAATTAGCCTTTAACTTTAACGTGCGAGTCTATAACAAGTATGTCGAGGACATTACGACCCTAAACCTTAAGAAGGGTATCTCAATCTATCCTCGAGCATCGGCTTACTATAACTATCTTCTGCTTAAGAGCGGACTCAACCAAAAGTACTCGCTCATTCGCGAAAAGGACAAGATCAAGTTCTACTATTGCGCTCCAAACGAGCACAACTTTGATGTATTTGCCTATGCTCCTGAAAATTATCCTACTGAGCTCGCTCCGCCTATGGATCGTGACCAACAATTCTTTACCTTAATCGTCGAACCCATCAATCGACTCCTCGTCGCGATGAAGATGAGCTCAATCGACACGCATCTAAAAAGAGCAGTCGAAGTTGTGACTGTTAAGTCTAAAAAAGATCTCACGGATGATCAGATCTATCCGCTTTATGTGGTCAACCAAGACTCTCTAGAATACATTGAGACTCCACAAAAGTTCTGGAAGATAATCGGTAATCCTGAAACTCAAGTCTCAGAGGATGACTTTCCAGAGTACCTTGCGACCATCACAAAGTACGGCCTAAACTCGGTGATCGTGCCGAAGTTTGAGCTGGACAAATACATTAAACGACTCACTAAGAAGAAACAAGCCGCACTAGTCGAGGCTGAAAATGGAGAAGATGACACTGACGATGAATAACCAACTGGACCTGAAGACCGACTACTCTCTGCAACAGTTCTGTAAGGCAGTACTGAAGCGAAGGTTTCCAAACGAGTTGACTAAGCAAGAGATATATGAGTCAGACGGAGACAAGATAAACATTGCCTGCCCTTACTGTGGCGACTCCGCATCCGATTCACACAAGAAACGAGGTAACCTCTACCTCAAAACCCATACCTATAAGTGTTACAACGACGGTTGCATGGTGTGGGTGCCGCTTGCAAAGTTCATCTCCCACTTTTCAACCAAGTATAACTTGACCCTACCTGGGTTAGAGAAGAAGCGAGTAGAGTTCAAGCCTGAGACCACGCTAAAGAAGAGAGGCTTTTTAATAGAGCTTCTCATCAATCGTGAGATCGGTCAGAAACTGCTAATGTTTGATGACCTAGTCGAGAGGTTTTCTCTGTTACCTTGCAGTGAGGCCGATCCTGAGAGCCCAGTCGGCCGATTCGTCAAAAAGCGTAAGATTGACAGTCTACCTGTGTTTGAGTCGAGTTGTTATTATGACTCTCGACAGGACAAGGTGTACTTATTCAACCTAGACCTCAAGTCGGGCCGAATGCTGGGCTTTGCCCTACGTAAGCTCGATGATTCCATGCCCGGACCAAAGTACAACATCAAGAACTATTCTGAACTCAAAAAGAACGGCCTCGTGAGGGACCTGGAGGACAGCCTGATTCAAGAAATCGACTCGTTAAATAACTACTTCAACGTGCTGAACGTTGACTTCTCGCGTCCCATAATTATTACTGAGGGCCAGATCGATTCGATGTTCCTTGACAACTCGATCGCCACCACCGGCGTGACAAAGAGCAAGGCCTTACTCGGTAACTTGGTCACCAAAAAGAACTCTCGTATTCTCTTCGACAACGACAAGGCCGGTAAGCAGCAATCGATTGAGCTTCTGAAGCAGGGATATCAAGTCTTCTTGTGGACCAAGCTGATAAGCGACCTAAAGAAGAAATATCCCCAATCGGCTCGACTCTTGCTTGATGTGAAAGACATCAATGACCTTTACCTCTTCCTCTCGATTCGAGATTCTTCTTTAACCTTTGTGAGCTTTAATTCCATGCTCGCTCAATACTTTTCAGACTCGGCATTTGATCTCATTTTAGCGTAAGTTGGGTTGATAAATAATAAAAACATACCACCATGGTTAAGTTACTTAGACTCGATGAAAATTATGTGGTTGGTGCCAATCCGGATGAGGAAAATGCGCTCGACCTAGACACTCAAATGCTGGACGAACTGGTTGAGCTAGTTGGTTCTGAAGAAGAAGTTGAGGCTGCCGCAAAGGAAGCTCACGAGGACCTAGTCGCCGCTTTCGAACGTAATGAAGTAGAGATCGACGAGGACGCAGTGCCTGAAAAGCTGGCGATTGCCTCACTAATCCTAAAGCTCGTTGAGCAGGGCAAAATCGGCCCAGAGGACGCAGACCAATTCATCGCAGACAACGTAGGTTAAGCCTAACTCACAGATAACTGAATGGAGCCCAAGTCGGCTCCATTTTTATTTTTGGATAAATAATCCTATATGAAAGCTAAAAAGGACATCCATGATTTTCTCAAGCCGCAAAACGGCAGAGTTCGTCAGGGTTATTTTACTCCCAAGAACCCAGAAAAGTACAAGGGAGACCTTACTAAGATCATCTATCGTTCTAGCTGGGAATTTAAGTTCTTAGAGTACTGTGACAATCATATCCGAGTCCTTGAGTATGCCTCAGAACCTCACGGGATCCCTTACTTTAATCCGATTCTCAAAAAGGAGAGTACATATTGGATCGACTGTTATATGTGCACGAGGAACCAGGATGATTCTGTGACGAAGTGGCTTATCGAGATCAAACCCAACAAGTACTTGACTCCACCTGAGCCTCCTACTCGGCTCACTGAAAAACAGACATTAAACTATGCGCGTCATGCGAAGATGTATATCATCAATACTGCAAAGTTTAAGGCCGCTCAAGCGTATGCGTTGAGTCAAAACATGAAGTTTGGTATCATCACCGAAAACTTTCTGTTCAATAACATGTAAAAGAAATAATTAGTGAAGACCTTTAGCCAAATAAAAAAGAACGACGGACGCCTTTCCCTGACAGCAGTAGGCCAGGAGGTCGGAATTCCGCAGCCAAAGCTGCAGATCATTCCTGGAAGATTCTATTCGCTTACTATGATCAGCCCAGCAGTCGCCCTTACTGAACAGACAGTACCGACTCTCACCAGAGGTCGGCGATACTATGACATGATGCCGACTGGTCTGCTACTCTATCATGATAACTGGCAACAGACGATGTTGATGCTAAACTTGAAGGTGATTCCGGCAAAAATCGCATCTAAACTACTTGAGGCATACTATGAGTTAGCTTCACGAAATGGCCTGCCTACTCTTTTCGAAGACGGTAATTTACTTCCGATCGAACAACGTCGTCTCCTTGACAAGAGGTTCTATCTCTTTCCACCCAGCTTACTTGCACAGTCGATTGGAGCAACAAACCTCGACTATGCTATAAATAAATATAAAATAGAGGACGTAGTCGAAGCTCGGCTCATTGATTTCGATCAATTTGGGCTCCTAGTTCGACCAAAGTTCTCACCACTTGGGCTCTTTCCAGAAATGCTAAACATGGAGCTAGTCTTTGAGGAATTCATAGAAAAATCAACACTTTAATACATGGCAGGATTCTTAGACGTACGTAAAAACAGAGCAGGAGGAGCGCTTGAAGGACTTAGTAAGTTCGGCACTCGATACGAGGACCTTCTCCTAAAAAACTCACAGGCGATCGGCTTCATCGAGAGCCAGATCGCAGCTCGCTCAAACAAGCTTAGCGCAGACAGCTCAGACCTGCTCAAGTTTTCGATGGCAATCGCCGATACTACCTCCCAGCTGAGGACCAAAGCGATCGCCTTTTTCCAATTGGACTATGCTGTCAAGCGTGAACGACTACGTGACGTTGCGGCCAATGGCGAGATTGAATTCATTCTCGAAACCATCGTCGACGACATGATCGTCTATGACGAGGAGAACAGGTTTTGTTACAGCCGAGACCTTACCGGTAAGATGATCTATCAAGGTAATACTAAGGACGAGCGTCTAAACTATCAAGAAAAGGTTGTCACCAAGTACAACGAGAACTTTGAGAAGATCTATACAGCTTGGGGGTTTGACACAGCTATCACGGCATGGCAGTACGCCTTCCAGTTCCTGGTTGAGGGTCACCTGGCCTTTGAGATTCTGTATGACAACCTACAGAAACCTACCGAGATCATCGGCTTTAAAGAGCTTGATCCTGTGAGTCTAGCTCCTCAGTTACAAAAGGATGCTAAGGGCAAGTTATTCTTGCAATGGGTACAGTACGACCAGTCAAACGGTTCGACTAGAGTGCTAAACGACTCACAAATCATCTACCTTTCCTACTCAAACCACTTTAGGACCAAACGCGTCTCTTTCACCGAGCGCTTGATCAGGTCTTTTAACTTATTACGCATCATCGAACACAGCAAAGTAATTTGGCACGTGATGAACGCACCGATTCGTCTGACGACTACTGTGCCGATTGGTTCTAAGAGCTTACAGAAGAGTCAGGAAGACGTTAGAGAGTTCATGAACTTGCTTAAGGAGGACATCTACTTTAACGGTGACACTGGTGAGCTGAGCGTTGAGGGCAAGCCGAACGTGATGTTCTATAAGAACTATGTGCTACCAGTCAATGACCAGAACCAACAAGTAAAGATCGAACCTCTACAATGGCCTGGCCCAAACTTATCTGGTTCTGAATTGCTAAACTACTTCTATAAGAAACTGAAGATGGACTCCAAGATTCCTTACTCACGTTGGGAAGGACAGAGCGGTATGGGGGCCTTCACGCTAAACGCTGAGGGCATCACTCGTGAGGAGATTCGTTATCAGAAATTCGTTCGACGTCTGCGTACGGTCTTTGCCGAACTAATTACTAAACCTTTTTACCTGCAGATGTGCCTAGACTTTCCTGATCTTGCGACTGATTATAAGTTCGGTAATGGTCTTGGAATAACTTTCAATAACGATAACGTCTTTGAAGAAATGAAGCAGAATGAGCTTGAATCCAAGAGAATCGCTTCGTTTACTGCGAAGAAAGGAATCATGAAGGACGATGGTACACCATATTTCTCAACCGAATACCTCATTAGAAAAGAACTAAGGTTAACTGCTGACGAAATTGATTCTAACAAACACTGGATCGATGCGAGCAAGGCAGCTGAAGAAAAAGCTGCAGCATCAGAAGCGGCTGCTCCAGCAGGAGGAGGTGCATCAGCTGCTGCACCAGCAGCAACAGCAGAACAGCCTGCCGCAGGAGCTGAGACCATAGAAGGCGGAGAAACTAAAGGCGCAGGCGCTCTATAAATTTAATCGTAAAAAATAGAAAGAGGATTCTTCAATTCAGGAATATCAATTAGAAGAACGAAAATTTCACGACCAGCTCTGGAATCTTTATAGGTTGCAGGGCGGGTCGTGATATTGCGAGAGCGACCTTCACCAACATATGTGTTGAGCTGGTCAGTCGCTTCTTTAGAAAGGGAAAAAGGGTCTACTGTAAACTCAAAGAGATACTTCTCAACATCGATCCCAAAGTTAGGTTCGCCGAGCACCTCGCCCTTACGAGTAAACAGAGTCATCTTCACCTGCTGTAGAGTCTCTTCTAAGCTATCGTATACTTCTAGCTGGTCAGCTCTAAAAGCAGGATCAGTTTGGTCTCTAAAGTAAAAGTCTCTAATTTGTGGCATTTTAATAGATTATTGATGATAAAGGTACAGCCAATCCGGCGTATTCTCACCTTTCATCATAGCTTTAACGTCTTCCATCTCCTTTTCAGCAGTGGTGACAATGTTAGCATAGTTCACAGTGACGTCTCCAGGTAAGGTATAGTTAAATGTCTGTAGCATGTGAGATAGTCTTACCTTTGCATGGGCACGCACATATCTCTGAAAGAGTTCGTCCTCAAAGAGCTTCTCCTGTTCTAGCTTTTTATAGATCCTAAGTACTGCATTAGTCTTTGGAGTCCTACCTAATACTCCAAGCATCTTGGTATTCTTATTATAGTCATATGCGATAGTATCGAGCATTAGACCCTTAGTTAGGTCTAAAAATGAGAAGATCACAGTACGATACATGATGCTCTCGCCGATGAATGGGGTCAAGTAGATCTCGGAACCAATAAATTTTTGTTCTGAGAAGTCGCGGTCTATTGTTGCGAAGATCGATCCACCCTTGGCCTCTTTAAAGTCTACCACGAACTGCACGCAATCTGGTAGTTGAAGCTGGCGATGCTTCTTGAACTGTGGAGTATCAAATAACTCAGTCGGTAAGAGTAAGTATCTACTCTCAACTGCGTGTCTCCAATTGTCCCAAAAGAACCTAGAATCGTTAGTAAGGATACGTTTGATCTCCCTTTCTGGCAAAGAGTAAGGTAGAGAGCCTGAGAAGGTGATCTCGTCGTTTATGTCGCGTATGAGTTCATGTTCAGTCATTTCTCTTTATTGGTTTGAGCCGGGTCCAAAACCTCCACGTTCGTCGCTAAAACGAACGCTCTGTTTATCGACTTCCAGGTTAAATTTCTTGTCTCCAAGCATTCTACCCATCGCACGTTGATTCTTCTTAGCGACGACTGCGTCCTGCTTGCCGGCGCGTTCCGCCGATTTTAACATCATTTGGCCTAGGGCCTTCTGCTTTAGCTTCTTTTTCCAGTCGCTGTGAAAGATCATGTTCAACGCTCTGGTGATGTCAACTTCCTCGATAGTGCCGGTATATCGCGAAGGATTACGAGCTGCCTTTTCGTTAGCTAGTTCCTGGGCAATCGCCATCACTGATGTATAAACGCTGGCTAGTGTGCTCTGTACCATGCCCTTAAAGTTGGTAGGGTACACCACTTCTTTGGTGCCTTCGTTGACGAACTCAGAGTATGACTTTACGGGTTCCATTAGGCTTGAGTTGTTTGTTTTTTAGCTGCGTCTTGCAGGGCTTTATTTAAGTTAGTGTTAGCTGTGTTAACCAAGTTATTCTGATCAGTCTTTAGTTTATCTAGTTCAGCCTGTTTTGCCATTACCGTCTTATCACGATTTGCGATAGCTTGAGCGACTGATTGACGAGCTGCTGCAACCGCAGGATCTGCTTCTACGCTTGCCGGAGCAGCCGGAGTCTCGGTCTGAGCAGCATTCGTGTCTGGAGTATCAGTAGTAGGTTCAGTCGATGTAACCTGTTCCTCTATTGATGGGTTCGCACCAGTTTCAGTCGTTTTCTTTTCTTCTGTTTTGATGAATTTCTTAAAGTTTGAGACGTATGCCATGGTCTTCTTTTTATTATTTATTTAGTGAGCTTCTTAACTGCTCCTATGAACTCATGGAAGCGTAATGCTTTCTTTCTAGTCGGAGCCTTTGGATTTATTCCAAAAGCACTGGTCAGCCTGCTTCCTGATAGAAATGGTGAGTTGTTCCAATGCATAGGTATTGTCGAGCTTGAGCCAGCTCCCAAAGTCACTGGGTTGGGCCTAATAATGTCTGGACGTAAGATTAAGTCCAATGGGTCGGTTTCCATCGAATTTGCTCCTAGCACTTCATTTAAGTATTGATCGAAGTTCTTTGCTCTCATTATCCCGGGAAGTTAAGAGCGTCCGGTGCTTGATCTAGGGAAAATGGTTCAACTTGAGCTGGTGCTTGAGGTGCTGCAGGTTGAACTGCATTTGAGAAAGTAAGGTCTGGCTCACTTTGTGCTTGATCTGCGCCGAAAGCTTCAGTATTTTTTTCTATGAATGACTCTATGCCCATGCAAACTAGAGGGTCAAGTGACTTGCACTTATCTAAAAAGTCCCTAACAGTCATTGTCATCGGATCAACAGGTACAGTCGATTGAGCTGGAGTAGGTAGCTGTGCAGGTAAGTCAGCTGGCATGGCTGGCATTTGCATGTCAGGCTGAGCCGGTGCAGTCATTGCTGACATCGGTTCATCTTGTTCTACTAGTCTTCTAAGTTTAAGCATGTTCATAAGTTATTTGTCTTGATTATTTATCTAAAACTCGAAAAACTTTTACTAGTACTATAGAACATGTCACAAGAATCACCAGAAATCAAGATTGCGCTTAAAGAGATTGAAAATGAGATCTTAAAAAAGCTTGAAGCCATTAAGACTCGAGTTTTAACGAAGAGTAGCGGGCATGCGATTCAAGACTTACAAGTCTTGACGATGGTCAGCGATGAGTTAGACGACGTCTTGCTCAATTGGGACTTTCCTACACTAGGTTCAGTGCCTTCTGCTCCGACTGGAGACTTAGACGATTTTGATGATGACGAGTTTGACGATTGAGAAAATTCTCGTAAGTTATCAATCAGTCGTTTTCCTGCTCTACGTGGATTGCTGCCATAATATGAATATGCATCGGGTTGTTGGTGCACTGCAGCAGATTGAATGAACTCCATAAAGCTTTCTAATAGTCTCATAGGTGACTCATCAACACTCCACCGATCTTGGTTGCCTCTAACTTAAGTAGGGTCACATCAAGAGGATCAAGTTTTTTAGTTTTTTCGGTATAGTCGATCCCGATGACACCAATCAGTCGGTTGTCAACGTTGCGGATGGCAAAAAGGTATGAGCTCTTTGACTTGTGGGTCTCAGCCACATATTTTAATCCATAGGTAGCGACCTTCTTGTCTTTATAGTCTGGGATAGCGATTATGTCGTTCTCAAGTATCTGTCCTAGCGCTCTGCTAAACAGGTTCACTGGTATGTTTTGAAAATTAGATTGAATAGCGTCCTTTGTGTTCTTTACTACTTCAAAAAAGAAGCTAAATTTTTGGATTGACTTACCGGTTGGATAATAGTGTCCGCCATTGTGAAACTGTGCTATCCAAATTCGGTTGGCTTCAAACTCTATTAGCATTTTATCTAATTGATCGTGTATCACGTTAGCGTTGTTCACTGTGTCAGCGATCAGGTCAGGTCTTTTTTTAGTTGCCAAGTATTTTTTGGCAAGCAAGGCAGATGTTGCGGCCGTCGCTCCTGCTAAGAATGCAATAATTATTCCAGTCATTCGTTAAGTTTTTTACATGTTACATCCGCAGCTTGCTCCTTCTACCGTGTGATAGATAGGTTCGTCACACTGATCGCAATATTCGTATTCGTCTTCTTCATGGCCAAAGTCATCGTCTTCGTCAAATGGATTAGCTCCCAATAAGTCGTCTTCTTCTTGCTCTTCATGATAGTGATCATCTCCTTCGTATTCAAAGTCATCGAACTCTTCATTGATGAAGTTAGCGAAATCTACAACTAATCCTTCTTCTACCTTTTCTTCTTTCTTCTTAGGATTAGCGCCGGCTTCCGGTTCTGGTGTCTCATCATTCTCTTCTTTTTCTTCTGTCGGCTCATCAGATTCATCAGCCTCTTCGGCTGGCTCTTCTGCATCTCCTTCAGGTTCATCGGCAGCAACGATCTCGTCTGGCGCGACCATGTCTTCTTCTGTTTCTGCGTTAAAGGTAGGAGCTCCTACTTCTCCAGGTTGTGGAGGAGTTGTCTCAGTGCTTGATGCGATCGGTTTTTTTGGACCCAGTGGAGCTTGGTCGTATGTGTCTTTGTCAAATCCTTCTTCAAAGTTAGCGGCTGCTCCTGTAAAGTTATCAAGGCTTGCCTGGTCTACGTGTCCTTCCTTTGAGTATTTTGTGAAGAATTCTGAGAAATTTAGTACTCGTTCTGACATATTGCTTCTTTTTTAGTTATTTATTCGCATTGCACAAAACAAATTTTAAAGTAGTAGTTCAAGTTAGTATAATAGCTCCAATGAAACATAAAATCTATTTAGATGACGTCAGGACTCCCATCGATCCTGAGTGGATAGTGGTGAGAAGTTACGATGAGTTCGTAGCTAAAGTCAATGAACTTGGGCTGGACAACATAGAGACCATCTCGTTAGACCATGACTTGGGAGATTCTGCGATGCAGGAATATTACACAAACGTCTCTCCTAACTACACTCTCAATTACGACAACATCAAGGAAAAGACCGGATATGACTGCGCTAAATGGCTAGTTGAACACTGGTTTGAGGTCAGGCACCCTCACCAACGTGGATATTTTCCAACAATATACACCCACTCGGCAAATCCAATCGGCTCAGCTAACATAATGGGCTACATCAATAACTTTTTCATGAATTTTCATAAACCTCAGACTTGCGTTAGAGTAAGAATTGAGCACACCGTATAACCAATCAAACTATGTTTAAACTATTAGTAACATTCATCATCGTAGGTTTTAGCCTACTCTTCTTTTGGGCAATCTGGAACATTGCTAAGTTTTACTTGGCACCAGCAAAGCAAAAGGCAGACACTACAAGCATCGATCAGATCATCGAGACGCTGAAGAAGCGTATTGAAGAGGCAGAAGCTGACTCTGCAAACGGCGTCATCGAGGCAGAACAACGCCTTGAGAGCTATAAAAATCAGCTCACTCGTGCTCAAGACCTAAAGAGCAAAATATCACATCTGTAAACAATTAAACAACAATAAAATGGAAAAAAGTCCAATCAAGTATGCCGTGATTGCCGGTCTTGCAATCGTAGGGTTAATCGTAGTTTCGATAATCAACCCATTCTCCTGGAACGATGGTGGTGAACGTACCGTTGTCCAGCAATTAAGTGGAAAGCAATTCGTTCAGTTTGAGTCCGGTGTCTACTATGCAGGTTTCTTTGCAAAGCAGACCGCATGGCCAAACCAAATCTCAGTTTCGTACCAGCAAAACGAAGCCGACTTAGATCTTAACGACAACTCAATCGAGATCGGAGTGATTAACATTCGATTTGGTGGAGACGCGACTACTGCTAATGTGAAAGGTATCACCCAGTACATCTTGCCGAATGACGAGAAGGACATGGTACTCATCCACAACACGCATCGTACTCCGCAGTCGTTGGTGACCAAACGCCTCTCTCCTTATACCAAAGAGTGCTTGCAGTCTTCAGCCCAGCTGATGAGCTCAGAGATGCACTACTCCGGAGGTCGAGCACAGATGGCCCAGGACTTCATCGATCAGTTAAAGAATGGATCCTTCCTCTTGATGACCAGCGAGCAGTTTGTGTTCGACTCTCTCGAGAAAGAAGACAAGCGAGTGTATAAGACAGAGATCCAAAAGAACGGAGACGGCACATACAAACGTAAAACTTCCTCAATCAAAGAATACAATATCACAGTAGCTGACGCTCAGGTCACTGATGTTGATTATGAAAAGCAAGTGGACGACATGATCTCAAAGAAAGTTGCCGCATCGACTAAGGCTAGCGTTTCCAAGCAGGAATTGATGACTGCCCAACAACAGGCCCTCACAGCCAAGGCAAAGGGTGAACAAGCTCTCGTGGAGATAGAATATGAACAAAAACAAGATCAAACTAAACAGGTAGTTACCGCTGAAACTAGAAAAGAGGTTGCTAAACTTGAAAAAGAGGCAGCTGAGTTGGAAAACCAAAAAATTAAGATCTTAGCTGATGCTCAATCTTATCAGAACGCAAAATTAGTAGCGGCCGGTCTTACTCCACAGGAGAAAGCTGAATGGGAGTACAAGACGAAAGTCGGAGTTGCTGAAAAACTATCTAAAGTTACTCTGCCTAATACCTACATTTCAGGCAGCAACGGAAACGGTCAAGCCAACCTATTGGAAAGCTTACTTGGAGTGAAGTTGCTTGAGGACAGAAAATAATAAATGAGTTATCTTTACAAAGGAGCGAGCAATCGCTCCTTTTTTGTTTTAATTAGTCTCTATTTTTAGTATCATATATTAAACACATGAACAATCAGCTCATTTTAACAGACCTTTGGATAGACGACTCCTTGCTCATGGCAAAGGATTTACAAGTCGGTTTTCTGGTCTTGTGTAGTGAAGATGCTTTTAACTTAGGCCACACTGACTCGCTTAAAAAGCACTGGACGACATCTCGCCTCGGAATTAAGTATCGAAAAATAAGAGGAACCAAACGTTGTTACGCTCCGATGCCGATCAGCGACTTAAAAAAGATAACAGTTGACTTAGGTCTCATTGAAAAAATAGAAAAAAGCTACTCTAAACTAAAGGATAAACTATGAATTACGCAAAACTATATCACGAAGCTGAGATGGTATCACTGTTGACCCACAGAAACCAGACATACGATATTTTTCCATATGAAAAGCACCTACGCGATGTGGTCGACGTGCTTAAGCGGTATGGTCACAGCGGCGATGCCCTAATTGCCGGCTGGTTGCACGACTCGATCGAGGACGGCGACCTAACATATTCAAAGATCAAGCAAGCCTTTGGCACCAGGGTGGCAGAGATAGTCTTCGCAGTCACTGACGAACTAGGTCGCAATCGTAAGGAGCGCAAGGCCAAAACCTATCCTAAGATTAGGGCTTGCGGTGAGTTAGCCATCATCGTGAAGCTAGCCGATCGCATCGCAAACATCGAGCACGGCCAACGAATGGGCAACGACATCGTGAAGATGTACTATTCAGAATACCAGGACTTTAGGGATAACCTGTTCACACCTGAACACCTCGAAGCCAGCGCGATGTGGAAACATTTAGACAGGATCTTAAATCACCAGAATAAAACCCAAGAGGCCCATGTATAACCTAAAACCGTTTATCTTAATCTTAATCTTCTCAATATTAACATCGATCGGAATCTCCTACTTTATTAAGATGAAATCAAAGAAACTGCCGACTCAAGTGGAAGAGATCGGCCGCACCAACGCCGTGACCCTAAAGGGCATCGAAATTACCAGGCTGACTCACGAAGTTGACCATGGTCTAAACCTAGTGCAGGTCAACGACACGCTAAACCTTTTGATCTATCGCGGAGTAGAATCGGTATCAATGATCCAAATAAAGTAAACATGCCGTATAAAAGTTGGAAATACACCGGAAAGGACTCGCTCATCGCTGAACAACAGTACGCACACGTGCCCAGAGTGCTGATCCTGGACGGCATCTCACGCAGGGTCTATGAGGACTTGCACATGGACGAGTTCAAGCACCAACTTGAGGACAACCTATGGATCGAAGAAGAGCTTGAGGAGCAGATCGATGAACGACTAAACGTCACTGTCCAAAGGAAGGTCGACCTGATTGATGCGCATACAGCTTCTCTGATCTTACTTATCGACCAATTCACTGAAGAGTTGCACCCAATTCGTCATTCCAATTCCTATAAATTCCTAAAGAAAAAATTTGAACTATGAGCACAATACACGTCAGTGACGAGCACAGAATCAACGAATTGAGCCTCTTACCAGGCGGCGATACTGTGACTGTCATCTATGAAAAAGGAAACTCTCGAGTCTATGATAAGATCAAGAGTCCCAGAAAATACGTCAACGCTCTGCTCTCTCGCGGCAAGGGAATCACGAAAGTCAAAGTAAATGGTGAGGTGGTTTGGAACAGGAGATGATGCATGACTTTACCTATCGGGCAACATCAATCGACTCCTACTTTGATCGAGTTCTCTACATTAACCGAGCTAGTGAGACGAGTCGCATGGCTAGTCTGCTACAGCAGTTTAAGAAGTGGAACATCACCAACTTTGAGAGAGTAGAAGCGGTCGAGCTCACTCAGCTACCTGACCAGGTCGAGTATCGTAACTTTATCAAGCACGACATGAAGTACAGGTTGGGATCCCTCTCCTGTAGAGCGAGCCACCTCAAGTGCGTGCAGCTGGCTAAGAGCAAGAGTTGGGATAGAGTCCTCATCTTAGAGGACGATGCTCTATTCCTGACAGACCCTAATGAGCTGCTAACTATCAATCAATCGATACTTAACGATTGGGACCAGCTGTACTTTGGAGGCCTTGTCGAGCCGTTCTTTCGTAATCAGATAGTGTGTGCGCACGCATACGCTCTCAAGTCGACGACTTACCTCGACATCTTGGAGATGGGAGCGCGGTCCGGCATGGAGATCGACAACTTTTATGCGAAAGTACTACAGCACATGAGCTATAACCATAACCAATCCGGTAAGTATAACATTAGAGTGGTGCTACCCTTTAACCAAGTTGTGCAGGACAAGTCGTTTGGTTCAAACATTCAAAGCTAATGGAAATAAAAAAAGTAGATTATTCTAAAGTAAAAAAGGAATTTAGCGAAATCAAACCTGACTTGATTGATGCAATCGCCACCTATTATGGATGTTTCATAAAAGGAGAGTTAGTAGGAATAGTCTCATATGTTGAACAAGAAACAGTGATTTATTTATGCCATGCATTTGTAAAAGAAGAATATAGAAGTCGAGGAATCTATAAAATGTTATGGAACTATCGAGATGCTAAATTAAAGGATGTTCAAAAAACCGTTTACGCGCACTGTAACGTCGATAGTTTAAAGTATTTCATCAATAACGGTTTCTACATCGAAAAAGCACTTTTTAAAGTAGTCAAAAAATAACTATATGGAACTAATCACAACATATATTTGCAAAGCCAGCGATATCGGAGTCCACTCCAATATGTTTGGGGGCACAATACTTTCGATCGTCGATGATGCGGCTGCATCTTACGTTTCACAGATCTGTGATACTCAGCGAATCGTCACCCTAAAGATCGATGAGCTGGTGTTCAAGACACCTGTAAAGATCGGCAACATCCTAAAGATCTACGGCGAGGTGGTAAAGTTCGGCACTACATCAATCAAAGTTTACTTAGAAGTTCGCAAGCACAACGTTTATACTGGTAAGCAGGCAGTAGTGGTGCACACCAACATCACCTTCGTTCGCATCGATGATGAGGGCACGCCGCTTGCCATCTCAGACCGGGTGAAAACTCGATATGTTGAGCGAGTAGAAAAATTTGGTAAGGGCCTGCTTGATGCGGCCGAAAAAGAAAAGTATGAATCATCCTAAAGTAGTACACATTAAAAAGGAAGCCTACGACGTCTATGTTGGACGCCCAACCCAATGGGGGAACCCGTTCACCCACCTGGCCGATAAGAAGACTCTCGCTAAGCACATAGTTGCGACCAGAGAAGAAGCTGTTGAAAAGTATCGTGAGTGGATCACTGAGGGCGAAGGCAAGTGGTTACTGGAACACCTACCTAAATTGAAGGGTAAGACACTCGCGTGTTGGTGTCATCCAAAAGCCTGTCACGCAGACGTTTTATTTGAATTAGCAAATAAAGAATAACTTATGAAAATATTTAAAGGAAAAAAGGCAAAAGTGGGCCCAGTACACACAATGGATATTGAGCTTGATCACATCAGAGCGGTGTTCTTCCCCAAGAACTTTTGGGAGAAGTATCATTATTTAGGCTCTGTTCCATATGGTGATGGGATGAGCGAGCTTAAGGCGTTGGTTGTTGCAATGGACCATGCTGCGAAACCTTGGTGGTGTCCTCGTTGGTTCCTTCGTTTTTTACACCTATTTGGCAGCGACAACTCCATCGTTAGAGTACGCAACCGATTCCTACATAACTTGGAAAAAAGACTGACTAACGGCATCATGATGTGGGACTATAAGACGAAATGGTCCGATTACGATCTACGTATCAATATTTCAGCTCCTCAATACTTACAGAACCTAGCAGATGCAATTGAGCAGTATGTTTATAGAAAAGGTTACAAAGCTGAGCTGATTGAAAGAATTAAAGTATTGCAGCCTGACTTTAAAGAGTCCTGGAAAACAACTAGCGATTTGCAAAATATCTTAGCTGGCCTACAAGAAAAGGAGGAGACTTCAGGTGGTGTAGTGACCATGGTCCATTTTGGTGAATCGAAGTGGAACCGTCGTGCATGCCTAAAATTAGTGGACGATCGCGTAGTATTTGACTGCTCAGACGAAGAGTACGGCCCTATTGACTTTGGGATAAACGAGTTAGTTAAACAGCTCGATGCTCATCAAAAACTGACAAAACCATGAAAAGAAGCCTTTTAATTGCTTCCTTATTTTTTGTTACGCAATTGATTGCTCCAAAACCAACGATGTTTAACAGAGTATATAGTAATAGAGCCTGAAACTCTAGTTGGCGTCGAGTCCCAGTGGCTTTGGAGCGGTACCTGCCGCAAAGACGTTAGCTTAAATTAAAAATAATCAGGTAAACTATGTACCAAACAACAACCACAGGTTCGGGTGAACCTACTGCACACGTTGCAGTGAATCGCAATCGCCTAAAACAATACGGCACTTCGATCTATCTTAAGAACGGAACCCAGTTCGAGATCGAGTTATTTAACCCAAAACAAACAAAAGTTCTAGCCAAGATCTACTTGAATGGAGTCGCCATCTCGACTGCAGGGATCGTGCTTCGTCCAGGCCAACGCGTCTTCTTAGAGCGTTGGATCGATGAGGCCAAGAAGTTCCTATTTGAGACATATGATGTCGAGAACTCTACCCAAGCCGCCAAGGCAATCGAGCAGAACGGCAAGGTACTCATCGAGTTCTATGACGAAATCGTGCCATCCTCAAACTGGTCGACTGGCTACGTTTACAACGGATCAGGTTTTCCTCCATTCGGCGGAACAACGGTAAACTGCTATTACTCAAGCACTTCTCAGTCAATTGGTGGGAGCTTTACGACCACCTCGAACTCTTCAGGAACCCTGATGTCTACTAACTCGGTGAAAAGCAAGAGCACAATCGAGACCGGCAGAGCTGAAAAGGGCGAGAGCTCCGACCAAAGCTTTGTGCAGGACTCTTCGAGTTATTCTATATGGTTTAGCAAATCGATCGTGATGCAGATCCTGCCAGAATCGAGCAAGCCAGCAGAAGTGCAGAGCATTCGCAACTATTGCACCGACTGCGGCACCAGGATGAAAAATTCCAGCTGGAAGTTCTGTCCCAGCTGCGGTGCTAAACAGTAACACGCATTTTAATTTCAGGCTCTAAAGGGATCTTAGGATCCCTTTTTTATTTTTTAATCTAACTTAGTATAATAGTATTACACATAACGTTTTGCAGGTTGCTTTAGTGGCGACTTTAACCGATAAACTTAATTAGAATTACAACCTTTAAATAAACGAAGATATGTCAAAAAAGAACGAAACTAAGCCATTGAAGCAACCTGCTGTTATAGGCAGTGCCTTCTTGGTTAAAATGAGGTGGGATTATGCCCATTATGACATTGTAGTGTTCGCCAAAACGGATAAAGGAGCAATAGGTAAAGCAAAACGAAAATTTCCATCATACGAGATACTTTCTGTGAACTTCATCAGACATTGCCTATAACTGTTGTAGATATACGCAGTTCTAACACAAAATTAAATAGATATGGAAAACTTAAATAATAAAGACAAAACTTCGGAAAACGCAGAAAAAGAATTGCGTATATCTGATGTTAGTGGTAGTTTTAATCGTTTTGAAGAATTCTTCAGAAATCAAAGAGATGATGTATATTACGAAGGTGTAAAAATGGATAAAAAAGAAGTGTTGGATTTAGTTAAAGAATTCTTCAAAACTGTTAAGGAAAATGACGAAGGAATGTGGAAAGATGGTATTGATGGTTCTGCGGTATGGAGTAGATACAAAGATTAAAATTACCACTAAC